ATGGTAGCGCGCGTCTGAGTCATCGAGGATCAGCGAGGGGTAACCCACGATCATGTAGGGGTTGAAGACCATCTTCATCGCAAAGGCCTGGGGCCCGAAGCGCACGTTGTAGAACTGGAAGTTCACCAGGGCTGCGGCGTACTTGTCGATGAAGTACGCCATGCTCTGGGTGTCGAGATCGATGCGTGACACCGTCACTGCGTCCTTGCCTGCGCTGGCGCTGTTGGCGATCGCCGACGTACGCTGCACCACAGAGCCAGCGTTGATGTCCGCTTGGAGGGTTGAGTCCGCCACCTCGGACGGTACCTCGATCTTGTCTGCGAGTGGCGAGAATCCACCCTTGCGCAGGCCCTCGTCGAAGCGATTGAAGTCGGCATAGAGGCGATTGCCGATGATCGCCGCCTCGGAGCGAATCTGCACCACCGCACCCCCCAGCTCCGCATAGGGGTATCCCGACGTCGAGAAGTAGTCCTTGGCCTGGCGCACCGCTGACAAGGGGATGCGTACACCCCGGGCGCTCTCGCTGTTCAGCTTCTGCTTGGCGGTGCCGGCCTTGTCGCCCGACAACTCGCGGACGACAGCCGTGAGGAAGCCAGCCGCGACGATCTGCTCCTTTGTGGGTTGAGAGGCCTTGTCCTCCAACTCCAGGCCGATCACCAGGTTGAAGTGGTTGCCGCCCGTGACCTTGCTCTCTTCGCGAATCGGATCGTCGATCCGATTGAGGGTCGAGGTCGGCAAGGTCGGCGCGCCGGCAGCCGGGGCCTGACCCATGACTAGCCAGGGCTTCGCCGTGGTCGCACCCGTGTCCGGAGCCAGCGTGTTCACGATCTTGAAGGCCACCTGGTCGCCCCGCTTGATGACTGCACGCGAGAGCCTGATCCAGTAGACAGTGCCCACCTTGAGCTTCTCGACGACCTTGATGCCGGTCTCCTGTCGCGTGGGCCCGCCCGAGGGCGAGTAGCTCGCGATCGTCACCTCGTCGCCGGGGGCGATCTTGTCGAACTTCGCATCCTCCATAATGAAGTGCATGCCCTCGGGGACGTTCGCAGCGACCCAGGCTGAGTCAAAGAAGACCTGGTTGATGATCCCGCCAACGGGTTGCCCCTTACCCGCAGCCGTGAGTGCGGCCGGCCAGGGGGCCTGCATGAAGGCCGTAAAGTTCGCCTTCGCGAGCGCCGCCGAGGCCTTGAAGCTCAGGTTCTTGGGCGGCATCTGGAGGTTGATCAGGCGCGCCTCTTCGTTGCTCACGCCCTGGACGACCACCCCTAGGGGCAGCGCCACGGGCTCGGAGAACAGATGGTAGCGCCTGGGAAGGACCTGGATGATGGTGCCCTTGCGGTCGATGTAATAGTTTACGCCAGCGGCCTGCAAGGGCTCGACGTTCAGCACCGGCTTGTAGTTCTTGCCCTCACCGTAGCGTACGGGGATCTTGAGCCCCATGATCGTGATGCGTCGGGGTCGCATGAGCGGCTGACCCACGAAACGCCCCTTGGTCGGCGCAACCACCAGGCCTTGGCCGAGCTTCTTGTAGGGGCCCGCGAATTTCTTCGGATCGATGCCGTTGCCGTCACCGAGCGCCATGCAGAGGAAGGACCAGTACTTCGTGATGCGACTGCCCTCGTCGTCGGCGCGCAGCATGGTGAAGGCCTGGCTGCCGATCGCATCGTCGCCCTCAGGCGTGGGCAGGGGGCTGTCCTCCTCGACCGCCGGACCCTTCTGGACGAGCGCCATGATCGCGGCGTTCAGGGTCGGCGGGATCGCATAGGACTCCGAGCGGATACCGCGCTGATCCTCCTCGCGCGTGAGGAAGGGGATGCCGTCTTTCGGGGCTGTCACCGTGAGCGCCTTGGTGGTGGCGTCAACGTTGGCGACGCCAGCCTGGCTCGTGCCGCCGGCGGTCAGGGCCTTATTGATGTTCTTCCAGCGCCACTGGAGCTCGTTCGGGCCGTACACGGTGATGTAGCGCGCGAGCGCCGTGAGGTCCTGGCTCGGGCTCGTGCCGAGCGGCAGAAACTGCGCCATCATTCGCGTGGGCTTGGTCTCCAGGTTCTCCATGAAGTCGATGTTCTCGGAGAGACTGGGGTAGACCACATTGCAGCGCGGGATCGCATTGAAGAAGGTCTGCGGCCGCACCTGGATCTGGTGCTTGTAGTGCTCGGCGTTCGGCACCACGCTGACGTTGTAGAGGAAGTGCTGGGCGACCGTCTGGATCAGCTGAAAGAAGCTGATCTCACCGCCGAAGCCCTGAGCACTCTGCGTGAATACCATGCTCATGAGCGTGGTGTAGAACTCGTCCCACTTCATCAGTGCGGGGTCTGGCGTGACCACCCGGTCGAACAGGCGGTGGAACTGGGTCGCGCGGTGCGAGTAGCTGTTCCGGACCCGCGAGGCCTCGATTAGCTTGGTGTAGCGCTGATAGGCGGCGATCGTCCAGTGGGCGAACGTCATCTCGCTCTGCTTGATGGTGATGCCCAGGAGCGCCAGCTCCGCGAGTACAGCATCCGGATGCAGCAACTCCATGATGTTGCCGAGCGCCGCCCCCATCGTGGGGGTGGTCAGGTCGGTTCCGCGCATGGCCGCCATGGTGGCCTGGGCGGGGTCGAGGCTCTGGATCGAGTAGCTGTCGAGGTGGATGACTACATGGGCCGCCTCAAAGTACAGATCGCGGTTGGAGTCGTTCTTCTGCCAGCCGCGCCGTACGACCTCCGCCTCCATCAGGCAGACCCACTCGTCCTTGATGATCTCGCGATGCATGACGTGGACGCGCGCGCGGCGCGGCAGCGTCACCATCTCCTCGGTCGCAGGGATGGTCAGCTGGAGGCGGGGTACGGTGCCATCCTCGGTGACTAGCTGGACCTGAGAGAACGCGCAGTAAACCCCCTCGATGTAGACGGCGTTCCGTCCGTCGAAGGGGATGGCGACCACCGGGGTCGGGATGTTGGTTACAGGCATCGGTCGTCACCTCGATCCGAGGATACCATGGGGGCTCAGCCCTTGTTCCAGATGTTGCCGTACGCCAGGCGCTCGGCATACACGATCAGCTTCTCCAAGGGGTCTGGCAGTTTGTCAATCAGCTCGGAGGCGTCGTAGCTCGCGGAGTCGCGCGTCTCGCGACGCAGGATCGCGCCGAAGTCCGAGGCGATCGGCCGGAACAACTCCAGCAGCGAGTCCATGCCCACGGGCGACTCGACCACCTGGAGCGCGAGCGGCGCACGGATGCGCGTGTCTGTCGACAGCTGGAGGAGGTAGGCGCGCACGTCGCCTGTGATCATGTTCGCGACGCGCTCGGCGAGGAGCTCGGTGATCGCGTTTGAGCCAGGCGGCGGCGCGAACGGGTCGACGAGCGTCGTCACATCCGCCGGCAGCGATGCGGGGCCGGCCACGCCGTCTGGGTTGATGCTTGATGCGGCGATCAGGTAGCGCGTCGAGGAGGCCAGATCCGCGAAGGTGTGGACGTACGGCGAGCCGACCTCGACCGGGCCGTCCGGGCCATAGAAGCGCACGGCGGCGATCGCCATGTCTGGCTCGACCGCAGGGTTTACCCGCAGGCGCACGAAGTGGATGCCGACCTCCTCGATGACCACGCTCGGAGCCAGGGGCGGACGGTTGAACAAGGTGACCTGTGAGGTGACCGTGGTCGCGCGGCCCTGGTTGTCGATCGCCGTCACGGTGAAGTACACGGTGCCCACGAAGTTCACGGTGTCGATGCCGAACTGGCCCTGAGCCAGGCCGTAGCCCGAGTCCTGCAATCCGTCCGAGCGCGTGACCGACCAATGGATGAAGCTGAGCGTGCCGCCGGTGGCGATGCCGTAGCCCATCTCCGCCCGCAGGGCATTGAGGGTCCAGGGCTCCAGGAAGATCTGCGGGCCGAAGGGGTCGGGGCTCACGGTCAGGACCGGGCTCGGTGCGGAGAGCTGGCCCTGGGTCGTCACGCCGTAGACACGCACCTGGTACAGCAGGCTCGTGTCGGTGGCGATCGCCGCCTCGCGCTCGCCAACGGGCTTGTCTGCGAGGATGCTCGGCTGACCGTCGTGGTTGTAACCGATCACTCGCCAGCTCGTCACGGTGGGGCTGACGAGATCGGCCCCCCAGACGAAGGTGATCGACATGGCGGCCTTGCCGCGAAAGCTAACCCAGTCAGGGGCCGTTGGCGTCACGAAGTTCGCCACGCTCCCCTGTGAGGTGTCCTCGGCAGCCACCGACGAGAAGTCCGTGGCTCGCACCTTGACGTGAACCACGCCGGTGTAGTTCGTGACGTCGATGCTCAGCTCGGCGGAGGCCGCCCCGGTAACCAGCCAGGTTGGTGGCTCCTCACCGTCACGGTAGATCTTGTAGGCGACCTGGGCAATCCCGTCACCCAGCGGATCGAGTACCTGATAGAACACGCGGGCGAGGGTCGAGCCCACGGCCCAGGGGTTGAAGCTGATGGCGAGCATGGGGATCTCCTACCCGAAGAAGTTGATGCCGAGGCCGCTGACACTCTGTCGCAGGCCTGGATCGAGCAGGCTCGTGAGGGCCTCGCCGGCCTTGGCCTTGGCCGAGTCGAGCAGGTTGCTCGCGCGGGGGGTTGCAAGTGCAGCCTTCGCCGGCTGGCCGGCTGGACGCAGCCGGGAGAACACGCGACCGCCGTTCATCTCGGTGAGCTTGCGGGCGATCCCCATCTTGTTCGCGTCCACGTGGTTGATCAGCGGTAGCGGGTACCAGCGCGCCACGATGAACTGCATGGCGAAGGGCACCAGGCCCTCGTTTCCGTTGGCGTCGACGGAGAGTTGGAGGTTGATGCCGTAGCCCAGCACGATGATGCCAGCGGCAGGCACGTTGATCGCCATCTTGTAGCCGTTCTTCGCGAGCTTCGAGGCGCGCAAGTCCGAGTCCCATAGATCGCGGAAGCGCACCAGCTGATCGCTGAGGATATCGTTGAGCAGCACGCCAGACAGGCTCCAGGCCTGCGGGGCTGCGCCGAAGGTGTTCAGTACGAAGCCGTCCCCCAGCGTGTCTTGCAGCTGGACCTTCTCGATGTGCGTCTCGTCCCACTTCTGGAGGATGAAGTGGTTATAGACGTTCGTGCGTGGCTTGCCGGCTGCCTTCATGGCGAAGTTGCTCACGGGTGTGCCGTTGCTGTCGACGAGGAAGATCGAGCTCAGGCGATCGCGGTTGTTCTTGCCAGGGTCCTGGTCAAGGAAGTCGAGCGGTAGCACGATGCCCGTCTGTCGGAAGTCCTGCACGTCATTGTCGAACAGGTTGGTGATATTTCCGTCCCGCACGACCGGCACGATGACGCCGTCTCCGCCGGCCGCGTCGGCAGCCACGGGCTGCGCTGCGGTCGATGGGAAGGGCACGGCCGGCGTCGGGCGAACCACCAGCTGCATCTGGGCCGCTGGGGGCGTGTCCACGCTCGCGTAGCTCTGGGAGAAGGCCTGTTGGTCGTTGGGGTCGACGGACGGAAAGATCTCGGGCCGTTCGGAGCCCTGGGCGTCGAGGTCCTCACCGATGTCGTCAGCCAGCGCGCCCTGGCTGGTCGTGCAGCTCTGGAAGACGCTGAGTGCGCTCGACAAGGCAGTGACGATCGCCGGATCCGTCGCGACCGTGAGGTGGCGCGTCGTGTCCTCTGCGCTCGTCGCGCACTTGTTGGCGTGGTTCTTGCGCAGTGCATAACTGCGGCGCTTCGCCCGGAGCGTGCGATCGGCCGGCACCGAGATCATGCCCTTGAGCGCATCGCGTCGCTCGCGGGCGGAGGGGTTTTTGATCTTGCCGAGCGTGGTGAATGGGATCAGGAACAACAGGGAGTCGGCGATCGGTATCGGGTCGTCCTTGACGAACATGCGATCGGCATTGGCGAAGCCTGCGGGAAGCAAGCTCGCGACGATGGCTTTCAGGTTGGTGATCTGGTTGTTGAAGCTCGTGATCAGATCGGCGCGGTTGCGCTGGCGCAATGCCGACTCGACGGCGTCCTGGTTCTTGGCGACGAACATCTTGCCCACCGCCGCGAGCGCCAGCTCCATTCGGCGAACCCCTGGAGGTACTCCGGCTGCGGCAGCGTAGGCGGAGAGCGCGGTGAACCCGTCCTCGCGCAGTCTGGCGTCGACGTACAGATCCTTGAGTTCGGAGAACGTCTTGCCGAGGTAGCCAGGATCGAAGTCGACGGACACGGCGACCGCAACAGCCTGCTGGAAGGCGTCCTGTTTCAGCAGGACCTCGTCTGGCTGAAACTCAAAGGGTGGCAGTGCGTCACGGGCGACAGAAGGCGAGATGGAGGAGCCTTTGACTGACACAGCGGTATCCGAGATGTAGCTAACCTGATCGCAAGCCATGCGTGCGGCCGCGAGCATGGTGTCGCTGTAGCGATCGCTCACGTTCGGCGGCACGATCGCATTGACCATCCTGTCTAGCACCTGGCGCTTGTCGTTGGGCAGGATCAGCGTGCGGAAGATGTTGAGGTAGGCATTCGTGATGTCGAGATCCTCGACCGGCCGGATACGCGTGACCTGCACGAGTTCGGTCGCAAACGCCGTCGCATTGAGCGCGCCGAGCACGTAGCTTCCATTTGAGCCCGTCACGAAGCGTGGATGGAGGTACAGTATGTTGCCGACGATCGCCATGCTGGCGAAGGTGCGCTCAACCCCGTCGTAGACGAAGGTGAAGACGTCATGATTGGAGTCGTTGTAGAGCCAGATCGTCGCGTCGCCCCAGCCGCCCGCTCGCTCCAGGTACATCTCGGTGACATGATCCGCGTAGCGCGAGATGACGATGGGCAGGTTCTCGCGAAACGGGCTGATGGTCTGGACGGCTGGCGTAAAGACGTCGGCGAGTCGACTGAAAAGCGCGTCCTTCTTGAGGCGCAACTGGTTGTCGCTCACCTTTGCCTCGACCATCCAGGCCCCGATCGTCTGCGCAGGCCCACTGGCTACCTCCATGTAGTCGCCGGCGCGCGCGGCCGCAAAGAAGCCCTGGAGTGGCCCGCCGGTTTCCACGGTCGCGAGCGCAAACCGGTACTCGCCAGGGAATACGCGGGTAGCCGTGAAGTCGCAGGCATCCGCCCATTCGCCCGTTAGCTGACTACCGAAAGTCAGGTATGGTGCGCGCCGAGCGCCTGCGTCGATGAAGTCCCCTCGCAGCCTCTGTCGCTCAAGCAGCAGGACATCCTTGCGCGGGGAGCTGGCGACGCGGAAGGTGTCGCCCGTGCCCGCACGCTGGGTCGCGGGTGCCACGGTGCGCCGCACGAGCGTGATGTAGTCGCCTGGTTGAATCTTGACGTTGAGGGTGGTTCCGGCCGCGATCAGCGCGAGCGCATCATCATGGACACGCAGGAAGTCCGCATCCATGACGTCATCAAACACGTCAACAGCCCCGCCCTGCGTGAAGACGCCCGCATAGCCCGCATAACCGTTGAAGAAGTTCATCTGGAGTCGCACGTAGCCAGCGCCCACGCTCGTCACCTTGTAGAGCGCGGCGTGCGGGAATGCCTGGGCGAAGCGGTATGCCTCATAGGCCGCATTGTCGTTGAAGGTCTCGTAGAAGGTGCCATCGGCCACGAACTGGTTGCCAACCTGATCGTGGCGCGTGCTTTCCAGGTTGATGACGTTCGCGCTGGGGACAGACGCCACCTTGTAGATGCCCGGCACCTTGCTGGTGTTGGCGGTGGGATCGAGCAGACCCGAGCGGTTCTTGAGCTTCACCATGTCGCCAACGCGCACGTAGTTGAAGTTGGCATCGGGATCGGTGATGCGAAAGATCGCCATCTTGCCGAGCGGAGCCCGGTAGATGCCGTAGTTCCAGAGGTTGGTGCCAAAGGTCGACCCAACGGGCCCGACGAGGGTGTAGGGGGCCTGGTTTCCGGTGTATTGCTTGTTCTCCAGTAGCAGCAACCCCGAGCTGAGCCGCTCCAGCACCTTGAAGACCTTGCGTGGCGATTGCGTGTTTCTAACCCAGTCGTCCGCCCCAATGCCCGCGAAGGTCTCGCCGGCATCGCGCAGGTAGGTCACGTCCTGGCGTGTGCGCACCACCTGAACGTCGACGTTGTCCTCAAACTCGGGCATCGCGGCCGCCGGCACCTCCACCGCATAGACGCCCTCGCTCGTGCGCGTGAGCCGGGTGGCGGAGACACGCACGAAGCTCAACCCCGCAGCGATCACCGTGTAGTAGCCCACGAAGGCAGGGTTGACGGTCGCCGGGGCCGCAGCCCGCGCGAGCACGCGCACGATGTCGCCCGCCGCAACCTTGTCGGTGAAGTCGACGCCGGGCTTCTCGATGTCCGCGAACGCTTGCCCCACGAAGCGAATGGCCGTCGCGGAGGTGGCCGAGGCCACCGGCCACTCGACGCTGCCGTAGGCGAAGGTGCCGTCGATGCGCCCGACGCTGATGGCGCGCTCGGAGACCTTGGCCTCGACGCGACACTTTGTGCCCTCCCCGGTTTTCGCGATCACCTGAACGCCCTTGGTCCGAGGGAAACCGCCGCGCACCTTGGCCTTCACGTACATGCCGGCCTCGATGCCCGCAGTCGGAAGGTTCGGTCCGGTGACAGTGACGTAACCGTCGCCCGCTTCATGCGCGAAGGTCAGCGCCTGGCTGCTCGCCATCACCAGCGCGAGCTTGGCCTGCGAGCGCAGCTCCGCAGCCGACGTATAGGCGTAGGCGACATCTTCGCGCAGGAGCGCCTCGACGGTGACGATGCCGGAGGCGACCTCTTCGACCTGAATGCGCGCCGTCAAGGACGCCTCAACGGGTGTCTCTTCGACCTGGCGCGCCTTGTAGAGCTTCTCGATCAGGCGCAGCGCGTAATGGGCATACGAGGCGGGCTTGTCCGACGCGTACTGAGCCTGCAACTCCGTGGTGATCGCAGTGTTGTCAATGGTCATCTCGCCGCCTCCGAGGGTATTATAGGGGCAAGGGGAACATCAACTCCTCAAACGTGAGCAGCAGCCCCAATACCGCCCAGCACTTCTCGTCCTGGGCGCGCTGCATGTCGACGACCATTCGCTTGGCCTTTTTCGCGACCACCGTGTCCGCGACGAGCTGGCCAGCGACCTCGGGCTCAAGCGCCACCCAGGCTGCACCGGCGAGGCACTTCGCGCGGGCCCGGAACGGCGGGATGGTGGGGTCGGGCCGGCCTGGCAGGCGATGGCAGTAGCCGGGGTTCTCCACGAGGGCAAGCGCCTGGCACTCCAGATAGAGATCGAGGATCTCCGTGCCGGTCTTCCAGTTGACCAGCCATTGCGCGAGGTCGCCCAACTCCAGCCCCTTCTCCCAGTTGGGGTTGTAGCGATCGAGGTTGGTTGACGCCGCGTTGAACAGTCGCATTACTTGCTTCCTGGCGGGCGCTCGGCCCCAGCTGGCGGTCGACCTGCACCACCGCCACTCGCGCCCCGGACCGTCTCGACGGTCGCCCTCAAGGGTGTGCGGGTAAGCTTGTCGATCGTCTCGGCGAACTTGTCCACCGCCTGAGGGAAGGTTCCATTCTGCCCGACGGACTTTTTAAGTTCGCCGATCTGCGCAACCATGTCGTTGACGGAGCCGCCCTCGAACTGGCTTGCGATCTTCTCCAGTGACTTGGCGACCTCGTTCTGCTGCTCGATGGCTCGGGTGATGCCTTGCAGGCTCTCGGGGCTGAGGATGCCGCCCGCCAGGTTCTCCCCCGTCCGTGAGTCCGCAGTCGAGCCGTTGGTGACCGCTTGGGTGACGCCGCCGCGCAAGAACTCCATGCCCTGGCGCTTGCGATCCTCGGGGCTCAACCCATCAAGGTATTTGGCCTCTTTCTCAGACTGGCGCTTCAACTGGTCAGGTTTGAGTTCTGGCATCGTCTGCTTGAAGATTGCCGCAGCCTGGTCGACGCTGATGCTTTCGCCGGACTCCAGGTTTGCCGTGGCTCCGCTCACCGCTTCCAGGAAGCCCTTTGAAACGCCCAGGTCACCCATCGCCGTTGGGTCTTTGAGTAGGGCCTCGGTGAGCGACGTGATACCGTCTGAGCGATCGCCACGCGCCTCATTGAAGTGCGAGAGCAGATCGCCTAGCTTCTCGCCCCCAATCGAGTCGCCCTTGAGGCGCTGCTTGATGCGCTCGCGAGTCTGCGTGTCGATCGAGCTACCCGCAACCTTCTCCAGGTCGAACAGGTAGCCCTGGTACTTCGTGGTGGCCTGGAAGATCTTGGCCTCGTCGGCATCGCCCATGCCCGCGAAGCCCGTCTTCTGAATCTCGGCCTGGGCCTTGAGTAGCTTGCCGCGGTTGCCCTCCGAGGTCTTCGACATCGCCGCGTTGACGCGCGCCATGCGCTCCTCAATGAAGCCCGCGCGATCCTTCACGAAGGCATTCACGTCGATGCCCAACTCCTGGGCAACCTTGTCGGTGATTCCGGCCGCGGTTAAGCGCCGCGAGAAGTCGACACCATCCGCCGACTCGGTCGCCATCTGCTGGATCGACATCTCGCTTACTACCTCTGCGTTGATGAAGCGCTCCTTGCCGGTTACCTCCAGCGCACGCCGAACGTCGGAGCCAGTTAGCGCACTACTTCCGCCGAGGCTATTGAGGATGTCGACGCGATCCTGCTCCAGCTTCTCCAGGTTCAGCATGCCCACGGACTTCACCGCCTTGGGCGCGCCCGCGACCAAAGCCCTGAGGCCGCCCGTGTTCGCGCCGATATCATTGCCCGCGAGCGACGCGACGTTCGCGCCTAGTTGGGCCTGCTCATGGGCGCTCAGTTCGGCGTAGGGCTTGCCGCCGAAGAACGCCGGCGCGAAGTTCTCCAGCGTCTTTAGCTCGGCACCCTTGCCCTGGGTGACCACATAGGAGCTCAGTTCATCGCGGCCGCGCGTGCCGAGGATGGTGGCCGCAGCGTTGTCGGCCATCTGGCTCACCGAGCTATCGCGCCCCTCAGCGTAGCTACGCATGCCGCTGATGGCGTCCATGTTCTCGACCTGGAACTCCTCCAGGCTCTTGACTACCTCGTCATAGGCCAGGTTCGTCAAACGGTTCTGGGTCTCAGTATCGATCGTTTTATTTATACGGCTAGGAACTCGCGAGGTCGACTGAGCGTTTGGATCCAAGAAGCCACGACCATCTGCCTCGGTGATCTCGCCCGCATCCACCATGCGCTTGACCATGTCCCGAGTGCGCTGATCGGCGAGGCCACTGCGGCCACGCAGATCATCAAGCACACGTCCGCGCGTCTTCTCTTCGGTGGTCCGCTCACGTTGCGGCCGCGGCACGTTCGCGAGGTTCACGCTGGGTCCACCGAGCGTGGGCGGAACGTCGTCGACGCCCACCTGTACGAAGCCCAGGCCGAGGAAGGCGTTGATGTCGCCCACGTCGAAGCCCTTGCCGCGGGCTACGCGATCGAAGTTGACGTTGGCCTTGGTGTCGGTCTTGGCCTTGGCGATCGCCTCGATGCCGCTGAGGCCCGTCGCCTCCTCGGCGAGCATCTGGAGTTCGGAGCTGGTCCGCGAATCGAGGCGCTTTGTGACGGTACCGGCTCCGCGAATCTGGTCGACATAGCTCGCGATCTGGCCTTTGTTCTCGCCGGCGGCGAGGGCCATCTCGGTGAAGTGGACCTCGACGAGCGGGCTGCCTAAAGCGTCCGCAACGGTCTGCTCAGTGTGACTGGTTTGCATCTCCTCGGACGATCGGCGCTTGGGCTTCGACGTGAAGCCCAACTCCTCCAGGAAGTCGGCAGCCTCCAGCGACTGGGATCGGATCGCCATCGGGTTGTCGAGAGCCTCGCGTCCGGTTCCGCCGAGTTCGTAGTCATAGGTGCCGGTGACGAAGCGGTTGATATTGCGGGCGATGTTGGCGTTGAACTCGCCCAGGTCCGCAGACACGTTCGCGCCGAACTGTCCGATTGTCCGGTCGTAGAGCTTGGAGAAGAACCGCTCCATGCCGGGGCTGCGCATTGCCTCGACGCGAGCGATGCCCATCTGATCCTGGGCCGATCGGCGCAGGCCACGCGCGGCGGTTCCCGCGTTTGTCAGCATATCGTACTGGGCCATCGCCTCGTCCTCGGTCAGGCCGTTGACGCGCGCCATGATGCCGATGAACTCCTCGGGATTGAGCGGCCCGCTCTGGTTGCCGGTGATGTTGCGGAACTGCTGAATCTGCGTATTCATCATGCCCATCTGGAGCACCTCGGGGCCGAGTTGCTGGGTGAGTTTGGGCATCAGCATCTGCATGCCGAGGAACTTGCCGGGGTTGCTTGCGTAGCTGCCCACGCCCGACAGGATGTCGGGAATGTCCATCGTCTCGCCTGCCATCATGCGCTTGAGGTTGTCCATGCCGGGGGCCATCATCGAGGCGATCAGCGACTGCCCCACGGGGGTGCGTAGCATCGCGGCGGTGCCTGTCGTGAGCTTCTGGCCGAAGCCCTCGGTTCCGCCGTAGTACGCGTTCTCGAACGCCCCCAGCGACTGGCTGCGGAAAAGGTCGCCGGCGATACCCTGATTGAGCGCACCGATGCGCGCGCCAGCGGCCATGCCGATGCCCTGTGAGGCGAACAGCTGGCCGGCCGGCGCGGCCGCCGTGGTCATCTGTGAAACCGAGATGCCGGCGCTCTGCGCGCTGACCGCCATGGCCTGGAAGAAGTTCGCGGTCTGGCCTGGGCTCTGGCCGGGGTTGATGCCGAAGGCCCCTAGCGACTTGTCGATCTCGGACAGCATCTCTTTCGACTTCACGCCCAGCGCATAGAGCGTCTTCACGCTCTCGCCCATCTTGGTGATCGCGTCAAGCGCCTGATCCTTCGAGCCCGTGAAGCGGAATGCCCCGGTTTCGCCGGCGACGTTGACGATCTCCTGGAACTCCTGCTGGTTGAAGAAGTTGTCCTCCGAGAGCTTCTGCGCCAGCTCCCGCTGGACCTGGAAGGTCTCGCGATTGGAGATGCCTCCCCCGAGCTTCTCGCCGCGAATGAAGGGAGAGGTGAGCGTCCGGAAGTCCTGGGCCATCTCCTCATAGGGCTTGGAGATGCGCCCCAGTGTCGCAGCTGTGAGGTTGCCGAGGCCCTGCCCGACCACGCCGCCGACGATGCCGCCCGCGAGGCCACCCACGGGACCGCCGAAGAAGTTGCCGGCGAAGGCACCCATCGCGCCGCCCGTGAAGCCACCGGCGACATCCGACGCCATGAAGGTCTCGACGTCTTGCAGGTTTTGACCGAAGAACTGCGCGCGGCGATCGATGTTGCGGAACATGCGATCTTCCAGGTTGTCGTTGGCGATGCGCCCAGTCGTGAGTCGGCCGCCGACCATCCAGCCGAGATCAACCATGGAGCCTTCGCCTTGCCCGAACACCATGCGATCGCGGCGGGGATCGCCGGGCGCGCCCGGCGGGGCGTACGAGCTGAGGAAGCCCAGGGGGACCTGGAATGCTGGTGCTGCCTGAGGCTGGCGGAAGACGTTGATGGTCGGATCGCCGAAAGGCGTCGTCAGTCCCGCGCCCATGCCGCCTGGGCTCGCCCCCATCGCGAGGTACTGCTGCATCATCGCGTCGCGAGCGAGCGTCGCCCTCGGGTCGTAGGGTGCCGCTGGACCCGCGAGCATGTGGGCGGTGAGGCCCGGCATCAAGGCGTTACCGCCGCCAGAACCCGCAGGGCCGTGACCGAGGTTTGCCGCCTGGTTGGCGATCGCCCCAGTGACGTTGGCGGAGAGGCCCGAGATGGAGCTGGCCGCACGGGCGGCAGCGGTCTCGACGGCGTTGATCGCCCGTTGGACGTCCGACTCGTCGATCGTGACCTTGTAGGGAATCTCCTGTGGGTTCTGCTCGGCCATGACCAACCTCCTACGCTTATGATAGAGGGCTACGGGCCTCGGTCGATCCACCCGGTGCCGTCACGTGACGTCTCAGACGCCGCCGTCACGTGACGGCAATGGGTGACGTCTCGTGACGGCACCATGGATGGATCGCCGTCACGGGACGTCGTCGTTCTCAATCTGGTCAGTCGGTCGTTCGGGTGGCGTGTTGAACTGCGTGCCTCGGATGATGCCGACGACGAAGAATGCCACCATGCTGATCAGCAGGAGACCGGTAGCCCAAGCCAAGTCCGCCCCGGTTGGTTCCGGGGCGGAGCTGGCGAGCGGGGAGGGGTGAGCGGTCGAGTCTGGCACTAGAATGGGATGTCGTCATCGACGCCAGGATCACGCGGCAGGCCGTTGGGGGTCTTGTTGGGGTCGCTGGGTCCACCCGCCAGTCGCTCGTAGCGGCTGCCTGGCGGAGCGTCTGGGTTTCCACCTCCATAGGGGTAGCGACCAGAGCCACCGTCCTCGGGAGGCTGCGCGCGATGGTCGCCAACCCCGTAGGTGCGGCCTGGCTCGGCCGCACTGCCGTCCTCGCCGAAGGGATACTCCTCGTCGGGCGGGAAATCGTAGCCAGCGCCGTCGTCGGTGTTTCCACCTGCCCCTGAGCCCTTGGCTCCCTCGAACTGCCAGTCGAAGGCCTTGACGAAGGTCTTGCGTTCGCGCTTGCCGGTGCGCTCGTTGTCCCAGGTCTGGGTGACGAGCAGGCCGCGCTGGATCGCAATCATCGAGCCCTTTGTGACGTGTTCGGAGGCAGACTCCGCACGGTTCTTGTTGCCGTCGGCCTTCTTGCCCTGGACCTCTACGTCGATCCAGCAGGCTTCCTCTTCCTGCTTCTTGCGGTTCCACACGTTGATGGCGAGCGGGAGCCTGGCGAGCGATCCGCCGTTGTCGAAGTACTTGATCTCGGGCTTGTCACCCGCACGACCGAGCAGGACGACCGTATTGAAGTTGTCGGAGCCACCCTTCTTGATCGTGGTGGCGCGCACGAACAGCAACGACTTCTTGCGCGGCTGACCGTCGTCTTTCAGATCGCCCTTGTCGGACCAGGTCTGCTTCTCGAATGTGCCCTCGATCAGCAGACGCTCGTCCTTCTTGATGCCAGACCAACGCTCGACAAACGCACCACGGGCGCGTACGAGGATGACGTTGGGCTCCCAGAAGCCGCCGTCTGGATGCGTGGGGTCCTTGCGGTAGTTCGGGACGTTCAGGTAGAACTGGAGCTGGTGCTCCGTCTCGGGACCGGCGGGCGCTGCGTAGGTCGGCGTTTCCGCGACCTTGCCGCACAGTACGGTGAAACCAATGCCTTTGCCCATAGGGGCCTCCTCTCGGGTGATGTGGGTTTCGGGTGATGCGAGCGGTCCGACCAACGGGTCAGAGCGCGAAGCAGAATACGGGGATGCTTGGGTGCCCCAGTTGCACCAGGTGCTGATTGAGCTCCTCGCCCAGTGCCCGCAATTGGTAGGACGGAACGCCCTGATGGCGTCCCTCAAACAGGGCCTTGGTGAGCTCGGCGATGCGCTCAATCGTAACACGCACCTCGACCAATTGCTCGGCTGCCGTCGGCGGCGACTCGTACTTCACGACTGGCCCGGATGCAACATCCCAGACGGTCGCGCTCTCGCCACCGAAGCGACAGACGCGCGTGCCAAGCTCCTCTGCGACATGCTGGCTGCGTAGCTCGGGCAGTCGCTTGTGGGCGAAGTCCCGTCCAGCGAAGGCTAGCTCCTGTAGCTCTCGGGCGGTGCATGGCCCGTGCTCAAACAGCGCCTCCAAGACCTCCGTGCGCTGCTTGGATACGAGCCCCGTGGCGATGATGTGGTGGAGTGCCGCCGCACTCGTGCGCGCCTGGGTCATGGCGATCTCCTCATTCGTTGGAAGGTGTAGTGCGCGGGGTTGACGCAGGACTTACTCGCGCACGCTCGGTAGAGCTTCTGGCCGGGCCCAAGCTTGCCGACGGCCATCTCGTATGCGAAGCGGTATGCGAGGTGGTAGGCCTGGTTGACCCAGAACACAGGACTTCCGTTGCCGTGGCCCGCGGCCCAGATCCAACAGTCGTTTTCAATTCGGAGCTTGCTCTTGAAGTTGGCCTCGTGATCTTTGATGCGCGGCTGTCCAGTACTGCGGAGATCGGTTTTGAGCGGAAAAGCCCCCATCTCGGGGTCGTTGCGCCAAGTTCTCCCCACCGCTACCCCATGGACGCAAACGCTTGAGACCTCGTACTCCCGGGCAAGAGCCGCGAGGGTCTCGCCTTCGCGGCTGCGCCGCCGAATCTCCCGGACATCCTCCCAGGTGAGCTTTCGCGCGCCCAAGCGCTACCGTGCCGTGAGCATTACGAACCCGGCGGCCTTTACCTCGCCGAGGTTCTGGAGCCAGAACACGACCTTGCCCTTGCCCAGCTCAAGGTCGACCTCCAGCGGGTGGTCGGGGGCGATCTGATCGTCGCCGGTGGGCTCGGTGCCGGGGTTGACGTTGACCTGGGCGGCCATGGAAGTGCCGATAAAGCCCTTGAGGCGCTTGCCTTGAAGCTCCTTGGGGATGGCGACCTCGCGGGCGATGCTCTGGTTGGGCAGCAGCATGAACGTCTCGTAGACACTCACCGTTGGTGCGTCGATCTTCTTCTTTCGGCCGAACACCTTGTTAAACATGAAGCTCTCCTTTAGCTGCTCGGGGCGCTGCCCCGGTGATTGCAGACGTCGCAGTGGTACCAGGCCTTTATCGGGCTTTGGGGGTTGAGTCCGCCCCCATAGATGGTGATGCGCGCCGAGCCGCACTGAGCACAGCGCGGAAGCAGACTCCAGCGCATCGCGAATACACCCCAGGTAATACTGATCGCGAGGTAGATGGCCTGCATCGTCTCGGGGTCGAGGCGATCGCTCGCACGGCAGTACCACAGCGCGAGGCCAATCACCAGGGTGCATACGAGGGCGTCGATGAACGACTTCTTGAAGGTCACAGGCCCATCTCCTCGGGCGAGGTGAAGGCGTTTCCCATATCCTCGACGCGCACCATATAGCCCGGCTGACCCTGCTCGCCCCGGCCGGCCCAGAACTCGTAGATCGTGCCTTCCGAGCGCGACTTCGCGAAGTGATGCCCCGGCAGAGAATTGGGCCACTCGATCCGCGGCAGCAGCATCATGTACTCGCAGATCGGGTTGTCGAGCGCGAGCCAGGTGGCCTCAGGCCCGAGCGTGATCGTCGCGCGCTGGTTGGTCGCCGTGGTGCCGACACCGATCGCGTCGAGTGCCTTGAGTAGCTCGACCTCGGTGAGATTGACGAACTGCTCGTTTTCCTCGCCAGGGTTGAGAACCTTGACGACCACGATCTCCTCAATCTCGGGTGAAGCGTCGTCCTCAGGGCGCGTCGCGAGCATGGCGCAATAGGTCTCGCCGTCGACCACCTCCTGCTGGAGCAGGATGTAGTCCTGGTGCGTGCCGTCGTCGAAGGTGAGCGTGATCAGCTCGATCTCCTCGCCGTCATGCTCCTCTTCGCATTCAGCCACCGCCTCTGCGAGGCTGGGGGCTTCGCCATGATCCAGCGCGAAGACGCAGACCTCGCACAGCCTGCGGAAACCGCAAAGCGGAACGGCGAGCGCATTTGTTTCGCGACCGCCACAGCGTTCACATGGCATCTTATTCCTCCTCGGGGTGGCGCAGGGCCTTGACGCTGAGCGCCAGCCCTGTGTGCCCGCTGTACGCCTGGTCGACCGCCTTGATAAGCCGCCCCAGCATGGTGTTAATCTGGTCGTCGATGGCTGCGCGATCGCCCACGCCTATGATGTCGAGCCGCAACATGGACTTGGCGTGAAACGTGGGCCCCGTCATGTTGAGGTGATAGGAGACCTGCTCCTCCGTGGGCGGTTGGTCGGACCGGAGTGAGCAGTTTGAAGTCACGCGTATCTGTCGGGCGATCGCCTCTAACAGGACGCAGGCGTCCACCTGGGTGCTGACCTGGGCCGCCAGCTCCAGGCGGAGCCAGCGGCTGACGGTCATCTGTCCAGGTTCGGCGCTCACGACTTCTTGCGCTCGGTGGCCCCGCCCTTGCGGCCGATGTCCGCAAAGAACTCTGAGCCGCGAGCCGCCTTCATGGACTGTCCGCCCTTCTTGCCAATCTTGGAGAAGAAGTCCGGCCCATGCTTGTCCTTTGTCGCCTGGCCGCCTTTCTTGCCGATCTCGCGGAAGAACTCAGGGCCACGCTCGCGCATGATCGCGCCGCCCTTTTTCCCAGCCTCAACCATGCGTGGATCGCCCTTCTCGGGGCCAGGCTTCTTGGGCATAACCTATACGCCCTTGCGGTGCCAGGTCCGCGGAGCACCAGGTGCACCCTCGACGATCGACGTCTTCCAGTCGGACACATTGGGCGGATAGTCGTTGGTGCCGTCGGCGAATACCCGCAGGTTCAGGCAGGTCGCATTCCAGACCTTGACCACGATCGCGCCGCGCACCTGGCCGGCGTAGGGGCTGTCCAAGTCGAGCGAGTAGTTGACGAGGTCGCCCTCCTTGATGGGCGCTGGCTGCGTCGTGCTGCCACTGCCGAAGGCTTCGTCTACAGCATCGGTGACCGCCTCGACCGCCTCGACGATCGCTTCGACGATCGCCTCACCAGCTTCGGTCAGGGTGTCGCCCAACGACTTGGTTTCGACATCGGGCGCGGGGGCGTTTTCAGGATCGGGCATGATGAATTCCTTTCATACTCAGGGGGTTACAGAGGTCGTTTCAATAAGGCGTCCAGGGCCTTGGTCAGCGCAGAGGTGAGCTTGACATCCTCAGCCTCATACGCTTGCTGTCCGTAGATGATACGGCATTTCCAAGCTCCTCGCTCGACCGACCAGCCGAATCCGATCGACTTGAAGCCAGGCCCCCGCTTGAACGTCAGCGCCTTTGCCAACCAGGGGCCAAGGTCGCAGAGGCTCTGGGGGCCCTTCTTCATCTAGGCCCGCATCCCGCGCTTGATGCGACGATTGATCTTGCGGGCGGCCCTGGCGAGGCGATTCTTATGGCGACGCCACTCGACGTTGATGCCCTTCTTGGATCCGCTGTGCCCGCGACCATAGCTTGGGCGGCTATAGCCCTGGGTCTCACGGAAACTCTGCGGCGGTGGTGGTGCAACCATGCTGGCAATCGCGGAGAGGCCTACAGCTATGGCGAGGGAGGCCTGGTGCGAGAAGGAGTTACGCAAGGGGCTGAACCTCCAAGGGAATGGGGGGAATGAAGCTCATTTGGGGGGTTGGTAGGATCGGCACGTCGACCACCTCGCGCGACTGGCCGTCTATGAACTCGACTTCGCCGAACTTATAGCCTTGCGCCGTAGCGTCTGCGGCAGCATCTTGGACCGATGGGAACGGGCCGCGCAGCGCGACCTGACGGGCGCAGTAAGTCTGATGAACGCCCTCGACTACACGCCAGAACGCCTCAGGTATGACGCCAACCTCCCCCTGCTCGTTGGCTTTTGGCAGGGTGATGACCCACGCCAGGAACGTCTGACTGACACGCATGACCTGCGGCGTCTGTGGGCCATCAGCCCAATCCTTGTGGCGGGTGTGGATACTGTCCCTATCGCGCGACACAACCACGAAGTCATCGGGCAGCGCGGCCAGCGGAGGGGTGCTACCCTCCGCGAAGCTCACGTAGAACGAGATCACGTCTCGACCGAAGTGGCCGCCACACGAATCGCCGGTCGCATAGCCCTTGCCGTTAAGCAGGACGACGGCTTCGGCCACCATGTCATCCAGGAACAGCAACTCACCGCCGCAGCCATCGGTGGTACAGGGCGTGAACTGCATGTTGGAATGAAGCTCCATACGGGAAAGGCTTGTCCCGCATGTCAGGCAGTAGTACATCAGGCGTAACCGCGGTTGCTGTTCTTGATCTTTGAGTAGATGCTGGCGTCATGGCGATCACGCCGAACGGGCTCCGTTGGCTCAGGAGCCATCGCCTCGGCGAGAAGCGCCTGGACGTCCGTCGGGTCCGTGCAGGTCAGGGCGAGGTTGATGTAGTCACCCAATTTGCCAACCTGGTCGTTCTGTATCTTGAACAGATGGCGAGCGGTGTCCCGCTCCTCCTTGAGTTCATCGTATGAGGGGGTCAGGCCAACCACCTCGCAGGCCACCGGGCCCCGCTCACACAGGGGGTTGATGTAGTGAATGTCTGCCTTCGGTTCGGGGGTGCGGATCTCCACGCTGCCTTTCCCGTCAGGGCAAACGGAGCGACCGTCGGCGAGCGTGATGCCGCCCCAGGCGTCGGTGTAGTCGACGTTGGCGCGGCTCGACTGCACCTCGCCATTGTCCGTCGTGGTCGACCGGACGATGTCATCGCCCGCCAGTTTGAGGCGCTCCATGACTTCGGCTGCGACCGCTTCTTCCCCGGGCGTGCTGCCATCCATGATGAACAGGAGCTGGCGCACTGCGTTGCCAAGTGCGTGGGCGTAGATGTCGCCCACGAGGTAGGCCTCGGGCGTTCCCGTGCCGGTGTGAATAGGTAGACCACTCTTGGTTGTTTCCACTGGATTAATCCTCCTAGGTTGTGGTGAGGGGGAAGGGGTCCATCGCTGAGAGGTAGCGCTCGGCGAGCATAGCTGCCTTGCACCCCATCCCCGCCGCCGTGACCGCCTGGCGGAACTCATGATCGACGCAATCGCCGGCGGCGAACACGCCAGGAATGAAGGGGCCGTCGGGATTGCTGAACGTCCCTTGGTGTCTGGCCACCTGGCCGTGATGACCAGTTATGATGTAGCCGTTTTCAAGGATGACCTGGTCCCTGAGGAAGGCCGTGGCAGGCTCATGGCCGATCGCCACGAAGGCTGCCTTGATATGGAGCCTCTCGCCGAGGCCAGGTCCGCCCGGGCAGTCGGGTACCGTGATCGCTAGGTACTCCAGGGTCTCGTGGCCCTCAAAGCGCAGGGGCACGCGATTCCAGATCATGTGGATCTTCGGGTGGTTCATTACGCGCTGCTGCATGATCCGCGAAGCGCGCATCTCACCCCTGCGTACCACCAGATAGACGAGGCCGAAGCCAGGTAAGCCCGCAAGGTAGAGCGCCTCTTCGCACGCGGTATCACCCCCGCCGATCACTGCGATCCTGGCGTCAGGGCCGAGCATCCGCGAGAGCATGGGCCCGTCACAGGTCGCACAGGCGGACACACCCTTACCCATGTACTCTTGCTCGCCGGGGATGCCCAACCACTTCGCATTGGCCCCTGTGGCGATGATGATCGAATGAGCGGCGAGTTGCTCGCTGACCGTCTCGACCTTGTGGGTGTGGCTGCCGAACTCGACTCGCTGGACGGTGTCGGTCATGAAGCGCGCGCCGTTGTGCGCCGCTTGCTCACGCATCCGCTGCACCAGCTCCGGCCCTGTGATCTCCAGAAAGCCTGGATAGTTCTCCACGTCTGTAGTGATGGTCAGCTGGCCGCCTGGACGAGGCCCCTCGATGACGAGAGGCTCCAGGCCTGCGCGCGCAGCATAGATGGCCGCGGTGTAGCCGGCAGGGCCTCCACCGATGATGATCATATTGTTGGTCACAGGCCTTCACCTTTGTGGCGAGCGATAGCCGCAAGCGTTTGCGCCACGACCTCCTCGCGCGAGAAGACGGTGAACGCGACGTTGAATTCGATCTCCTCGCCAGAGGTATTGGCGATCGACACCCGGCCACCACAGTGCCCCTCGGGCCACTGAACGTCGATCAACTCCAACTCGACGGGCGTGAGCGACTGCGCGCAGATCGGCTTGTGGTTCGGGACGTCTGGCTCGACTTGGGACATCTCGGCGTAGAAGTCGAGCATCGCGCTCGCCGTGGTACTGCCGCTGCCGGATACGAGGGTACCCATGCCGAAGGCAGGGCCCTCGCGCTTCTGGCCGGGCTTGAGGTTGCCCATCCACAAAACCTGTGAACTCATGAGGTCCTTTCTATGGCAGCAAGCGCCGCTCGGTGTAGTCGCACTTCGGGCAGCGGATGATCCACTCCTCAGGGGCGAACTGGGTGACTTTCGAGAGGGGTAGCCCGTCGTTCGGGCAGCGGTATCGCGTGTTCTTGCGGTCACGGATGAAACAGGCCCAGAAGCCCCAGACCATGATGGTCGAACTGAACACCCAATAGGCGCAGAAGGCGTAAACGGCCTCCTTTGACGTTCCGTAACCAAGGATGTCGCAGGCGATCAGAGTTCCGTAGCTCAGGGCGTAGCCCGTCACCAGGAAGATGAAGATATAGATGTTCATGGCTTGGCTCCGTAGAAGCGCTCGGGCATGGCGGACTGGTATCCACAGGCCTCGCACCAGACCATCCGCTTGACCCCTTCGGTCGTCACATGGGCCAGCCGGGCCATCGTCATTCGGTGAGTACAGCGAGGGCAGCGGTGTAGCAACTCGCGCGCAAAGGCCCGCGTCAGCGCCAGGTCATCGACCTCCCGCTTGAGCGTCGAAGGCTTGCGCTCTCGCAGGTATTGGAATGCGATCGCCCCGCTTGCGAGGGCCGCGACGACACACGCGGTAAATATGACATGCTTTGACATCGCTGCGACGCTCCGTTCGCCGCCTAAGTGCGGTCTCGCTCCGGCTTGAGACGATCCGTCGATCCCGAGAGTCCACTGACTGCGTTGAGACATGCTGCCGTGACTTCCTAACGAAAGTGCGCATCCGCCCACCTGGTCCGACCAACGTGTCTATCGCCTGAAAGCGTGGAACTGTCTGATTGTGCAGTCGTTCGCCCAGCGACACAGCCGTTGGGCGAACGCCCTGGCGAGGCGCTGATACCAACGGCTGCACACCGGGCAGCGCTTCACAATCGCCGTGTACGGCCAACCAACGCTCTCGCGCTCGATTGGCACGATCTGGCCGTGAACCTTTTCGACCACGCTGCCAAGGTCCTTGCAGATCGAACAGCAGGGCCCAGGTTCGCTCATGTCGACATACCAACACCCAGCCAGGTTCGCGAGGAACAGATGGTGCAGCGCAGACGGTAGTGCTCGCCCTTGTGTTTCAAGACGGGGCCGTACTCGACCACGTAGTCGCCACCGCAGCATGAGCAGTTACCACCCTGCGATCGCGCGTAGCGCCACAGGAGCCATCCCCCCACGAGCGCGAGCCAGGCAATCGCAGCGACCTGGCTGACGAGCAAGTACAGGAGAATGGCGACAATTGTGGCGATGGGGCGCATCCGAACCTCCGAGGCAATGGTCAGACCATTGGTTGTTTTACTCTACCCTAACCAGTGGTTGTATGTCTAGCAGGCTTGCTGGGCATCCTGACCAATAAATGGAAGTGCCGTCCCAATAAGCTCACCGGCCCTGGTGTGGATGTCTGTAGTCAGCCCGAGGTCGAATGCCCCTCCCGCGATTACCAACCCGCTTTTAAGCAGGACCGCCTCCGCCTCGGCCTTGGTAAAGTTCGCGCGCACCCAGCCCTCGCGCGCACCGCTGAACACACTGAACCGATCCTCGTAGCCCTTGAAATAAGCGAGGTGCTCCTGGTCGGTGAAGATGGCGATCGCCTGCATTATGTCTCCTTCTTCTTTGGGGTGAACATGTCCTTGAGCTTCTGCGCGGCCATGGAGCCCTTGCTGCGCGGATTTTCTGGCGTTACGTCTGACGCGCGAGTCTGAGCCTCGTCGACCACCTGGCCCACGCCGAAGGCTCGCATGAACTTCTCCAGGACCTTGAGCTGCTGCTTCTCCTTGTTCTGCTTGACGTTGGCCTGCCAGGGGTAAGTCAGACCCAGGTAGGACTCGTAGGCCTTACCCGCATTGTCCGCCATCTGCTTGCCGCCTTCCCCTCCGGCTAGGGCCCAGCTCTTATAGATCATGGCTTGGGCCAGGGCTGCCTCGCGATCGAGCTCAGAGCGCATGAGGAACTGAATATAGACGTCGCCGGCGCTTCCGCGCGGGGGCAGCGCAATCCCCCGCTTGAACGCCTGCGCCCGCAGGTATCCCGCCGACGTCTTTAGGAGTTTCCCACGACTTCGGGGCTCCCTGCGCGCAGCACCCGGCGATCCCATACGTTCGCCGCAGTCATGTAGAGATAGTAGAGCGGTAGCGGCAGCGACAGCAGGTAACCCAGCCGCTGCTTGAAGTCGCCGGTCGGCTGGTAGCTCACCTTGGAATCACCCACGAAGCGGCAGGCCAAGCGACAGACCGTCTTGGTGAACGTCTTGCGGGCGTCCGACATATGAAGCACACCGCGGGAGCTGGCGAGGTAGGCGGCGATCATGGTCTCGGCGTAGCCGTCGGCTTCGTCGCTGAGCTCCTTGGTGGGATCCCAGAAGGTCACGCGTTCCATCCCATCCCAGAGCTCAACCTCACCGGTCACTGGCCCCGTGCTTGTGCAGAGTTGCTCGGCCAGGGCCTCGACCTGTTGTTTGGTGTCCTTCTCGACGATGCGGTAGAAGCAGGCCTCCTCGACCAGCTTGTCGAGACGGCTCATGCAAGAGAGCGTGAGCTTGTAGCGGCTCTCGCGCTGATCCTTGAAGAACTTCATCGCGAGCGCCACCGCGATCTTCGCGTCGAGATCGGGATCCTCGACCACGGCCATCGGCCGGTTGCCGTTGCCATCGTCGTCGAGCACCACAGCCAGGCAGGCCTTCGCGACCTCGTCGAGGAAGTAGGCAGTCGTGCGCCCACCCAGCTCGCGCTGGAAGTGGTCCTGCCACTCCTGGACGAAGTCGCCCTCCTCCGCCGTTCGGGCGTGGACCTTGACCTTCAACTTGCCGTTGAACATCGCGTACTCCTGGTCGATCGCGTTGCCCGCGACCAGACGCGCGCGCATACCCCGGATGCACACGTCACAGTTGGCGTAGCGGGTGTCGCGAGCGAGCGGGATGCGCTCCCGGCAGGACAAACAGTGGCGATGGTCCGACTCGGCGGGAACGCCCTGTTCCTCGCAGTGGCGGCAGGGCTCGGCAACCAACCGTACCACCGTGCATTGAACGACAATCTCATCGCCAACTCCGTCTTCCCGTGGGTCGCCGCCGAACAGCGCGCCGAAGCCCATCTCGGGCTGGCCCTCGATCACGAGCGTGGTCTCGCTCACCACCCGTAGAATCCGACCAGCAGCGTGCTGCCCGCTTGGCCCAATCAGATCCACAAGGTCGCCTGCTTGAGCACCCAGAGTGTGGAACCGCGCGGTCGGAGAGACCAGGCGATCCTTGAGGTCGAGCAGGGCCTCGCCCTCGGTTACGACCATGGTCCGGAGCTGTACGCGATGATCCATCGCAATCACATCCTCTCTGTCGTCAGAGTTACACTGATCCATTGATTGTGCGCGTGGTATGACCAACGGTCCGCACGGGTCTGCCGGTGAATACGCCCGGATTATACCACCTTGCTTGCTTCCTGTCGCACATAGGCGTATAATCCCTAAGCGCCCCCGGTCGACCGGTGATTAAGCGACCGAAAGGAACCCTGGATATGCCCGTAAAAGTCGTCTGCAAGGCCCTGAAAACGGACTACAAGGACATCACGGAAATCTTTCCGTCGGACCCGCATCCAAGCCACATTGGCCTGTCGGTCGTACCAGGGATGGTCATCTTCAAGGGAAAAGACCACTCGTTCGGACTACCGGCCGATGTGTACCACTGGACCATTCAGACAATGAGCAAGCAGGACGTAGCTGAGTCGTCAGGCCGCGCAAACGGCAACACGCTGGGGTATGCCATGCTGACGCGAGACGAGGCGGAGTTCGCCGTCACGCTCTGCGAGGTCTACTCGACGGACATGGCTCCCTTCGCCGTCATCTCGGAGAACGCCAGCCCGGAAGCGCGCCACCACGCCATCGAGGCGGCTCGTCTAATTGAACAGTCGGATCGACTGGAGCGCGTGTTCAGGCGCATCGTGGAGCGCCTGCCGAAGGACGGCACGACCAAACTTCCCGAGACCGGCGAGTAAGGGGAGCGCGATCGCCTCGCACCTGCCACATTCTGTCAGCAGCAAGAGCCAAAGGAGCCCGGATTGCAAGACTACGAGAAGAATTACGCCAGCTTCTGGAAGCCCCTCGTGGAAGACCCGGCGACGGGCCGACTCGACCCCGACAAGGTGATGCGCGAGCTGTTCGACTACCACACGGCCATTCAGGAAGTGGGCAAGGTCTACTGCCACATCACCAACGATCGCATCAGCAAGATCAACTCGCGCGCGGAGGCGGTCATCGCGATCGCCGACGAGTGCTACGCGCTCGACTTCGAGGGCACCGACGAGGAAGACTGCGCCATCGTTCTCGCGGAGCCCATCACCCACGACGAAGTGCCTGCCAATATCCTCAGAACTTGGCAGCTGCTCACCGGAGCTGGCTTCGTCCCCGTTGAGATTGAAGCGGGCGCGCGTTCCAGTGAGAGCTTCATTCACATCGGCATCGACCCTGCGGGAATGGTTCGACAGGCCAAGCGTCTGGTCACCCTCATGAAGACCCAGGGCATCGAGATACTCGACGCCGAGCACGAGGTCGAGGGCGGCCCCCAGGTCGAGGTCACCTACCACGCCGGCGGCGACCTCGCATTGCTCACCCTCTACGGCGTGGACGATCGCCTCCTGCCCAGGCGCAAGCCCACTGGACAGCTGTCAGCCTGCTTCGTCCTGCCTGGTGCCGAGAAGATCGACGCGATCGCCCTCAACGCCGAGAGCGTGATCGGTATCGACTATGCCAAGGGCGACTCATACAGCGTCGAGGCACCCGTGCCACACGAGCAGTACGGGCTCGATGCCGCTGCTGCCAACCTTCATAGCAAGGCGCTCAGTCGTGCGGCCGAGACCGACGAGGGTGTTGGCTACTCGGTCTTCGGCCATGGGCGCTTGGAGGGAATCCGCTGCCTCCACTGCAATCTAATGGTGCCAATTCGCACCGGCTGCTGGGTCGTTCGGACGGGCGTCGGCGCGGGCGGCGCGCTCCACAGCGAATGCGGCAACACCACGCTCCAAACCTACAAAGTGGGCCCTCGGCAGAGTTCGCCAATGACCTGCCCAAGCAAGGCCTCAGCCGAGCTTGAGCGGGACTCAATCCTCAAGGACGACCCCGATGAAGACGTGGTCCTTGAGCCTGGTCCGGCCATGCTCGCGACGAAGTACTACACCATCCACGAACACGAAGGCTACTAGGCCATGATCAAGCCCTCCGTCACGCTCGCCGAGTTAGTGCGCTTCTTGAATGAGCTCGCCAGCCTGGATCCAGGAGCGATCCACAACCTGGTCGAGATCCGCACCCGCGTCAATACCCTGGAGTTGGCGGATCACCCAACAGTCCAGGTCGCAAAGAGCAGCACCGTCGTCAATGTTGCTACCCAGCAGGACGAGCACTGCTATGTGGTGGGCCTGCTCGGTGTCCTCAACGGCCTGTTCGGCATCTTCGACGAGGGCCCACTCCAAGGCCTGGGTGCCATCTGCGTGTCGATCAGCGACACCGATAAGAGCAAGCTCTACTTCTTCCTGCGGGACGCCAACGGAAACCCCATCACCCCCTGAAAGCGATCGCCATAGAGTCGATCACATTCTGTCAACGAGGAGCACCATATGACCCAATCCTACGCCGGCCGCCACCCTCATGACTACCAAGCGCCGACGCAAGCTGATGTCGCTGCGATCACCGCGGTTCGCGCCCAGGTCAAGAAGCTCTACGACACCATCGTCGAGAGCACACCCATCGGTCACTACCGCGATGCCGCCTTGCTCCAACTGGACATCGTCTCCGCCCTGGCGAACAAGGCCATCGTAATGGGGCCGGAGTTCGTCGAGAACTTCATCGAGTTCAGCGCGTCGGAGGTCAAAGCGTAATGTCTACACTCAGCGTGCAATGGGATCGGCGTGCGGTCCAGTCGCAGCGCCGTGCAGCCCAACTCGCTGGGGACGTAGCCACGGCCGAGTTGGCGATCGCCACGCTCACCGAAGCCCTGCGGCGCGAGCAGGTCGCTCACGCCAAGACCGCCAAGACCGTACTGGGCCTGGGTGTCACCGTCGACGAGATGCGGGCTCTGCTCACCCAGCGCCAAGCACCTCCACCACCCCAGATACCGCCACCTCAGCCGATCTTGCCCACTGATATCGCCGGAAAGGTGGCCGTAGCTGACGTCGTGTTCAAGCACATGGAGGCGCGCATGCCCGACGATGTGGACGCAGTCCTCCATGAGCTAATCTGGCGCAACGCTCGGGGTGATCGCCCCGCGCTCCTTGCCCCCGAAGAGTTCGTGGTGGAGAAGGTCCCCTACGTTTTTCCTGTAGCACCGCCGTTCCCGCCCACCTACCCGATGAAGCCCATCCGCGATCGCCTGCCTGGAGAGCCTGGGCCAAAGCCTGGGACCGAATGGCGACGCTGCTCAGAGTGCAACGTCATGCACTACTGCAAGGTCCAGGTCGAAGGCACGCTCTGCTTTAACTGCGGGAACGGCGGCTTCACAGCCGAGAGAGAAAGGTACTAGCCACCTTGGAAAAGGACACCGTCATCACAAAGACCGCCGACCTCTGCGAGTCTGGGTTGTATCGCTACGCCCTGACTCGTATCTGGAAGCCGGAAGCCGGTCTCGTCGGCTTCATTATGCTCAACCCATCGACCGCTGACGCCGAGGTCGACGACGCCACCATTCGCAAGTGCATGGGTTTCGCGGACAAATGGGGCTACGGCGGCATCACCGTCGCGAACCTCTTCGCCTACCGCGAGACAAGCCCCGCCGTCCTCAAAGACAATGCCTACGAGATCGACTGCGTTGGCCCCCGCAACAACGCCGCCATCCTCAAGGCCGCCAACGACAGTCAGCTCCTGATCGCTGCCTGGGGCAACCACGGCAAGCTCCTCAATCGTGACAAGGCCGTGCGCAAACTCCTGAGCGAGCACCTCCTGCACTCGCTTGATGGGCTCTCCAAGACCGGCCAGCCCAACCACCCGCTCTATAAGAAGTACACCTCGGCCCGCATGGTGATGGCCTGAGGACGCCCAGGCTCCTCTCGTCTTTCGCGCCTCATGGAGCGATCGCGACGACAGACCACTGCCCGACGAGGTGATGGAGTTCTCCATCGACATCCAGGCCAGGCGAGGAACTCCCGAGTTCGAGGCCCTGTTCGCGAACTTGCAGTCCCGCACCCCCATTGTTGTCACGGTTGCCGGTCAGCAACTGCGCATCCCCGGCACCTAACCCGCGATCGCCACACGCTCCCCCTCATTCTGTCAGCGGCACCCGCCGCAGAGGTACCCGATGGCCACCCCGAAGAAGACCTCCACCGCCCTCGCCGTCGCCCAGCCCAGCGACGAGACCCGCATTCGCCTGGCTGAGATCGACCTGCGTAAGGCCGAGCTCAAGCTCATGAAGGAGGGCCGGCTGACCCAGGCCCAGCGCGCCCAGATGATGGAGTTGTTCCGGTTGCGTAAGCGCCCAGAGCCGGTCTCCCAGTGCCAGAAGTTGCTCCAGACCTCGGAGGTTCTCAAGGACATCCAGGCGGAGATTGCGTTGACGCCCGAGTACAAGATTGCCCTCGATGCTGTCCTCGCACTCGCTCAGTCCGTCGCCAAGACCTATGGCTACCAGGCCGCACCGATGGCTGTCCACAGCTCGGGCACCCTGATGATCAACCACAGCGGCAGCGACGGCACTGCCGCCTCCGAAGACGTCGTCAACCACGTCAAGCGCGATCGCAACCAGCCAATCAAGGCCTATAACCGCCAGTTCGAGGCTGCGGAGAAGGCAGCCACAGACGCCTACAACCTGGAGATGACCGAAAAGCGCACCGTCATCAATACGGCGACCACCCGCGAAGAGATCCTGCGCCTGGTCCCCGAGTGCCAGGTGCAGCTGCCCACTCTCGCCGATCGTGAGGCGATCGCCGCTGGCTCATGGGCACCTGGTCGCCTGACCGCTGCTCCGCTTCCGGCCGCGTGCGAACTCGACGCGGAGCTGGTCTAGTGTCGGACGAGCCGACCTGGGCTGAGGCCCCCCGCGTCGCGTGGAAAGAGGGCGAGATGATCGCCCTCCGGCGCGGCAGTGAGTTCTCCAGCGACCTCCAGACCTTCCTGGAAAGTTGCGCGATCGCCGAGATTGAGCCAGACAGCCAGGAGCCGTGGATCGCCCGCTTCCGCGCCGCCTCGGTGACCGCGAGCCACCTCGGTGACACCATTCAGGATTTCATCCCCTTTGAGGAAGGCGTCCCCGCCGACTCCGAATTGCCCTTCAACTCCGAGGGACTGCTGGGCATGATCGAGCAGGAGTTGCCCGACGACGATCGCGATCGCCTCGACGGGGACTACCTCAAGCCCCTGCTCAAGCACATCACCGCGGAGATGACGGAAAACATGCCCGACATCTGCACCGAGGGCTGGACCGAGGTCGACCTGCCGAAGTGGGTGCGCGACCTCGCGGACGACATCAACAGCGTGCTCGCGGTCTTCCGCGTCGGGGCCTGGTGGTGCGACGACGAGGTGCCAATCATCCCCGCCAACTGGCGGGAGTTGGTCAGCCACGCAAGGCCGATCGCCGACCATCTGTTCTGCCCCGGCTGCGGGATGCGCCACGTCGACACCGGAGAATGGGCCTGCATACCGCACAAAACCCACCGCTGCGTGGACTACACCTACTTCGACAAGGATCAGAGCAGCCCGCACAGCCCGCACCACGTCAAGGGCTGCGGCCACGAATGGCGGCCGCACGAATTCCACACCGTCGGCCTCCCCGCCAATCTCTCCCTGCCCGCAGGGCCCAATGGCGAGAACCCCTGGGTGACCAATGCCTGACCACAAGATGACCCTGGAGGTTACAGGCAACTCCCGCGAGGCCTGCATCGCCCTTATCGCCAGTTGGGCCCAGATCTCAGCCTGCGGGAAGGATCCGATGAAGGTCAAAAACGTCAAGGGCAAGGTTACGCTCGCCGTCGACAAGGCGGTCTCGCCGTGAGGGAGTTTCATACTTGGGCGATCGCCCCTGGTGTCGGCGGTCAGTTCTGGGTTCTGCCTGGGTTCTCTCGCTCCAAGCGGAAGAACGTCACCACCTGGACGCTTGGCTGGCTCTACTTCTCACTGGCCCTCGTCAAGCTCCACAAGCCACCCACCATCTAAGAGGACCCCATGGACGCCATCAACCAGACCGCCACCTTCAACCGCATCCGGTTTATTGTCACAGAGCGACTCGGTGTCCATGAGGACGTCGTGACCCGCGAGGCCAAGTTCGACGAAGATCTCGGGGCGGACTCATTGGATCAAGTGGAACTGGTGATGGCGATCGAAGACGAATTCGACATTGAGATGTCCGATGATGAAGCCGAGAAGATCAACAGCGTCGACGACGTCATCGCCTGTGTCGAGAAGCTGACCAATTAACCCGAGGAGGATTCTGTCAATGAGAATCGACAACGACGCCAAGTACAACAGGGCTACACCTGGAGTTGCGGCCCTGTGGTCGAGCCAGGCGGGCGGCTGTACGCGTTCAAAAAGCGGAACCATCCTCGCGTTCATCCCCAGCCACGCCAGCGCCCAGGAGGCGATCGCCAAACACGCGGGCAAACCCGTCTACGACCCCCATGGCGAGCACGCCAGATCGGCATGCGTGCCCGCGAGTAAGATCAAGGGACTGCTGCGGTCAGCCACGCCGCGCTACCTCGTGGCGGTCCCGCGCCTGCGCAAGGGCACAGGCGAGCCCACCGAACACATCGACTACTACCTGCCGCTCGCGAGCGTCATCAATCGGAGGCTTGGATTGAAATGAATACCCAGCACAACTGGAACCCCGAATATCAGCAGTCAAACCAGGTCCCTGTCAGCTGCTTCGCCTGGAACAAGGGCCGCACCGGCGTCGTTCCCGTCACGGGCGTGAAGCCCTGGCGCGGCATGCTCGGCAGCGGAACACAGTGGGTCAGGGCCGAGACCGGCCGCGGCAACGAGATTCACGTCGCCGAGTGCTTCTCGACGTTCGAGCGCGCCAAGAGCGAGCTGCTGCTGCATCTGGCCGGCCGGCGCGACGCTCTCGTGCGCCAGACGCAGGCGACCCAACGGAAGATCGACAAACTCAAGAACGCGGAGCCCAAGGCCTGATGCTGTTCATGAGTGAAAGCCAGGGCGGTATGGAAGGCGAGATCGAGGCCGTGAATCGCCGGGTGTTGCAGGCGGCCAGTATCCCCGCCGAGATACTGATCAACGAGGGCGGGGCCGTGTTCTCCAGCGCCGCCACCCTTGAATACCAGCGGCGAGCAGTCTTCGGTCGCTTCGCATGAAGCGCCGGCGCATCGCGCTCGGCGTCCCCCAGGCCACGATGGACGCGATCGACGGCTGCCGGGATCAACAGGTTGCAGCCAAGGCCGCATTCGACGAACCCAACAACCGGATCTCCCGCCTCTGGGCCGAGCGCGCGAACGAGCTTAGCCTTGAGCAGGTCCTCACCCCCAAGGAGCCACCCATGTCCATTAAAGCCGGCCCGTCCGAGGAGCCGACCCAGGCGTTCAAGCCCCAGCAGCCCCAGGACGGCCTCAATCACGGCCCCCTCTCGCACGGCATCCCCGTCCCCTTAATGGTCCACATGTTTCGCTTCCTGGCTCACCACGGCCAGGAGACCATCACCCAGCAGCAGCAGAACCAGATGATTGCGGGCCTGTGCTACTTCGACTGGAACGGCTACGTCGAGCCCGACGCCCACTTCCTGCTCGATGGAGACAGCTAGGTGAGCATCGGACTCGCCCCCGACGGCAAGACGCTGCTGTGGTACGCCGGCGACTGGGCCCACACCTGGGATGGCTACCACTTCAATCTCCTCATGATCGATCCCAAAAGCGGGAGCGTCACGCTAGATAAGCCGCCGGCCAAAGATCGGTCGATCACCATCAGCTACGACGTGTTCTGCCCGGCCGACGTACCCATCCGAACTGGCCTCAAGCGCGGTGACATCCCGATCGCCGACAGTGTCGCGGTCCACACGCTGCGTGCTATGTCCAACCTGCTTCACAACGCCATTGACCTTTGGGTGAAACGCAGTCTGATCAATTGGTCCGAGGAGGGCCGCTGCCATGCCAACCACGTCACTCGCCAGCTCTGCGCCCTCAAGCTCGCCTACCTGGGTCGAAGCGATCCCCAAGCGCTCATTCGGTCCTGGGGAGGTCCTCGTGCAGACCGGCTACGCGAGCGCTAGCCACTGCGACGCCAGCGGCAAGACGCTTGGTGTCTATCTCAAGCGTGCTAATAGCCTGCCGAAACCCAAGACCAACGGCTTTCGCAGTATGCTGAACAATCTCTCATACGACCAGGCGAAGGCACACTGGCTCGGCGTTCACGATGCCGTCAAGAACCCCCACAGCTACTTCTACGCGAACGGAAAAACCACCGACGCCCCCAAGCCTTACCCCACGCTTTTGGCCTACGCCGAGGCCCACATTCGCTACCTCGACACCCAACGGGCCGTCACCCTGCACACCCAGGCGATGATGAATCGCCTCAAAGACTTCGCAGGCAAGGAGAAGCTGCGCGACCTTGTGCCGGCTCTGCCTGTCGGCGTAAGCCTCGCAGTCACCAGGGTCGGCGTCGGCCACCTTACGGTCGACACGAATGTAAGGTGGGTCGGCGACGCCCGCAAGCGCCAGCTCAAGGCCGGCGACGCCCTCTGTAAGCCTCACCTCGCACAAGTCCTCAGCTATGAGGACCCGGCGAGCTACCTCTGCTATCACTGTCTCGGTGTGGCCCAGCAGTTCCCGCTCAAGCATGGGCTCGCGATATGATCACGCCCATGGTGCTGGGGACGCGCATCGCCGAAGACTCAATCCCACTGAATCGCTTGAAGCTGGATCAGTTCGGCCCGGTTCCGCTCGGCGAGGGTGACGACAAGACGTCCGTATTCGCGCTCCCGCCTGAGTTCACCCCCCTGATGGTCTTCGCCAATGGCCTGATCCTGCGCAAGGACGTGGACTGGAAGGATCTCGGCCATGCCGTGTCCTTCACGACGCCGCCGATGACGGGCGAGACGCTGCTCGCCCAGGGCGCGAAGATCGGCCAACCGGCCGCCAAGGGTGCGTCGATCACGCAGGCGATCGCCCAGAGTGTGCCCGACCTGACCGAGAGCTTCCGCGCCGAGCCCCCGCCCGCCTGGGCAGGCCTCACGGTGATGGTGATATGACGCCCGCCGATCTCCTCCGGATGGCGGTGGTCGCGAGCGTGAAGGCCCACGGCTACGTGCAGCTCGTCGCGACGGGCCGCTCGAAGCGGGTGCGGGCCCGCGACCTGATGCACGCCGAGGTGATGAAAGGTCTGCATGGGCGCGTCATCAACGAGATCAAGCGGCCAGAAGGCTGGTCAGTCGTCTATGATGTACGGGTCGACGCGATCGCCAAGTGGTGCAAGGCCCAGATGCCGGCCATCGAGTACGACGCAGCCTGTTCCGAAGGCTTCTGGGACGTCGTGCGCGAGGCGGGCATGGCGGAGCTGGTCGCCGACATCCACACCGCACAGAGCGGGCCGACCTGTCATGCCAAGCTCACCCTGGCCGGCAAGCGTGCCGTCATCAATGGGTTCAGCCCCTACGCCATGAACCATGCCGTCGGTGCCGCGCTGATCAAGGCCGCCACCGACCACATGCAGGAGGTACCCTGGTGCCTGGTCATGGCGCAAGCTTTCGCGGATTCAGAAGCCCCTCAGCCTCAAGGAGCGCCCCGTTGATGACCCCGAATCGCGAACGCCCCGTCACGTCCGCTCAGATCAAGGCCGCGGAAGACTTGATGAATGACCTGCAAGGGATGGACCGGCTGTTCCCTCCCAAAAGCCCGCGCCCGCCCGCGAGCTTCACCACCCCCGACCTGACCGAGGAGATGACTTGTGGCTGAATTCAGCTGGACCGACGCCCAGGACGACCAGGTCGAGAAGGTCACCATCAATATGCATCTCGACATGCCCGTCACCCGCATCTCCCAGCGCTTCGTGGTTGGACCTGGGCCCAGCGATCGCCCCGCCGACAGCTTCGCCGCCCCCGACATGACCGAGACGTTCCTGTAATGCTCGGGGACAATGGTCGCCCTGAGACCGTATGGGTAACGGAGAACCCCTTGAACCCCGACAGGCTCCAGATCGACGACAGCACCGGATACTACCCAGCCGGCACAAACGTCGTCGAGGCCGTTCAAGACCTCTCGGTACGCATGGCCGCGGTCGAGCCGCCGCGGCGGCCGCACGTTCGCCATCTCGTTGCCGCCTATCCGGATCTCGCCGATGACTGACTTCATGCGCCAACTCATGGGCAGGCAGGGCCCGAACAAGACCGTCCTCAATCCTGCGGAGATGGCGGTGGTCAACCCACCAGTGATCAAGGTCGAGCCCGCTACGATCCTCTTCACTACCGGACACAGGCCTGATGTCCTCAATGACTTCACCGAAGCCGAGATAAACAACTGGGCCCAGGACCCGCTCTACGTCATACTCGCGGACACCCCCAGCGATCGCCCCGCCGAGAGCTTTGACCAGCCCGATCTTACGGAGGAGTTTCAGTGAAAGGTGATGCGTTTTTCGTCGGCTCTGACGATGGTCCGACCAATGTTTCGGTAGACGTAACGTTGCCTTTCTCCCCCGTAGATGGGATACTTGAATCCCCCCGTTGGTCGGACCAACAATCCACAGCGGCGCGAATGGAAGACGAGATGCGGCGGCTCTTTGCGGGAACGCTGGATCGCCAAACCGAGCGTCGAGTCCTGCGGGTCCTGGGTAGCCGCTAGGCGGCCCGACTAATCTTCGTAAGGTGGTGTGGATGTCGGTCAACCGCTACTTCGCTCACCTGGCTCAGAAGACCGCCAACTACCCCTTCGCCATCGTCGCGTTCACGCTCACGACCATGCCCAAGGGTGGCGTGATGGTGATGATCGCCGATGACCTCGGGCGCAGCGGCAGCGCGGGCAGCGTCTCACCAGAGAACGCGATCGAGCTGGCGTTCAGTCGCATGTGCTCCAGTAAGCGCGCTTTTGAGAAGGGCCAATCCTGATGGCAAGACGATCCGTCGCCAGTAAGCCGAAAGCGCCGGCGGAGAAGAAGGAGAAGAAGGGCTCTCTTGTTCCCTTCCCCATCTGGGACATCCCGGCGGCGATCGAGACCGAAGAGGATCGCGACATCGAGTCGTTCTCCGAGGACGCGCTCAGGGCCATGACCAAGGACAACTTCAACCAGGAATGGGCGCTCTGGGTCGGTGACGGCGTCACCACGGGCCAGAAGGCCATGATCGCAAACCTGTACATGCAGGACACCGAATGCGCCGTCGTCGGGCCCATGTTCGAGGACGCTTGCCGCCGCTTCGACGTGCTCGTCAAGATCGGCCAGGAGCGAGGAAAAAAGCTGTGAACATCGTTCAGTCCACCCAGGCCTACGTCAACGAGCTGATCGAGCAGAACAAGGCGGTCGCGACCACGAGCGCCTACAGCGGGGACCTCGCCGACTTCACTCAGTACCTCGCAGAGCACTGCCCGGACGCACGGGATCTCGGCGACCTCTCCAGCCAGATTCTGGCGGCTTACATGACCCACACCCGCCGCCGGGCCAGGCCGAACACCGCCACACGCAAGGGGGCCGCCCTGCGCGGCTTCCTGCGCCACCACATCGAGCGGGGCCAACTGGACACGGCGCTGCTGCATGACGTGGAGTGGCCGAGTCCAGACGGCAAGGACAGCGCCTTCTACCCCCCTGATGCGATCACCGAGGCCTGCGCGCGCTACCACCTCGGCACCTCGCGGCGCTTCATCATGGAGTTGTTCCGGCTGGGCATACGGCCCGGTGAAATTCAGGCCATGCGCTTCAACGCCGCCGGCGACGGCGAGAGCCTCTTTCGGTCCGGCTCCTTGCTGTTCGTCAGTGCGGAGCGCGACGACCTCCTGGTGCTGGACGCGATCGCCCAAGAGGCCTATGTAGCCTACGCCCAGGTGCGCGCCGTCCCGAAGTCGGCCTCGCGCAAGGACCTCATGTTCTACGGTATGAAGGGCGGCATGATCAGCCGGCATGTCGTCTGGCTGATCGTACGCAACGCCGCGGGCGCACAGACGCCCCAGTTGACCCCCCAGGTGATGCGCGCGAGCCGCATCATCGAACTCCTCGAAGCCAATCAGGACCCCCACGACATCAAGCAGCAGCTGGGCTTTGCGGACGTCAGTTCCGTGCTCACCTACCAGTCCATGCTGCGCAAGCAACGCAAGGAGCTACAAGCCTCATGAGTGAATCTACCCCCGACATCCCCGTCGTTGTGACCAACGGCCACTTCACCAGCCCGCTCATGGTGGTCCAGGCGGCGATCGCCGGCATCCCCGAGTTGGTGCAGCGCCACACGAACCAGGGAGAGAACCTCAAACACCTCACCCGCCAGGACCTCACGGCGCTGATTAAGCAGCTCGCGGCCGGTTCCGAAGAGGCTGGTCGCTACCTCGCTGGCGCGCTCGACACGATACGCAACTACGAACTCAGCTACGGCCAACTCGCCAAGGAGAACCAGCTCCTGCGCGCCGAGCTATCGGGCAGCGCCATCCTCAAGCCCGTGCTGCGCAAGCTCCACTATGAATGCCTGCTCAACGGCCTCTACAACGGAGCACTCCTCCCACTTGACCGCCAGGAAATGGTCGAAGAAGCACTCAATGGCCGCAGCTGCGATGGCTACAACGCTTTCCTCGACAACTTCCTGGCCTACGGCACCGGCGGAGCCACGCCCATTGAGGCGCAGTATATCGACCAGATCCGCACCCAAGAGGAGCGCGCGGAGTCTGCCGAGCAGCGCGTCTGCGAGCTACTGGCCGAGAGCGAACAGCTAACCAAGGCGATCGAGACGCTCAAGGCCAGCACGGAGCTGGTGCGCGCTGAGGCCCTCGCGAGTACCGGTGAACTTGCAATCGCCCGCAGCCGCGAGGCCGCCGCCGTGTCCGAGGCCGGCATGGCGAAGGATGCCTTGTCGTATCGCGACGCCCTGATCGCCGACGCGCTGCGGGGAGAGCCCGAGACTGAACAGGCCGGCACCAACTTCGAGCGAATCATGCGCTGCCTCTCGCGCTACCGGGTGCTCTACGCCAAGGTGCGCGAGCGCCTGTTCACGAGCAGCGAGGATCTCCGGCAGGTCGTGGGCGTTGAACAGGCTCACCGCCAGGGTGCGGAGGCCGCCGTGGCAGGCCTGACCCAGGAGGCCAATCCCTACACCGGGCCGCAGGCCAGCGCCCGGGCCATGGTCGCCTGGAGCCAGGGCTTCGTCAATCAACGCCAGCTGGAGCAGGCGATCGCCCTCAGCTCGTCCACCGCGCTGATCATGCAGTATCTGGGTGTGCTTGACCCATTGATGCTACCGGACGCGATCGAGGCCCATTTCGCCCAGGTGCCGGCATGACCGACAACGACATCCTGCTGCAAGGCGGCATTGAGCAGTCAGCCTATGTCGACATACTTGAGCTCGACCTCATGAGCGCCCACGGCCTGGTCGACCTGCTCGCCGCCCAGGTGGTCGCCCTCGGCGGCACGCCCCGCATGTCGCTAACCCAGGATGAACGTCACCCTGGCAGGGCCGTGGCCGAGGAGGTCGCGGAGTTGCGCACCCAGTTCGCGGGCCTCGTGAATGCCGTCAGCACCTTCTCGATCTACGGGCTCGTGCCCGCTGGCGTACCCAGCTGGGAGGCCGTCGTGCGCCAGACGGAGTTGAGCCGCGGCTACCTGACGGAGGCCAACGTCGGCTGGGCAACGCTGGAGAAGCGCAATCTCGTGAACACCGTGGCCGCCGCCCAACGTGCGCTGATCATGCGCCTGCGTGCGGCGATCGCCAAGGCCGAGGAGAGCTTCCGCGGCAACGATCCCGGCGATCTGCTCGCCACCCTAGAGCAGACCACCAGCTGGATCGACTGCGTCTCAGCGATGCCCGGCATCCAGCTGATCGACCACTACGCGCGAACGGACGACTACATCGGCCACTTGATCAAGGTGCTCGATCGCCTGTTCAGCCCCGCTGGCGTGGACATTCAACCCGACGACGCGAGCAGGCTAATGGAGTTGCTCAAGTTGCCGATCGCCGACGAGTGGCGCGGCCTGGGCATCAGCAGCGAAAAGCCGGTAGACCCGCTCAAAGAGCGCCATTCGATCGACCTCGGCGACGGCTATATCATAACCTTAAGGGGCCAACACGAGGCCAAAGGCTGGGTTGTGCTCCGCGACGGCTACGTACTGAACCACGATGAACAGTGGGAGCGCGAACACAACCCGTCGAGAGAGCCGGCTGGCTTCCAGACACGCACGCGCTGGGAGACCCTCGACGACGCATACGCGGCCGCTGATGCCGTGATACAGAAAGGCAACGCATGCTGAGCAAGAACGGCATCACCGTACTGGAGAAGCGCTACCTTGAAAAGGATGCCCAAGGCAACCTGATCGAACTGCCCATCGAGATGATGCGGCGCGTCGCGCGCACACTGGCAGCCGTCGAACTGCAACATGGCCAGACGCCCGAGCAGACGGCGCTCGTCGAGGAGGCGTTCTTCCAACTCCTCTGGGACGGCGACTTCCTGCCGAACTCACCCACGCTGGCGAACGCCGGCACCCGCACGGGCCAGCTCTCGGCCTGCTTCGTCCTGCCTGTACCCGACGACCTCGCGGGCATCTTTGAAACCATCAAGAACGCCGCCCTGATCCACCAGACCGGCGGCGGCACCGGCTTCGCCTTCTCGCGCCTGCGGCCGGCCAAGGATATGGTCCAGTCCACCAAGGGCGAGAGCTCGGGTCCGATCTCGTTCATGGACGTGTTCAACGCGGCCACCGAGAGCATCAAGCAGGGCGGCATGCGCCGTGGCGCGAACATGGGCATCCTCCGCGTCAATCATCCGGACATCCTGAGCTTCATCAGCCACAAGGAAGACCTCTCCAAACTCACGAACTTCAACATCTCCGTGGCGATCACCGACAGGTTTATGGACGCCGTCGTTCATGATAACAACTACGACCTGATCAACCCGCGCACAGGCCAGGATACCGACAGAATCCGCGCGCGGCCCGTCTTCAAGGAGATCGTCAAGCGCGCCTGGACCACGGGTGAGCCGGGCATCGTGTTCATCGACCGCATGAACGAGTATTGCCCCGTGCCCTGGTTGGGCAAGTATGAGGCCACCAATCCTTGTGGCGAACAGCCCCTAATCCCCTATGAATCCTGCAATCTCGGCTCGATCAACCTGGAGCAGTTCGTCATGGACATGCCGCAGGGCGGCCCCGACTGCACATTCTTCGACTGGGAGCGTCTGCGCGGCGTCGTTCACACCTCGGCGCACATGCTCGACAACGTGATCAGCGCGAACAAGTACCCGATCCCTGAGATCGCCGAGGTCTCGAACGCCACCCGCAAGACGGGCCTCGGCGTAATGGGCTTCGCCCGGGCGCTGTTCAAGCTCCAGATCCCCTACGGTAGCCCCGAGGGCCTGGCCTTCGCCGAAGAGGTCATGAGCTTCATCGACTACGAATCGAAGGTCAAGAGCCTGGAGTTAGGCAAGGCCCGTGGCGTCTTCCCCGCGCGCATCGGCCACGAAGCCGAGTCCAACGCCATCTTCCGCAAGATGCTGATGGAGCGTCACGCGCGCCCCGGCAAGCACAAGGATTGCCGCTACGACTGGCTCGCCGACGAAGTCGACATCCACGGCCTGCGCAACTCCAACACCACGACCTGCGCGCCCACGGGCACCCTCTCCATGATCGCCGATACCTCGGGCGGCTGCGAGCCCGTCTTCGCGCTGGCCTTCAAGCGCTTCCAGGCCGATACCCACATGTTCGACGCCGATCGCGTGTTCGCAGACGCGCTCCGGGCCAAGGGCTTCGACGACGCACGCATCGCCTATGTCTTCGAAGCGCTGGACACTCACTACCACGGCTCGCTCAACGAGTTGGTGGCGGACAACCCCTTTGATAGGGCCCTGTTCTTCACGACGGGCGAGATGAAGATCCTCTTCAACCTCGCGCGCATCTTCGTCACCACCCACGACATCAGCCCGGCCCAGCACGTTCACACCCAGGCCGCCTTCCAGCGCTTCAACGACTCGGCCATCTCCAAGACGATCAACTTCCCTGAGAGCGCGACCGAGGCGGACGTCGAGGAAGCCTACCACCTGGCCTACGAGACGGGCTGCAAGGGCATCACCGTGTACCGCAACAACTCCCGCGAGGCACAGCCGCTCTCGCTCACCCAGGTGACCGCCCCCGCGGCGATCGCCCCGCCGCCCCAACTCGCCGAACTCCAGGCGCGTCTCGATAGCCTGATGGCAGAGATGCGGGCGGGCAAACGGATCAGGCCCGAGGTCCTGACGGGCTTCACCATGACCAAGCAGGTCGGCGAGGGCAAGCTCTACACCACCCTCAACTACGACGAGGAGGGCTTGCGCGAGGTCGTGACGAACATCGGGCGCTCCGGCGGCACACTGAACTCGTTCGGCGAGGCCATCGGCAAGCTGATCAGCCTGGCACTCCAGCACCGCGTGCCCGTCGAGGACATTTCGCATGCCCTGGTGGGCATCCGCGGGGCCGACCCCTCGGGGTTCGGCGACAACCAGGTGCTCTCGGTGCCAGATGCGATCGGCAAGGCGATCCGGCGTGCGCCGCTCACCTGGTCCGGTGGTCCGATCGATCTCGCGCCCCGCGAGGCCGTGACCTTCGCCCTGGGCCTCGCGCTGCCGCTTCCGCTGCCGCCAGCACCGAACGCCCAGCACGCCGCCAACCTGCACGCCCTCGATCAGGGCGAAACCCCCGAATGCCCCGACTGCGGCAGCCGTCTCGACCACGGCGAGGGCTGTGCCAAGTGCATCAACCCGACCTGCGGCTACTCGCGCTGCAAGTAAAGGTTTACCGCCTGCTTGCTTTAGGGTAAACTCAACTCATTGAAACCACCAGGACCGGGAGGCGCAAGAGATTGCACTTCCCGGTCCGACCAACAAGCCAGAGATGGCGGGAGGCACGATGGTGCGCGCTCGCACAATCATGTGGCCGGGCAAGACGCGCTCTCCTGAGCGCTACCGGCTATCGACTCACCTGTGCCGCTGCGGCGGACGGCTACTCTCGTGGCTGGGCGGCGAGGGCATGTTCTTTTGTCCAGAGTGCGGCAAGAGCGACGAGTTGACCAAGCTCTGCTGGTGCGGCTACAGCTCGGGCGACAACGGCTACCGCTGTGTCGACATGAACGCGATGTATGCGCCAACGGTACCCGAGGCGGCCAAGGCGATCCTGCGGCCAGCCTTCGGCAGCTGCGGGTGCGACTGGAACGACGGCCTCAAGGGCTCGCGGATCGGCATCGTACTCCGGCGCGACTTTGAGCGGGCCATGGCCGCGGGGTTTCCGATACCCGACGACACACAGGGGCGCGTTACATGGGTGGTTGAGCCGCATATGTGCCGCCACTGCCAAGGGCGCGTCCTCCGGAGCGTCGCGGGTGCAGGGATGACCGGTGGCGGCAATCCACTCTACAGCTGTTCGCGTTGCGGCAAAGGCGGGGCCTCGATGGGGTGCTCGATCTGCTGGTGTAGCCACGAATGGTACGCGAGCCCAGGCCACAGCGCCTTCGCCTGTATTCCATACTCGGCGATCGCCACCTACCCCGAGCTCGTCCAGGCGTTGGCGATGAACGGCGTCACGGTCAACCTCCTGGAAAACGGCCAGGTCAAGCCCGGCGATCAGGATCGGATCGGCGTCGTCGCCTACGCCGTCTGGAAGCACCTCCAACACCTGGCCGCCTCCGGCGGCATTGCCCCGGCACTGTCCCCCAGAACAGGAGACCAAACCCCATGATGCACACCCGTAAAGGTGACGCGATCTTCCGGTGGACGCCCGCGATCATCGCCGACCTGTGCGACCTCAGGACCAGGCATACCTGGGCTGAGACAATCGCCCTCTTCAACCAGCGCTATGACGCCACCTTCGGCCAGTCGGCGCTGCAAAAGTATGTACCAGTCACTCCCTATGAGGACGTCTGGGCGAAGCGCCCCGCCGCGCTGGAGTTGCTACACACCTTCCTCGGCAAGTATCCGCCCCATAAGATTGCCCGCTACATCAACACGCGACTCGGCACCAAGTTTACCGGCGGCCAGGTGGCCTGGAAGATCCGCAAGGATCGACTCAACCCCCTAGAGGCCCAGGGAGACCCAAATATCACCATGGTCGCACGGGAACTGGGCATCTCACCCAATAGCATCCGCGTCCAACTCGCGAAGCTCAACATGCCAGCCTATGGCGAGGGGGCGTTCGCCTTCGTCACGCAGGAAGCCCTGGCAATCCTCAAAACGATCTACCCCCAGCACACCAGCGCATGGGTCGGTTGTGCCGAAGCCGCGAAGAAGCTCGACAGGCCGCGCGCCTATGTACTCACTGCCCTCCAGAAGGGCCAGATGAAGGGCTGGAAGTTCGGCCACAACTGGCGCATAGATGCCCGTTCACTGGACGAGTTCGGCTACGCTGATCGCAAGAAGCGCCGCCAGGAGCAAGAGGCCGCAAGGCTGGACCGACCAATTCCGGCCCACATTCAGGCCGTACGCATGATGGCGCTGTCCATCGCCGCGAGCGGATCCTGAGGGTTCCGTAGGGCTCGCTTTTCTGCTAAACTGGGCTTCCCGAGGAGAGTTACGTGACCATCGTCCCCATGCACGGTCCGACCAACCGGCCGATGCCGATCATCTCACTGTTCTCGGGGGCCGGGGGCCTGGATATCGGGCTGGAGTCCGCGGGGTTCGACGTGCGCGTTGCGGTCGAACTCGACGGGCACGCCGTCGACACGCTGCGCCACAACCGCCAGGGGATCCCCGTGCTCAAGGGCGATATCTGCGCCATTCCCACCGAGGTCATCCTTGAGGCGGCAGGACTGGTTTCCGGTCAGGCCCGCCTCGTGGTGGGCGGGCCACCTTGCCAGGGGTTCTCTACCGCTGGCAAGCGCGAGGCGGACGATCCGCGCAACAAGCTGTTCTGGCAGTTTGTACGGGTCGTCGACGAGGCCAAGCCGTGGGGTTTCGTCATGGAGAACGTCAAGGGGCTACTCACGATGAAGACCGACGACGACCAGACTCTGGTCAAGGACGTGATCCTCCAGGCTTTCAGGGACATCGGCTACAGCGTCGAGTACCGCATGATCAACATGGCCGACTACGGCGTTCCCCAGAAGCGCATCCGCGTGATCTTCTTCGGCCGACGCGACGAGAGCTTCTTCCCCTGGCCGAAGCCGACGCATGCGGACACTCCCACTCCGGGCTTCTTCGGTACGCTGCGCAGATGGGTCACGGTCCGTCAGGCCATCAGCGATCTGCCGGCCCCTTACGGTCCCGCGTTCGCCCCCGCCGCCAACCATGAGCCAGCTCCTCCGCCGCCACCATGTGCGGCGATCGCCGACAGCTCCTGGGCTCAGAAACACCCACCGATGGAACTCGACCAGGTCGCGCGTACGATCATCGCCAAGCAGGAGTCCGGCACCAACAACCTGATCCCCGTCGAGAACCATGAGGCCGCGCCCCCGCCGGTACCCTCCGCGCTCACCGGCGAGAGCGACTGGTCGATGAAGGCTCCGATGGCGCTCGACGAGCCCGCGTCGTGCATCATCGCCCACCAGCGCTCGGGGAACGTGAACCTGCTACCGGTCGAGAACCACGTGAATCACCCGCTCACGCCCGGTGAGATCAGGCACATCGAGCACGCCGCCGATCGCGGGGCCGGCCCCAACGGCCTGCACGCCTGGGACAAGCCTGCCAACACCGTACGAGCCCACCACCAGCAGGCCATCCCCGCCAACCACGAGGCCAGCGTCTACACGGGCACGCATGAAGAGGCCATCCTCGCAGGGCACGTCGGTCAGGGCATGAAGCTGCTCGATCCCGATGCGCCAGGCCGCACGATCAACACCTCGGGTAACGTCGACTTCATCATGGGTGACGTCCCCAACCACGAGCCGGCCTCGCCGCCTAGGCCCAGCGCCCTCGCGGGTAAGCTGAGTAATCCGGCCATGAGCTGGGACGCACCAGCGAAGACCATCATCGCCGAGCAGGACTGCGGCAATGCCAACCTGCTGCCCGTGCCCAACCACGAGGACAACGCGATCGCCATCGTGCCCGCTTCGGAGCGCGCGAAGGAGTTGATGGCCCGGCCCGGAAACCCCGCCGAGACCATCTTCAACGGCCGTGGTCGCGTCCAGGACATGGACCAGCCCGCGCAGACGATCGTCGCCTCGGGCGGGGCCAACCACACCCACATCGTACCAGCTCCGCCGCCACGCAGGCTGCGCCGGCTGACCGTGCGCGAAGCCGCGAGGCTCCAGAGTTTCCCCGACGACTGGGTCTTCCAGGGCCCCCGCTCGGCCCAATACAGGCAGGTCGGCAATGCGGTACCCCCGCTATTCGGCTGGCATCTGGGTAACCAGATCAGGATCGCGCTCGGCGAGCGCATCCTCCACCCCGTCCCCGAGTTCCTTCCCTTCGTCAAGCGCGCAGGACTCGCTGTAACCAAGGAGCTGCCCCATGCCCGCTAGTCACTACACCAACGCCCAGGGCGAGCTCGTGTTGCCGCTCCAGCGCCTGCCGGTCATGGCTGGTTCCAGCAGCCTGAACACCGACGCGATCGCCATCACGCCGGAGCTGGCTCGCGCCATCGTCGCACTCGCGGGCCTCGCCCCCAAGCTGAGCATTCCCACGGTGGTCATGAAAGGGGCCACTGCGCCCAAGACCATGCAGCCGGGCGACGTGGCCTCGGACGTCTTCGCCTACAGCCTCAAGTACCGCAATGGCGACGACGGCTATGAGTTTCTGCGCATGGGCAACGCCGACAGTATCGTCATTCCCGCAGGCGGCCGCAAGACTTTCGGCATCGGCATCAAGGTCGCGCTGCCACCCGGCTACAAGATCGTGGTCGAGAGTCGCTCGGGCCTCTCCTCAAACGAGGGCATCGAGGTCGGTGCGGGATTGATCGACAACAACTACCGCGAGCAGATCGGCGTGGTGCTCTACAACCACTCCGACAGGCCGTTCCGGGTCACCGGCGGTGATCGCATCGCCCAGATCTGTGTCGAGGCCTACGTCGAGGGCGACTGGACGCCCGTCGACGCACTGCCGCCGTCCAACCGGGTGGGTGGCTGGGGCACCTCTGGCGTGCGCTGAATGCCTCCCGGGGTCTGACCAATGTTTGGTCAGACCCCGCCTCTCGGGTGCAGGGCGCGGTACAATGTGAAACCAAGCGAACCTTAACCACTGGAGGACCCCATGAAATTCTTGCAGCGCCTCGCGCTCGCCCTCGCCCTCGCACTGATGCCGGCAGCGGCCGCCGAGGCCGCCGACAATGTCCAGGCCTACATTTACGCGCAGTGCCTGCCTGAGTACGGCAAGGCTCTGGCTCGCGAGAAGGCCGACTACTACGCACCCATCGTACGGCGCGCCGCCGCCAGGCATCGCCTGGACCCGATGGTCGCGGCCGCCCTCTTCTGGACGGAGTCCAACTACAACCCGCGCGCCGTCAGCGGGGCGGGCGCACTCGGCCTCGGTCAGGTCATGCCCTTCTGGTGGGACGCGCGCAAGGGTTTCCCGCGCTCACGCTGGCAGGATCCCGAGCTGAACGCCCACCTCTCCTGCCGCATCCTCGCCTTTGAATTGCGCCAGGTCGAAAAACGCTTCCTGCGCGCGACTGCGGACACCCGGCTGGAGATGGCCTTGGTTGCCTATAATATGGGTGGAAGCGCGGTCAGTCGCGGCATCTACCGCAGTGGATACAGTCGCACGATCATGCGCCACGCGAGGAGGAGCTATGTCCGAGCCCATACCCCCGGTGCCAGCAGTCGTGTGCCTGGGGTGCCGCCGCGTCGAGCGTGTCCGCCACCACATGAAACTGGCCTTCGACGCCCAGAATGAGCTTGCCGAACATCTGGGAACATGCTCGGCCTGCCATCGGGAAATTGATTGTTCTCTCTACGACAAGCTCGCCGTCGTCGAGGAGCATGCCCGGCAAAAGGCCCTCGCGCTCGACGCACAATCGCCTGGGGATGGCTATGTCGCCTCGGTTGGCAAACTTGAGGACGACGTAGACGTAATTCTATCATTCATTAAGCGTAACAATTTCGACACGCTTGATGACGAGGCAACCGCGCAGGCGATAGATCGCGCAGGTCTTCATTTGGCGTCGTTTGGGCGTCCTTGTCAAAGGCTTTGACAGTCCGTCCGCAATATTACTTCATCAAGCCTGGTGAGCCTAACTTAACATCGTTGATTAAACGTTACAGCCTAGCTACGGCCTGAACCTTGATTACAGCGTGCATCAGATGATACTGTGACACATCAGTTTCGTCGCACTGTCTGTGATGTTCGACACCCCTTTCCCTCTTTCTCCCCGGAGGTCCGATGAACCGCCTGAAAACGCTCGACTCCGCCCGAGATGTGATCGCTGATAACGAGGGGGGGACTGTCTTTAATGACAGCGACGCCGAGGCCATTGGGGTGCTGTTTGGTCGACAGGTAACCTACTATGGCGAGGCCGAGTTCCTACTCTTCGCCGACCTCATGGTCGCGGCAGCCACCCAGATTCGACAGGCTCTGCCCAGTGTGGATGCCACCATCGTGCAGATGTTCGCCCCGCGCCCCTAAGCCGTTGGAGGCTCCTTTGACCACTACCCCTTACGGCTTTCCCGACGCCACCAGCTACCGCCGGCCAGTCGATGAAAAGTGCGACATCCGCCGCACCTTCTACTTCTCCAAGCAGCAGCTCGTAGACTTCGGGCTCGTACAAATGCAGCTATCCCTTAAGATGCGCGAGGAGATCGACAAGAGCCAGCTGATGCAGCTCGCGCTCGACGTCCTGATCGAGGAGGTCAACGCGAACGGGGCCAGCGGCCTGTTTGGGCAGAGGCTGGCGACGCTCCTGCTCTCACGCTCGGTTGGTCGGACCAGAGGTCCAGCCAAGAACCATCCCGAGGAGGATGTATGACCGCGATCTATCTCGGCGAGAAGAAGACGGCCGTGTTCTTCGAACTCGACGGCGTGGTGCGCCGCCTCAAGGCCGACGTCGCCAGGGAGATTCACGCCAAGACCGGCCTGATTCCGCCCGCCCCTTTCGGGACGGGGATGCAGGAGTTGATCTGGCCGGTGGTCAACCACATTCGCGCACTCTGCGAGACCTACGGTTCTACCCCCGTGGGGATCGATATGGCCCCCTATATTTCCGACGGTGCGGCACTGAAAAGCCAGGGGCTCGACCCCGGTTTCGATATCGACGATTACAAGATCGTGGTGGCCGAAACCAAGCAGCTGCTCATGCTCGCGGGCCTGCCCGAGCCGAAGATCCTCAGCTGCCCGCACCGCGCCAAGGAGACCAAGACCTTCACCGTGTCCGGCAAGCAGGGGCAGTCGAGCTTTGAGCCGCAGTGCCACTGCCGCCTTCCGAACAATGCCCTGATCCTGCAAGCCTGCGTACAGCTGGGTCTCGGCCACGCCTACAAGGACGGCATCCTCGACGTCCACTCGACGGATCCTGGTAACTTGGAGCCGAGCATCTTTATCACCAAGACCGACGACGCCAGGCGCTGCGCGATCGATAAGTGCGGCATGAGCACGCTCCGGATGGAGGCGATCATGGACGGCACGGTCTATATCCGCGAGCACGTCACGTCGGATCACCTCAAGCTGGTCGAGAAGATCAAGGAGTTCAACCGGGCCAAGGGGCTGACGGGCGACATCTCGACGGGCACGCGCGAGATCTCCGCCGCCGTCTTCAATGACTTCCCGACCCTGCCGCCCGGCCTGGCCCGACCGACGGTCTCGCTGCGGAACGATCGCACATGACGCACGCGGCGATCGCCAAGGCCCTGAACTGCTCGATCAACCAGCTCGTCACCCAGATGGAGAAGTGTGGACCCTGTCAGGCCTGTCACTTCGACCGCACCTACACCTACGCCGACACGCAGCGGGGCGGCAGCCGGACCCGGCGCTGCAAGATCCTTTCCTCCCTCGGCTCATGCAAGCCCGCGCCACCCAAAGAGCTATCGGTCGAAAGCAGCGAGCAGAGCACCCTCTTCGGCACCACTGAAACCGTCGCCAGGGTTCGCTGCTCACGCTTCATCAAACGCGGCACGGTCACGCGCAAGCCCCGTGTTCGACGCACCAAGCACATCAAGGGTCAGCTGGATATGTTCGCCAGCTCCCAGGCCTTATAGGAGATCCCCCGTGACGATCGCGCCCCCCGCACCTCCCGAAAACACCTGGTTCCTCGACGCAAAGCGGCCGTCGATCGCCGCCGAGTGGTCAGGCAAGACCGTCGACCTCGGCTTGCGTAAGCCCTGCCGCTGCGGCAGCGGCAAGAAGTTCAAGGCCTGTTGCATGAGTCGCGAGGAACTCGGCAAGGGCTGGATCCTGCTCGACGCCGAGTCTCGCATGCCGCTCGGCTTCGACTTCTCCCATGTCTCCGACATCTACAAGGACGCCTTCGCGATCCTCGTGTTCGAGACCTATGAGAAGGCCGACAACTACGTGCGCACCCAGGACATGGTCCGCAACACCGCGGGCAAGCTCGCATGCGTGCGCATTCTCGTCGAGGGACTCGCAAGCCACATCGAGCAAACCTTCCCCGCCGACAGCCCCTTGCTGCTGGTGCTGCCCTTCGGCGTCAGTAACGACCCCGCCGGCGAGGTGATCAGGATCGATCCCGTCGGCGTGAGCGTCCGCGACCAGCTCGCCCAGGCAGGCCTGGTCGAGGGCCAGGACTTCGTGCTCGGCGTGCCGCCCGAGGCCGTGAGGTGATTGAGGTCGCCGTCAAGACGAACATGGGCGAGTTCTCGCGCTTCTTCAACGAGAGCGACCACACCCTCGCGTCGGCGGCTTCGGCCACCCGCGCCTACCTGCTCGAAGAGGGGTTCGCCGCAGTTGAGGTCTCGTCGCGCTCGCGTATGCCGCCCCTGGAGCACGAGACACGCCAGCGCGTGATCAACCTGGCCCGCCAGATGGTCGAGAAACAGCACTGCATCTTCCGGTCCGACCAACAGGTCTTTATCGCGCATCCGACGGGCTGTGACGCCTTCTATATTGAAGAGGTTGCCCGGCTCGGCACCTGGTTCCACGAACTAGTCGAGGAGTCAGAGGCCACGATCCAGCACGCCGGCCTGAGCGGCGTCGCGCTCTGGCCCGAAGGCCCCTGTGTTCGCTACCGCGGCATCCGCCGGCGCGCACCCGCGGGCCTGCGTGAACGCCTGCTCGCGACCGAGCCCATCATCGCCGCTCTGCTCGCTGGCGCGAGTCACCCCAGACAGGAGGCCCCCCTTGGCTAAACTCCGATCCGTCGTATGCGCGGGTTCCTCCGGCGGGGGCAAGACCACGCTCGCGCGAGAACTGCACGCCCGGCTGCCCGCCAACGGCGACCTCAATCTGCTCACCTGGTCGAGGCCGGGTGCCGCCGCACGGGCCATGGGCTATGAAAAGCCCAGCGCCGTGCCGCCCGAGCAGATGGGGGCTTTTCAGTGGTATGCCCTGTTCACCCAGATTCAGGCCGAGCAGAACCTCCAGCGCTTCATCGCCGATCGCGGCGTGCTCGACTTCCTCGCCTACGCCATGTACCAGGCCCCCTCGGTGAACGAGGACTACGCGAAGATCGCCCGTCGCGAGGCCGAGAAGTACGATCTGATCGTCGTGGTGCCGCCCAACTCCAAGGGCACCGAGGACAACGGTATCCGGCACCTCCATGGCGTTCAGGAGGTCCATCACCATCTGTGTGAAGCGATCGACCATTTCGGACTCTATGAACAGACGATCTTCATTGAGGCCGATGACCCCGTCTCGCGCGCCCACGAGGTGATCACGGAGCTGGCGCGCCGCAACTACCTCACCGCCGACGGGAAGGACTGGGCCTGATGGCGCACGCCACCGACAAGGCGGCGATGTTCTCGTCCAGCACCGATAACTGGTCGACGCCCGACGCGTTCTATGGCGCGCTCCATGAGGAGTTCGGCTTCGAGGTCGACGTCTGCGCCGACGACCTGAACCACAAATGCCCCGTCTACTTCACCCGCGAAACCAACGGCTTGATGAAGATCTGGCACAAGATCAAGCTGCTGTGCGGACGCCCCGCGAAGGTCTTTTATATGAATCCGCCGTATGGGGACGCCGAGCAGCCCTGCGTGAAGAACTGCAAGAAGAAGAAGTGCCTGGGTCGGCTCGCCATGCGCATCACCAACCTGCCGGGCGTCAAGAAGGCCTATGAGCTACTGGCGCAAGTACCTGGCCTCATGGCCGCCTACGAGGCCGCCTTCGGCGAGAGCGACCACCACAACGAGTTCTATGTGCCCGGCATCGCCGACTGGATGCGCAAGGCCTACGAGGAGAGCCTGCAAGGCTGCACGGTAGTTTGCCTCGTGCCCGCCCGCACCGATTCCTGCTGGTTTCACGATTGGGTCGACGGCAAGGCCGACGAGGTCCGCCTAATCAAGGGCCGACTGTTCTTCGGCGGTGCGCCGGACTCGGCCCCCTTCCCCAACGTGCTCGTCGTCTACCGGCCGCCGGTGCCGGTCGTGACCCGCTACTCGGCGATGAAACAGCCACCAAAGTCCCCCCGGCCGCCCAAGGCCCCCAAGGAGAAACAGGTTGTCCAAGACCCTCTATGAAGCCTACCGGGTCGCCCGTAAGCCCCAGGAAGCCTATCACCTCTTCCATGAGGTTCCTGGGCGCGACACCCTGCTCACACCCGAGGAGGTCGCGGTCGCGCTCGCCAAGACCTCGCGATCGCCGCTGCCCTTCCGCCAGAACGCGGGCCTGCTAACCAAGGAGAAGGCCTCGACCTTCCACGACAAGTACGTGCTGGGGTACGGGCACGCCTCGGTCGCGGAGCTGGCGACCGGTCACGCCTGCGTCGAGAACATTTCCATGCTCTGTGCCAAGGCGCTTGAAGACGGCCGGCTCGGCTCCTACGTTGAGGCCTCGACCCGCTACCAGCCCTGGGGGCCCACGAGCTTCATCGTGCCAGACGAACTGGACGACACGCTCCATGGCCTGCGCGAGGCCTACATTGACCACTGCATGGGCCTGTTTGCGCTCTACCAGGAGACCCTGGACGACCTGATGGCGGCCTTCGCTGGCGAAGCTACGCGATCGCCCGACATGAGCGAGGCACTCTATGCGGCGAACCTGCGCGCCAAGGCCCTCGATGTCGCTCGCGGCATCTTGCCGGCCTCGGCGACGACGATGGTCGGCTACGTCGCCAACGCGCGCACCGTCGAGCACAGCGTGAGTAAGCTGCTCAGCCACGACCTTGCTGAGGCCCGCGCGCTCGGCTTGGGTCTCAAGACCACTTTTCAGTCACAGCTGCCGACGCTAGTGAAGTACGTCGCACCCAAGACCTACCCGGTGGCCTACCGCGAGACCATGGCTGCGATCGCCGCCTCCGTGATCGCGTTTGAACGCCAGGTCCAGCACGCCGACAGCCCTGCTGTCGAGCTGCTCGGGGCCTGGCCGCCGGAGCAGCGCATCGTCGCTCAGGCGCTCTACCCCTACGTCAATGTCGACCACAATCGCCTCCTGTTCGCAATTGCCCGCCTGAATGAGACGCAATTCTCGGCGATCTGGAACGCCATCTTTGAGAGCCGTGGCGAGCGCGACGGCGCACCGCGTGCGCTGGAACTCTACCCCCACACCTTCGACCTCACGCTGGACTTCGGTACCTGGCGAGACCTCCAGCGTCACCGCATGTGCCTACACGTCGAGCAGCCGCTCGACCCCTACCTCGGCTTCCATCTACCGGAAGCCGCTGGCCGCTACGATCTGACCGAGCGCTGGGCGAACGCCATGCTCGGGGTCCAGGCGCTCTATGAGAACATCGAGGCCCAGTGCGGCCGGCTCGTGGCGCAGTACTGCGTGCCCATGTGCTACAACAAGCGCGCCATCCTCGCCTGCAACCTCCGTGAGCTCTACAGCCTCGTGGAGTTGCGGACGAAGCCCGGCGGGCATCTGAACTACCGCATCGCCGCCACGCTTATGGCCCAGGCCGTGGGCGAGCGGTGGCCCCGTCTCGTCGAGCGGATGCGCGTGTGTCCGATCGACGATGCCGATGCTATGAAGCGCATCAAGGAGATCAAATAGATGGCCCCATTCATTCATCCTGCTCGCCTGTACGGCCCACACGCCATCGTGTCGCCGACGCGTTTCACGGACGGAACCTACTCCCCGCAGCGCGTAATGCGCGTGAAAGGTTGGCCTCACCCCAGCGACACTTTAAAGGAGGTCAGGTAGATGTCCCTCACCGATCCCGCGTCCTTCCAACGAGCAGATAACGCCATTTCCGAGCACCAAGAGCACGGTATGGTCTTCATTCTGCCGAAGCCCGCCGAGGCTGCTAGCGTCAGAAGAATGATGTCGAAGCTTCTCATGCAGGTCATGCGGATCGCTACCACTGGAGCCAGCCAGACGCAAGTGCTGGACGAACTGAGCGCACACCAGCACCATGCGCTCGTGCGCGCCCGGAAACTCTGTGAGGAACATCGGGTACTGGAGCGCAATATGATGGAGGCCGAAGCCGCGCTGCTGGACGCCCGCGACGACAGCAGTGAAAGTGAACTGCTGGTCGTCAAAATCGAACGCATCGTCCTCTACGCCACCCAGGTCGGCGAGTTGCGCGCTGCCCTGCGGGAACTACGCGGTCGCACGGACGCGGCGATCGCCGAATACGAAGGCCTGGTCACGCGCACTCACTCCCAGATCGAGTCGTGCCATTCCCTGTTGGCGGAGATCGCCGCCGTGACCGCGCCCTACCTAGAGAGTGTCCCTGGGGCGCTAGAAGCACCCGAGGCCCCCTGATGCAGTCACCCGAAACCATTGATGAACCAGTGGGGTCTGAGGTAGCCGACCACCGCCCCAACCACTTCACGCCGGGCATGCGCTACGACACCTATGTGCTGCCCGGCCAGCGTATGGTGATGGTCAACAGCCTCTACTACATCCAGGTCGATCTGACCTCTGGCGAGTTCATGATGCGCAGCCATGACGAGCTCAACGAGGCCTGCGCGCTCGCCGACGTGAAGACCGCCGAGCGTCTCGCGATCATGGTGGAGGTGGCGCAGCAGATGGGCCTGGCTCGGCCGCCCGTCGCGGCACCCGCACCGAAGCCGGCCGCATCGTCGGCTCTACGGCAGGTTCAGCGGATCGACGGGTTCGCGCTCAACGGCAAGGACTTCGTGAGGCGAGAAGAGGGCGATGCGCAACCGCAGGATCCGGCAAACCCCGGGACTTAAATTCGTCTACGAATACCGCTGCGAGCGCTGCAAGACCCTGTGTTCCGCCGACGCTCGCGACTGCACCCAGGGGCCTGATGGCGTCTGGGTGCCGAAGTTTCCGCTCCGGTTCTGCATCGTCTGCGGACTCGACAGCTCGTTCTACCATGAGATCACGGCCAACCGGCCAGGCCGTAAGCGTCAGGCTCCGTCCGAAGACGAAGAGGAGGAGGAGGCGTTCGGCGAGGACTCCATGTAGAACTCGTCGCCCTCGTCCACATAGGGCTCGATGAATATCACCGCCCGCTCGTCCCCGCGGCGCTTCTCGAAGATGCCGCGGAAGATCCAGGCGTCATTGACCTTGAGCGCCTCGGTGACCGCGTCCTGTACGCACTTCACCGGCCCGTCGGCGTCGCGCTGAACCGGGCTCTTGCCATCCCAGAGTTGGCGGAAGTAGAACACGTAGGTGATCTTCAAGGGGATGCCGCGCAGATGTACGGGGAGCTTGACCGCGAGTTCCTTGAACATGTCCGAGACGACCTTCTTGTAGTTGCGGCCGCGCTTGTTGATGTAGAGGTGACCATCGCGGGGATCGCGCCGGTAGAGGCTGTTCACGGACGGCGGCTTGCCATGGATGACGATTCTCATAGGCCTGGCACGATCTCCCTGATCTCTTTCATCCGTCCGAGCACGCCGCCGGCGTAGTTGTTGTTGCCGTCGGAGACGGGCGCGTAGATCTCAGAGATATCGCGGACGAACTGCTCGGGCGAGCGGTGCCGGCGGTAGGCGTTCACGGCCTTGACGTAGTAACCCTTCTCGGTCGGGTTGTTGACGCCGCGGGTCATGTTGCGGGCGTAGTCCATGATCGCCTCGACGAAGTTCGAGTAGTCGCGGAACTTGCCGTTGGTGCCGGTGTCGTAGTAGCGCCGACCCTCCTTCACCCAGGCCGCGTCCGCGCGCAGGTTCCAGAGGTTGTAGGTCTTGACGCCGGCGGGTGCCCCCCAGCCCGTCTCCCAGGCCGCCTGGCCCAGCGCCACGATGGCGGGGATGTCGAACTGCTTCTCCATGTGCCTGGCGGCCGGCAGCAGGAACAGCACGAAGGCCCGCGGGTGTCCGCCGATCCGGCGCTTGAACTCGGCCAAGCTCACGGCGGTGACCGACTCGGGGCCAGCTCCGACCGCTCCGAACTCCGGCGAGATGAACAATCCGAGCATCTCCGCGATCTGGCTGGCGTTGCGCTCCTGAATCGCCCGCGTCGCATCGCCGACGTCGCGCAGCATATGGGTGCTCGCCGCATGCAGGCGATTCTCCGCCACCTTGTCGACGGGCAGTGATGCGCCGCAGTCTTTGAGGAACAAGTCCAGGCCAGGGTGCGGCGGAACGGGCATCGCTAGGATCCGTTCGCAGACCAGTGAGGCGCGTCGAACAAGCCGCGCTGCTCAAAGGTGTTGTAGAGGCCGAAGCGGGGCGCGTTCTTATGCAGCCACTGGTAGGTCTTCTGCCAGTTTGAGCCATTGCCGAGCAGGTTAAAGTCGACGGCCAGGCCCTTGCGGTGATTGCCTGTCTCTGGACGGGCGGCAATCGGGCCATCGCCGAGACCGGGGTACGGGCGAGTCCTGCCCGCGCGTGCCGCCAGCGTGTTCTGGTAACGCTTCCAGTAGAGCAACTGGGTGTCGTAGGTGCGCTCGGCCTCGTTGATCTTGAGGTTGATATTCTGGGTCCAGGCGTACTCGATCAGGGCCTTTACGCGACTCGCGATCGCCCGGCCGACATGCATCTCCGCCCCGCCGACGGTGTACTTGCCCTTGAAACGGACGGTCTTGCGGCCGTCGAAGACCGTGAAGTCCTTGGGGTCGATGTTGTTGTAATTGAAAGTCCCGACGTAGGGGCCCGACGCTGTATCCAGGGCCTCGGGCGGAGCCAGCATCATGCCCACCATCTCTGCAATCTGCTTCGCATTGCGCTCCTGGGTCTCGACGGACTGGGCGCTGACCGCATGCAGCTGCGAGGTCGTGACCGCATGGAAGCGGTTCTCGGCGACCTTGTCCGTGGCGAGCGTGGCCCCGCAGTCGGCAAGGAAAACACCAAGCGAGGCTTCCAGCCGTGGCAACGGGCGCGCACTCATGGCAGCAGTGCGTCGCCGAAGACGACGGGATCGACGCCGAGCCCGTAATTCTCGCCAAGGAAGTAATCGGAGTCGCCCAGGTAAAAGCTCTCGTCGCCCAGCCGGTTCTCGACCTGCATGACGAGCTGCACGCGATCGTCGCCGAGCGTGACCGTGTCGTCGGTGTCGAACTCGACGCCGATCGTGATGCGCTCGCGCACACCGCCGTCGGGGTAGTTTCCCAATACACGCAGGCTGTTCAGCGTGACGGGGCCACCCATGATCGCATTGCGCGGCGACAGGTCGAAGCCCGCCTCAAGCTGGGGGTTGTCATGGGCGGTGTGCTCCAGGCTGAGCATGTCGCGGTGCCTCGGCCCGAGTCTGAGCCGGGCGTTCAGCTTGAGGTCAGCAGGAAAGGTCCAGTACTCGGCCCCACCGGGTCCGACGTCGTCGAGCGCCAGGCCCGTGGTTAGATCGATCGCCGCCACGATCTCGATCGCCTCCTGGGGCAGCGCCCAACTCTCGGAGACCTTGAAGAAGGCGTTGGTGTAGGGCGAGGTGTAGTGCGGCTTCACCTCGTAGAGCACACGAAAGAAGTCCTCGATCGCGTTGAAGGTCGTGAGCGCCAGCGTGTTTACCGAGAGCCCGAGCAGGTTGAACTTGAGGTAGGTGTCCATCATGTAGTCGATCACGGCCGCATCGTCGCGCAGGGGCTCGGAGAGTTCCGGCACCAGGTCGACGGGCAGAAAGTTCACCACTCGTTTGGCCGGGTCGACATTCCCTGGTCCGCCCGACCACCACTCGGGATCGGAGATGTGGTCGAAGACGCGGATGTCGAGGATGAACGTCGACATGGGCCTGAGGATCGTGCCAATCGCCACCGAAAGGGTCGCCACGTCCGGCACTCGGTAGACGTGGCCCTTGGCCGTGCCGATCACGTAGGAGCCCGCATCGACGCTGATGCTCGTGACCTTGTCGTGATCCCGGCTGACCGGGTAGCCGGCCGCCAGGTTCAGCCCGGCGTTCAGCGGCTGGAGCACGGGGCCATGGGCGTAGATGAACAATACGCCCTTCACCAGCTGGCGGTACTGCTCGCTCGTCGGCTGGACGATGCGGGTGAAGTGACCGAAAGCCTCGAAGAGATCGTCGCGATCGACGTAGACCTTGGGCGCGAACATGACGATCTGCCGGTCGTCGCCGAGATCGCGCACGGGGAAGCGCGGAACACCTGGCGCGAACGGATCGATCGCGAAGGTCACGGTCGTCTCGCCGTTGTCGGTCGCAAGCGTGTAGTCAGTGGCCTCGCGCATGCTCACGAGCGGGTCGAACATGCGATCGTAGAGGAAGGGAATGCGGTGGTAGTCGCTCTGGAGTAAGAAGGTCGGCTGCCCCGCTGTCACCCGGCTCGACTCGGCGACAAGGATCAGATGCCAGAAGTCCTCGCGGTACAAGGGGAGTTGGTCGATGAAGTCCGGCACCGCCGCTCGCACCGCCTGGAGGTACAGGCGGTAAAGGATCTCGTGCTGCGCGCCGATCACCGCCGACAGCACCTTGGCGTCGGTCCAGATGCTCGTCCAGAAGTCGCTGATGAACGCCAGGTAAGCTCGTCCGTCGCGCATATCACCTCATGGACCGTTGGCCCTACCCATATTATACGGCACGGTGGACCGACCATCCGGCCGCTCCCCCTATAATAGCCTCAGAAGCCGTGCTAAACTATAGCCTGGAGGACCCTCGGATGCGTCTGCCCCTCGATCCCGCCCAATGGGGCGTCGTCATTGCTCAGCAGCTGAACCAGCAGTTCCCTGCCCTGGAGCCGTATGTGCAGTTCGTGCGCATCCTGGAGAACGACGAGGAGGGTAACGCGTTCGGCGTCGTCGCGCTCACCGGTGCCTTCGTACCCTTCGTGGTGCGCTCGTTCGACCTCAAGCCCATCGACCTCCTGATGCGCATGGAGGACGGCGAGAGCCGCTTCTGCCGCCTTACCGAGGTCAATGCGACGATGGCCGTAGGCGGCGTCGGTCTGGGCAAGCCCGTCGAGAAGTTGCCACCCGGAGCCCAGGGTGACCTCGCCATGAGCCTGATGCCGCCCTACTCGGGCATGTTCGGTGCGGGCCGCCGGCGCGGACGCCCCGACGTCATGAACATGACCCAGCCGGTCAAGCTCGCGACCGAGCGCCTGGGCGATGGCGCACGCCTGGCCGTCGAGACCCTTCTCGGTAAGGCCGCCTGCGAGGGCCTCGACGAGTTCCTCGTCGAGCGCCACCTCGACGACATGGTCGCGCTGATGGATCGCTGCAAGGCCGCCTCGCTCAAGCCCTTCGCGACGGCAGTGGTTGTCGATCCCTCGCACCGAGACACCGCCACCATCACCGCCGACGGCCAGACCAGTGATTGGATCTCAATCAAGGCCGCCGCCGAGTTTCTGGCCTCCTGTGGTCACGATCCCGCAGCCCATGTGGTCGCGCTCATGAAGGGGTTGCCCATCATCCTCGACTTCCGCGACAAGAGCGCCTTCGGCATCGCCGGCGACTACGAGCAGATGTATCCGCGCCCCAAGGACGAGCCCTGCGCGCAGTCCGTCAATGAGCCCGGCTGGTACGCAGTCCACAGCGACGCTCTCGAAGGCCGCCTGCGCGCCTTCCGTACGACCTATTTGGACGGCCGCCCTTGCTCCTACATGCTTGCGGCAATGGAGGACGGTCACGCCTTCGATCAGTGGATCTACGCCACGCCGAGCCCCAGCACCTCTTCCGAGGAGTTGCATCAGTTCTACCAGCCCTCCAGCTTCAAGCCCGGCGAGGTCGCCTTCATTCTCTGTGAGCAGACCGGCGAGGCCTCTGTGCCCTTCACGATCCGGGGCTTCACCGAGCTGCCTGGCGGATGCTTCACGCTGGTGGTCGCGCCCGCGCTCGGCTACCAGGCTACGGAGACGCTGCGGTTCGGCGACAACAAGCGCCCCTACCGCCTGTCCCAGAGCGAGATTGCCTTCCCGAAGACGGGCTACATGATCTACAGGCTCCAGCCGAAGCGGATCGATCTTAACCCGATGCGCGGCCAGTATCCAGGCCCCAATATCGAAGCCCAGCCAAAGAAGACCGAGGTGCGTGTCCTCCGCGGCGGCGGTCTGTACTCGATCCAGGAAGCTGGCCGCGCCGTCTCCGAGGGCATGGCTCGCGGGCCCCTGCTCGCTCAGCTCATGAATCGCTACGGGTTCAGCCCCGAGCACGCACTCGAACACCTGCGCCAGGTCGACATCCATGTGGCACGGCCGTTCAAGGCCATCCTCACCGAGGAGCCTCTGCGCAAGGAGGCCTCGCTCGCCAGTGAGCCGCTCGCCCTCGCGCTGCTGCTCTACGGCGTGGTCAAGTCTGCGGCCCAGCGCCCCGCCTCCGAAGGCGAGGAGAAGGATCTCAGCCCCGACAAGAGCGGACCCAACCGCAAGACCAGTGAGCCGCCCAAGGAGTCCGGACCAGGCGGGCCGGATGCCAACCGCGCCGTCCAGGAGGCACCCGCCGGCCAGGCCCCCTCTGGACCTCCCGGTCAGCGCGGGGCCGCACCGGGGATGCCGAACGCCTCCAACGGCGCACCGGGTGCGCCAGGGGTTCCCGGTGCCGCAGCCCCTGGGGCTGACTTCGGCGCAGGCATCGGTCCCGACATCCCCTTCTTTGCCGAGGTTGCCGACGAGCTCACCTCCATGGCGATGGGCCTGCTTGGACCCGACGAGATGGCGGCCATGTACTCCACGCTGGGCAACCAGCTGGAGGACGTCCAGGATCTCGCCGGCCGCATCCTGCTACTGGTGCGCCTGGGCAAGATTCCTTTCATCACCGAGAACGAGGGCAAGCGCATCCTCGACGAGTCCGACAAGTTCCGCGCGAATCTCGTGAACGCGCAGATGGTCGGACGGAACGCCGCCGCCGTATAGGCGATGTTCCTGCTGCGCGCCAGGCTCCGCAAGGAGTGCCAACTCCTCGACATCATGACCCCCAAAGGCGAGCGAATCCTCAATGAGATCCTCGCCGAAGATGGTCATACCCTGCGGATCCTGGTACAGAAGGAACAGATGGCGAAGGGCAGCATCAAGCACGCCTTTCGCGAGGAAGAAGACGACGTCGTCGTTCCCGATAGCTTCTACGTCTTCGTCCTGTACGAGCGCACCGAGGGTTGCCCAATCATCGCGGGCTCGTCGATCGTGGGGCCCTTGCGCGATCGCGACTTCAACGGCGTCAAGGTCAAGCTCAAGTCCAACCCCGAGGGCTCCCTCGGCCCCGAAGATGTCGAGATCAGAGTGCCCGAGCCTGCGCGCAAGGGCGCGAAGAAACCAGCCAGCAAGAACGACGTCCCCGGCAAACGCAAGGGAGCTGGTAAGGTGAACGCCCACGGCGTCGATCTCGACGGCGTCCCCGATTTCATGCTGAACATCGCCGGCGACGCCGACAACATCACCGCAGTCAAGCGCGATCGCAACGGCGTCAAGGGCGTATCCGTCGGCCCCAGACCAAAGCCTCAGCCAGAGCCAGCTCCGCCGCCAGCTAAAAAAAAGGAAGCGACCAAACCCCCGGCCGCCAAGGCCAAGGGGAAGCCCGCGAGCAAAGGGATCAGCAAGCCGAAGCCGAAAGGGTAGCGCATGAGCCACATGCACTCGCCCAGGCATCGCTGGAACTGCGTCGCGCTCGCCACAGGAGAGGAACCCCAGCGCGACGGCCTGCTCGTCATGAGCAAGGCCGACAAGATCGCCCAGACCCTGCGCCAGGTCGTTGAGGGCAAGCTCAAGGTGCGCGCCTACAACCGCGCCCTGGAGATCTACCGCTCGGAGTCCACCCGGACGATGTACGAGGTGATCCTGTTCGCCACACGCTCCGTGGCCGACACCGCCAAGATCCTCAAGGACAGCATCGACGACGTCCAGGTTTACGCGGACTGCTTCTTCGACGTCTCGGTCTTCCCCACGGAAGTCGAGCGCGCGCTCTACCTCGACAAGCTCCAGAACATCCGGCCTCAAGCCGCCATGCTCATGCGCAACGCGATGGCGTTCGACACGGGCCAGCTGCTGTTCCTCTCAAACCAGCAGTCGGACACGAAGGTCGACGCCAAGACCGCGGTCGGCGAGGCCCTGCACCTCTTCCACAACATGATGAAGCTCTACATCAAGCCGCAGCTTGAGGCGATCATCAATGAGGATCAGCCCGCCCAGCAGCGCGCCCACTTCAACGAACTGTTCGACAAGGCGATCGCCTGCGGCGGCATGGTCAACAAGTTCTCCGAGCAGAGCTTCAAGTATGAGCTCGACAAGGACAAGGACAAGTGGATGGAAGAGTTCGCCCTCAGGCTCCAGGTTCAGACCCCCCAGAGCCTGATCGCGGACAAGCCGCGCGAGGGCGACGGCGGTCCCGAGATCATCTGACCTACTGGGCGAACTTGAACTGGCGCTGATCGCGCGCGTTCAGGCTACGAATGAAGGACGTCTTCGCCCGCACGCGCCGGCCTTCGGGAATGACCAGGAGCGGCTTGGTCGGATCCTCCATCGCCAGATGAATCGGCCGCGGCATGGTCGTCGAGCCGCCGTTGCTGGTCATCTCTGTCTCCATGAAGACCAGCACATGCACCCCGTCATCGCGGACCGCGATTCGCACGGGGTCACCAGGCTTTAGCCCCATGGCCTTTGAGACATGGTTCCGGAGCGTCACCGACAAGGACCGACCGTTCTTCACCACCTGGCAGTCGTAGATGCAGACGATCTTGGGCGCTGCCGCTTGACTCATGGTTCACTCCTTTTTTGCCGACCACGTCGTTATATGTACTCTTGCACATTACCGCACTCTGATTACAAATGCAACATGTAATCAGAGTTCAGTCAGTCCGCAGGGTCGAGTCACCGTCTCACTTCGAGCGGTTCTTGACCTTGGTCCGACCCGCGCGGATAATGGTTCCATGAACAAGCATGGCCCCTCGTTATCACGAAGACGCCTGATACAGGCTGTTTCTCACCGCGCCCAGATCTCTCAGGAGGACGTAGAGACTGTCCTGGACGCCTTCTTGGACGTGCTCGCCAAGGCCATGCGGGACGGGCTTTCCGTCACGTTTCGGAATTTTGGCATTTTCGGAGTCACGATCCACAAGGCCCAGCGGTTCGTCCGCCCGAAGACCAAGGAGGAGGAACTCCTCCCGCCCCGGGCGGTTCCGCACTTCTATCCGTGCCGCCGCTACGTCAAGGAGGTGCGCGCCGCTTACGCCGAGCGGGGCGACCTCCCTGACGTCTAACCCGCCACGCGCACATGGGAGACGCCACGCACCTTTGTGACGTCGATCTGCGTGTTGAACAGCTCGCGCAACTCGCGGATGTGGGTCACGACCAGGATACGCCGGAATTCACCAGACACGGCGTTGATCGCTTCGACCAACCGCGCCCGCCCCTGATCGTCTTGGGAACCGAAGCCCTCGTCGATCACCAGCGTCTCCAGCCTGGCCCCCGCACGCCGCGCCAACAGGCGCGAGAGCGCAAGCCGGATGGCGAAGTTGATACGGAAAGCCTCGCCTCCCGAGTAGGATTCGTAGGGACGCGCGCCAGCATCGTCCTCGATCCGCACGTCGAGCGTCTCCACCACCGTTCCCGCCTTGGTGTCGCGTTGGGTCACGAGGGTGATGCGCATCTGGTTTTCGCAGATGCCCCCGAGGATCCTGTTGGCCTCTTCTTCGATCTCGGGAATGGCGGCCTCGATCGCATGAGCCTGGATGCCGCCCTTGCCGAAGGCCTTGTCGAGCGTCTTGAACGTGCGCACATCCTCGGTGGCGCGGTTCCATTCCACCTCGCGAATCACCAGCTCCGCAGCGTCCTCCTGGGCCCGGGTGATCGCCGCCTCGATGCGCGCGACCTCTTGCTGAGCCAGACGCTCCACGTTGCGCTGGGCGATCACCTCCGACTGGGTGGCCGCCAGTTCGCGCTCGCAGTCCCCGTGCCTGGTCGCCCGGATACGGGCCTCGTTCGCCGCGATGGCGGCCTCGCTAGCCGAGCGCACATGCCCCTCTCGCTCGCCCTCCAGGCGGGCAATAGCGCTCTGCGCCTGCTCGACCGCCAACAACGCCTGCTGGAGTTCGGCCCAGCGCGCCGGAGCCTCGGCAACCTCCGCGAGCTGCCCGCGCAACACCGCGTAGCCCGCGGCATCATGTCCGACCGCCTGCTGCTCGGCGAGCGATGCCTGGCTGACAGCGAGGTTCGCGGCCACCAGGGCCGCACGCTCAGATTGCAGCGCGACCAACTCGGTATCCGGCACCTCCTGGACCGAGGCCGCCGACTCCAGCCAGACGACCAGGCTCACGGCATCGGCCGCCTGGCTCACCTGGCCGGCCAGTGCGACCTCGCGGCGCTGGATATCGGCCTGGCCCTTGATGCGATCCCGCAAATCCACATAGGCCGCGCGGGACGCCTCCAGCTTCGGCTCCGCCTGTGCCAGTGCCTCCGCGACCTCACAGCGCTTTTCGGCGTCGGTCTGCATCTCTTGGATTAGCTGGGTGCGCAGGTTCGCGAGCCGCTCGCCGCTCAGTGAGCTCGCGCACAGCGGACAGGTCGCCTCACAGCCGTCATGACCGAGTTCGGCGTCCATCCGCGTGATCTTCGCCGCCGTCGCCTCGCAGCGCTCCACGATCCTCACGCCATCGGCCTTGAGGAGGTCGTACGCCGCGCGAAGCTCGATGCCGTTCAGCTGCACAGCCTCCAGCTGCGGCAGCAACGCCTCGACCGCCGCGAGCTCGGCCTGAACCTTCGCATGCTCGGTCACGAGGGCGGCGTGACCGGCGGCGGTGGTCCGCGCCTCCTCCAGCCGGCGCTCCAAGTCCCGCCGGGCGGCCCGCCCATTCTCCTCGCGTCCGGCGATCGCGAGGTCGATCCGGTGCAGGCCATCCCGGCCCTGCGCCTCCTCCTGGCCGATGCGCTGCTGCAAGGCCTGCCAGGCGTCCGCGCGGGTGCGCGCCGTGGCCTCGGCCGCCGTCAGCTGCTGCCATACCGTGTGGGCCTGCTCAACGTCCGCACGCGTGGCAGGAATGACGGCCTGACCGCGCAGACCCAGAATCTCGCCGTCGATGCGCGCAAGGATCGCCACCGCCGCGAGCCGCGCTTGCTCATGGCGCAAAGCCTCGGCCGCGGCCGCCGCGGTGAGCAACGCCTCAGCCTGGAGCTTCGCCAGTAATTCGTCGAGCGCCTGCCGTGCCGCCGCCGCCTGGTCGCTCGCGAGTTTGGACGCCACCAGCGCTCCATCGAGATCGCCGGCCTCCATCGCCCGCGCCCGCAGGCGTGCGATCGTGCCCTCCAGGCTGTCCACGGCCACGCTCGCGATGCGCCCGCGATCGCGCGCTCCCTGGGCCAGGATATCGTATTGCGAGAGCCCCAGAATCTCGCCTAGCAAGGCTTTCCGTTCGGTGGGCTTCGCCACCGTGAAGGTGTCGCTCTTGCCCTGGCCCAAGAAGACCGAGGCGGTGAACGTCTCATAGTCGATCTTGAGCAGATCGTTGATGCGCAGCTGCGTCTCCTTGACCCCGGCTCCGGTCATGGGGATGTTCTTGTCGGTGTCCACGGAGTCGGGGATGTAGCAGAGTTCCAACTGGGTCGCGACCCCCTTCTTGGTGCTGCGCCGGCGGGTGACACGGTAGAGCGCGCCCTCGCACTCGAAAGTCAGCTCGACCTGACACTCGGCCTGGCCGATCCGGATCACCTCGTCATTGTCCGAGCGGCACTTGCCCCAGAGGGCCCAGATGATGCTTTCAAGGATCGCCGACTTGCCGGCCCCGTTTGAGCCGGTGAGCACGGCGGCGTGGATCGCCGTGAGGTCGAGATCCATGTTCTCGTGCGACATGAAGTTGCGCAGGCGAATACGGTTCGGGATCATGCGCGGGCTACCTCTCCAATGGGGTCGCCCGAAAGACTGGCGCACAGCGCCGCGCCAGCTGCAAGCAGCACCTCGCGTCGATCGGCCAGTTCAGGCATGGCGTCGATATAGGATCCGAGTGACGTCAGCGGATCGCCGGCGCAGCTGGCCGCGAGGCTGGGGTTTCGCATGCGTGCCTCGGCGGGCAAGATGTTCGGCCGCCAGGCGACATAGAAGGCCGACGCGAGCGCCTCCCGCACGCGCGCCTCGTCGATCTGCTTGACCCGATCCGACTTGAGCGTGTAGGCCAGCCGCACGACCGCGCCGGCCACCTCGACCTGGCCGATCGCTGCCACCAGCGCATCGGTCGGGTACTCGGCGTCCGTCAGGTTCGGGCGGATCGTCACGAAGGGGCGCACCTGGAGCGGCACTCGCACCGACGTGGCGCTGCCGGCTTCCAGCTCGACCACGAGGAAGCCCTTCTCGTCGTCTTCCTCACCGAAGTCCACGCGGTCGGGCGAGCCTGGGTAAGCCACCAGCGGGCCCTCTCCGAGCCAACTCTGGGGCTTGTGGATATGCCCCATCGCCACATAGTCGAATTCCGGCTGCTGGAGCGCCGCGAGCGACAGGGTGAGCCCGCGGCCGAGCATCATCTGCCCCTCGCTTCCCGCCAGGGCCACGTCGATCGCCCAGTGAGCGGCGAGCACGGAGGGAATCGTCGGGTCGATCCGACCCGCCAGCTCCGTGACGATGCCGCCGAGGATGGCCTCCATCTCATGTTCGCTCGCGTTCATGTCCTCCGCCATCTCCGTGCGGCGCGCCTCGATGATCGACCGAGACATGTGCGGCAATGAAGCCACTTGAACCGGCCCGCTGCGGGTCTCGATCGTGGTCACCGCGGGCTCACGCAGGACGTAAACGCCAGGGATGTCGAGCGCTGTGTAGAGATCGAGCGGGTTCGCGGCGTTTTCGCGTCCGATCGCGTCGTGGTTGCCGACCAGCAGCACGACCAGGATGCCCGCCTGCACGAGCACATGCACGCGCTTGGCGAACTCGCGCTGCTGCGTGCTGTCCGGCGTCTTGGTGTGGTAGATGTCGCCAGAGACCAGGAACACGTCGATCAGGTTCGCCAGGGCGTAGGCGACCATCTGGTCGATAGTAGCCAAGTAGTCTTCCAGCCGTTGGTGCTGGCCGGACACGGGGTTCATCTGGCCGTAGCCGGTAACCCCGAGGTGCCAGTCTGCGGTGTGAAGGACGCGGATCATGGCGTCTCCTTGGATTTGAGGTGGGCCGCCCAGGCCTCCTGGTCGGTCTCGCCGCCGGCGTAGTCCTTGGGTCGGAAGCTGCGCACATACTTGAGCCAGTCCTCGTCGTTCCAGTAAGCCGTGGAGCACGGCGAGGGCTTGATCGGCCAGACGATCTGGCGGTGCAGGGCTTCGGGGTTGCGGATCGGGCGGGGGAATCCGTCGTACGGTGAGGGATCGGGGATGTCCATGGAGTCCTCCTGCTGGCCCTACAGGGCGCGTGGGGATGGGGGGAGCGGCCAGGCCTGCTCGCCGGGCGACAGACGCTCGTAGGCGCGGGCGCAGGCGTGGCAGGGGTGCGACCAGTAGCCGTGGCGGTCGAGCTTGCCGCGGCCGAAGGTCAGTCGGCCGCACACCCCGCTGGAGGCCGAGCAGCCCTTCTTGCCGCACGGCGGCTTCGTCTTGCGCGTCACGTCGCGAGGGCGGGAGCCAGCGAGTCCGGCGGTGACGGCGGGTGCAACAGGCCGAATGGGTTCGCGATGTCCACCGCTGGCATCGGCTCGTCCACCTCCATATAGGCCTGGTCGTTTAAGACCACCAGCACCGGAAAGAGGTCGTAGGGCGCGAACGCCTGCACGAGTTGCGGCTCCCAGAGTCGGGGGTTGTCGCCATAGCCGGGATGCTGCGTGAACAGATATGTCGGCACTGCGGTCAGGAAGCCGTCGTAGCCGAGGGTGCGGATTGCGTGAACGAGGAACTCCAGCGGCAGGCTGCTTTCGCATCCGCGGTGATCGATCACGGTCTCCCATGGCCAGGGTTCGTCCTCATGGGCCTGGCCGTAGCTCATATAATCGCCGAGATTGGTCAGCCCGTACTCGCGCGCGAGCGCCAGCAGTTTCTGCCACTCGGCGAGCGGCATCGACTGGTAGTCGCTGCGCTCGTCGCTGCCGGTGGCACCGAGGATGCGCGCCCACGGGGCCACCCGCGGAGACTGCGCCGTATACCGCCTGTCATTGGCCTCTGAGCAGGCCCGGGCAATCAACGGCGACGCCGTCATCTCCACGCCAAGCCCCCAGCCGACGTCCGTCACCGCGAACTCGCCGCCCTTGTAGAGCGTCCGGCCCGGGTACCAGGCGGGGTCGAATATAGTCTCGTTCATCGGGTTTTAGCCTCCTCCAAGCGTTGGAGCTGGCGCTGATGGAACGCCGCCATCACCGCGTGAAACTCGATCAGGCTGTAGCCGCGCTTGAGCGCGTTCTCCAAGATACACAGATACATCGGGCGCAAGGGCAGTTCCATGGGTTCGACATGCCGGCACCGCATCGTCGACTCCAGTTTATCCACCTCGCTCGTAAGCCATTCGGGTGTCATGGCGGCCTATCTCCTTCGGGTCCACCGCGGGCGCGTTTGAAACGCGACGCGTACGCAATAATCGTCTGATCCACGATCGAACGGACGTGACGGGGGAAGGTGCCGAACATGCTGCTGTCCAGCAGCAGCGCGCCATCATCCATCACGAAGTACCGCTCGTAGCACTTGAGATACCGGAAGGTCAGGATGCGATCACTGCGTTCCAGCTTCAACCATTGTACATGGTCGCTGGCCCGGGCCTCCTCCTCAGGGGTCGCCAGGCTCAGCTCGCGCATGAGTTCCATCAGCTTGCGGTACAGGGGATCGCGCCGCCTCCGCGGAGCGGCGTAGAGCCCAAAGGCACCGTCCTGACCGATGCTACCGAGGCGGTGAAACGGAAGATTCATCGATCTTCTCCAAGGGGCAATCCTCCAAGAATAGCTCGATCTGCGCCTCGAACAGCAGCGCGAGACTCATGCAGATCCGCGGCGAGAACGGGTAGCCGAACGTCTCGTAGGTGTCGGCGAGCGCCGAAGACAACTCCCATCCCAGCGAGTTGTGTCGGACACCCGCCTTGAGGCCCCGCGGCCTCGCGTACCAGTGGTCAAGGATCGCGTGACCCAAGGGTTCCCAGCCCTCGACCACTTCCTGCCACACGGTGTCCTTGGGTACGTCCGGCCGACGGAAGGCCCGGATCGCCCGCGCGATCGCCACCGTGTCCGCCGATAGGACCTCCATGTTCTGGTTGAGCACATTCTCGTGGCAGTACGTGCAGGCGACCTGGCGCGTCGGCTCGACCACCATCTCCTGGGGCTCCACGTGGTGGCCGCAGACCGGGCAGACCTTGAGCTTAGCCTTTGACATCGGCGGCCGCCTCGACTTCCTGTCGCGCTCTAAAATGGCGCAATAAATACTCAAATTGTTTCAGCGTATGGGTATCAAACGCTTCTGGGTTCTTCCATTCCGGCGCTCCGTAGATCCAGTCGAGGGCGGATTCACGGTATCCTCTGTCCAGTAGCTTCTTGTCTGGTTGAAGGAGTTCTGGCGGTATATGGTCTGACTTGGATAAGCCGAACTGGATACCGCTGGCATCAAAGCGCGCGCCATTTGTCAATACAATGAAACCTTTTGGCGTGATGTGCTTGACGTTCCCGACATAGTGTCTATATTCAAGTAGGCCCTTGTAACGAACGACAACATTGTCCCTTGGCTTGAGCATCAAAAGCCATGACTTGTAATCTGGTTTTGGTTTTTCTGTATTCACTGACTCATAAGGCTTATCCACAAGGCCAACCCAGATTGATGTGCCGTCCTTGAAGCTGAAACCATTATCTTTAAGAACGGCCGATGCGACACAAGGATGACTGGCAGCCCACTCGTCCATTAGACGATGGTTGGCATCAGATGTCCGACTAGAGCGCTCACCATGTTTACGCACCCAGGGTTCGATCACCCCAATCAGTTCCCCGTCCGCGTCGTAAAAGGAGATCCGATAATCAAATGGAATCTGGCCTGGGATCTCTTTGCGGATCTTGTCGATGTCTATAACGGTGATGGTCTTCATGCGCTCGGGGCCTTGATCAGGGCGGCCTTGAGCCAGGCCTTTTGCTCGCCAATCCCCAGGCCCTTCATCGGCACCTCTACCGCCATATAGACCTTCTCCGCGACCACGGCCAGCGTCTTGCGGTAGTTCTCGCCGGCGAGGAAGATAAGCGCGGCCGGCTGCGGCTTCAAGCGCTTCGCCATGTCGAACCAGACGCCCGCCGACCAGGCGCGCCGCCCCTCGGCGGTGCGGCTGTCGAGGCACTCGTCGTAGGGATCGATCTCCTTGTCGGGGTCAAGGAAGCCGTGCTTGGCCGAGAGGATGTACCAGGCTTTTGCCTGGCCGCTCTCGACCAGGTACTCGGCGTAGGCGCGCGACTTCTTGAACAAGTCCGAGGTGTAGAGCTCCTTCGCCCGCGCGCGCTGGGTCTGCTTCTCCGCGGCGCAGGCGACCAGAACGATGGCGTTGCGAGGCTCAGTTTCCATTGGACGACTTCTCACTAGCTGAGAGAAATGTGTCACCCGTGTGTTGCATCGGAACATCCTTTTCAGTTGCGGGACAAGCGCCTGATCTCGTCGATCATGGCGCGGGTGTCCGTGGGGGTGTGGGCAATGAACTCGGCGATCGCCTCCTTGATCTCGTCCGAGAGGTTCGTGGTCGACAGCACGTTCGCAATGGGCTGCCCGTCTGGCGACTTCACCGCGAAGCCGACCCGATGTTTGCCTTGGCGCGGCGGTACCTCCGCAGAGACCCAGCTGCGCGAAGGCATCTTCTTGAGCCGCTTCTCGATGGCGTAGAGGTCGATAGCGATGCTGCGAGGCGGCCGGCTGCTCGTGTTCATGAGGGTCTCATGGCAGATCCGCAGGAACTTGATCGCCTTGCCAGCGTCCTCCCACCAGGGCAGATCCTCGACGGGCCGGCTGCGGTGGCCGTGGAAGCCTTCCAGCGCGGGGATGACGCTCTCGCGACATTTCAGCAGCTCGGCGATCGCCTGGTCGCGCTCCTTCTCCGCAAGCTCCAGCCGGTACTTCAATCCGACCAGATCGCGCGTGTAGTTCGGCGTGTCTGCCTGGATGGTCGGCTGGCCGTTCGCGATGATACAGGCCACCTTGTCCCAGATGCCCGTCGCCTTCGCGAGGTCCCGCAATGCATGCATGCGCGTCGACCACCAGTCGCGGGTGTGTTGCTGGCTCCAGATGGCGCGCATCTTCGCGAGCGTCGCCTCCGCCAGCGCCTCCTTGAGGTCGTCGCGCTGGCCGATAATCCGGCCGAGATCCTTCTCGCGCTTGTCCAGGCGCTCCTGGAGGTCCTTGATGATGAAGCGGTCATGGTCATCTCGGAGATCCTCGGTCTCGCGATCATGGAGCCCAGACTCGGTGTCGATCGCCACCGCGCCCAGAATCTCGCCGGAACTGGCCCAACTCGTCATGCCCAGAAGGATCCGGTTGGCCTCGGCCTGGTCGGTGCGGATGCCCTCACTGGTCGGCCGGGGATCCTCGGGGATCTCGACGGCCACCCGCACCGCGAGAATGAAGCGTGACATCAGGCCGGCCCTGCCCAGACCTGCCACAGGGGCAGCACGCTGCGCTCGAAGGCCTGTGTGGGCTCATTGATGTCGCAGATGAACGCGACGCCATCTCGGGAGTCATGAACCCCTTGCAGCGCCTCCTGGGCCCGCGCCTCAAGCGCAGGGTCGGTGAGCTCGTCGCCGACCCCGACATAGACGTCGACGCCGCCGCCCTTGTAGAACGACAGATGCACCTCAAAGGGGAACCCGGTGGTCGCGGGGATGGCGTAGGCGCGGATCGCCTCGTTCTCCGTGCCCTCCATGCCGTTCACCGTCTCCGCCTTGACGGGCTTGAGGTTGAAAGAGGGCGAGCACGCGGAAAGGTGCAGCCCGAAGGTCCCGTAAAACAGATCGATCATGGCGCTGCGTGGGGGTGTGGTCTTCATGCCCGCTCCTCGAATTGAGCGAGCACATGGCGCTCGGTGAACGCCGCCGCCCGCTTGTCGTGCTCCAGGAGGTGCTCGCGCAAGCGCTCAACGCCCGCGCCATCCGCCCGCACCACCATCTCCTGGCAGGCCTTGCAAGCATCGAGCTGGATGCCCACGACGAGGTCCGGAGCCTGCGCGGGATCGATCTCCTCAATGCGGATGCCGACCGAGATGTGGTAGAGCTGGCCGTCTTCGCCAGCGACGATCATGTTGTTCTGGAGGCACCCTTCGGGCAGGGTGATGGCCGCCTCGATGAACGTGACGTCGATCGCCTCGTTGACCGCAAAGCTCTTGAAGACGTCGCCCTCAACACCGAGGACGCTACCGGGAAGGCACATAGTCAGGCTCCTTTGGAGGCACATAGGACTCGTCGATGGGGATGCCCGTCACCTGGACGAGCGTCTCCCGCGACATCCGCAGGGTGAAGCCCATGCGGCGCTCGGCGTGAGCGTACCGCTGGTACATGTCGGGGGCCAGGGTCGCGGCGGTCTTGAGATCGCCGTCGGAGGCCATGATACAGAATTGGCAGCTGAGGCGGGTCATCCCCTTCGAGTACGCCCAGTGTGGCTTCTGTCCAGCCTCGGCGATCGCGCACCAGACCTCCCAGGTCGAGAGCGCGTGGATCGGCAACCACTCGTACCACTCGCGCGAAGGCCGGGTGCCCTTGGCGCTCGCGGCCATGGAATTACCGGGATCGAAGGCGAACGGCACGAGCTTCTTGCGCCCAGGACTCTCCTCGGCGCGCATGCCCATGCAGTTGACGATCAGCCCGCCGTAGCGCGGGTTCTCCCAGAGGTAATGCCGGATCTGCTTTTCGATCGGGCCCCGCTTGAGGTCGCTCGTGCATTGGCGGTTCGAGGGACTGGGGAACATCTGGCGGTGCTCGACCATCTGCCAGAAGGTCTTGATCGACTGGGCGAAGATCAAAGGCGCGTCCCCGATCGTCGCCTCAATGTGCTCGATCACGCCATCCCACTCGACACCCGGCAGGATCGCATGGAGCACAAGGAGCTGGTCCTTCGGTACGACCTGCTTAAGCAGGGCGAACATGGCCTGACTGTCCTTTCCGCCGCTGTGGTTGACCACGAACAGAGCCCCGCGCGCAATGAGGCCGGGAATGGCATCAGGTATCAGCATGGTAGACGCTCTCCTTGGGCGGGGGTGGATCCAGACGTTCGAGCGTGACATCGAGCGCCTCCAGCGCCTCGCCCCAGATGCTGGGGTCCTCGGGGAACTCGCCCACCGTCGCCATGAGGCCGCGGGCGGCCTTCGCAACCTTCAAGAGGTCCGAGATGTCGGCGGGCGCATGCGCGACGAAGGTCGCATCGTTCGCGGCATTTGAGCAGTTGGCCCCGAAGCGGATGAAGCCGCCAACCTGCTTGTAGCCCTTGTCGTTATCGAGCCAGGCCACGGGGTCGCCGGAGTTGTTCCGATCGAAGTAACAGAGCACCCGGGCGTTGAGCCAGGAGAAGATCTGGGTGCGCCAGGGCCACCTCGTGATCTTGGCGAGGCGATTCTCGATCGCTGTCAGTCGGTCAATTCCGCGCGTCATGCGGCATCCTCCATGTTCCATCGCTGGAGATAAGCGGGGACATCTTCGATCTCAATGATGTCCAGCATCACCAGCCACCTGGGCTCAACCCATTCGCCGTTGTGATACTTGTCCGCGAGGTAGTTCTGAGCGAGCTGCCAGGCGGCCTTCATATCGGCCTCGTCGTCGCCCTCGAACATGCCGAAGTCGACGTAACTGCCGAGCGCCCGTGACAGCTCTGGCCAGCCTACCTGGAAAGCCTCGTGAAAGCGATCCTGGTTGCTCGCCCCCAGCCTGTCCGCGAGCGAGTCCTTGCCAATCTCCCGGCAGAGGCCGGCGTTGAGGTCGCGGCCCTCGTCGCTGATGTCGTCGAGGATCTCCTTCGTACGCGGCCAGCGGGCGAAGAACTTGTCGCGCAGGCCGTAGAGCAGGTGCCGGTTCTTCTTGAAACCGAAGCGCTGGAAGTTGAACCAGCTCGTCGAGTCGAGGCTCCAGGCGTGCTTGGTGAAGGCCCACTTCGCGGTCACCCCCAGCAAGTGAAAGCGCTGTTCGGGATAGCACGCCAACATCTCGTCAACCCACTCCTCCATCTCCGGCTTGCCCTGGATACTCGCGCCAGACAGGCCGATCAGTTCAAATCCGACCCGCTCATAGAACTCCAGCACCCAGGGCGGATCGCCGAAGTGGAAGACCGGCATCAGCTTGTGCTTGGGTACACCCGCCCGTACCATCGCCATGGTGTTGTGGATGGTGTCCCATACCGCCCGGTGCGCCTCCTCGGGCGATGGGGGGATGAACGTGCCCTTGTCGACCCAGCGGCCGGGGATCACGTCGAGCGCCACTACCGCCACGAGCCCGCGCCCGAGGCCCTCTACCGCCCGCAGGCAGTAGGGGATGTAGGCATCCAGATCGATCGGCTTGACCTCGGGCTTGTAGGCCTGCTTCCAGGCGGAGTAAGCCCCGCAGTCGATGATCACCGCGCCGGGCGGGTTGGCCGCGCCGGCGATCATGTCGTCGACGATGCGGAGCTGCTGTTCCTCAAAGTAGCTCACGAGCGTGTCGTGGCCTGCGAGGTGGTTGGCGTAGCAGGGCTTGGCCCCCGCGTAAAAGAGCCGCATGCGCTCCTGCTGCGGTGGTAAGGGATCGGTGAGCCAACTCTTGGTCATGGGCTCTCCTTCTTGGCTGCAATCTTCGCGCAGCGCTGGCATGGCGGGCGACTCCAGATCTCGTCCAGCGTACACCAGTCCTCGCCGCGTCGGGCCGCCCTGCTGGGCAGATCCGCCTCGCAGATCGGCACCCACAGGCTGTCGTCATGGGTGCGGGGACCGAGGTGCGCCGTTCGACTGCCCGAGGCGATCAGGAAGTAATAGCCCGCCGGCGGCTTCGTGGCTTCGGTCATGGGCCCTCCGGCGGGGTGCGCTTCTCCGAGACGACCACATAGCCGCCGCCCGGCTGGGCCCGCACCCCGAGCTCACAGAAGCCGGCGTCCGTACCGAAGTCGACGCTCCTCACCGGCCCGCCCTCAAACACGTCCCGGAGGCGATCCACCTCGGCCTGCGACAGACTCAGCTGACCAGCCATTAGGGCCCTCGCGGAGAAGGTGGCCCGCATCTTGCGCATAGCCTGATAGCAGCGCTCCGCCTCTCTGTGCCAGCGCAAAGCGGTGCGGCGCGCCAGGCGACGTTGGTGCGCGTTCACGTCGATTCCACATGAAGCGGCGGGTTCAGTCCCCACTCGGCCCAGTTCTGACTGCCGCGCGGGTAAATGGTCGCGCCCACCGCTACGCTGGCCTCAAGCTGCGCCTTCAACGCCTCCTCGATCGCCATCTTGGCGACGAGCGGGTGCTCGTTCTTCAAGCTGCCTTGGTTCAGCGCCAGCGCATGGCGCAGCTGGTTGACCTTCTCGACCAGCCACAGCCCCTCTAGGGCCGTGAGCGTCTCGCCCGCGCGAGCCTTCTTCTTGAGGCGATCGATCTCGTAGTTCATGTGCTTGCTCACTTTGTCTCAGTCGGGTTCGCCAACCCACAGCGCGGACAGTAATCGTACATCGCCTGGCCGACTATGCCACGGCGGCGCGTCCAGCCCTCCTTGTGAGCCTCGGCCCGCGCAGCCCCCGCCTGCTCGCTGGTCTCCAGCCGCTCCTGGCAGTTGGGGGCGTCGCAGACCACGAAGGTTACGCGCTCGATCACGGTGTCACCGGCCCCTTGGTCGGGTCTTTATAGTCGACGTTCCAGCACCATTCCCCCGAGCCGATGGCGTAGACCTCCCGGGTCGAGCCGTCCGGCAGCGCGAGGGTTTCCTTCGGGTAGCCGGGGTGCGGCGGCTCCTCGGGGTACTCGGTGTCGTTGAAGCTGGGGAAGAAGTAGGTCTCGGTGACGGGGTCGTAAGTGGCGTCCTTCCGCTGGAGTTCCGCGTTGAAGCGCAGCATCATGCGGTCGGCCTCGGCCTTCTCAAAGAGGGGCGAGCCCCAGCCGTTCCAACGCCGATCGTAGGACCAGCCGATATAGTAATCCTCGGGTGTCTCGGGCTCGTCGAACGAGAACCAGAGCTGGCGCGCGTGCTGGAGGCGCGTGCCGGTCAAGGTAATAACCAGCTGCTCGGTGGGTTTGTCCTCACTGCGGCGCTGCATGCTCTGGACGTAGGCACCGAGGCCCTGCAAGAGCCCCCGCACATGATCCTCGGCGAGCTTGCGCACCGCCTCTTTCTCCAGACCCTCGGGGTTCGCGATCGGCATCTCCATACTGAACACGGTCGTGACGTCGAAGCTGAGGATCAACGCGTCGTCTGGCTTTGTCTTATCGGTCATCTGGTTTCTCCTCTGGGGATGGAAGCATCATCACGAGGGCATACACGGCGAGGCTGACGAGCGCCGCGCCGCCCATGAGGCCGATCACTTTGCCCCTCTGGCCTTGTCGGCCTGCTCGTATGCCTCGTCGTGGAAGTCGATGTGCTTGAAGTCGAGATCGCCTGCGCGGTACAGGAAGATCACGCGCATCTTGCCGACGACCACCTTGCGGGTGCCCGTGTCAAAACCGTAGCTGCCGGCCCCATAGGGCTGGCCCATCGTGTCTGGACTCTCCATGATCGACACGAGCTTCCAGAACATGCGGCGCACGTAGGTGCTGTCGCGGACATGCTCAACCACCAGGTCGAACGCGCGCCGCCAGTGCGCCACGGCCTTCGGATCGAGCGCGCTATGGTCGAGCTTTCCGACCACCTCAGCCCGGATCAGCTTGGTGTAGGTGCGCGCATGCTTGTTCTCCGTCTTGGCCTTCTCCATGTGGATGAAGAACTCCGCCAGAGCGTCGTTTTTGGGGACAATGGCCGTGAGGACAGACCCGGTCGGGTTCGGCGCGTCAACTCCCGACCGGGACGCCGAGAGGGCCGAGCCGCCTCTTTTCCTCGTCGCTGTACGTACGCACGATCGCCACCTGGGTTGGGGGCTTCTTCGCCTCGGTGAGTTCTTTCTGGAGTCGGACATTCTCGTCGCGCAGCTTCTGCATGTCGAGATCATGACCCTCGGCCAGCTGCTGCCAGGTTCCCACGTCTTCACCGAGCTTCACGATGCGAGCCTCAAGTTCTGCCGCTCTTTGGGCACTCGCCAGCTGAGCGCGGTAGACCTCGACCTGTTTGAATGCGGCATCCAGCTGGGCCTCCGCCCGGGCGGCGCGCTCCGTTGCCGCAACGAGCTTGTCCGCGAGCATCAGCAGCGCGCTCTCGCGCTCCATTACCGGCGGTTCGCTTGATTCGGACGGCTCAGGCGCTGTGATGACGGCCGCCGGCGGAGCGGCATGAACGACTGCCGGCTGCGGCGCTACACGCGGCCCTGGGCCGGCTACCTGTTCGGCGGCATTGGCCGCTAGTGTGGCGATCAGATCGCTGGGTGACGGCATCTGGATATCGCCGAACCGCGCAAACTGGTCCTGGATCTGGTGATCGCTGGGATGGATCGGAACCAACCCCTTGGAGCTGTGCTGACAGATCCGGCACCAACTCTGGCGCAGTCGCTTCTTTTTGTTGCGGAAGTTGAACGAGTCGACCGACTTCGGCGTGTTGCACTTCGTACAGATCTTCGTCCCCAGCTCCGGCTGGGGATCCTGGCTTGTCGTGGCTGACGACATCGTAATCCTCCTCTGCTATACTGACCTTGCCGCAAGGCAACCTCGCTCCCGAGCCCGGTCACCCGGCGACAGGAACGACCGCAGGACTCCGGTCAAGCGGTTGGGAATGTCCAGGGAATCGTCCTCGCTGCGAGCCAAGGGCCGGCTCCACCAGCCTCCATGTGAGACTGGAATTCTAGGAGGAGCCTCCTTTTGGGGGGTGCTCCACCCAGGTACCAGGGTTCAGAGCGCCACCGGATCGAAGGAGCCCCACGGGGCTCCTTTAGTCTTGGAACCCCACGCTTCGGTTGTACCAGCCCTGCGCCTGGGGGTCAAACGAAAAGGGGGCCACATGGGCCCCCTGTGTGAGTCGCCGTGAGGCTTACGCCGAAACGGGAGTAGTGCCTGTTGGTCCGACCAATACGGTCGGCTCATAGCGCGGGGGCGGCATCCGTGTGTCGATCAGGCACACCAGAAGATCGCAACACGCCCGCCTCGGGCAGGTCTGGCAGTCCCGCATCAGAGTGCCCACCAGATGCGCTGGTACCAGGGGGCCCGCGCACGCGCCTCGCTGCGTTCCAGCCATTCCGCCTTGAGCTTCTGATCCTCCTTGATGAAGCCTTCCAGGAGGCGGTTTTGGCTCTCGTAGGCCGCGCGCTGGGCCTGCTCTAGCTTGAGCTGCGTCTGGAGGGCGGCGATCTCGCGTGCTTGCGCCTCGGCCTCCAAGACGTGCTTACCCACTTCGGACATCAGCTGCGCGTTCGCCGCGCGCGCCTCGCTCAGCTGTGCCTGGGACTCGCCGAACCGATCGATGGTCGCGTCTGGCAGGATCGCGTAGCCGTCGGCCGCCCGCACGAACGCTGTCGGCGAGCTGCCGAGCGCGCCGATCAGGCCACCCACTAACTCCGCCCGGAAAGGTGCGCCTAGTAGACCCGCCTCGATGTCGGCAATGGTGCCGCCGGTGGCTTCCACCAGCTCCGCCGCCGAGGTCGGACCCGGCTCCTCGGGCGTACCGAGCAGCTGCCTCACCGCCCGGCGTACGGCGTCTTGGTCGATCGTGATCATGAATTTTCCTTCTGGGTGACTCCGGCGGCATGGCACTCCACGCAGCGCGGCTCGTACTGGTCGGCTCCCCCCACGGGGCCCTCTGTGCCCGTGACCACCGCGCGCAGGTAGCTCATGGGCGCGGGAGCCCCGCAGCATGCGCACACCGCCAGCAGGCAGATGCGATCGTTCGCGCGCTGCATGAACAGGCGGGTGGTCGGAAACTCCTCGCCGCGGAAGTCGAGATCGAGCCCCGCGACCACCAGGTTGCGAGGTCTGGCATAGCAGGCCATGCGCGCGATCGCCGAGGCCGCGTCGTCCCGCTCGAACCATTGAATTTCGTCGATGTAGACCCACTGCGTGCGCTGGGCGTCGACGTACTCCGCCACCTCATGCAGGCTGCGGATCGGTGTCGCCTGGATGGTATCACTGAGGGTCGCGTCATGGCTGCTCAGCGACCCACTGGTCCGACCATCCTTCCGGTGCTTGAATACCGCCCTCGACGGGTCGCCACAGGCGCTGATGATGCGCGCCAGCGTGGTCGTCTTCGCGCTGAACATCGGGCCGACGATCGCCGTGATATGCAATCCCACTGGGGTGCCTCTTGGATCCGCGCTGACTCGCGATATGGGTCTCGGTGTCGTCCGGCTCAGACCGTCGGACACTGCGAGCAACCGCAGCATCATCCCATAGACGATCGCGACAGACAACGCAACCGTCAGAGCAAGCGTCACCGTGCCCGCCTCTTGCTTTTCAGGGACGTCTCAACGAACTTGTAGAGCTTGAAGCGATCCTGGAGCCGCTTGTCCGTGTAGCGCTTCACGAAGTCAACGGCGGACATGTTGAGCGTGGCGAGCGTCGGCAGGTTCGCGCTCAACCTCGCGTCGATCAGCGAGTACAGGTTCTTTTCGTTTCGCGGGCTCGGCAACTCCGTGCCGAGATCGTCGAGCACCAAGAAGCGTGTGCGCATCGCCTGCCCGAACGTCTCGCGCATTTTGTCGGTCATGTAATCGTCGAGCAGCTGCTCGGCCTTCACGAACATCTGGTTCTCAATACCCAGCTCAACCTTCAAGTGGGCCATCACCGCGAGCGCCGAGTAGGTCTTACCAGGACCCGTCGAGCCAGCCAGGATCAGGTTGCGCTTCTTCGTGAAGTCCTCAAAGGCGTAGGTCTTGGCTGGCCCCGAGCACTCGTCGAGCACGAAGCCGAAGTGCGTGAGCGGATCCCCCAGCACGTAGCCGTCGGCGTCGGCGTTCTCGCGCAGGAAGCACGCCATCGCCTGATCCCCGCCGAAGCCCAGCGTCTCCAGGAACTTGTGGCAGTTTCGCACGTAGTCCCGACGACCAACGGGGCACTGGATAGACTTGCGCTCACAGGGCATCCGATCCCGGCTCTCCAGCACGAGCCATCCGTCGAGCCTGGGCCCACAAGACTCGCAACCGGCCTTACAGGCGTCCATCAATGCCTTGAAGGCGTGGTAGCGCCAGGCTCGCGGATCCTGGCCGGGGATCTCTCCTCTGGACTGGAGCGCCGGGATTAGCTTCCCGAGCTTCAAAAGATCGCTTGAATGCCCCATTGAACGGGCTGTTCGGGGAAGATCGGCTTCGTCCATCAGTCGGCATCCATCAGAGCTGCCAGGTCGACGACCCGAGAGCCCTCAAAACCGTCGAACTCGCTAACCGCAGACATTCCTGGCTTCTTCTTGGTCCAGATGTCGACGTAGAATCCGGCTCCGCGGCTCTTGGACAGGCAAAAGTGGAGCTGGTCGATCCAGTCCGGGTACGCCGCGCGGTAGTTGCCAGGGATCCCCTCGATCGCCGGGATAACGAAGCGGCGCAGGTACTCAGGGTCGCCGTAGTCAGTCACATTCTTGGCGAGCAGCTTCTCGACCTGACCCCGGAAGGCCAACGTCGCCACGCCCGCGATCTGGTAGCCGCCGGCGGCGAAGGCCGCCACGGCGTCATTGACTGCCGCCTCTCGCGTATCCGGCGGACAACCCTCGCCCGAAACCTCCTCAGAGAGATCAGTATTCTCTTTATTTATGGATCTCATGGTTCTAATCTCATGATCTATAGGGGGGCTGTGTTCCTCGTCTGGCGCTGGATTCCCGTCGCCGACAGGGGTGTGGGAAACCCCCACATAGGGGTTTGTCGCACCCCTGTTTTGGGGGTTCCTCAAACCCCCTGGGGGTTCAGTGAACCCCTGTTTAAGGGGGGTCTCGGAAACCCCCATAGGGGTACCAGAAACCCCCATGGGGGGCTTTGGTTTTCCGCCTGAACGCTTTTTCGAACCCGTCTCGCCGGCGCGCCATTGATCGCACTCCGCGTTGACGCGAAGTGTGTCGCCGTCGCGCATGAGGATGCCGCGCTCCACCAGGCTGATGATCGCCAGCTTCACGTTGCTGTAGTCGCGCTTGACGAGCTTGGCGATGGCGTAGGCGGAGACGCCCGCGCCCAGATCCGTCCGTCCGTTCTCCAACGTGACCTCCCGCTGGGATCGGTAGACGTTGAGGACGATCAGGTACTCCTGGTTAGACAGGTTGAATCGCGGATCGCAGAGCGCCTCAAAGACGTCTCTTTTGACCGCCTTGAACCGCCACGCCATCCTGGTTTCCCTTGGCTTGTACTCGACGATCTCGCCGCTGGGTGATCCGGAGCTGCTCGGGCGGATCATGCGCGATCCTCGCGGCAGCCGGATTGCTCCGACCAGACAGAGGGGCCGCCCCTCGGGGCCCCCACAGATGGCACGATCGTCACGAGAGCGTCCTTCCTAACATGCGCATTTGCACGTTGACGGAGCCTGCCTCGCGTGATACGATCGGGTCCTTGTGAGGTCGAGCGTGGGCGCGAGACAGACTTGAGGGAGATCGGCCGGCCAGCCGATCTCTTTCTTTTTGGTCGTTTTGGGTGCTAGTCGTGCATCCGAGATCTCCTTCTGGGCCCTACCGATGCGGCCAAGACCCGGACCCTGCCGGGGTGCCGGGTTTGTGGATCGGCTCTACCTGCGGATCTTCCGATCTGGAGGCGTTGGTAGGACCAATAAGCCTGATCCACAATAACCCATGGCTGCGAAGACTGACAACGGTTGGCATGGCGAACATGTGTTCGGACATGGCCCTCCAGGCCTATTGGATCCTGGCCGCCAACCATCATGTTAAATTTAAATTAACCCGGCGATGGGTGGATCGCCGCTGGGATCTGTGTGCCTGAACACATACTGAAAGAATTTCCTGCGTTCGAGTTCCTGTTCGGTCTCGACCCGCTGGATCCACCAGAGATGGCGGCCGTCCTCCAGGGGCTGCCGGAGCATCTCGTAGCGCGTTCTGGTTGCGTCGGGCAGCTCGATGACCACCCCGTCCCGCGGGCCTGTGCCCTTGCAGACGACCTCGCTCATGAAGATATCGAGAATGATCAGGGGATCCTGACTCTTGTCCGCAGGCTGGACGGGGCCTGCGGTTGCGAGGATCGGCATCTCCGCGCCGAAGTTCAGGTGCCCCGAGTAGAAAGCCCAGTCGTCGACGGCCTGGTGCTGGTGAAGGTGGTAGCGGCCCTGTGAGAGGGCCGGCGAGAGCAGTGTCTTCTCGACGGGGCCGAGTACAGCCTCATAATGGATGTCGGCCAGCGCCTTCTTGACGAAGCGCGGATCGATCATGCCGCTCGTTCGTTTAATCATGCGATCCGTTCCTCCAAAACCAGCTCCTGGAATCCGGCCGTTTGTCGATTGTTGGCGATCAGCCCGCGGATGTTCGTGTGGATGTCGCCGACCCCAGGTATCTGGTCGTCGGGGGCGATCGCCGCATAGTCCTCGACGGCAAACCAACTGGCTTGCATGATGCCGTTCGCCCAGCCCCGCACCCGCCGCATGCACTCTTCGATGTCGGTGTCGACCCGTACGACCAGTACGCCCTCATGGTGTTTGAGCCACTCGGCCTCGGCGACGGTCTCGACATCATCGATCACCACGGGGCGCATCCAGTCGGCCTCGGCGATTCGATCGTCGAGGCGCTCGATCCAGAATGTCGGGCTACCCCCGAAGTAGGGGTCGCACATCGCCTGGCGCAGCCGGCGGATCATCTCAAAGTCGCGGCCGCGATCGAGCTTGCGGTCGACCATGAGTCGCGAGAGTTCCATCGTCATACCGCGCAGAGAGAAACGCCGGTAGCCGAACTCGCTCACCAGCGCATTCGCGATGGCGGACTTGCCGGCCCCCGGAGGCCCGTAAAAGGCCAGGTGGGGAAGGGGGTGCATAAGCGGAGCCTCCGTCCATGACCATACACCGCCCCGCCCCAGGGCATCAAGCTACCTGATCAGCGTGCCGTCGCGCCGGAACGTGAGGAAGTCGTCGTCTGCGAGCCGCTCCGCGATCGCCCGCTCGGATCCCGCTTCCAGGATCGCGTCGCTGAATTCGCGGTAGAAGTCATGGGCCAGATCCCGCATGTCCGCCTCGATCGCATCGGCCAGATCCTCAGCAAAGGCCCCGCAGTAATCGCCGACCTGAACGCCGGCGTAGCGTACGAGACGACCCATGTCGGTCTCGTAGCGATCGATCTCGTCGCCCTCCAGGAGCCCCTCCTCCAGCTCGTCTGGCGCGGGGATGATCAGGGCCTTGGTCTCTACGGCGTCGTGACCGTCGGTCAGGTAGCTGAGACGCGCGCCCACGAGTACCCGCTCCTGGATGCCGCTGCCGCTGACGCGGGGATCTCCGCCGCGCGACGAATAATCGAACTCCAGCTCGATCATCTCCCAGAGATCCTCGCCGTGCCAGCTGACGAGCGCCTCGGCATGCTGGGCTTGGAAGGGCAGCAGGCGTGCGGCGAGCTTCTTGTGGTCGGCCGAGCAGCCGCGGAAGTTGACGTGGTCGCCCTGGCAGAACCCGACGCTGTAGCCGAGGTCTGCGTCATCGTAGCCAGCTTCGGCCGCACGCTCCTTGAACCAGTCGACCAGGTACTCGGTGTCATGGTCATCCCAGGTCTCATGGTGCTGGTTGAATTCCTCGGTGGCCTTGGTCCGGGATGCGGCGGGCAGATCGCCGAAAATGTACTCCTTGGTGTGGAAGAATTTCCCCTCTTCTTCCTCGTATAGCTCGTGCGCGCCTTGCCAGCTTCGTACGCACGAGCGGGTCTTGAGGTCTTTGGTGGTGCGTTTGGGCCTGGGTGGTGCCGTCACGGACATGCTCCCTCCTTCTGCGCCCGCATGCGACGCGCGAGCTTGGTCGACAGGTAGAACCCGATCCCGCTCAGGGCGTCGGGGTGTTTGCCTGGTAGATCCAGGGCGAGCGCCGTCTCTACGCAGTTATCGCAGCACACCGACCACATGCCAGGATCTCGCTCGAAAAACGGCTGTTTGACCTGTGCCCCGCAGAGGAGCTGGCCGGGTTTCCGCTGCCAGCTCCCCTCGTGGAAGTCAAAGTCGATGCCGAGGTGGGTATGGTAAGATCGAGACCACATGACGCGGAAGCCAGGCGTCACCCGCAAAAACTCGATCTCCTCGGGCGTCAGGCACTCCTGCCAGCGGCCGATACCTTTCCCGGCGTCCATCGCTCGACTGGCTGCCGCATAGGCCGCCCGCTCACGCGGCAGCCGGTAACGGCGGATGCCCTGGAAGCCCTTGATCGCCTCGCCGTCTTTCAGAGCGTAGAACTCGCCGTAGCGCTGGATGTAGCTTCCTGCCCCCCACCAGGTTCCGCTGGTCTCGCAGGCCCAGGGCTTGTCGGCCTTGAAGCTGTCCCAGCAGATCATCCAGCCGCGCACCTGGCCGCGCCAGACCACGAAGCAGCGATCGCCGCGGCGAAACTCGCGGGGGATGAAGGGCACCTTGTAGTTCAGGAAGGTGACGCAGTGCTCTTTCTTGACGACGTCGAGCTCCCGCTGGTAGGCTTCCCAGGTGATCTGCTGGGGGATCGTTATGAGCCAGTCGGCCATGGGCCCTCCCTTAAGTGGCCGGGGCTAACGCACCGGCTTGACGCTGCGCACGATCGCGAGGAACCGCTCCAGGCGATCCTCGTCGTAGGCGCTTTCACTGGGCACCACGCTGTCGGCGACGCTGCCCATCACCATGATGCCGCCGCGATTGGTCTCGACCACGCCGAACAGGTATTTGCGCCAGTTGTAGTTCGGGCGGCGTTGGCATGAATAGACGCGCACGGCTGCCTTGCGGCCGGCTACCGTGAAGTGGCGCGGTCGGCAGTGCGGGTAGAATTGCGGGTTCGTCTTGAAGCTTTCGGTGAACTCGTCGAGGATGGTGTCCACCGGCATCGGGCGATCGCCCACCTGGAACACCTCGACCCACATCTGACCGTCGGGGCTCTTGGACTCCAGGCCGTACATCGGCCCGTTCTTGAATGGGAACGGGGTGATCCAGGTCTCAGGGAATCCCACGGAGAAGCCTGGGTAGCGGTGAGTGTCGAGCGTGAATGCCTCAGCCGGCAGCGCGAGCAGCAGGCAGAGCCACATGGCCATGATGATCCGCATAGAGACCTCCTAGCTCCCGAGAAGGAAGCACCACCAGGGCGGCTTCTGGGGGTCGGGATCCCCTAGTCGCCGGGACCACATGCGGTCCCACTCCCACGCGCGCACAAGGCCGTTGCTCACGAACGCCAGGATGATATACCCGAGCGCGATCGCCCCAGTAGCCAGCAGGTTGCTCACCGGTGAAACTCCTTGTCGGCGTTCCACTTGCAGACGGCGAGCTCGTCGACGACCGCCTTGATCGCCGCGGCCTTGATGGCCTCTGGGATCACGACGCTGGCCTCCGATAGGTACGAATGGCGAAGTCGGTCGTAGTGATTGCCGTGAACCAGCCACTTGGCGCGCACGCTCGTGCGCTGCTGCGGCTGGAACTCGTCGAGCCAGAGCTTGTTGTAGGCGAGGTAGAATTGCCAGACCGTGCGCGAGGTCGGGCTGTGCTGCTCAACCACTTTGAGGTGATCATTGCTTCTGAATTCGACGGTTATCATGGACGTTCCTCACCCCAAGGACCTGCGGGGTCGTCGTCTTCCGGTATCTCGCCTTCCAGGAAGTCGTCGCAGTCTTCCTGTCGGTCGAATTCCTTCGCGGCCTCCTCGACCACGATGGCGATCGCCTCGACCAGATTGCAGGCTACGCGCCAGTCGGAGTCGAATGCGCCCTCTGTACCAGCCCAGAATGAGGCCCTGATCGCATAGGTCGCGTCGGCGATTGGATCCGCCGCGTGCGCCGGCGATTCAAGCACGACGCATTCGGCCTTGAACATGTACTTGTACTGATCCAGCTCGACCTCACCGAGCCAGCCGGGCCCGAAGCTGCGGCCCTGGATGATGGCGGTCTCCGGATCCGCGGCGGCCTCGCGGATCTGGTGCGCCATCTCCCAGCCCACGAAGACGTCGAAGGGGACCTCCAGGCCCGGCTCGATCGCGCGGCTCACGCTCTGGCGCGCGGTGTCGTCAGGCCCCGCGAGATAGGCGTACGCGTCGGGCGTGACCTCGCGCCAGCCAGACTCGGCCGCAGTGTCGCGAACGCGCACATCGCGCCCGAGTTCCCGCGCGACGGCGAGCGCCCGATCGCCTTTGTAGACGTGCGCCTCAGGCACCGGTCTTTCCTTTCTTTGCTTCACGCTGGGCCTCCTCGGCGATGAAGAAGTCCATGCGGTACTTTTGAATGTCCTTGTCGAACGCGTCGACGAGCTTGCCGAACTGCTCACGGATTGCGTCGACCTTGAAGCGATCGCCCTCCGCCACGATCGCCGCCTCGTCGTTCATGACCCGCTTGACGTAGGCGATCAGCATCGTGCCGTGCGCCCCCAGGGGCGTCTCCGGAGGCGGGGCGTTCTTTGCCCGTTCGCGCACCAGGGCGTTGTTCATGAGCCCGAACAGGCTCTCGACCGCCCCGCAGGCACGGAAGTAAGCCTCCATGTCCTGGGGCTGCGCGCCGAAGTCGGTGGGCTCGGCCTTGCCGTCGTTGAGTAGGCTCGTGATCCAGCGCCAGGACTCCGCGATCATCTGGCGCGCGTCCGCCAGCTCCGCCGCCGACGCGCCCACATCCTGCTGGACAGCGACCGCCGCGAGCAGGAAGCGGATGTGCTCGCGCCAGCGGCCCTCCGGCGGATAATCCACGAGCAGCGCCTGGAGCGAGGTGAGGTGTGCCTGGAACGCGGTCGCCGGGTCTTCGGGGGGTTGTGACATCGGGTCTCTCCTTCTGAATGGGGTTAGTCGTCTTGCTCGGGGCGCGCGCCGACCAGCGGCTCCCACTGGAGCCCCACCCGGCCCTCGACCAACTCCAGGGCGTAGGTTTCCTCATGCGTGCCGCCCTCCAGGGCGAGCTCCAGGCAGCCCTGGAGAATGCCGCGCACGACGTCACGTGACGGCGGGGTGATATCGTCCGAGACGGGCACAACCCGCATACGGACAGTGAACTCGTGATCGCAGAGGTCGATCATACGCATGCCGCTGACTTCGGCGATCTGCCACCGCTGCATGAGATCACTCTCCAATTGACGCTGGCGCGCCATCTGCTCGGGCGTGAGCAGGTTGCCGCCGCCGTCGGCGTTGTGTGTCTTGGTCATGTGCCAGGCGACCACTCGCTCGATGTACTCGATCAGTCGATTCGCAGCGGACATCAGGGTGTTTGGGCCGATCGACGCGTGGGTCTCGGCGTAGGAGCCGCGGCCCGTCTTTACGATCTTGTACCGGTCGTCGACGCCGCGCATCGCCCGCATCACCTCGGCGAGCCTGGCGATGCCGTTCTTGCCGCCTACGACGACCTCGATCCGCCAGGCGGTCATCAGATCGCCTGTGATCGGCCTGAGGATGAAGTTGTATGGCAGTTTCTCGGGACTGGTGTCGGTACCGGTGTTGACCCAGATCTCACGTCGCTCTGGCACGACCTGTCCGATGAAGTGCCAGCCCGTGAGTCGCTCGGCTGTCATCGCGGCGAGGTTTGCGACGGCTTGTAGTTCTTCAATGTCGAAAGTCGGCATGGGGGCCCTTTCAAGGGAAGGCGTCGATCACCTGGAGCGAGCCGAGCGCGCGCGCCTTGCGGCACGCCTCGCCGCTGTCGCTTGCGGGGATCTCGATGGCGGTGACGTTGGTGACGTCCGAGTGGTAAGCGTGGAGCCCGTGCGCCTGGGCCGTCCGTACCCAGTGTCCCCGGACCCGAACCGTGTACATGCTCACCGCGGCGTCACGTGACGGCAGGGGTGATCGCGAGGATGTCGTCACGGTCGAGCAACTCGCTCAGATCCGCGATCACTGCGGCGTCGTCGCGATCGCCGCGACTCCAGACTTCCGAGACAACGCGATTCTCCCGAGCGTCAACGCGTAGCACCTCCTTGAGCGACGAGCCGAAGCGCGTAACCGCATCGTCGATCGCCTGCCAGTCGTTCTCGCAGCGTTGCAGCCGCTCGGATATGTCGCGCTGGTAGCCAGCGTCCCAGCCGAAGGCCAGATAGCCCTCGTCGCTATAGGCGGGCGAGCCGAAGTTCGGCACCTCCTTGTCTTTCGATAACGCATTGATGGCCGCGATCGCCGCTTTGAGCAGCGGCGTCTCAGTGCCAGCCATGGCCTCCTGCCCATGACTCGACACGGCCTTGAGGTCGTAGTCGATCTCAGAGGCTCCCCCCATCCCGAAGGACAATACCGGGATCGCACGCGTGCCGTTCTCATGGACGATCTTCGCGTCGATCGAGCACTGAAATGTCGCTGTGAGCGTTTCGAGCAGCCAGACGAACTGGTCGTGCTTGTGGATGCGGATCTTCTTCAACATGGGGAAACCTCCACTTGCCAGAGCGTCTTCGGCCCTGTGGGGTGCTTGTCTTTGCGCGGACGCCCGCGCCGATCCCAGCTGCCGCCAGCTGTGGTGTGCATCCTCTTCCAGCCCGAGGCCTTGAGCGTCGTGCCGTCCTCGCTGTCGAGGATGTAGGTGAGCATGCGCTTGCAGCCCATCGCCCTGGCCGCCTGCCAGGCCGCAGCATACAGTTTTGAGCAGGCATTGCGCGCGCCGTCGGTACACAGCCGCGTGACCTCCAGGGTCTTGCCGTCTTGATTGCCGCACGCCACCGGTCGGCCAACGACGACGACCCCGCGGAGCTGGCCGTGCTGATCCTCGACGCCGATGCCAAACTTCCAGCCCTGAGGCTTCTCATGGTGGCGGTGGATCAGGGTGACGAAGTCGAAGGCATCCTTCTGCGTGATCATGCGCAGGCCCAGCCGGAGCTTTTCTTCCGGTTGGGCGGCCTCGACGGCGGCGACGACGTCATTCCAAATGAGCTTGAGGTAGGCCTCAGGATCCTCATAGGCCATCCGCGGGACGAAGTAGGCCTCGCAGTCCTCCTGGCTGAGCATGCACACGGTGTTTCCAGAGTCGCAGACCAAGCAGATGTCGCAGAGCGCGGGATGCTCGGCCCCACACCACTGACAGGTCGGCAACTCCGTCTCGGGCTCGACGAGCCCGTGCCACACGCTCTCATAGGTCACGTAGCGGGGGCGACTTCTCGCCCGAGCCGCCGGCGCACCCAGGAACGGGTAGCCGTCAGATTATCCGCGCTGATCGCCCAATCCTCGACGCCGCCATGGAGACAGAGTCCGTGACCCTCGGCCACCTGGCCCCATATGTCCTCACCCAGGAGCGTCTTTACGTAGTAACGGGATACGAACTGTCCGTACTCGGTGTGGGGGTAGCGAGTATCGTAGAACTCAATCTGGGGCTCGTCCTCGTCATAGGTGAGCTTGTTGTTGAGCCCGAACTTGTCGCCACGCTGAATGATGCGCACGTTGAACGCGATGCCGCGCTCGTTCGTGACGCACAGGAGCGCGGGTTCAGGTGGCCGGCCGAGCACGCCGCCGATAATGTGAATGGCCTGCTGGATGTCCGTGGGGATGTCTCCGCCGCGTGCGAGGTACGCGAACAGCTGGTCGCGAGCAAAGGCCAGCTGGCCGGCCTGGTGGGAGCTGAGAACGAGCTCGCCCGCGTCGAGTGCTGGCTCCTGGCCGTTACGCTTGGTGGTTTTCGTCAAGGCTCTTGTCCTCCTGTGGCAGATGGGGGGTGCCGTTGAAGTTGATGCGGTTGTAGACGAGGGCGATGTCCTCGTCGGTGGCGTCGATCAGCTGGACGACGCTGATGAATAGATGGCGGAACACCGCGCGATCCGTCTCAGACCACTCGCTAAACAGCCGATCGCGGAAGCTGAATTCGTCGGCCATGAACGCAATGATCGTCGAGAGGCGCTGCTTGCCGTCGACCATTTCCATCCACGGCCCTGGGTGCAGCGCGTCGCGCTCGCGAACGTACAGCGCCGGCATGTTCAGCCCCTGCGTGAGCGTGTCGATCAGATCCTGTTTTTGCTGGATGGTCCAGACCAGCCCGCGCTGGTAGGGCGGACTCAAGTCCAGCTCGCCCATCTTGACCAGATCGCAGACCGCCCACAGATGGCTATTGAAAGCCCCCGAGCAGATGCGCTTGCGGAAGACCGAGTTCGGATTCATCACGGGATCACCGTCATGAATTCCGCGTGCTCGTCCGGCCCGAGGTTGGCGACGCCGTCGGCGTGTCCGACCAGGTGAGCGCTCCGAGCCTCGCTGCCGGCCGTGAGCGCGCCAACGCTCTCATAGATGAACATCTCGCCACAGACCCCGCAGACCCGGCCGTCAAGACTCTGCTCGGCGAGCGTCGTCGCCTCCAGTCGGTACTGGAGCCTGAGCTCATAGAGCTTGCCGTCCGCGCCCGACACGAGCACTTTGCCGAAACCGGCGTTCTCCGGATCAGGCAGCTGTGCGCAGTAGCCAATCGAGTGTTCGTCGGTCACAGTGCCGATAGGATGATTCCAAAGCACCCCCTTGGCCGAGTTCAGGACCACCCGCAAGGGCTCGAACGGCAGCGTCGTTCCGTTGATCAGCCGATCCATCTGGTCGCTGCTCGGGTGCAGGAGCAACGCCTTGTTTCCTGGGGTCGCGATGCTCAGCTCGGCATGGGGTGGAGCCTCGAAGCGGCCCGGCAGAATCTGGACCATGGTCTTCAACTGATCAGCGAGCCTGCGCGCTTCACTCAGGGCCGTCCGCAGCACGACACCACGGTAGATGGTCTCGGCTCCTCGTACCACGGCGTAGCAGCCGGACTCCAGCGAGCCCCAGTTGGAGACGTCCGTACGTGTCCCCTGAATCATCACCGTGACTTGTTTCACTTCATCGCTCAAAGTTCACCTCGATCCGAATCCGGACGCCTTCATCCTCGTCGAAGACCACCGGGTCGCGCTTGGTCCTGTCTGCCTGCATCGCTTCTTTGTAAAGGCTCTCCATCTCGCTGGGAATGCGTCGCGCGTCCGGCGTTCCGTAGATGGTCTCGGTTTCGTCATCGTCGCCGTCGGTTACCCGCGTGACCCGCATCTTGAAAATCGGACACTCGTAAAAGACCTCGCAGCAGATGGTGCAAACGAGGTCGCGCTCATGCTCGCTGAGCGAGCCGATGCGCACGGTCTCCTCGTCCTCGAAGTAACCTGGGTGACCCGGCCAGGGTAGACCGTTCTTTTCGCAGCGCCGACGGCAGGCTTCTTCGCTGTGCCAGCCCATACCAAGTGTTCCCGGCTTTTCGCAGACAGAGCAAGCTATCTCAGTGCCATCCTCGGCGCAGTCCTTGCAGTGCTCCTCGCCGCCGATGAAGTAGCCGATCGTCTTCATCCGCCCATCCGGCGCATGCGCACGTCCTTGAGCTTCTTCGCGAGCTTCTCCTCGTCGGGCGGCAACTTCGCCATCTCGACGACCCAGTACCAGACTTCCGTCAGTGAGCCGCCATCCATGCGGAAGCCGGGACCCTTGCTGTAGTTGAGCTGCTTGTAGGCCTTGTCATAATCGTCGGGCAGATGCCGCCAACCCTCAGGCGCTTCGACGCCCCGGCTCGGGTGCGGCGTCGGATCCGGCACCACCCACTCCAACTTGCCCTCGACGATCACGGCGAAGTTGAAGATGCGCTGCCAGGGAAACTTGCCGTTGTGGGTCTGGGTCTCCAGGATGTAGTAGAACTCGCCGGTGGCGATCGCCGCGCGCAGCTGCACGCGTAGGTTTTCCAAGACCATCTCCGCGGTCTTGAGGTCGTGCTGGGCCTTCTCGGCCCGGCTCATGGGTTCGCTCATAGTGGGATCCCTTCTGGTTTCCTCTCAGATTCCGTTATACCTTCCTACCCGCATCTGGCTTGACCTGCGGGCGGTGTGGTGCGTTGGTGGCCTCGACGTAGGCAGGTCGCACCTGACCGACGAAGACGTCGGTCACGAGTTGCACGAAGGCGTCTGGGTCAGTGCTCTCCATCCGAAGCCCCCTGTTTTCAACGATAGCCGCGCCACTCATGGCGGGCCTCAATGCATGAGAAAGGGCGGATCGAAGCGCCCGCTCGGGCGACCTGGGTTAAGTGGGTCCGGAAGCGGGACATAGCCCTCCATCCCTTTACTGGCTCCGCTGGGAAGCAGCCCTATTCCGATCTGGGTGTCGAGTGCGCGCGAGCGCAGATAGCGCTGCCAGAATCTCACGTCGAGCGGGTGGACGTCCTTGAAATGCCGCGAAAAAGACCGGCTGCATGCCCCGAACGAGGGCGGATCGTAGACGGCCTCGATGTAACCAAAGAAGCCGCTGGTCACCCAGGCCGAACGGCCGCCGAGCGTCCCGCGAACAATGCGACCAGCTCCATAAGTCTTCTCCGCCAGACCCCTCGCGAAGGCAGCCTCGTCAGGCGTGGGCCAAGCGGCATGGCCGCTGAAATGGGATAACGCATCCAAGTCGCCGCCGTCGGTCTCCCAGTGGATACTGAACATGGTATTGGGCGGGTAGCGCACCGTCAGGTCGAACTCCTGGGGCCGGCTCTTGGGATCGGGGCGGATGGTGTAGCAGAGCTTGAACACATCGCCTCCGGAGAGTCCGATCGCCTCCCAGGCGTCGTCGGCCAACAGGCCTTGGAGAAGCTGTCGCTGAGGGCTGGCCTCCAATCTCACATTGGCGCGGCGCGCCTCCTCGACGGCCCAGACATAGCGGCATTTCCGTTCACGCAGTTCCAGGCTGTCTGGCGGCATGTAGCGTTCAACTGGACCAAGGGCCACGAATCGGCTCCTTTTTCTTACTCTGCATGCGGCCGACACCGTTGGTCCGCCAGTCTCCGCGGGCCCGCAGCCTACCCGCGACGTAGGTCACCAGCTCCGTGGGCTCACAGCGCTGGGCGAGCATGGCCGCGAGCTTGAGGTTCACATTGGAGAGCCCGCGCGTGACCCCACGGGCCACCAGCCCCTCGGTGAGCTCTTTACGCCACAGCAGGCCCGCGAGGTAGGTGCCGTCGACAGCGGGATTGGGTTCACCTGGCCTCAGGCAATTCAGCCGCATGGCGTGCCCGTCCGACTCGGCCCTGATCACCCCCCACCAGTCAGGAATCAGCTTCGCCGCCTTCACGAGGTGCTTCGGGCCCGACACCAGCGTCATACGCTGAAAGACGAGCCCATAGGCCTCGACCTGATCTTTTAGACGGCCGAGCGTGTCATTGTCGGCCTTGATCTCGTAGCCGTGGAGCTGGTCGTCGATCACCGCGACATCCACCCGGTTGACCCGCAGGATGTCCAACTCCTCGATGACGAGTGCACCCTGGCACGCGGATCGCAGAGCTTCCAGCAGGGCCGGGCGGATGTCGCGATCGCGCATGGCTACGGCTTGCTCACGAGGTCCGGATCTACCGCCCGCAGGTAGTAGCCGTTTGAGGCCATCATCAGGAAGTTCGCGCCGTCGGCGGCGTTCCGGAAGACCTCGTCGGGCTCGGACCTTCCGATCACGCTGGCCTTGAGTCGATCCAGATGCTTCTGGGCCTGGGCGATCAGATCCAGGGGGTTGTCCTTGGCGTAGAGAAAGGGGTCGAGGAGTTTCGTGTCCTTGTCGACTTCCTTGTGGTGGTTAAGGCGCATCTGGCCTTCCATCTTCGCCGTGAAGTCCTTGAGGTCAGCGCGCTGGATGTGGTTGTGTCCCATTACGGTGTGCTCCTTTCAATCGGTTTGCGCTCGGCCGCCGTGTGCGGCACCCCGCAGAAGTTGATCCGGTCGTAGATGACGAGCGCGTCCTCGTCGGTGAGATCCTTGGCGATGCTAACCGTCGCAGCCATGAACAGGAAGACCCGCTGGACGTACACCGGCAGATCGGTGAACAGCTTGCCGTTGAACGCGAACCCGCCGTCAACGTAGCACCGGATCGCATGCAGGCGCTGCTGGCCGTCGAGCACCTCCCAGTGGGCCCCGCTCGGGCTGGAGTTCTTGAACTGCCGGAAGTACAGGCCGGGCATGCCGAGCCCGCGCCAGAGTGAGTCGATCAGGGCCACCTGGCGGGGTTCGTCCCAGACCAGCCCGCGCTGGTAGGGCGGGCTCGCGTCGATCGTGCCGTCGCGCAAGTTATTCATCAGCTCGCGCAGGGATCGACCCTGGGTCGTAAAGTGGTACTCAGTGACCCCGACCACCTCCCAGGGTGAGGGCTGGGAATCAGCAGAGGTCATAGGGCTTGCCTTTGAGTCCCGCCGCCTCCGCTCCGGCCCTGATCAGTACCACCTCCTGATCGGGACTGATAAACGCGGGCATCGCCATCGGGATACCCAGTCGCTCATGCAGCATCGCCGCAAGCTCGATACTGGCGGTCTGCCGCTGCATGCTCGCGACCATCAGGCGACGTTGAAAGGGTTCCATCGCCTTGTTCATCTCAGCTGAAATTGTGTCGAGCTCTGCCATTAACACCATGGCCTGCTTGGCCTTGAAGATCTCGGGGTCGACCAACAACCCCAGACTCACGCCGTTCGACGTACCAGGGTCAGGCTCCTCTGTGACGGGCTCAACGAACGGGGACTCAGCAGGCGGTGTCAACTGACTAAACAGCGCCAGGAGGCTGAACGGGAAGTTCTGAAAGTAAGAGTGCATGGGGGCCTCGCTAGGGGGTTGGGTTCTGGAGGTAATGGGTGACGGCTTTGAACGTCTCGGCCGACGCCTGGCGGGCGGCCGAGATGATGGGGTGGGTGCCGCCGTCGTCGGCGAAGGTGGGCGTGGGGCCATCGCCCCATCTGGCGTAATTCACGGTGGCGGCGAGCGCGTCTTCGGTCACCGCCATCGCGCCCGCGAGCGCCTCGGCGATCAGCGACGGCCGCAGCGTCATGGGATCGCACGGCTCGACGACGCGAAACTTGAAGCCGGGCTCGTTGAGCGGGAGATCCGTGCCGAAGCCGCCGTAGATGCCGAGCACCACGCGCGCGTCGTCCTTCCACGGCTCGGTGTCGAGCGGGGTGATCAGCTGGTCGCTGACCACCACCAGGATCGCCGCCGCATAAACATGCGCCTTGAAGCCCTTGGGCCAGAGCATGTGTTCCTCGGTGTACATTTCCCAGGACTTGATCCGCTTGTCGAGAATCTTGAGCCCGAAGACGTTCTCCTCGACGTACTTGTCGTCATTGCGGGCCGCGAAGTCGAGCGTGGTGTCGATCCGCAGCTCACCGGTCACCGCCGTGAGCATCTTGGCGGCTTCCTCGTAGGCCGGCCGCACGCGCTCCAGGGCTGTGATGACCCGGCCTGCATTCTCTAGGCCGACCTCCCCGCGAATCTTGGCGATGTCGTCGCGCTGCACGCGGGCTTCGCGAAACCGGTCGATGAACACGAAGATGCCTCCTTGTTGCTGGTGGGTGGGTACGTTGTAGCTCGACCTCAAAGCGTAGTGCTCGACCAGTTCGCCTGGTCTGCGCGATCGCTTGATCCGGGCGAGCGTCTCGCTCGACATTGGATTCAAAGAAGGAGTCCGGGATTCGCGTCGCAGTAGGGGACATAAGCCACGGCCAATGCGTCCCGCGCGAAGCGTACCGCCGGATGCTCACCATCCAACGGCTTGGCTTCATCGATCCCGTCGACGACGGTCTGCATCCAGATGCGCCCCAGACTGACGGCGGCTGCGAGCGCCTCGCGAAGCTGGGCGTCGCTGACGTTCGACTCCAGCTTCATCCGAATGAAGGGCAGCATGATTGGGCTGAATGCCTCGTTGGCCTCGCTCTTGCGGGGGTCATGTCCCGCGACCTCCAGTCGCACATCGAGACAGAGTCGGGCCGTATCCACCCAGAGCGTCGCATGCGCGGGGTCCGGGATGTCGTCGATAACGACCGCGAGAACCGCTGTGGCTATGGACCAGAAGGTCCGACCTCCGCCTATGGCCTTGGCCTCCGCCCTGTCGACGTGACGGACGACATGGGGCTGATTGACCCTGTGCATACCAGCCAGAGGCAAGAAAGCCCATGTGCTCGCGAGCAGATCCGGCAGCTCCCCGCCGAACTGCACATCCAGGCCGGCGTTGTCGCGGAGGTCCGCTACCACCGCACTAACGAGCAGGCGTCGCGCGATATAGAGCGGACCCTCACGGGTGATCGCAGCCGTGAAGGCCGCATCGTTTGCGGTTTGATTCGATGCGGCCAGCGCGATCGCCGCATCGGACGCCGCCTTGTCCGCGGCCAGCTGGTCGTAATAGTTCGTGCTCACGTCGGGTTCTCCTGCTAGGTCTGGTTGGTCGGTCCAGCCTGCGCGTGCGGCACCTGGAACGACCGGAAGTCTTGGGCGGCGAAGTCCAGATAGAGAGGCGTTACATCATCGGTGGCGGTCATATTGAAGAGGGTCTGACTGTCGACGCTGGTGGTCGTATTTAGATGCCACTCAAAGCGTCTGATGAACGCGTTAACCATGGCCGCGCCCGCCGCCATGGCTTCGGCGATCTCACTCAGATCGGCCGTCAGCGGGTCGACTGTAGCAACCAAGGGGAAATTATACCCTGTCTTCTCTTTGCTGGGCACGAGAAAGCAGTAGGTCGTCAGAGACAGGCTATGGGAGAAGCTACCTCCCCAGGGGACGTCCTCGGCGGTGGACGGCTCGTTGGTCGCGCACATCAGGCTGATCACCGCGTTGGCGCGCAGATCGTAGATGCGATCCTCGTCGCTTTTGGACGCACCCACCAGCATCCAGTGGCGTGCCAGATCCTCCCTTCGGTTTCTCACGGCGGCCTGGGGGTTGAATAGCGGCGTTCCCGGTGGCAACGGGACGCGCGGCGTCTCGTGGAGCGGCTCGTATTTTATGAAAGCCTGTGTCGATAGCTCGGACACCAGGCCTTCGATCAGCCGGGTCGCCTCGTCGAAGCGCGGCTTCTGCTCGTGGTAAACCTTGTCGAGCAGGTTCAAAGAGGCGGCTTCTGCTGCCTCCTTGGCTTTCTCGTGAGCCACCGTGGCCGCATACGCGCTCACGGCCGCTTCAAAAAACTTTCCCATGGTCACCTCAGGTGTGGATCGAGTAGTAGCCGGTCTCCAGGCGCTCGTCGTTAGGTCCGCGATCGCCATGGAAGATCAGGCCGCCATGCATGCTCGGCTTGCCGGTGCCGGTCTGGGCTGACCAGCCGAAGCTCCGCGGGCTCTCCGCGTAGAGCCGTAGACGACCAGGCTGACGTTGGTTGCGCGAGCCGTTGCGGGCGATATTCACGAGCCGGCACATCTGCTCGCGCAGGTTCGTCTCGCCAGCCTTGGCGACGTTCCAGTTCGCCTTGTAGATGGCGAGCGCCTCGGGCGGCATCTCCACGCGCACCGAGGGCTTCCAGTACTTCACATGCCGCTCGGCAAGCCGGTAGGTGCCGCTGGTCGTGGAGTGGGCGATCTTGGGGACCTGGGCGATCGCCGCCTGGAGGATCTCCCGCGGCATCGTCACCCGCAGGCGCGCCATCTGGCCCCGCTCCTCGCTCATGAGCACGTAGTCGACCTGCCAGCCGTTGTAGCAGGCGGCCTTGCTACCGAAGCCTGGCGGCTGAGGCTGTCCCTGCCAGAATGCCTGGAGTTCGTGCTCCCAGAACTCCAGGTTCGGCAACTCCCTGCCGTCCTTGAGCACGATCGTGATGCTGGTCGTCGTGTCACGCTTGCACTTCACGAGCTTGCCCTTGATGTGGGCCAGATGCGCGAAGAACGAGCGCGCGGCCTCGGGCCGCCAGGGCGTGTCCGTCTCCAGGTTGCCGTAGCGCCCCTTGTAGGTGTAGGTGCGCTGATCCCGAACTCTGATCCGGATGGCCGCCACGTCCTCCAGCCAGAAGGTCGTGACGCCGGCGGGGAAAGGCTTGAACGCCAGTTTTGTTTCGGTCATCATCATGAGGTCCTCCAGATCGAGGGGTGGTCATGGCCTACGGCGAGAACGCTATCGATCTCGCGAGCCAGCTCCTCCGCGCTGGAGAAGCTGGGCCATGGGTCACTGCGGGCTTGAAACAGCACGGCGTCCGGTTCGCCGGTGAGAAATATGTGGCGAGCCTGGGGGTGGATCATGAGCTTGCCTTTCGCCATCCCCAAAACGAGATTCGGGAAGACAGCCTGGTAGATGTCGCTGATCGCGGCACCCCACACCGCGTCGTCGAGCGACGCGCCGTCCGTCACGAGTTCCAGCAGCATGGATCCGACATGCACGCTGCCCGAGATGGCTGTCCCCGCGAGCAGGCGCTGCCTGTCGGCGAGCGCGAGTTTCACCAACGCCACGCGGGCCGGCCTCTCAAAGCGCAGGCTCACATTCGCGTAGTTGTCGATCGGGCCGATCAGATCAAGCAACTCCAGGGCCTCGGGCGTCACCACCGGCGTCACAGTGGGCCAGCCCCATGAGGCACAAGGTCGCGCGCAATTAGGTCGATCCGGCGGTGTAGATTCCGTGCGCTCATGAACGCCGTCCAGCCCGTGGCGAGATCGGTTGAGAAGACTCGACCACGGTCAGGGTCGTCCTTGCGGATGAATCCGCACTTGCTTTCGTCGAGCACCAGGAAGTCCTCGCCCCAGAGACTCACGAGTTCCACGAAGGCGACGTCGTAGACGGTGTGGGCCACGTAGCGCAGGGCCTTGGTTCCGGGCAACTCCAGGCCGTCCGTCAGATCTACCAGCAGCTGGGTGAAGTCACCCGGCGCGATGCCGAGATGCGGCAGCAGCAGGGACAGCCGCAGCCGATCCGCGAGCTTGAGCCGGGTGAGCGCGAGCCGGGCCTCCGCTATGTTGCGAACGCCATTCGACCAATCCGTGCAATAGATCGGCGCGACGAGGTCAAAGGCCCACGTGAGGTCGACCTCGCCCATCTCAGACCTCGTCAATGCCGAGGGTCTCCAGGATGGCCGAGCGCAGGCTGCTGGCGGCCTCCCTGAGCACCGCTCCGCGATCCTCTTCTTCCTGGTCGCTCGGGGCGCTGTACTGCGCGTTCCAGCCGAACTGCTCATAGAGCTGCAACGCGAGCAGCAGCACCATCATGTCCTCGCGCTTGACGTGGACACCGTTGGCGTCGCCCCAGTTGTAGCGGCCCTTGAGTAGGCCGTAGTCGCCGATGAAGTCGCCGGCCTCGAAGATGGCGTCCAGTTCCTCGCCGACGATCTTCATCTGGTAGGTCTCGGGCATCGCCCCGTAGATGATCCACGGGGGCGTGAAGCCCGCGGTGAAGGTGCGCGCTTCCTCGCGCGGCGGGGTGCCGCCGGGCGTGAGGCCGTTGTCTTGCGGGGTGTAGCTAACTGCGTCCAATCGGGACCTCCTTGGGGCTCTCGTACTTGCGCACGATGGTGTCGACCACGACCTGGGCGTTGGCCTCCGTCAGCAGGGCGAAGTCGTTGACCTTGAACGTGTTCTGGATGTAGAGGATCAGCTCCGACCGCTTGATCGCATGCTTCTCGATCAGCTTCTCGATGCGCTCCACATGCGGAGGTGGCGGCTTCGTATTGATCACGGCGACCACGGCCGGCGTGATCGGCTTGGTCACCGGCGGTATGGCCGGAGGCTCGGGATCGACCTCCTCCACCCAGGCCTGGAATTTCAGCTTGGTATCCCGCTCGTTCTCGACGAGACAGGGCTTCCAGACCTTCTTGACCTTGGACATCTCCGCCCCGATCAGCAGCATACGACCGGCGCGCTTGATCGCATCGGTGTTCGCCTCCTTGACGAGTTCGCGATCCGCATACCCGCGGCCGTTCTCGGCCTCGCCGTAGTCGGAGAACTCGACCACGACGCCGCTTTCCAGCGTCACGAGGATTGTACCCAGGATGCACGCGTAGACGTTGGTGCGCTCGATCAGGGTGGGCTTGTAGCTCCAGGCGAGACCGCTCTCGTGCAGGCGCTTGCAGACCGCGTCGCGATCGACGTAGGCGATCGCGAGCGCCACGAAGCCCTGGCCCGTCGTGGACTTGATGACCTTCTTCGGTTTGTACGAGAGATCGCCCGCTGGGAGCTGGGCCGCCAGGATCGCGACGGCCTCAGCAGGAAGGCCGCGCTTCACCAGCGCGGCCTTCGATTCGTTCAATGTGGACACGGGTCCTCCTTTCAGAGGATGGCAGCCTCCTCGGCCGTCTGGGGCACACTGGCGTAGGCCCCGAACTGAGCGCCCCAGGTGCGGTGATCGCGATCCCACGGCACGTTGGACTCGACGACGTGCGAGGCCATGATGTCCGCGTGGTGAGCGGCCAGCGTGAGGAACTCGAAATTGGCACCGAGGTCGGCCATGAAGCTGCGATCGTACATGCCCTCGATGTAGCGGATGCCCTGCACCTCGTCGGCCTTGAGGTCGATGAACTCCGACGCGAGCAGCACCTGGTCGGTCGAGCCGAGCTTCACGCGCTGGGCGTTCTTCTTCCACGGCTCGGCCTCAGAGCGGCCCTTGACGAGCATGTTGTCGACGTACTGCCGATGACCCCAGACCGTGGTCTTATTGAGGTCATGGCACAAGCCAATTACGAAACAACTTTCCAAGAGCGCCTTGGTGTCGAGAGCTGCCGCCGTCGGCGTGGCCGACCAGTACAGCTCGGCCTGCGCCGTGTCGTTGAAGGTGGCGACGATGAAGCGCTGCATCAGCTTGATCACGTTCCACGAGTGCTGGGCGAGCCCGCCGACCTCGGACTTGTGGTAGTGCCGGCGGGAGCTGGCGGGCGCGTCGAAGAAGTCCGTGTTCTTCTCCAGGTGGTTGAGCATCAGCAAGACGCCCTTCGCACCCGGCGTTCGAGCGCCCTCATGGCCGAGGCGGGCGGGCGTCACTGAGGTCAGCGCGTGGGCGCGGAGTTCGGCGATCATTGCCTGCTTGTTGTAGCTGCGTACGGTCATTTTTTCTTGGACTCCTTCTGGTAATAGGCGCTGATGACGTCGCTGGCTCCGCGGCGCATCATCTGGGACTTGGCCGCGCCGGCGATCGCCTCGTCGTTCGAGCCGGCCAGCGTGACCAGTATATCGTCTGGAGTGGTTGCTTGCCCGGCGAGCAGCAGCCGCATGGTCATGGCCGCCTTGCTGCCGCCCTTGGCGTGCGTACTCATCATCCGCAGGGCTGCCGCGGTGATCTCGAAGCGCTCGCCGGCGGCTGCCTCCAGCGCGGCGAGCATGGCGTCCTTGCCCCACTTGTAAGCGGCGACGATGGTGATGAAGCGTGCCACCACGCCACCCGGCATCCCCGTGCGCATGAAGGCCGGAAACCAGGCCACATGCTGGTAGCCGCCCTGGTTGGCTTCGCGCCACGCCGCCATCCGCTCGCACAGGTAAACCAGCGTGTCCACCGTCGCCCGGGGGTCGCGGATGTAGTCCGAGGACTTTCCGTCGCGCATGCGCTCCGAGCGTGCGAGGTGGCAAACGGCCTCGTTCCAGAGCTTCGCGTCGAGCGACTTGTTCGTCGCCAACGCCAACGCCACGCCATCGTTGCCCTGGCTCACCAGCAGGTTCGCGAGATCCATGGGCAGCTTGGGGTTTTCGGCCAGGCTAAACCAGGATCGGCGCTCCTCGTCCTCTGCGTAGAAGTAGAGGTACTTCTCTGGTGTGCTCGGGTTGGCGAGCAGGCCTTCGCGCAACTCGCTGTCCCAGGTTTGCAGCGGACCTTCCAACTCCGCGAAGCGCGCCATGTTCTCCTCGATGAACGCGAGCGGAAGTAGCCCATGTTTGGCGAGGCTGCGGGCCACCTGGTCCGAGCGTCCGACAGCCTGGGCAATCAACTCCGCGTTCCCCGGCTGCTTGCCGTGAACGACGGGCCCCATGATGTCGTCGATCTTGCGTGGCCGGTAGCGCCCGTCTTCATCGTCGAAGAAGAGGTGCTCCTTCATCGCCCGTGCGAGGAACTCGTCGTAGCGCGCCGGCGTGATGCGCGCAGCCTCGCGCTTCACGAAGTCGATCGCTCGATCCGAGGCGCTGTACTGGCCCGCGATCCTGTCGACCTGTGGCTGGGTCAGCTGGTACTTGTATTGCGAGGAAATAGGCTCCAGCAGCACCGCGTCGAGATGGCCCGTGATCATGACGTCGACGGTGTGAGTTGGCACGTTGTCGCGTTGCAGGATCCGCTTGGCCATGTCCGAAGCACCCGAGTGGTACCCGTTGTAGGAGCCAGACAGGTTGAGCAATTCCGTCACGAAGGCGAGCTTGTGCGGTGCGTCGATCATGTCCTGGCCGATGCGGTTCGCGAGATCGCCGAGGAAGCCGTCCTGGGAGCTGTCCTCGCCCTTGAGGAAGCGCCAGGTCAGCTGGGCGGCCAACTCCCCGCGATCGGTGTCCGACAGCTCGTCGATCTGCTCATGGATCAGTTCCAGGGGTGAGAGTGCCATGGACTGTAGCCTCCTTGTAAAGTTCGTTGATGCGCTTGGTGGCGTGCTGGACGATGTAGAGGTCATGGCCCAGCCACTTCTCCGCGATCGCCTTGAGTAGCTTGATGTTGGCCGCTGGGTGGGTGACGAGATCGCTCGCGAGCCCCGTGTCCGCCTCGGTGCTGTTTTCAAGCATGGCCCAGAGCGTCGCCGGAGACGTGTTTGGCGACCAGCGCAGGATGTCGCGGTAGGCATTGGAAGCCCAACGCTCCAAGGCGATTGCCTCAACCATCTCCACGACCACGTCGCCCAGCGGCTGGCCCGCCTGGGCGAAACGCGCGACCCAGTTCTGGCTGCTGCTCACAAGTGAGCGATGTCCCGACTTCTCCAAGTTGAGAACGGCAACGAAAGCCAGCATCAGCGAGGCTTTAGACCAACGCTTGTCTCGCAGCAGGCAGTCATTGAATTGACGGTTCGCGAGGTTGACCAAGAAGGTCTCGGCATACGCCAGGCTGAGGTTGCTCGCGATTGCGTTCCACGCCTCCGCAGGCAGGCTCTCGTTATGGAGCATGCCCTCCTGCACGCCTTCGTCGCCGTCGGCCAACATCAGGCTGCGGATATCCTCCGGCAGCCGGGGGTTCAGGGCCATCGCCTGCCACAAGCGCCGGCTCTCTAGGCTGTAGTAGAGGTAGCGCGGCGGGCAGCTTGGGTTGGCGACCAGCTTTCGGAGCCGGCCCTCGCTGTCGTGCAGCCTGGCCCATTCGGGCGTGCCGTTTACGCAGACGCTGTGCTCGTAGTCGAAGACCTCCTCAGGCAGGCCAGGGTGCGCCACTAGCATCGCACCATAACGCTGCCAGCCGAGGCTGTAGAAGCGCCGGAGCGTCGCCGGCGAGACTGGATGGTGATCCTGTGCGACCATGCTGAACAGGGCGTCCATGCCGGTGTCACTCTTGCGCCAAAGGCCGCCTTGGACCAGATGCGCCTCCTCGGCCGCCCAAGGAAAGCGGGGGACCATGTCAGCCATGTCGGCGTGGGTTTCCAGCGCCCGCGCAAAGAAGCACTCAAACTGCTCCTGGCTGATCGCATGGCGGTTCATCACCACCCAATGGCAGACGACCGAGCCAGGGAATTGGCTCCGGATCATCGTGTCGATTCGGCTCAGGGTCCACATGGGCGAGAGGTGACTCAGCGATCCGTCCCAGAAGTCCGGACAGCCGGCCGTAACCATCAGATCCGCCACATGCTCGGGCAGGTTGACGTTGCGCGCGAAACCGTTGAGTTCCAGACCCAAGGCCTCATTGCTATAGCCGAACTCCAACTGGATCAGCTGCACGCACAGCTCAAACAGATCGCACCAGTGGTTCTCGGCGCAGGCGAGCGGCTTGATCATCTCGATCAGATCGCCGTTCGTGATCTCCGAGCCCATGATCATGGCCTGCCGCAGGAATTCCAGGCGCGATCGCTCGGGCAGATGGGTGTAGCCGTCGTAGACGTCGTTGAAGGTCGTCATGCTGTCATTCTCGCTTTCCGCTTCTCAATGTTGTCATCGGCGGCCCGGGCATCCTGCGGGCCCGCATACTCCGATACTATCTCCAGCGCCCAAAGCGGCGCATGGGGGTGCTGGGCGAGCTTGGTGCAGGCCGAGGCGGGGAACTTGTCGATCCACTTGTCGTCGCCCTGCTTGAATCCGCAGAGCTTGACCAGCTTCGCCTCGGACATGCTTTCGTCCTCTAGTAACACCGCCAGCACCCGGCCCCACCAGTCCTTGCGACGACTGGAAGCCACGATCTGCCAGTAGAGCTTGGACGAGCAGGCTGGGTGGGCGAGGTACTCCAACGTCCGCGCCGCGTCGCCGATGTCACTCAGCCACATCTCTGAGAGCTGCTCAGGGCTCGCCAGGGGGTTTGCGCGACCGCACTTGATGGCTTCCGTCATGTTGATACGGAAGGCCTCCTCAAAGACCTCCTGCCAGGTTTGCTGAGGCAGGGTCTGATGCCTGAGTAGTTTCTCGACCACCGGCCACTCGCGGAAACCTGCGAGCATGCACGCGAGGTCGGCCGGTAGCTTGGGGTTGTCGGCGATCAGCGGCCGGAGTTCGGGATCATCCATAAAGAAGTACATGAACTTCGTCGGCAGCTTCGGCCAGGTGAACATCGCCTCAAACAGCCGGCGGTCGTTGGTGACGGTCTCGTGGGGCTTGCCCTTGATGGGCGCGTCCTCACAGAACTCACCCATCTTCGCGAGCGCCACCTCCTCGGGCATGCCCCGGTGAAACAACAGGATGTCGCGGTGCATCGGGTAAACCTCCCACAGCGCCAGCACCGACGCCACCGAGAGTTCATAGGTCTTGAAGGCCAGATGCACGATCTGCTCGCGGCGGCTGTCCCGCAGCCGCCCGGGCAATCCCAGTTCGCGCTCGGCCACCACGAGCTTGGCGAGATAGGCCTCGCGCAAAGGCACCGGGAGATCCAGCATGTAGTGCCCCATCCAGTCCATCAGCGCGCCGATCGGCATATGGGTCTCGATGATCAGCGCCACCCGTTCGTCGGTGAACCAGGGCTCGCGCACCTCGTCTGGCCGGTAGGCCTTATTGCGATCCTTGTCGGTGATCTTGAGCAGCTCGCTGACGCCGTACCGAATAGCCCAGGTCACCAGCTCCTCGTCCGCCATCGGGTTCTGGGCGATGTCCAGTACCACATGCCGCATGGCCTCGGGCGGCTTCAATGGGCCGCCGGGACCGGCCGGCCGGGCCTGGCGATCGACCAGCGCGCGCAGGAGCCTGAGGCCATTGCGCGTCGCCGCCTTGTCGGCCGCCGGCACCAGCACGCGGTCGATGTCGTGGCGCAAGAAGCCGCCCAGCATCTGCGCGAGCAAATCCGCCTGGTCGGCGCTGGAAAGCTTCTCGGCCTGGGCCCGCACCGTCTCCACGGTGTCAGGCAGAGGCAGCTTCTGCTGAGTCATTCGCGGGCTCCTTTTGGTTGAGTCGCACACGCGCAGCCCCCACGGCTGCACGCACGTCGCGATTCTGGATCTTGGCGAGCCGCTTGAGGATCCCTGCGTCCACCGCCGGATGCCGGGCCACCGCGGCGCGCAGGCCGTTGTCGTTGCTGCCAGCGGACTTTACGCAGCCGAGACACGCCTCCAGAGTCTGGACACCCGCCCGCTCACGGCCATGGGGTTTGGCGAGAAACTTCGTGAGCGTGCTCACGATGCTGGTTATATTGCAACTCCGAGCCCCGCGAATGGCCGCCGCCAGCGATTTATCGCATGCGGCGGAGCTGCGTAGATGGGCGCTGAACTTGGCGGGCGACCAGATGCGGATGTAATGGGCGAACACCGCGAGCTGCGCGCCGGTCATGCATGGGTGGTTCAGGAGGTTGGAGTCGTTGAGTTCGACCCCGGTCCCCAGATCCACGGCCCGCTCAAACCAGGCCTTGAACTCGGCGGGGTCGATCGCGCGGTTTTCGATCAGGCCGAGGTAGTCGGCTGGGCTACCCTGCTCGATGATGATCGTGCGGATGTTCGCCGGCAACGCCGGGTTGGAGCCGAGGTAACGCCAACTCCGCGGCTCGTCGAGCAGGTAGTTCACTACGGAGGCGGGCAGCCGGGGCGAGCGCACGAGCTCGCAGGCGACGCCCGCCCACTCTTTCGGCCACTCGCCCCATGGGTGCGTCACCAGTACCTCGACGGCCGCGTCGAAGTCTTTCTGGGGCAGGTTCGGGTGCAAGGCGAGTTCCGGTCGAACCAGTACCCATGCAGCATAGAGCGCCCCAACGATCGCCGGCGGCGTCTGCCGATCCGCGATCGCCATGCGCAGGACGTTGTCGATCGCGTCGTTCATGGCATTGGCGTGGAAGCTGACGGGCGCGCTGTGCTTGGGGTTCTCGGCCCACTTCTGGGCGAAGGTCCAGACGGCCTGAGGCGTCACCACGTCCTTGAAACGATCGAGGATGGCCTTCGCCACGCCCTCGCTGGCCCCTTCCGTCTCGACCACCCGCAGGAACTGCGCGGGCGTGAGTTTAGCCGCAATGGTGCGCGCATAGGTGCTCCCCGGCACAAGCACGCTGGGGCGACGCTCGACGATCAGGTTTATGAAGTCGTCCGACAGGCCTGGGTTACTCACCGCGTAACCCCAGGTCGCAAAGCCGTAGCTGTTCTTGTCGCCCTCGGTCTCCTCCCACCGGAGCTGGAGCTTCATGAGCGCGTCGATACCGGGCCCGGCCGGCAGGACGGCCACGAGTTCGTCCAGGGCGGCGATGGTGCGGCCGAGTCCGTCGACCTCAAGGTAGTCTGCGAGCAGCTGCGCGATGAAGTTGGCCTGATCGTCGGGACTCAATCCGTGGACCTGATCGAGCAGCGCTGCGGCCGCAGCGCTCTCGGTGCGGGTATTGAAGCTCAAGCGGCCTCCTCCTCCAGCTCGTAGATGGGCACATGGAACCCGAAGTCGCAGTAGTCCTGATCCACCGGGTTCACGCCGTCTGGCGTCGTGACCCAGGCGACCTTCATGCCGTGCTTCGGGCGGGTGCCCTCGGCGACGCCGGTGTAGCCGTCGGTCATGCACACGAGCAAGTCGGCCTTCTCCGCATTGGCGCGATCGATCACTTCCGTGTGATCGGTGCCGCCACCCTTGCGGCCCCAGGCCAGATTCTTGCCGTTGTAGCGATACATGCTCGTCACGACGCTGTTGTGCGTGATCACCCAGACGTCGACGCCCATCGTCCAGGCGTGGTGGATCTCGCTCTTGAACTGCTGGACCCACGAGTCCGAGACCGAGCAACTCTCGTCGATCGCGACAATGATCTTGCGCTTGAGTACGGGCCGCACACCCGGTCGGCCGCCGGTGTGGCGGTTCGGTCGCACGACGGTCTTGCGCATGGTCATCGCCCCGAGCCGCGCGAAGCAACGCCTGAGCGTGTAGAACCACGGCACCCGCGAGGGCTTGAGCGCGCTCTCGATCTCCTGCTGGAGCCAGCCCGGCAGCGTGCCGCGCTGCTGGGGTGTCAACGCGAGCGCAGCCTTGGCGATCACCTGGCGGATCGCTTCCTCGGCGAGGCCGGGGTCGGTGATGCCGTTGCCGATGCCCTCAGGCCCGATCTTCCACATCAGATGCGGATTCGCGAGTTGGCCGTCGGGTGCGATGCCGTAGTCCTGCTGGACGCCTTCATGAAGCTGGCGCATGGGGCCCTGCTCGGCGGAACCCTGAATGGCGCGCTCGGCGCGCAGGATGGGTTCCGTCTCGCCTTCTGGTTCCGCCGCCGGCACCACGACCTCAAGCTCCGTGGCGTCCTCGCTCGGCTCGCCATCCGGCTCGCCAGCCTGCGGCATCAGCATCATGTCCGCGTCGCCCTCGCCGAAGCCGCTTTCGGGCGGGGTCTCTGGGAACATCTCCATGAACTTCGCATGGTAGTAGGTCGTGTCGCGGTGCGGTTCCAGGCCGTAGCGCTCGGGCAGCACCCAGCCCGCCTGGACCTGCTCGGGCCGCAGCCGCTGGTTCACGACCGCATCGGCGGCAAGGTTGATCACCGTCACGATCTGCTGGTGCTGCGGCCTCGGTAGCCCCGTCCTGAACACGAGCTTGGGGCCCTCCAGATCGCGATAAAGGATCGGGTGCTTCAAGATTAGGTGGTACATCTCATGACACAGGATGTCGATCTGAACCTGGAGCGGCTCCTCGAAGTACTCGGGCGTGAAGATGAAGGTGGGCTTGATCCCCTCCATGCACACAGCCGCCCGCGACAGGCTCGGCATGCTGTCCACGATGATGACCTTTGAGCGCCTCAGGATGCCATTGTAGAGGCGTCCCATCTCGCTCTTGTCGTACATGAGATAAGTCATGGTGGTCTCAAGCCGCTTGAACAGCTTGGGGCTCTTGAGTTGAGTCAGCATCCGGACTCCTTTTCGCTGCGAACGAGCGCAATCAGATCGTGTTCGACCTTGTCGATCGCCTGGTGATGGGCCGCCACCCAGCGCGCCGTTTTCTCCGGGATTAGTCGAGAGCGCGCCATCGCCGTCGCGTAGAGCGGAATCACGCATCCCGCCGCATACCAGACGTCGGGACAGACGTCGGCCGCAAAGACATCGTTGAGCAGGATGAACGCGGCCATTCGTGCGTCGCGCAGGGCCCAAAGCATGTGCGGCGGCTCGACCGGCTTCTGCTGAACCACCGCCTGGACCTCCGTCCAGGCGATGTGCGCATGACTGTATATCTGCCGGGTGTGCTCGTAGGTGTTGGCTGACAGTGTGCCCAGGGCGTAGGCCTCCGCCGCGCGCACGCAGCGGACGGCGCGAAGATCCACGTTCTCAACCGCCTTGAGTGCGTCGCGCGCGAGTGAGGCGGCGAAGATCCGTATCTTCTCCGCCGAAACGAGCTTGAGGTCGATGATCAGCGAGGTCGCGTCGCCACGCTCGTTCGCGCGGGCGAGCAGCGCCTCGACGTCGACAGTGGTCTGCACGGGCTAGGCCGTCGCCGCGGCGAGCGGCTGGCTGTCGTCGGTGTCGTACAGCTCCGCATTCGACACGACCGAGCCCGTACGGCCCGCGTCGATGCCTTGCAGGTTGCGCTGGGTGTACTTCTGAATGATGTCGAGCAGCTTCACGCCGCGCGAGCCGTGTTGCTGAATGGTGCGATTGAACATCGTCACCTCCTCATGGCGCAGGTCACCGAGGAAGGCGTCGAGGTTGCCGAGCTTGGCTTCCATCCGCTTGATGGCCTCGCGGTCGGCGCGATCGATCGCGATGATGTAGCGAGCGACCCGCTCGCTCGTGATGGTCGCAAGCAGCGCCTGATCCATGTTGGTCGGCTGGCTCCAGCGGCGCACCTTGTCCTGTGGGCTCTCCTGGCTCTCGGCGTCCCTGGAGGAGTAGTTGTCCATGATGTCCTCGGCGTCCAGCGGCTTCTCGCGGGACGTCAGGCTCTGGTGCATGGCGATCGCCGTTTTCTTGCCCAGCGCGCCGCCGACCAGATGCAGGAACATATCCTCGTTCTTGGGGTCGGTGAGGTGCCGCAGCTTGAAGATCCGCTCTGCATAGGCGCAGCCTTCGAGCAGGTTGTTCACGGTCTCCAGCGCGCGGCTGCTCGGATGGATCGGGAATTTGCTCTCCAGCCTGAGACCCTCTTCGGGTGCCGTCAGCAGATCGTCGGCGGTCGCAACGAAGTTGACGACCTCATTGCGGAAGCCCTGTGACAGGGCATAACGAACGAAGTCCTCCTTGCCAATACTGACCGGCAGTACCGTGAAGCGCGAGAAGAACGAGTCGTCAAAGCCCTCATTGACCTGGTACTGATTACCTGAGGCCCCCTCGGGCGGGTTACCGATGAACACGAAGGTCCAGCCCTTGGGCGCGGTGTGCGGGCCCAGCTGGTGCTTGTCGGCGGCCTGCTGGAGTACGGGGGCGGCCATCGGGCTGATGCGGTTCCATTCGTCGAACACGAGGATGCCCGTGCCCTGGCGCGGGAACCAGTGGTGCGCGTCGAAGATGGTGACGCGACGGCCCTCGCGCTCCTCGCGATCCATCAGGCCCGCGATCGACTCTGCGGTGTCGCCGGAGAGGTCCGCGATGCAGAAGCCGAACTCGTCGGGGCCGGGTGAGGCGCTCTCGACGAATTTCTTGCCGAGGGCCTGGGCGATCTGCTGGGCGGCGGCTTTGACGGTCGCGGTCTTGCCCTGCGACTTCTCGCCAATCCCCATGACGGTCGTGTAGTTGCGCACCTGGCCGGCCGGAGCCAGCTCGGCGGTGCGGTCGGCGGCGAAGGCGAACTTGATGGCGAGGTTGAGACGGTATGCCATGGTGGTGGTGTCCTTTCATCAAGACGGAACGGCCGTCGAGGGGAGCCGCATCCCCTTCGTGGCCCTACGGTAAGTTTCAGGCCCGACCATCCTCTCGGATGGCTGGGTGACTCATTATACCTGTTCGGGCAGGTCGAGGAGGAGCGCTGGCGCGTCAAACCAGTTCATGGCCTGCCTGGCGCGAGTGGCTGAACGAACAGCAGGCTCTGCACTGCCTGCTTATTGGAATCCTCACCGCTCGTGACCTTCATCCGGTAGCCGACCTCCAGGCGCGCAGGGATGGACTTGCCAGGCTCTGCGGGCAGGATGTAGGCATGAGCGCCAGCCTCGCACGGACCGGTCGCCCAGGGCTTGCCGGCTTCCAGTCCGATCGGAGCGATCCACTGGAGCGCATCGGGGATCTCGACACCCCGTGCGTCCACCACCCGCAGCCGGTGCGCAACCAACATGGCTCGCACGTCGTCATCAGAGAACCAGCCGCCCGCAGCCGGCACGTCGCAGTAGAAGGTCATGTGTCCGAGGACCTGGGCGATGTCGTCCATGGGCTGCCGGAGTTGGTTGACGCGAGGTTTGTAGAGCACATACAGCGCGTCGGCGTTCGGGTCACACAGATCACCACCGTGGAAAAAGCGGCGATTGAAGTACGTCTTGAGGTTGTCGTCCTCGAACATCGGGAAGACGAGATCCTCGACCGCTCGGTTGAGGAGTTGCGACTGAAAACCCTCGCTGATGCGCGGAAGGCTTCGCATGATCGCCATGCTGTCTGGTTCACTGGGTGTCGGTGGCAAGGGCGGGAGCCCTCCTCTCTTGACTTCGTCGTAGCGGCTGCGCGGAAAAGAGCCGAATTGCTCCATTGTATTTTCCCAGCCCATGATCCAGAACCGTTTCTCGTCGTTGTTCCGGCGAGTGGTATCCATCAAGATACAGGCGATGTGATGTTTTTCACCGCGACTCTGGTGAATTGTGGTGCGAAAGCCCTTGAGCTTGTACATGTCTTTCGGCACGAACACCGTCGGCTTGTCACTGTGGCTGAACAGGTTGAGCGTCAGCGCCACGGCAGCCAAGTTTTCATCACTGATCGTAAACTGATCCGTTTCGCATTCCAGATCCAACGTGCGCTGACGGTAACGGCGTAACACCTTGCTCTGCTTCGCCTCTTCGCTATCGGTGTAGGCTTTCCGGACCGCCGTGATGTCCGCTGGCAGCGCCTCAATCTCCTTGTGACCGTCGTGGAACCCGCCGGTCCAGACCTGGTGCCGCAGCTTGACCAGGCCCTTGCGCCAGTTCCAGCCGGAGATACGGTAGGCCTTGCGGCCCTGGCCGCGCACACGGTACTCGTAATCCATGGCCGCGAGCAGGTTAACGAGTCGGCGGCGACCGAACGTCTGGTCGACCCAGCCGAGTACGTCCGCGACCAACTCTTTCGTGCTGATCACGCAATTCTCGTTCCGCTCAAGCCGGCTCTTGCCGATCATCTTCTTGTGCGAGCAGCCTGCGCAGTTATCGCAGGCCGCCTCACGGAGCCTCTGAGAGAGCGGCTCCATCTCGCCGTGGTGCGCTGCGACCTCAAAAACCGCGACGTCGAGCTTGAACTCCGGCTTGAGCTTCACGAAGGTCTTGTTCACGCATGCGGGTGCGATCGCCATCTCGACTACCCGGCCTGTGCTGGTCGTTCCGTCGTATTCGATGCGCGCGTGGTGGAAGCGCCCCTGGGTGTCCTGCACCCAGCGGGTGTCCTTGGGCGTCGACTTGTAATCGCCGCGGCCGTCCCCCCGCATCATGCAGGTCGGCTTCTTGTCCGGACAGAGCATGCACGCGGCCGCGACCATGTCTGAGCGCCAGGCGAAGCCGTTCTCATGGAATTGCGGCTTCTCTCCCCGCGGGCGACCGGGCTTGTCCCAGCCGCCGTAGGTGTCGGAAACGAACAGATCGCCGTACCGGTCGAGCCGACAGATGTATCCGCCATCCGCCTGGGCCTGGATCACCGAGACGCCTGGCGCGTCGCCCATCGCCTTCGCGACCTTGCGATCGATCTTGGCGAAGACCTCGCCCTCCCAGACCTGGTTGTGAATGAATGTGTCAAAGGCCTCGAAGCCCCGGCTGTGGATCGGCCACAGCCAGAGCTCACCCATGTGCTTCACGAAGAACACGTTGTTCACGCCCCTGAGCGTATGCAGCTCGTTCACCCGCATGCTCTGGAGCATGTAGTGCTGGACCGGCGGCGTGACATGCTCATGGTCCTTGTAGAAATACTTCACGGCCGGAGCGGGCATAAACCCGAGCTCGGCGAACTCAGCTTGCGTCCTCGGCGGGGACAATGTCGGTGCCTGGGGCATGGTGTCCCTCCTTCGTGGCCTGGTAGATGGCGACGAGCGACGCGACGCCCAGCACAATCTTGGCGGCGGCATCGGCCACCTGGCTCAGGGTCTCTCGGGATACGTTGCGAATCACGTTCTCACCTCTTCTCTGGGCGGTCTGGAGCCTCGAAGGCCCGGCACGCACGGAACCCTGCCCGCTGACCGAAGCGTAGGCAGGGAAGATCCTCGTCGGAGGCGTTGGGAGCCTTTCCGTTCGCCTCATTCGGACTCATTTTGAGGAATCGGCAACCTCCACAGGATCGCTCCCCCGGCTTCGCCAACAGGTGCTCCCCCGGTCTTCTTCGCCAGGGGAGTTGGCTGACGAGACTACTTGGGCTGGGCAGGTTGCTGGTCGACTGCGGCCTTGGGGCCACGGCTTTTGGGCGGGGTCTTCTTACCCGTTGCCTCCTCCAGCTTCGCCATGCCCTCGCGAAGTAGCGCGATCGCAGGCTCCAGATCCGAGGGGGGTACGGGAGCCGCCTTGAGCGCCTTCTCGATGCGCTTGCCAAACTTGAACTTGCAATAGTCGTCGGCGGACATTTCCGCCAGCAATTCTTGGATCTCCGGGTTCATGTGACGATCTCCTTGGGCTGACAGCCCGTGTGGAAGGGAACCTCGCCGAGGAGGACATGGGGCGACGCGAGACCGATCGGCCGGCCGCACCCTCCACAGGGTACCACCGGATGGCGCTGGCTTCGCCCGTGGTGCAGCAGGTTCCACAGGCGATCGACGAGCGACGGGCGGCTACTCGGCGGCGGGGTAGACTTCCTCAAGCCCGCACTCCTTCCGGTAGGCGACGAACGGCTCCCAGAAGGCGGCACCGGTGACGCCGGCCTTGCGCAGGGCGTAGCAGGCCCTGAGCATATCCGTGACCTTCTCCATGTGCTCGTATTTTCCGCTAAACGGCAGGACCATGGTCTTGTTGTCGTCGCGCGAGAGCTTGCAGAAGGACGTCTGGAGTTGCTCCGCATCCGCCTCGCTGTCCACCGAGAAGATGGGCAGCGCACCGTCCAGATTCTTGGCGTTGTCATGCTTGTGCTTGAAATCGATCGCGCCGCCCTTGTAGATGTAGATGATCACCGGGCGATCGAGGTCGCCTGTGGTCTTGGTCTTTTTGTTCATGGATCCTTTTCCTCAGGCTTTGACGCGCGCGACCAGGTCGTGCGCGTCGATGTAACGACAGAAGGCCTCGGCGATCGCCACGACCGGCCACGCACAGGTAGCGGGGTCGTGCCAGAACGTGCAGCGGCACGGGGCGCTCTGGGCGAACTGGTTCTCGATGGCGATCGCCTCGTCGCCCGGAACATGGAAGGCCGCATGCCGATGGGCGCGATCCCGCATGGCGGCGACGGCGTCGAAGACGGCTGCGGCCTGAGGCTTCACGAGCCAGCTGTTGGCGAAGTCTGGCAGGATGACGCCGTACTCTCCGACGATACCCATCGAGTCGAGGTCACGCACCCCGAGGGGGTTGCGGCTGGGCTTCGGTTTCTCCGCGAGTTCGTGCAGGTTGACGGCGGCCATGTTCAGCCAGATGCGCGGATCATGGTAGTGGCTGTAGTGGCCCTTGTAGATCCGCTCGGTGCCGTAATTGCGTCGTGGCACGAGGTAGCGCAGCGCGATCAGATCCTGCTGCTCCTCTTCACGGGTGAGTTGGTCGCTGACCACGACCATGAGCATGAATATGTCCTTGGCGTCGGCGTCTGCCAGCACCAGGTCGTCGACCTGCCACTTCTGCCTGTTCGGGGGATAGATGGGCATTTCAGACCCCTCCTTACTGGGCGCGAAAGACGTTGTAGGTGCCGCGATCGCTGGATGCAAAGCGGCAGGTCGTGATCTCACCGACTTCCAGCTCGTCGAGCGGCTTCGCCATGCTCTCGATCATCATCATCTGCGCATGGTCGCGCGGCAGGCCCTCAAGGCCATGCACCACCGCGCCGGTGGCGGGATCCGTGATCGTAAACAGCTTATTCAAGTCCTTGCTCCTTTGTGGGTCGGCGGCGTCCAGCGCTGCCCGTAGCATGCTGTAGGCGTATTTGGCCTCACCGCGCAGGCTAGCGCCCTGGCCGTCAGACTCCAGCGCGGCCGCCAGCTCCGTTGCATACTGCTGGATCTTCTCCAGCGGCCGCACCATGGCGAGTAGGCCCGGCACCGCCAGGCCGACCCGCGCCAGGGTGTCGTCATGTGACGTCATCAATCGGGAGGCAGTCCGCGATCGGCAGGAACACCAAAAGACCCCTCGCCGGACGCATTGATTCGGACGCCTTGCAACCAAGTCGGACCATGTGAGTTTCTCAGCTGATGAAGCAGCGGGTTCGCCGCCGCGCGCATCCACAAGCCACTCAGCGCCGACTTCCAGCGACGACCCTCCACTTCGGCGAACTTGACCAACTCCAGCGCCTGCTCGTCGCTGATGGGCTTCTTGCCAGGGTGGGTGACGACAACCTCGACTGAGTTGTGCCTGACGGTGTTTTTGGTCATGTCGACCCCTCTTCCGCAGCCTCGATCAACTCGATGTCGGCGTACCGCAGCCACCCCTGGGCGTCGTGGCCCTCAAAGCGGACCAGGGCGAGGTCCTTGTGACGGTGGCTGGGCGGCCCGTAGATCTCGGGTCGCTGGTTCTCCTTCGCCACGACCTCGTTCAGATCCTCGATGACCACGCCGGGCGTGCCGGCCGGAACGATCTTGCGAGTGGCCGAGGTGCTGAGGTCGAACTCTCTAAGAGGACGAACCTTGTCGCCGGTTTTGAGTATCTGCATGTTTCCCTCTTTTAGGTCGGTAACGACAGGCGTGCAGAGCGACCATGCGACCAGGCTTCCGTCCGCATCTGGGCCATCGCCAGAGAGTCGGACGTGAGGCCCGGCGATCAGGCCAACCTTCACGCTGGCGACCGTGTATTGGTGCTTCCATTTGGTGACCAACATGCCAATTTCAGGTTCCGTCTTGTTGGGCAAAATGCCATCCTTTCAATGAGTCAGGGGTTATATTGCTGGGACGACGCCAACGACGCCCTCCATCTTGTCCAGGAACTCGACGGCCCGGCGCAGTTCTGGCTGCTGCCCATCGATCCATTCCTGATACTGCTCGGTCGTCCACTTTCGCCAGTCAGCCGGGAGCTTCACCATCTGCCCAAAGGCCGGGTCAAGGTAGGCATCCCGCGTCTGTAAGCCAACCAGATCTCGGACGACGAGCATGGCGTAGTGGAGGTTCTGGTTCTCGCCGCGGATGCGTGCGACGTCTGCCTGGAGTCGAGCCAGTTCAACTTCAGCCTCGCGGGCGCGCTTCGTGGCGTATTCCAAGTTGGCGCTTGAACAATGGCAGCAAGTCATCAGGACTCCTTTTTGCAATGAATCGGCTGTTACATTGACTATCCGTGCTGATCGCCGTCTTTGCGCGAAGAGGCGGGGTAGCAAACAGGGCACCAGCACTGACGGTATCCGGCCAGGTCCTCGAATCCACCCTTGCACTCATCGTGCTCCCCGCGTCCACAGGGACCGCACGGCGGAATGCCGTTCGACCACGCCCGACTATCTTCGGGTTCGCCGAGCGGCCCGATGGGATAAACGCTCGTCATGCGCCGCCGCCTTCGCCCGGTGAGTCGGCCTGGCCCTGCAACCGCTCAATCTCCGCGGAGTAGCGTTCCTGGAAGCGTCCCGACGCGGAGAGCGCAACCAGTGCCAACTCCTCGGGCGCAATAAACACCCGGTTTTCCCGGCCGTCCGCACGCTCATAGAGACTCAACGTGTCGCCGTGTTGGGTCATCGCCACGGTGCGGTTGGGTCCCTGGGTAATGGGAATCTCTCGCCGCATCACAGCCCGCCTTCGCTCTGTTTAGCGGAGGCAGGGCCGAAGTCCCGCATCAGCGCCACGTGTTCGTGGATTCCTTCCAGCATCGCGCTGGCGTTCTTGACGGCTGGCCGATCGGGCTCGTCCTCGTGGTGCTCCAGTAGATCCGCCAGCGCCTTCCGCGTGGCCGCCAACTCGGTGAGCAGCAACAGGCCGTCGCCGCCCGCCAGGCCGATGCCCTCGGCCAGCAGAAACAGGTTCACGTCCTCGGCGGCCTGGACGATGATGCCGCCGGGGCGGATGGTGCGTTGCATCGGCACCGCCGCGAGCAGCCGGAACCGCTCTGCGGCCTTGCCGAGCTTCCTCAGCGCCTCTTTGCGTTCTTGCTTCAATGGGTATCCTCCTGGCGGTCGTGCCGCCGTCGTTGTCTAGGTATCTGGTCAGTATATTACGTGCTATTTTTAAGGGTTTTGGAGTTATAGCGAAAGCCTGATGGTCGTATTGTTGACGGATTCGATTGACTGGATAATAACTCGAATCGAGTAATCTATATAGTCGTCGTCAACTAGCGCCTCCTCGACCGAAAAGTCTGGTTGGTTATTGCGGATGGCTGGAACCATAAATGTTGCCATCAATCCGTATGATTCATGTTGGCGAGTTGATATTACAATGAAGAACTTATGTCCCACGCTTTTCATAGCCGTAGTTACTTCTTCTTCACTTTTATTGAAATTGACGCAAAATGCTTCGATCATTTTAGGTCGCAGTTTGTCAACCTGGATCTGTGCGCTAGGGTCCATGTTGGGGCCTCTCAATGATGTTGGTGTTACTTTGATTACAGTGCTTCGCGGAACTGCCGACCACTCCCGTCCGTGGCATAGCGGTCAGGGACCTCAACGGAAAGACTGTAGTCGTTGCCTTCTGCGTTGTTGTTTAACTCAAAAGCCTCGTCGGGCGTTGCCGCCTCAATCTCTCGCCGCTCGATGACCGTGGTCACCACGATGAACTTGGGCACGTAGCCCTCCTTTCTTCAATGAAATGGTTGTTATATTGCGGGTGCGGCGGCTGGCTTCGGGTAGGCGATGGCGATGATCTTCTCGACCAGCTCCGTCATCTCCTGGACCATCTCCCTGCCGTAGGCGTCGTCCCTCGTACGGCTGTGAAAGGCTGCCAGGTGGCTGCGCAACTTCGCCAGGTCCGCTGCCGCGTGCGCCTCCTCCGGCGTGTCGTAGAAGTTGTGCCAGGCGACCATACGCCCTTCAAGGCTCTTGAACCAGGTGCCGCGGGCAGGCCGCACCCATTCCGCCGGGAACGTCACCGTATGGACTGCGTAGTCGAGGCCCTGTTGATAAGTGAAGAACGTGCGGACGGCCGGCACCGCCAAGGACTCGTCAGCCATCTTGCGCAGGCAATGCTTGCACGAGACCTCGCCGAGGTTGCCCGTCACCTCAAACTGAATAGTGGGGTCACAGAGCGCATTGCCGCCACCAATGTGGCGGTGTGTCTTGCCGCCCTTCACGGTACCGAACTTCAACCAGGTCACAGGGCCCTCCTTTCGTTATGTAATATTGGTTACATTGAGCCTAAAGCTCCTGATTGCAGTCTCGACAGACAGTGAAGCCGCTCGGCGAGGACGAGTAGGTGTCCCGGTGCTGGCACTCCTCTTTCGGCTCTGGCTCAGGCCGTCGCCACTCCAAGGGTGCCCCAACCGGCCATCGACCTGGCTCGCCGTTGTAGTGGTCGCGCAGGGATGCCCGCGCGTCGTCTACGGCGCTGTCGCCGGCAACGTCGATCGCGGCTTGCAAGATGGAGTCGAGCGCGCCTTGGGTGATGGCGATCGGCACATGCTCGCCGTGGACGGCTGCCAGGCCAGCAGCGGCGAACCGGCTGATTGCTTTGAGAGCTGCGACGTGAGCTGCCCCTCTTGGGCTGTCAGCCATCTGCTCAGTCATGGTAACCCGCCGCGTGGTCGTAGCCAGGCGAGGTCACAGGCCCTTCGTTCGGGTCGTCCAGGGTGGACTTGCAGGCCATGACTTCGCCGACCCATTCGTCTGCGCCGACGCGGATGCTGATCTCCTGTCCTACGGTCCAGGGGACGTTGGTCGGCAGGTTCGTGACCCAGCCGTTGATGCAAACTTGTACGTCGTACATGACGCTCCTTTCAATGAAATAGTGATTACTTTGACTTCTTGGCGGCCCTGCGCTGTGCCCGGTTGCCGCCTCCGAGCCTGCGAACGGGGTTAGTGGCCTGTGTGCCATCGGACATTAGACACACTTCCTCTGTGCGCCCATCACCGTGTTGCACCGTGGCAAGCAGCAATGGTTCTCCGTCTATGTGGTAGGCGTCCATAAGGACCTCATTTTCAATATTCGAAGGATTATCCGGAACTTAGCGTTAACGTTACAATCTCACCGCTGTCGTACGCCTGCTTTAACCGCACGCATGTTGGCGTGTCAACGTAGAGTTGAAGATCTACGCCGGGTCCATTAATAGGAGTCAGGCACGCTACATGCCTTTCGTTGTCATACGGCAATGTGCAGACAACGCGGAATTTAGCCTGGTGTAGTTGTTCCATTCGTGGCCTCATATGCTCTCGATAAGAAGGACTACTTTGTAGGTGGCCCGTGCTTGGCGGCGTCGGCTTCCAGGGCGTTGAGCGCCACGTCGTCGTGACCCAGGGCCGCGCAGTATTCCAGCGCCTTGCAGAGCGACAGAATCGCCTTCGCCTGTTCAGGCGTGATGCCGCTGCCGCAGTATTGCGGCTCGGCGTCGAAGTCACGGCGGGGCTTGCGAGGTCCTGGTGGGCGTGCCATCGTGGCTCCTTTCAATGTAAGTAAACGAGTATTGACTACTTCCGATTCTCCGATTTGTTGTCCGTCACTCGCTCGATCGCCTTGACGAGGTCGACCACGTAGTAGGCGTCCGCGTCCGGATCGTGGACGACATCAGCCTCCCATACGGCGTCACGCTCGGCCTCGGTGGCGTCAGGCCCCATCGCCTGCCAGAGTTCCTCTTTGGCGCTACGGATGCTCTTGGTGGCGTACTCGCCGGGGCAAACCCACGCCTGGTTCATAATTTCGAGAGGGGCGTCTGCGACCGACTGCGGGATGTCGAACGCTTCGACGACCGCGGTGTAGGCGTCCATTTCGAGTTGGACGTTAACCACAGGATAGAACGCGCCGGTCTCGGTATTGCGGACTAGGTAATTGGTCACCGTGGACCTCCTTTCAATGGAAGTAAACGCCTATCGCTACTCGGGCAGGATCTCGATGTAGCAGGACCCATGCCAGACGCCTCCAATCCTCTTTCCGATCGCCTTGCGGCTCTTACCACCGATGCGGACCTCGGCCGTCTGTTTGGCCTCTTGCAGGAGCTTGATAAGCTGCTCGACCGTCATGGTGCTCCTTTCAATGTAAGCAAAACCTTATTGAGAATCATCGGGCTTGAGCGAGGGACCGACACCACCCTCGTACCAGGACTTCTCGCCACTCTCCTGTATAAACAGCATGCCGTGCTCGACACAGCCGGCCATGTTGTGGCAGAAGCATTTAGCCTGAATCAGCGTCACATCATGAGTGTCGCCGCATCGGACGACAGGCCCCGCGTTTTTGGCGATCCACTTCACGGTCATTCTTCACCGCCGTCGCGCGACAACACGAGCTCGCATACCTCGCACCCGCATGAATCGCAGGTTCCGTCCGTCGTAGAGAATACCTTGGGGCACTCGCAGCGTGCGGGCGGCAGCGGGGGCGGCGGATCCACCCCGGCTTCGCGCGCGGCCTCCCGGTCGCCCTCCAGGAGATGCGCCGCCCGAAGCTCGTTCAGCCAATACCTGACTGCCGTGTTGGCAGCCTTGCGATCGGCCTGTGCGGCCTTGAGCTGCGCGCGACAGTAGGCGGCGCTACGCATCGGTGCCTCCGCTTGTGCGCGAAGAGTCGGCGTAGAGCCAAAGGCCCCGTGCCCTGCACTCGGCCACGGCTTCCTTCTCGGTCACGGCGCTGAGCGCCGTCTTGTGCCGGTCGCTAACGCTACACCAGTCATTCATGTGGGCCGCGCCGTGTTGGGAGCAGTGGTGCGGTACAGGAACCTGCTTCTCCTTGCCGTCGTCATTCAACTTCACTTCAAGCCCCGTCTTCGCCCGGGTATTCGGCGGTGTCCTTGTTGTAGCGGTAGGGCGTGCAGTAGTCATGAAACAGGCGCTCCAGTTTTGGCTCCAGCGTGTTCTCCATGACTCCGCACCTCTTGCCGCCGATACCACCTCCGCCCTTCTCTATCTGGTTGCACGACATGGCGGTGGCGAAGCTGTTGTCCTTGCGCGTCCAGCACTTGAACGGGCCTGGATCCTCCTGCCATTCGTGGTCACCGCCAAAGAATGGCATGATGGCCTGAGCCTGCTCAACCGTCATGTCTGGCGCGATGCCGATCATGCACTCCGCGTCGGTGCGGACCATTTGAAGGCAGCGCCCGCTCTTGATGTCCTTCACCTGGATGCCCATATTGACGCGCTCGCCCCGCGTCGTGCTGTTGTACTGGCGAATCACGTTGAAGTGGTATTGCAGGATCGGTTCAGACATCGGAACCTCCGTCGGATTTGCTCTGGTAGCCTAGGGTGCGGGCCTGCTCAAGCTTGGCGGCGTGCTCGATCGCGGCGTCGGACAACTCGCCGTCGTCCGGCCCCTCGCAAAAGAAGTCCTCCAGCGCTTCCAGATCGTTCGCCTCGATGTGCTCGCGGACGGTGGCGACCTTGACGTAGCCAGCCTGCCAAAGGTCATGCTCGTCCGCATCGAAGGTAGTGCGCCCACCCTCTTCGTCCAGATGCTCGCGCTTGATGGTATGCAGGCCGTTGCAAGCCTGAAAGTGAATCGGGGTCGCCATATTCCTCCTGGCCGCTATGGCCGTGAAAGCCTGGGATGTTTGGCGGCGCAGCGGGGGCAGTAGTCCCAGAGCCTACCATCCGGACCACGTGCGCGCCGCCAGCCGCGCTTGTATGCCTGCCGCCGAATGCTGGCATCGTTCTCTGGCTCAAAGTCGCCGACCCAGTCCCCGCAGTCGTCGCAGGCGATGTCGGGTACGCGGCGAATCACGCGTCGCCTTCGAGGTCGTCAGCCACGTAGGCATTGATGTCGCTGCAATAGTTTACGGCGCGCCGATCCGGACTGACGTCTTCGTCGAGGATGTAGAACTCAGCCTCGGACGTGTCGTCGATCACCAGGCTCGGGCCGCCGTCAGGCCCCTCAACGATACGGAGCGTGATGTTGTCGGCGGTGAAGGTGTCGCCCGCGCTTAGTTTCGTGCCGGTCGGGCCATCGGCATCGGCGGATACCGTCGCAACGGCGTCCGCATGGAGTTGGATCGAGCCAGGGCAGTGTGCGTTGTCACCATTGTAATGATGCTCATAGCAAGGCTTGCCGCCGATGCGATCGAGCGCAACAGCGGTGCCGCAGACGGGGCAATTGACCATGTGTTCATCCTCTGTCAGGGGTATCACTCCGGAGTTAGGCGTCGAACCAGTCGCGCCGCTCAAAGCCGTCCGCCACATCCTGCGGCATCGGCACGTCGTGGTAAGGGTCGCAGCCGTCGCCATCCTGGATGCCGTCGACGAAGTAGCTGTCTTCAAACCAGCCGTTGTTCTCCTGGTTGAACTCGTAGGTGCGGCCGCCGAAGAGGAACTCCTCGCCGTCGCCGAACTTGTCGAACAGCACCCGCTCTGCATCGGGCAAGAGCTTGTTGTGCCAGTCTTCGATCACGACCGAACTCTCGATGCCCGTCCACTCCTTGAGTGTGACGCGCCGCTCGCCAATACTCGATGCCTCGGCGACCTGGCCGTCCTTCGCGACGGTGATCAGCGTCGTGTCGGGGCAGTCGGCGAAGTCCCAGTCGTCCTTCGCGCTCTCGATGCGCGAAAGATATGTCTCAGAGAGCGTGACGACATAACCTTTCTTCGCCAGCTCCGCGACCTGGGCCAAGACCTTCTCCTTGATGTCCATGGGGTCCTTTCCGTGCGCCGCCGTCACGGGACGGCAGTCGATCGATCAGATGCCGTCACGAGACGGCACTCTCGGTACTGGGCCCCCAGATCGCCGTCACGTGACGACGGACCGAGGACCAGAGATTATCGCGCAGTCGGCCGCTTCTTCGCCACAAAGTCGTCCCAGTACGTCCGGCGAAACGCTGCGCGCAGCGGGCGCTTCTCCTCCTCGGGGACATCCGGCAGGGTCGTGCAGAATGCCCGATCGGCCTCTTCGCGCGTCTGCTTCTCCGCAGCCGTCTCCTGGACGGCCAGCGGGTTGAATGGCGCGGGCGGATGGTCATGTAGCAATTGCCAGTGGTCCATGAAGGACGGCTTGGGTTGGCGCTTCACGCCGCCAGCTCCGGCGTCGCCGTCGCCGAGATCGCGAGGGTGAGCCCGAGCCGCCTGAGGATAGCTTCGGCCACCTTGAGCTGATCGTCTGCGCTCATGTCTTCTGTAAGCACGAGCGCGCGCAGCTCATGACGGGGCGCGCCCATGACGTCACAGAGATCGTCGACGCGATCGAGCGGAATGCGCCGGGTACCATTCTCGATGCGCGACATGTGCGAGTAGGTGATGCCATCGACCTTCTTCTCAATGTCCCGCAGCGTGAGACCTGCCTCGGTGCGCTTATCTTTGATCCACTGGGCGGCGAGCGGGGCGTTCTTCCGGTTGGTGATGATCATGAAGGGGTCCTTTTAATGGAGTGGGGTGGATAGAGTTTGGTGATGTCTCTGCTGGTCCGTCCCCAGAAGAGATGCGAATGGTGACCCGACGGTCGGTCGTCTTGCGGGTCGTTGGTCAGGCCATCTTGGACAGGCACGGCGCGAGATTCGCCTCCAGCTTGAACATGGCCGGAGCCAATTGTCGGCCGTTTCCCTGGTACCACCGCGCGACGACTTGCTCCTCAAGAGCAAAGTCGGCGGCAGCCCAGGCCTTGGCCGCGGTCTCGCCTGTGCCGAGAACACGATCGCCTACTATGATGACACACTGGCAACCGTTTGCGTTGAAGCGGGAGTCGCGATAGGCGTCCCTCACCCGCTCTTTAGGGGTGTTGAATGCCCATGGTGGACGGCCGGTGTCCTTGCGGACATCGAAGGCACCGACGCCGTGGCAGCCGCAATGGGTCAGACGGGCACTGCTAAGCGGCATACGTGGCCGCTCGCACCAGAAAGTACTGCTGTCACCCTCGTAGGTGCGCCGTGCCACGCTCACTTTAGTGCAGGTATCCACCCACTTTGCGTGAACGGCCCACCGAGGTCGGTGGTGATAGCTGTGCCGGATCAACTGTTCCATGAACGCGTAGGCATCCTGGATTGTTTGGATGTTGACCAGGACGTACCGCTCATAGTCGCTATTGGTCGGATAGCCGCGGGCGTAGCCCAGGTGTCCGGCCTCCTTCAAGACGCGAGTGACTTCCTTGTCTGAGGCATGCATGTCGATGATCGGCCCCTTGTGGGGATCCGTGGTCGCAAGCTGTTTTTCCACAGGGTTCCTCTCTGCCGCGACCAACTCGGCCGCGACGCGTGACAAAAGCACCGAAACCCGCGCCAGTACAGATAATGAGTCTTATCTGACCTATTCCGGATGCGGGCTATTTCCGGAAACTGGCTCTGGGCGCGTGCTTACGGAGCAGCGCCCACGAGTGCCTGTGCCAAGCCTAGATAACGCGCGCCAGATAACGCGCGTGCGCCCCTACGGCGGCCCGTCGCGCGCCAGGTCCGAACGCCCAGGGCATTCGCGCGCGTCACGTTCCCGTGGCTTTTCCTGATAACCGCGATTATCAGGAAGCCTAGTCGTCGTCCGTCTCGCCGGACTCAAGGAAGGTGACGATCATCTCCAGGGCCTTATCTGACATGGAGTCGATCTCCATCTCGGTGAGTTGACGATGCTCATTGGTGCAGATCAAGTAACCGTAACCATTGGTTATAGGGACGTGGCCAGCCTGATTGAGGATCGCATAACCAATGTTGCGCTCAAGCTCCGTGACGGTCATGAAGTTATGCCAATTCGTCATAGAAACAAGGCTATCCTTGAGGTAGCTACCCTCTAGATTGGGGCTCTCAACAGCAGCCTCGATCATGTCGATTGCGGCCTCGCGGCCTTCCTTGGTTCGTATCGCCAATGGCGAGGCGATCTTAAAATAGCCCCAGAGGGCGTCTCGAAACGCCTCCTTGACTTCGTCGGTAATAACGACGGATTCGGAAGCGTCATCATCGTCGCTGGGCATCTTGGCGATCTTGTCGGGCGCGATCTCCGCAAACACCCGATCAACGATGCTACCACCGAGGTCGTCAGCGTCGTCCACATCGAACGCGAGCATGTCAGAGTAATGCTCAAGAATCTCATTCTGGATGATGACGAGCAACTTGTTGACCATGCCTTCGTCTGGAACGACGCCCTCGACGCGCCAAGGTGAGCACGTCGCCGTGCTGACGGCCGCAGGCTCGGCCAACCCCTTAAACGTCTCCAATAGTCCCAACTCTCGGGGGATATTGAATGAGACGCAATCAAAGGTATCCTTCATCTCCAGAAACTTAAAACGAACCAGATCGATCCGCTTGTCCTCGGAGAGGTCTTTGTACTCGCCGTACTCGAACTCCGCCACATCAGAAAGATGCGCCTCGTTGTCGGCATACTTGATGACGACAATCACCGTGCCGGAGTTTTCACTAAAAACAACGACCGGACGGTACTCGTAGAGTTTGCCGGCGACGCATACCTTGATCCGGTTCCGGGCGTCGAGAATCTGTTTTAGGTCGCACATGAGTTCGTCAGGGACGTCACAGTCGAAGTCCATGTGCTCATAATCAATCATATGTGTCACCTTTCAGTGTGCGGTGCGTCCGCGCGGGCGACGTCACAGAGCGTACAGGGCACGGTGCCCGGCCCGGTCTGACCAAGCTCCGGATGCCAGTGATGCAAGCCCGGCGTCAGGTTGCGGGCCTTCCAGTAATCCTGCTCGCCGGCCCACTTCGTGTAGGCCACGCCAGCGGTGAGCCAGGTCGGCTCGCCCTTGAGGCCGGCGGCCGTGCGCTGCACCGAGCCGGGGAACGGGGCCTGCTCTAGGTAGGCGATCGCCTTGTCGACGTCGTCGAACCAGGGCAGCTCGTGGGAGCTGTTCCCGCTGAGATAGTCGCCCGAGCCCTCGTACATCTGCTGAATCTGAAAGGCGTAGCGCTTCTCGCCGTCGCTCGCGGCACAGTAGTCGTCATGACGCTCGGAGTGGCCGGCATGAATGAAGGCCTTGCGCGCCTTCCAGTAGGCGTCGCCCCAGGTCTCGTCGGAGTCGAATCTCGCCCGATCGGGCGGGGTGAAGTTCAAGAGCATAGGATCTCCTCGGGAGCTAAAGCAAAGGGCCTGCGGGGGCACCGCCGCACAAGGCGACGGTGCCCCCGGCCCTCAAGGGGCAGCAGGACCCGCTAGGCGGTGCGCCGATCGCGGCGCGGGATAACGATATCGAGTTGCTGCGCCAGCTTGAAGATGTCGCCACGCAGGGCGACGATCAGGTCGTCGCAGACGACGTGCGAGAAGATCTCGCCGTCCCGCGTCTTGCACTGAATCATGGTCCGAGGGTCCGCCGGCTGTCGGCGAACATCGGCGAAGGCGATGGCGATGACCTCGCGGCCGTCGATCATCGACTTTGTCTGGAATTCCTGGCCGATGCGGATATTGCCCGCCGGCAGTACCAGGTCGTGGCCGGTACTGGGGTGACGGCCGGTGAGCGTGGCCGCCCCCGCCGCATGCAGAATGAGGTTCGGCATAGGCCTATCCTTCCTGAGCCCAGACGGACCCGACCGTGGTGTAGAAACGTTTGGGCGTGAGCCCGTAGGCCTGGGCCACTCGGCAGTGGAGATACAGCGCCGCCCGTACGGCCCGCGCGAACGTTGCTGGATCGCCATAGCTGCGCAGAACGCTAATGTGCTCGCTCAGCTCCTCGCTGGGCGGCTGGTTCGCGATCATACCCTGGATCATAGCGTCCAGCTCCTGGCAGCGCTCTGCCTCGGCCTCGTCGGTGATGCCCTTGGGGTCGATATCCAGAGCTGGGTGGTTCTTCAAGAGCTCCAGTGTCGTCCGGATGACCTTCGCCACGGTCTTCTCGCCAGAGGCTTCCAGATCCAACACCATCGGCGCGCAGATGCCGGAGACGAACATGAATACGATGATGTCGTCAAAGGTCCAACTGACGAAGCGATCCACGTCGCCGCAGACACCGCCAATCAGCTTGGCGCGCAGGGCTTCAAGGATGCCGCCGTTGCGGGTGACGTCGCCGGGGGTGATGATCGCCTCGTTCGCCCGGGCGAGCGTGCGCTTGTTGGCAATGAGCTTCTCGTCGATCATGCGCGAGAGCGTGTGCTGGAGAGGCAGTGATGCGGCGAGCGCCTGGGCGGCCGCGCGCTCGGCCTTCTTGCCGACGAAGGAGCTGGTGGTGGTGTTCGTGGTCATGGGGTCCTTTCTTGTGAGTCCGCTTTCGCAGTCCCACTGCGGCGAAGTTGGTTCGCCAGGGGGTATTTACGGCCGCACCGCGCGGCCTGCGAGGCCCTGGAGACGCGCGGCGATCGCCGGCGAATCCAGGGCCTGCTTGAGGGTGACACCGGGGTTCTCACCCTCCACCAGGCGCAGGGCCAAAACGAGGTGGTGAAGGGCGGCTCGACATGAGCAGAGGCGTGTGAACCCGGCCATCAGGCGGCGACCTGCTGACCGACGGCGAGCAGCATGACCGCCTCCGCGCCCTCCAGGCGGCGCGTGCGGTCGGCCGAGAACTCGACCCAGCACTTCTCGGGCTTGCTGGGATAGTTGAAGCCGGTGGCGACGATGACGCCGCCCCCGGCGGGCTCCCAGAGAATCGTGGCGGCCCGCGCGTGATCGCGGGTCTCAATGCGGTGATGGCCCGCCAGTTCGCGGGCTGCGGCGACGAACAGATCCGAGTAGCGCGACTTGTTGTACCAGTTGGTGAAGCTCAGGACATGGGCGTCGAGCAAGTCCGCGCCGATGCGCACCTCGCCGGGCCCTCGGCCGAAGACCTCCCGGGCGAGCGGCAGGATGCCCGTGCCCTCGATCCACATGTCCAGCTCGATGACGCCGGGTGACACCTCCAGGGCCGAGAGTGTGTAGTCGCCGAGCTTGTAGTGCGTCAGGGCGCGGTTCTTGGGCTGCGGCTCCGGCTTGATGACGGTGGGCTCGACACGTACCGCCTGGGCCTTCGTGGGAGGCGTGGGTGCGGCCGCAGGGGCCGCCGCCTTGGCGAAGGGGTTCAGGTTCGCGGCGAGGTTCGTGGCCGCCTCCTTGACGGCGTCGGCGGCCTTGCCGGCCTCGGTGCTGAGGTGATCGCGGTTGGTGGCATCCGAGAGGTACACGCCGGCGGCGATGGCCGAGCCGGCGATGGCGACGAGGGCGGCTCCGGCGGCGACGATGGCCTTCTGCTGTGCGTCGATATTGAACATGGATGGACTCCTTTTTCTGCTGGCTGTGCCAACGACAGTGATGCCCGGACAGGACTAGGCGGCGAGGTCGAACTCTTCAAGCCAGACGACGACGTCGAGGACGAAGGCGGCAGGCGGGGCGGCGGGGGACTTACGGGATGGCGCTGGCTTCGGTCGACCGCGACCGAGAGCGATGGGAGCTGGTGCGAGGATGCGCCGCGAGCGCGCCGGAAGCGCGCCAGCCGAATCGAACGCCGGCCAGTCCACGTAGCGGGCCTCTGGGTCTTCCCAGTAGGGAAGTGGCCTGTCGCGGCCATAAAAAAACCAGACGGACCAGATGGGCATGGAAACCTCCTAAAAGACACGTCCCCCCTGGCCTTGCGGGCCAAGAGGGACGTAAAGTTCGCCTTCAAAGTAGTTATAGGTGTTTTTGACCTAAATTATACACCCGTCGTCATGAGAGCGGCGTTACCACGACACCCTCGGCCACAAAGACCGCCAGGCGCGGACTGAACCCCTTGTCCGGCCGGTTCGGCAGATCGAGCGCGACGCCCGAGGCGATCTCGATCTCCTCGCCATCGCCGAAGTAGAGCTGGACACTGACCTCATAGTCCTGATGGACGCCAACGATCGCCTCTTCATGCATGGCGTCGGTCACACGCGAGATCACGAGCGACTCCTCGCCGGTGAGCTGATCGAGGTAGCTGCCGATCGCTTTGAGGATGCCCGTCTCCTTGCCGGCCGCGCCCTCGACATAGGCGTTCATGCTGACCCAGGCCGGGTAGAAGTGGCGCACGAGCATGTCCGCATTGGAGACGCGCTGATCGGGGCCGTTCACGAACTCGTGGATCGCGACGACGTCCGGCGCGTAGGAGATGTCGACGACGACGGTCTGGCCGGCGGCGGCGGGGTCGACCATCAGGCGCGCGGGGTCGGTGGCGCTGTAGCGCGTGAGCACATCGGTGTCGACCAGCTGGTAGAAGGGCTGGGTCGTGGGGTCGTCTTTCAGGCTGACGGAATGGATCTTCAAGATCGCCCGGTAGGCCGAGAGGTCGATGTGGAGATCCTCGGGTACCTCAAGCTCGACGGCCTGCCTGACGATCGGCGTGTGGACGTACACGTCCGTGTGCCCGCCGCGGTGGAAGCTGATGGTCTCGTTCAAGGTGGCGTCGACCACGCGCATGAGGTCGCGGCGCATCTCGGGATCCTGGTAGCCGATCACAAGGACCTTCTTGATCACGCCTTTGAACTCCGAGCGCAGCATCGCGCTGGTCGAGCGATCCGAAACCAGATTGCGCGCCGTCTGCGAGTCGACGATGCGGTTGTAGTAGTCGTCTGGCTGCTCGTCGTCGAGGCCACCCTGGATCGGCGAGACGGCGATCGCCTCGATGAAGGTGGGGTCGCCCGCGAACTCAGCGATCTCGAACGAGGTGCCGACGATGGTGTCGTAGTCTGCGCCAGCCAGCTCCGCAGCGATCACCAGGTCGACGTAGTAGAAGCCCAGGGCGGGATCCTGCGCAAGAGCCGTGTCGGCGCGCGAGACGTCGACGACCGGGTGATAGACGAGGCCGGCCTGGGTCGCGGTGGCCCCGGTCGTGAGCGCGACGTCGCGCGGCGCGTTGAACTTGAGCCGGATCGAGCCCGACGCGATGTCCCCGCCGTTGCGCGGCACGAAGTAGAACTCGCCGCGGGCATTCAGCTCGGTGTCGGTCATCTCCGAGGCTGACAGCAAGGTCTTCTTGCGGTCGGCATCGTTGAGCAGGCCCACGATCTCCGAGATGATCGGCAGATGCGGATTGACGAGCAGATCCCATTGGGGCGTGCCCTTGCGCAGATCCAGCTCCGGGTAGCGCGCCTTGATGGCGGCCTCGATGAAGGCCTCAGCCTGCGCCAGGATCAGATCGCTGATGGTCGCCACTAGGAAGCCTCCGTCACAATTTCAAGGCCCACGAACTCGTCGAGGACGTTCACGATGCCAATCCGAAAGGACACCTCCTGCTCGTCACGGTCGAGCGTTACCTCGGCGAGAATCAGGCTCTTGAGGCGCTCTGTATCAGGCAGGGTCGCGGCGAGCTGGCTCGCGAGCACCTGGCTCTCCGCCTTGATTACCTCGGCGGTGATGGTGGCCGCGAGGTCGGTGTCCTCGGCCCCGTAGTTCGTCTGCCCGACGAGGCCCATCAGCTGGGTGCCCTTCGTGGGATCGAAAGGCAAAGAGCCCTCGGTTGAGAACAGCGTGTAGAGGACCTCGAAGGCGAGCTTTTCCATGCCCGTGGCCGGATGCGCCGAGGCGAACCCCTGCGCGAGTCGCACCCGAAAGACGCCCTCGGCGATCTTCTCAAAGGTGCCGGATGCGAATCCAACGGCCAAGGTGAGGCCCTCCTGCCCTTATTATAGGCCGTCAATACCGGCCGGACTCAAAGCGTGCAAGGCGGCTCTTTTCGTAGCGCTCCTGGGAGATCTGCGAGGTGCTGTAAGCCTGCATGTAGTCTTTGTGGGTCATGTTTCGCATGTCGATGGCGCGCTCGGCCGCCTTCATCATGTCGAGGGCCTGCTGGATGCATGCGCGCCGCTGGGGACTGGTCGTCTTCTTGGCTTCGGCCAGCAGCTTGCTGGTGGCCCGCGCCGACGCCCCGACCTTGCCCTCAAACGCGGGGAACTCCAGATCCGCGACACCCTTGCGCTGCCGCGCGATCGCCTCGATAAACTTCCTGAACGACGGGTCCTGGGGCATGGTCGTCTCCTTGTGATATACTGCCTCCAGTATGGTACTACCAATCGTCCGTTGGGAGAGCGTGTGAGCGAAAAACCTCCCGTCAATCCTTACGAGGCGTTCAAGTCCGATCAGGGTGGTTCATACGAGACCGTCCTGGGCGTCGACCCGGTACGCCAGGTCGCCGACGTCATGTCGTCGGGGGACAGTATCCAGCCTGGCCTGCCATTGCAGGGCATGGTCGGGCCCGACGGCGAGGGTGACTTCTCGACCCCGATTCCGGGCTGGCGCGCCCAGAAAAGCAAGGCGATGGGCGTACCGTCGATCCAGAGCTTCATGCCGGGGCCGACGCTATTCAAAGGTGGGGTCTCGGCCGAGCGCGACGACTACGCCGACGAGGTCAACACCTTCCTGAATCTCACGGGTACGGCCAAGGCCTATAGGGCCCTGGATCACGGCGGCGGCCCCAACTTCCGCTCCCATCGCCCGAGCGATCTGATCGCGGGCGACATGGGCTTCCGCACACCCGAGGGCTCCACGATCTTCGCCGGGCGCGGCGGCGTCGCGGGCATCAAGGTCTCCGATCTCTGCCAGCTGCTATTCAGCCAGGCAGACGATCTCGCACGGATGGTATCGCGCAACTTCGATCTGTTCTCCGACTGGGGCGAGATGCGCTTCGTCAACGAGGGCGGGGCCACCCGGCTGCACGTCAAAGGCAACGCCAAGGGCACAAAGACCTGGGCGGGCGTCCACGACGTCGAGATCATCATCGGCAAGGATCCAGTCACCGACGACTTCATCACACTCAAGCTTCTCGACAAGGAGTCCAAGGAACCCGTCTACACCGTCGGCATCGACCAGAACGGCGACCAGCACATCTACCTGCGCCGCGATCAGGTCAGCCAGATCATGGGCAACAAGGGCGAGGGGATCGTCGGAAACGTCCGGACGGTTGTCGGCGGCGACGAGACCCGCGACGTCGACGGCACCTTCGTTCAGAACTGCAACAAGAACTACATGGGCGGCGTCACCACCTCGGAGATGGCCCCGATGGGCGAGCAGCTCTACGCCTACCTCAAGAGCGTCGAGTTCTTCATGAACACGCAGCTGACCGTGAACGCGCAGCCCTTCGGCGGGCCGACCATCCCCGGCTGCGGCATGATCTTCCCGTTCCCGCCGGTGCCCGACTTCCTCTCGCGCGTGTTCCTCAACGTGCAGTTCCCCCAGCACGACCCCACCGGCGGCGATATCCCCGGGCCGTAGGAGACGATCATGCCGATGCTTACCGCGCCCCAGTTCGCGGCACTCTCTCAGACGGCCCAGGCCACCCTGCTCGCGAGCCTGCTCGCGACCATTCAGCCGAAGGACGATCGCTCCAAAGAGGCGACGGTCACGGAGATCGTGACCCACCTCAATATCTACATGACGACCATCTTCACGCCCATTTTCACGGCACTGGATCTGACTCATACGGGTCACATTCATGGCAACGGCAACCAGGGCAGCCCCACCACCCCGCCGATCGGATAAGGAGCCCCCGTGGCCGTTTTTGAGTTCAAGACCAAAGGAAGTCTGGGCGCGCTCGTGCCTGGGCTTGAGGGCATCTTCGATCTGCTCGGCCAGCTCGCGGGCCTGGTCGGACTGGTGCGGCCCGTGCTCGACCTGATCGCGAATCTACTCCGAATCCAGAAGTTCGTGATGATGGCGGTCTTGGGCGTAGTGATGGCGCTGCTCGGCCTACTGGGTAGCCCCACGGCCTTCATCGCGGTGATCCTCGCGCTCCTCGCCTCCAAGGTCCTGGAGTTGAAGGACGGACTGCTCGACGGCGGCGTGAGCATCTACCAGTACGAAGGCACGATCAGCGAGATGCATGAGCATGTCACGACCAAGTTCCAGGCGGGCCTGGCGGGCTCCAATGGCGGACCAACCGAGCCCGCGCGGGCCCTGATCTTCTTCGCGACGGGGAATTCCGGCTGGGAGGGCCTGGAAGGCTTCTTCGGCGAGCTAGACGAGGAGGAGGAGGAAGAGGAAGCAGCTCAGCCTCCTGCGATCGCCGCCTTCACGCCGGCCTCAATCAAGCCCGGCAAGATCCTGACCATCACGGGCGAGAACTTCGGCACGGTGGCGGGCGACATCAGCGTGCTGTTCTTTGACGCGATCGGCCTGCCGATCCCCGTGGTTCCGATGGCGGTCAGCGGCTTCCAGCTCACGGTCAAGGTGCCGAACGGCGTGGTGACGGCGCAGGTCGGCTTGACGGTCGCGGGTCAACCCACCGTCTACACCCCCCAGGTCGTCGTGATCCTGCCGAAGGATGCACCCGTCATCTACGCGGTGACGCCTGCCTACGGACTGCCAGGCGGCACCATCACGATCCGCGGCGACGCCTTCTCCGACGAGCCAGGCGGCGTCCGTGTGGTCTTCCCCGGCGGTTTCTTCGGCCTCGGGATCGACGCCGTTCCCGAAGAGGGCGACTACGCTGCCGACTATGTGACCGTGACCATCCCCGAGGGTGCCTTGACCGGCAAGCTGCGGGTGCGTGTGTCCGGCCAGTCCGACGTTGAGACCCCGCGCGACTTCATCATTCAGGATCCCGTCGCAGTGGGCGGCGGAGGCAGCGGTCCCGCCGGCGGCCCCCTGCCGATCCCCACGGACGGCAGCAAGCTCATATTCTTGAAGCGCGACAAGGTCGGCGGGGCAATTCCCGCCTTCCGTATCTCCTTCGGATTCCTGGAGACGGCCGTCGAGCTGCTCACAGGCCTCAAGACCATGATCGATCGCATCGCTGGCATGGCCGAGCTCAGGCGGCAGGGGCTCCAGGCCATGATCGACTACTTCGACAACTACGTGAAGGCGATCGAGAAGGCGCTGGCCGACTTCACGAAGTTCATCGCGCGCATCATGAGCTGGACCACCCGCATCGCCGGCATGCTCGTACTCGGCGACATCCACGTCTACAAGTATGAGGGGCCGATCAACCAGTTCGGTGCGACGATGGACCCCGACCTCGCCCAGGGGCTGCAAGGCTCGGATCCGCAGCCCGCCCATGAGGGCCCCACAGGCCAGACGCGCGCACTGCTGTTCATCTGCGAGGACGACCTCAGCTGGGGCATCCTCACGTTCTTCACAGGGCTCGGCTGATGACCGTCAAGCCCTTCTGGCTCTCGGCCGATTTCCAGGCACTCGACATCCCTGGCACCAACGTGCAGTGGTCGGGCCTCGCCAATGCCGCCAAGGATGCGACCTCCGCCTTCTTTCAGCCGGTGCGCGACTCCGCGCTCAAAGCCCGGAGCGTGAACAACCGCTTGAAGGCCTGGTATACCGACGAGATAGCCAGTCGCACCGAGCCAACGAACGCGCTCGCCCAGGCGGCCGCAGGTTTCCTTGAGGACACCTGGCAGACCGGCGTGTACGCCTATCTGCCGATGCCCGACTACGGCGGATACCCTTACCTGCGCAGCACGATGGCGCGGGCGCTCTCGGATACAACCGACGCCGATCGCCCCCAGTTCGGCGAGAGCGCCTGGACGGGTGGGGTTTTCCTCATGCTCGCCGGCGGCCGCGTCCAGATCCTCGCGGCGATGGCGACCATCGCGGCCCTGATGGGCGGCAAGGGCACCACTATTACCGACTCGCTCGGGGCCATCTTCTCGGGCTCGCCGCCCTTGCAGGCGCTCGCCCAGGAATTCGTGGAGCTGGCGAGCCTGCCCGAGGAACTTTGGACCAAGGAGCAGACCGACCTGATGAACTGGTGGAACAGCTCCAGCTTCAAGGATCTCGCGGAAGGCGACTGGCTCAGTCAGCTGTTCGCCTCCCCGGACGGCACGCCGCCCGCAGTGGTGCCGCCGGTGGATCCCTTCTCCGACCTCAAAGAGATGGGCGGCGACCAGGTGTTCGACGACTGGAAGGCCATCACCGTCGGCGAGGCCGTCAACGAGCTCGTGCCGGGTGCCGCCCAGCTCGCGGCTACGGCCGCAAACATCCTCGACAACGCCGGCGCAATCCTCGGCGACGTCGGCAACGCCGTGACGCGCGGGCTCGACTCGGTGGGCGATCTCGTCACCGGCACGCTCGATGCCGCCGCTGGCTTCACCGACCAGATCGACGACGCGGTGGGCGGATTCCTGTACGACCTTGGACAGCTCACCGTGGCGACGCTGGTGATTCCGCCCATGCAAGGCGGATCCCATCAGTTCAAGTTCGCGCTCTCTCAGGGGTTCAGCGACAATGCCCTCGCTGCTCCCGAGCTCGACACCGACATGATCGTGGGTGGTATCCTTCTGGTGGCCGGGGCCGCCAGTGCCGATCAGGTCAAGGCTTCCCTCAATCAGGTCGGAAACGTCTTCGGTATCCCCGCGCTCGCCGCGGTCACATTCTAAGGAGGAACTCGTGGAGATCAAGAAGGCCCAGCGGATCGAGACCCCGGCGTGGGTGGTAGACCTCATTCAGGAGCTCACACCCAAGGTGACGCGCGCGACGCGCTTCGTGCGCATCACCGAGAACACCCAGGCCTTCGGCATCAGCCTCCGCGACGGCGAGGCGTGCATCCAGATGCAGAATGCGGTATCCGCGAAGACGGTCCTGTTTGAGACCGACGGCAAGGTCAAAGATGAACCCGGCCTGTCCTTCTCGGACGGCTCATTTCACCACCGGCGCGTCACGGACTGGAAGTACATCATTGTCGAGAACGTCATCGCTGGCGGAGACGGCAAGACCAAGGCCGTTCGCGTGTGCTACACCAAGGAGGCCGCTCTGCACACCGGACTCCGCCAGGCCATCGGCCTGACGCCCTGGTAGCCCACCTTCCGTCACCCTATAATATCGGTGGACCTACCGTCGGACCGGTATAGCGAGGAACCTGAATGCCTGCCATCATCGACCACTTCGACGACCCCACCGGCGTCGTCTTGACCGAGATCCTCACCGAGAAGATCGCCCAGGGCGGCGTCGAGGCGATTCCGGACTTCGTCAAGGGTGCCTCGCTGATCGCAGGCAGCGCCTACCGCCAGGACAAGACCGCCTTCGCCTGGGGCGCGGGCGGCAGGCTCCCTTGCGACACCCCGCTCGACACATGGCTTTCGGCCATGTATTTCGAGAAGACCTCGCACAACGTGCCACATCAGTACCACCAGCGCATTCGCGAGAAGCTCGCGCAGGCTGCGGAACTACATGACGTCGACCTCGCCACGGCCATGGCGAAGGTTGCGGCGGCGGAAGCCACACCTGACGTCTACGCACTGGAGGCGACCTTCGCGGCCGATGATCCGCTGGTGAAACGAGCCGGCCGGAGCGCCCAGTTCAACGGAGACGGAACCGCGACGATCAGGCTCTACCCGGTGACGGATCGGGAGAAGGTGGCCATGAGTGCCATGCGCTACCCGCTCGGCCTCGTGGGCGACCTCGCGGAACTGCGCGGCCAGCTCGCCAATGCGCTCATGAGCAAGTGCGCCGAGTTCAGCGTCAACCCCAATGCGATCCTCGTCGACGACGTTCGACCGATCAAGCGCAGCGCCATCATCGCGCAGATGCAGTACCGCATCGGCCTGCTGAAAGAGCGCATCGGCACCCAGGCCAAGCACGCGAGCCTCTACAAGACGGCGGCCAGTCGCGGCGTCACCCTGCCCTACGATCAGCCGGACATCAAGAACAGCGAGCCCGAACTCGTGGCTGCCTACGACATGCTGTTCAAACAGGCTTTTGAGAACACGATGGGCGACGAGTTCTGGAACAACGTCGCGGATCTCGATAAGCTCGCGGGCTTCGACGAACGCCAGGACGTCCTGCCTGCGGCGAGCATGCGCGAGCGCGAGGTCGTAGACGATCGCCAGCGCAAGACCGCGCTGTGCGCGAACAACATGGTCAATATCGCCGAGGTGATGGCGAAGGTCGGCTCAAGCGACTGGGAGAACCTCGCCCCTCACGTCATTCCGGACATGAGCGACTCGACCAAGCTTGCCAAGCACATCGAGGCCCTGCCAGCCCAGACCCAGGCGATCATCCTCGCCAGGGTCCGCGGCTGGTAACGACATGGATCCCCGTACCACGATCGCCACGGAAGGCGTAACCGAGCGCCATCGCGTGATCCGGTCGGCGCTCGCGACCATGAAGAACCTGGCCGATGCGGCCGAGGGCGCGACAACGCCCAAGGCCGTCGTTGAGCGCATCGTCGCGCGCAACCTGGCGGTGGGTCTACGCCTGTTCAAGCCGGAGCCCGTCAAGGCTGCGAGCGAGAGCGCCCAGGATCCGATCGTGCTCGCGGCGATCGCCGAGCGCAAGCTCGGTCCAGGCTTCGTCGACTACGAGCCCGAGACGCTGCAAGAGGCGCTCGGCATCGACGCGGACGAGGCGACCCGCCTGATGCTGGTGGTCTTCGCGCTCTACGATCCCGCGCCTTATCTAGACTGGCATGTATTCGCGCACCTGGCCTGCGCGCTGAACGAGCGCGAGGTGGTCTTCGACACGCCGCCCGATCTGTCGGTGGCGGAGCTGGCCTGGGCGGCCGACGCCCTGCGCTACCTCGATCCGCTCACGCCCTGGGGTGACGAGGTCGCCGTATTCGTGGCGGCCCACTTGCATGGGGAGGGTTTCACTCGGGCCCCCGAGGCGCTCGCCTTCGCCCGGGATCCCCTCGCGCGCCTCCATCGCGGCGACGCGGAGGCGGCCGGAGCCCCGGCCATTCAGCGCGCGCGCATGGAAACGGTTGACGCCTATGTCACCGCACGACACGCCCGTCTCCTCGCGCAGATGACCGCATTGAAGGCAGGTATGGTATGAGTCTCGGCACCAACTTCGACGACGTCGTCGGCGATCTCGGTTTCCTGTTCTCGAACGCGCTTTTGCAGCGCACGATGATCGGCGAGAGCCAGTTCTTCCAGTTCGAGAGCTTCTACCTGCCCGCGACGATCAAGGAGTTGTTCGCCTTCTCGGCGCACGCGCATCTGACGAACGAGGTGGTCAACTCCGCCGTCGAGAAGGTGGCCGAGTACCCGATCACCGAGTTCCAGTTCACGCCGAAGCTCAAAGCGGCGACGGACACGCCCGAGTACCGGACCGAGCTACGCAGCAAGGAGGGCCTGGTAGAGACGTGGCAGGACCTCTTCGACGACACGCTCTCGGCCAAGACCTACGCGATCAAGACCGGCCAGCACTACCAGATCTACGGCAACGCCTTCGCGAGCGTGTACGCGCCGTTCGATCGCATCCTCGTGTGCGCGAACTCGCAGTGCCGCCACGAGGAACTGCTCGACAAGGCCAACTGGAAATGGGACACGGCGAAGATGAACTTCATCATGAAGTGTCGTCGCTGCCAGCAGAACTTGGCGGCGCGCTTCTACGACAAGGCCGTCACGGGTGAGGCCGCGCTCTTGCGCATGAACCTGGTCAGCTGGCAGCCGAGCAACATCGAGATCGACTTCGACCCCTACAGCGGCGCGCGGGACTTCTACTACGTGATCCCCGAGTCCGAGGCCAAGGCGATCCGCGAGGGCAACCCCGTCCGCCTGCGCAATACGCCCAAGGACATGATCGATGCGGTCAAGATGACCCGCAACAAGAGCGGTGCCCAGGCGCGCATCCGCTTCCACAGGGGTCAGATCTTCCACCTTGCGCGCCCAGGCATCGACTTGCCAGGTGTTGAGACGCCCTGGGGAATGCCGGCCACGGTCTCGGTCTTGCGCTCGATCATCTACCTGAACATCATGCGTCGCGCCCAGCTCGCGCTGATGATGGAGCACATCCTGCCGTTCCGCTACCTGTTTCCCGGCATCGAGGTCGGCTCCAACTCGACGATCAACATCGATCTCGGCGACTGGCGCAGGCGCATGAAGGTCGAGCTGACGAAGTGGAAGAAGGATCCGCTCTATATCATGCTCAGCCCGATCCCATTGGGCCAGGGTCAGATGGGCGGACAGGGTAAGGCCTTGATGTTGTTCAACGAGATGGGCATGGTCAAGGACGACATGATCGCAGGGCTCAACGTGCCCCGCGAGTTCGTATACGGCGGTCTGACCTACTCAGGCTCGAACGTTTCCTTGCGCATGCTGGAGAATAGCCTGCTCAATCAGGTCGAGCAGATCGAGAAGATGTTCCGCTGGGTGATCAAGCGCGTGCATGCAATCACCGGCCTGGAGAAGGTCGGCGTGGGCCTGCGCCGCTTCAAGATGGCCGACGACATCCAGCTCCGCCAGCTAATCCTCGGCCTCTGGCAGAGCCGGGCGATCAGCGGCGAGATGTTGGGCCTGGAGTTCGGCTTCGACTTCAATGAGCAGATGCGCAAGCGGAACTATGAGGATGTCGAGTTGGCCGTATCGAATGCCAAGGCTCAGGCCGAGGCGGCGAACCGCATGATGGCGCTCCAGTCGATGCTCCAGAACTTCCTCGCGCCGGAGATGAAGACCACAATGCCCGCGATCGACCCAACCCAGATCGAGCAGGTCTACCAGGGCCTGAGCAAGATGAAGCCCGAGGAGCAGGCGGGTATCCTCCAGCAGGTCGCCGCCACCAACCCCGGCCTCGCGCGCCAACTCCAGACCCGTGCAATGACCGACATCGGACAGTACGGCAGCCAGCTCCAGACGATGCTGTCGATGACCCCCGAGGACGCCCAGACCACCTTCCAGGAGATGCAGGCCAACAACCCCGTGATGGCCCTGATCGTCGGCAACCTCGCCGAGTCGTTCAACCTCCAGCCGCTGCTGGGGATGGGCGGCGACGAAGGCGGCCAGGGGGGCAAGAGCCCCAAGGTCGACAAGCCGATGCCCAACCAGAAGCCCCCCCGACGTGAGACCGGAAAGAGCATGTGAGCCATGAGCAAGAAGGCACAGGAATGGAACGGCAAGCCCGGCAAGCCGGCCAAGTTTGCGTCGCCACCAGGCGGTGACGGGGGCCGCATCAATGTGTCGAAGATGCAGGTCCGCGAGTTCACGTCGCGCACCGCGCTCCAGACGACCGCCATCAAGATGCTCCAGGAGAAGGACGTCGTCTTCCTGATCGGGCCTGCCGGTACCTCCAAGACCTACCTCGGGGCCAAGATGGCGATCGATCTACTCAAGAGCCGCGAGGTCGACAAGATTCTCGCGACCAGGCCGGCGGTCGAGGCCGGCGAGTCGGTCGGCTTCCTCACGGGCGACTTGGCCGCGAAGATGGCCCCCTACCTCAAGCCGATCTTTGAGAATTTGGCGCACTTCGTCGGGAAGGGCGTGGTCGACCAGCTGATCAAGAACGAGCTGATTGAGCTCTCCAGCATGACCTACATCCGCGGCCGCACTTTCCATCGAACGGTGATGCTGCTCGACGAGATGCAGAACGCCACGCCCGAGCAGCTGCGTATGTGCCTGACCCGCATCGGCGAGGACACCCTGGTGGTCGTCACAATGGACCCCGAGCAGATCGACTTGCCCGAGGACAAGGTCAGCGCCTGCGAGGACCTCTGGATGTTCGAGAACGAGCGCAACATCGGCATCATCCGCTTCGGCGACAAAGACGTCGTGCGCTCCGAGGGGGCGAAGATGATCAACCGCTGCTACCGCAAGACCCGCTAGTGGTCCGACCAACCTTCCGCATGCTATGATTACATAGTTACCGCATGCGGGAGGCGTAATGAATTTCATTGGCTCGAAAGACCGGCTGCTCGGCCCCCTGCTCGATCGTGCGATCGCCGAGCTGGGCATCGCGCCCGGCCGGCTCGGCGACGCCTTCGCGGGCACCCACGCGGTGGGCCGCCACTACCAGGCACTTGGCTGGGAGGTCTTCGCCAACGACTGGCAGGCCTTCTCCGCCTGCCTCGGCCATGCGATGCTCATGAGCGAGCACCCCCGCTTCGAGGGCGTGGCCGGACAGTTCTTCCCCGAGCAGCTGCCCGACGCGGATCGGCTGGATGCAGTGGTCGGCCACCTCAATATGATCTGCGATGCGCCGACGACGTTCTGGCGCGCCGATCTGTACGGCAGCTGGTTCATCGACGACTACTGCCAGCGCGGCGAGGCCGGCGGCTACCCGGTCGGCGGCGAGCGCATGTACTTCGCGACCGCGAACGGCACCGCGATCCAGGCGATCAGGGAGGGTATCGACCAGATGCCGATCACCCCCGACGAGAAGGGACTGCTGGTCGCGAGCCTGATTCACGCCGCCGACAAGGTCGCGAACACCGCCTCGGTCTACGCCGCCTACCTCAAAGCGATCAAGGCGACCGCGGCCAAGGCGCTCAGGCTCAAGAGCTTCACCGTCACCACCGGCCCGAAGGCGACCATTACGAACCTCGACGTCCACGGCTTCCTCGCGAGCGCGCCCGAGCTCGACGTACTCTACCTGGATCCGCCCTACAACCACCGGCAGTACTGCCCGAACTACCACATCCTGGAGACGATCGCCCGCTGGGATCGCCCGGTGCCTCGCGGCAAGACCGGCGTGCGCCCCTACGCCGATCTCAAGAGCCTGTGGTGTTCCAGGCGCACGGTCCAGGGGGAGCTTGAGCGCGTCGCCGAAGCCGCACGCGCTCGCTGGGTGCTGCTCTCGTACTCCAGCGACGGCCTGATGACCAAGGATCAGATCATCGCGACGCTCGCGGCCCACGGGCGGGTGACGGCGTTCGAGATGCCGCTCAAGCGCTTCCGCGCCGACAAGGACAGCGCGACGCGCACCTACAAGAGCGACGTGGTGACCGAGTACCTGTTCGCGTTGGAGAAGACCTAGCGGTACAGGAAGACGAACTCGTCGCCCACATGCAGCGAACGGGTCACCGGCAGGCCGTAATTGAACACGCCCCCGAGCATGGTGAAGTCGGCTGGGTGCGCGAGCCGCTGGCCGTTCTGCGCGACCAGCACGCGGCCGGGGTCGCTTGGCGGGTGCGGAAGCCGGTAGGCGAAGGGCAGGCCGGCCTCGGCCAGCGTGATCGACTGGGTATGCAGCCGCAGGGCCGCCGCCACCAGCGGATCCTTCCAGATGACGGCCACTAGCCGATCGCTGGCCTTGAGCGGAAACGGCCCGTTCCACTGGATCGTGCGCTCGTCGACGAAGGTCAGCCAACGCGGACCGAGGTAGAGCTGGCCGCCGAAGCCGCCGCTGCTCACGAACAGCATGGTCTTGCGCACGTCTGCGGCCTGCTCGCCGAGATCGAGCATGGGCCAGCCCACGCCGGCCGGAATCTCCTTGATTACGCAGGCTCCGGCCGCGCGATCGCCGAGCAGGCCCCACAGCCCCAGGTCGTCGCCGGCGCGCAAGGTCATGTCGCCATCGTCCCACAGCACGTCGCTGCCCTCGCGCAGGAAGCCGCCGGCCTGCTCGGGATACGTCAGGCCGTTCAGGCTCAGCAAGGCCTTGCCTGGGGCCGCCAGGGCCGCTGCTGGCATCGACGCGATCGCATCGCCATCCGCCTGGACCGTCACATGGCTCTCAACGAACAGCTGGCGCGCCACCTCTGGGGTTTCCGCCGTCTTCACGAAGTAGTTCGCTCCGGTGGTCGCAAGCACCGCGAGCACCTCACCATGCAGGAGCGCGATCCCGGGCGGCGAGGCCACCGCGGAGCCCGAGACCGTGAAGTCATCGCCCTCAATGTAGCGCAGGCCCCTGTGGTACAGACGGGTGCGCCCGGCCGGCCGGGGCTCGATTGCGAGGTCGAAGGTGCGGCCGCGCGCCGGGTGCAACGGGAAGGCCTCCTGATGCAGCGCCATCGCCCCTTCCATCGTGCGCGGGTAGAGCGCGACCACGCTGTCGGCGGGACCGGGGCCTGGGCCCTGTAGCCAGCGCACGCGCGGGCCCCGTGTCTCGAACGCACCCTCATGCTCGGTGAAGCAGCGGCCATTCACGAAGATCGTGCAGCGGTTTCCGACGCTGGGGGCCGATAGCCGGAACGCGCTCGCGCCGTTTGCGACGAGCACGCGCTCGGCGCGCCAGTGATCGGCCCCGCCGACCCAGGCCTCCAGCCGGATGACCGTACCGATCGGCAAGGCCTCGCGCTGCCAGGTGAACACGCCCCGGATGATGCGGAAGTCGGGCTCAAAGTAGGTCAGTCGATCGACAATCGCCGTCAGCACGGCCCCCTCGGGCGGTGCGAAAGGGGCCACGAACAGGAACTGGTTACGCTTCGTCACGACGAGGTTCGCCGTGGCGAAGGCGATGGTTACGTTCTCGCCTGCGATCGCCGGCGGCTGGGTGAAGGCCCCAATCCCACTCTCCAGCATGGCTACTCCACGAACTGGGAGAGTGGGTAGCTCAGGAAAGCCTTGTCGTCGTTGTCGACAGGGAAGGTCGCTCCCGTTTCGACGTAAGCCAGGAGCCGCAGATGGCGATTGACCTTCACGAGCGCGAGCCAGGTGACGAAACCCGCCCCCGGCGTGCCGACGCCAGCCTGGAACTCGATGCCGCCATCGACCTCAAAGTGGATGCCGTCATGCGGCCACTGGCCCAGCTGGGGCACGTTCTGCACGTCGAGCAGGCTCGTGGTGGGCCCCGCCGCAGGGCCGATCCGCATGCCAGCGACGACCGGGAACTTCTCTGCGACGGGGGCGGTGTAGCTGGCCTGCTCGTTGGCGACGCTGGAGTTGGACGAGAGCAGCAGGCCACGAGCGAGCAGCTCAAACACCTCGCCGCCCGAGACCGGCAGGAAGGGTAGCGCCGCATGTTGGTACACGAGCGCTAGATCCTGCACGGCGGTCAAGGGGTCACTCCAGAGGATGCCGAGCTTGAGCGAGTACGCGCCAGGCGTGAGCCGGTAGGTATCGCTGCCCACATGGTAGGCCCAGTCCGCCTGGTCGCCGAGCGGCAGCGCCAGATACTCCGCCTGCGCGAGCGTGAGCGAGACCTCGACGAGGTTGCGATTGAAGCCCGTCACCACGGCGGGGTACAGCCGGTTGTTCAGGTACACGCCATGGACGGCGGGCGTCGCAGGCGTCCGCACAAAGGAGAAACAGCCGAGCATGACGCGGTTGCTCGGAAGCGCAAACCGGTAGATCGCTTCACCGCCCGCGATCACAGTCTCGGCGACACGGCTCTCAGCCATCTCGCCGATCTCCAGACGTCGGGGGGCGTGGTTGAGGATCTTGCCGCCCAGAGCGACGTGGATCGTGACGAGCACGCCGGCGGCCAGCGCCGCCGTGAGCTCCAGTTCATGGTTTACGACCTCGCGGCGGTAGGTCTTGATCGCGAGGCCGCCACCCAGGGCGAGCGACGCATCGATCACGCCGAGCACCTCGCGGCCCTCGATCACCTCGGGCACGAGCAGCACGTTCGTGCCGTCGGCGGTGAGCGTCAGCTCGACCACCAGCGCGTCAGCCTTCTTGGGGTCACCGATCGCCGTGACCGTCGCGAGCAGATTGCCGGGCGTCGTCTCAAGCCTGAGCACTTCGGTGGCGTCCGCATGGACGATCGCCACGCCGTCGATCAAGGCCAGGAGCATGCGCGAAGCCGGCCGGGTCAGGTAGTCGGTGGAATCCTGCACGACCTCGAAGCTCAGCGAGATGTCGCCGAGCGGATCGAAGCCGGGTGCGGTGTCGTCGAGAACGCATGAGGCGGCCTGGGCGTCGATGCCGAGGTTCCAACTGCCAGCGATGGCGACCGGCAGGCCGGTCTCGACCCAGGCCAGCTCCGCCACGGGCTGGGTGCCAAGGATGCCGGTGTAGAGCGCACCGCCGTCGGGGCTCTTGAGCGTGAGCGTGCGGCTGCCGTCCTCGTAGGTGATCAGCTCGTTGGTCTTGTCGAGGTTCGGGGTGAAGCCGGTGCCGACCCAGTAGGGCACTGGGGCCGCGCTCCACTGGCGGCGGAATTGGTCGGGCGCACTCAGCGTCCGCACGCCCGGCGTCGGCGTTCCGTCGACGGTGTCGACCTGCACGGGCTTCTTGGAGAAGTACGTGGGCACGAGCGACGACTGGCCGAACATGCTGCGGTGCTCGGCCTTGAGGATCATGTCGAGGGTCTGGCCGAAGATCGCCTGGTGGTTCAGGCCCGTGAGCGAGAGCACGGGTGCGAGCACCTCGACCTCGTCGCTGTGCATGAAGTCATGGCGTTTGGCGTCCGGCCGACTGGGCACCGACAATGGGCCGAGGCCGCCGCCGGTGAGGTTGCCGAGGCTCCAGGGGTCGCGATTGAAGCGGTAGGCGTAGGCAACGGGTATCGCCCAGCTTTCGCCGTCGTAGGAGCTGGAATAGGGCGAGACGAAGTGGCCCAGCGGATGGCGCACGTAAGCGCCGCCGCCGATGCTTTGCACCTGGCCGTCGAGCATGGCCTCGTCGGAGAGCGCCCGGGTCGCGCCGGCGGCTACCACGAGCCGGGTCTTGGTCGTCAGAAAGCCCTCGTCGGCCAGGGGCACGAAGAAGCTGCCGTCAGCAGGCGGGGTCGCCTCGATCACGCGATAGGCCTCAAGGAATACCAGATCCAGCCGATCGCCGAGCAACGGCGCTTCCGGCAGCGTCAGCGTCTGGCTTGGCGCGCTGAACTGAACGCCGTTGATGATGGCGATCGCGTCTTGCAGATCCAGTGCGTTCGGCAAGAGCACCGAGGGCGTCACGACCAGGGGGGCCGCGAAGCCCGAGGGCAAGGCGTCACGGAACAGCTCGATCTCAGCGCCCGCCTGCGCGAAGCTCTGGGAGATCTCTGAGGCCAGGATCCAGCGGAGATCCTGGAGACCGGCGGCCCCCACGGGCACGTCGGCGTACGCCACCATGAACCCCAGGCTCTCGGTGTAGCTCGTGCCGGAGCCGACGGCACCGGTGTCGGGATCGACCCAGATGAAGATGCGCGAACCCACCAGGATCGTGACATCATAGGTGAAGGCCGCGGCCACGCGCGTGTCGACGATCGCGAAGGTGTCGCGGCCTAGCACCTCATGCCGGCGGGCGACCCGGAAGGGGGCCACGGTCAGCGCCTGGCCCAACCCCTCGATGTGATCGCGGGTGATCAGCACGACCTTGAAGCCCTCGGGGCTGCGGGCCTTGAGTTCGGCCTGTAAGACCTCGGCGAGCACGCCGAAGCCCATCAGGGGCGCGTTGAACGAGACGTCGGAGAAGTCCATCCCCGAGTAGTAGAGGTCGCCCGGCTGGATCGGGTTCGGGCTCGTGAGCAGGCGACTCTCCTGGCGCTCGACGTAGGTCAGCGTCAGATCGTCAAGCGAGGCTGCGTCGACGGGCCAGCTCACCTTGGCGAAGACCACATAGTTCGTCTGGGGAGCTGGGATCACGATGATGTCGTTGGTGCTCTCGGCATCGAATGCGATGTAGGCAAAGCCCGCCTGGCCGTCGAGCTCCAGCGCATAGATCGGCGCATCGAGATCCGACGGGCGCGTCGACAGCCACTCAAACGTGGGGCGATTGAAACGCACCTGAATTCGCCTCCCGCCCTGGCCGAAGCCGACGTTGCGGCCGTCCTCGGTGCGCAGGGTCGTCGGCGCGATATCGATCGAGGTCGAGAGCGCGTTCTTGGTCAGCTCGCCGCCGCTGAAAATGCCGAAGGTACCGAGGATCATGGGGGTTCCCTCATTGGAAGATTGGTCGGACCGTTTAGATGAAGATGATCTGCCAGTTGACGCTCAGGCGCAAGCGCGGAAACTTCTCCTGTGGCGGGAAGGTGAAGCGCGCGAATAGATCGCCGCCGGCGCTCTTGAGCCCGACCTCTGTGTAGGTCTGCCCGGTGCCGACGTTGGGCGCGAGCGTGCTGGAGAATACAACCGAGTCCGGCGTCGGGAACGATGCGGGCTCGATCACGCCGGAGGTGATCAGCTCGTTGCCAAGCTGGGTGTTCGAGCGATCGGGCGGCGTGTTGTCGGAGCCCCAGCCGACGGTCGTGATCTTGGCCTCGGCCAGGCCCGCGAGGGCGCGCGCCATGATGCCGCGCGCATCGAAGGTGATGGTGTTTGAGAAGACGTGCGAGACGACCTGGCCGTGATCGGGCGCACCGGGGTCGTCGACGATCGCCTTGATCTCGACGCGGCCCATGCATGGGGCCTTGGCCTTCTCTGGGTAGTCCATCGCGTAGTCGTCGATGTCGCCCGCGAAGACCAACTCCCCGGCGAGAACCGGTACCACATTGGGGGTCGCGGGCAAAATGGGGTCGGGGGCGTGGACACGCACCTCCAGCTGGGGGCCGTCGCCGCACGCCGCATCCGCGAGTGCTTTTTCCAGGAACGCGAAGGGGTCGTTCTTCTCAGGCGTCATGGCTTCTCCCCGTGTAGTCGGCGTAGATACGGCCCAGGTGTTCCAGCAGCATCAGGCGGAACTTCGCTTCGACCTGCCGTATGAGCTTGCTGCAACTATTATAGGACTCCCCGATCTGGACTCCATATCCGTTCCAGCCGGCCCCGATGCGTCCGTCCGCCGTGGCCTTGGGGGCCTCGCCGGCGATATACTTGATCGGTACGGGCTGACTCGCGACGTAGATGCCGTAGTACTGGCCGAGCAGCAACCCTTCGGAGAGCGGCAGCTTGCGCAGGCAGTCGATGATCGCCCCCATCACCATCGTGCCGACGACGGCGTCCGCATGGTCTGGCACCGAGAACTCGCGGCTGGAGCGATGGGCGTGGGTGTCGGATTCACCGGGTGTGCCGAAGACGTACTCGCCGCAGCCGTCCGAGCCGAGCGGCAGGCAGCCGCCGAGCAAGGAGAGCATGTTCAGGTGTCGCTGGTGGTTGACGAAGGTCTCGTCCAGCTCAGGCTCGGCGGAGTGCCCCATCTCAAGCCGATTCATGACCTTCTTTAATTTTACGACGTCGGGGAATGGCATCTTGACCGGGTAGGCCATCTCGCCGAAGTAGCTCACGAGCGCCTTGTGGATGCGCCAGGCGGCATAGGAGAGCAGTCGCGTCTTCCGCTTGACCAGGTCGAAGCGCTTGATCCCATCCATGAGGCCGTATAGGCCCTCCTGGCGGATGTCTTCCTGCGGCACCCAGGAGGGTACTGTGAACTGGCGCATCACGATCGTGACGAAGGGCGCATGTGCATCCAGTAGCATCTGCATCGCCTTCTTGTCGCCGGCCTGGGCGCGTCGGATTAGCTCGCGCTCCTCGCTGGCCGAGAGCCTCAGGCCCTTCTCATGGAAGACGACTTCGCGGGCCGGCACGAGGATCACCTCAAGCGCTTCGGCTTCCTCCATGTCCTCCCACTCACTCATGTAGAGCTGGCTTCCGGGGTCTGCACGAGCTTCTTGAACGCATCCGGATCGTAGGCCTCGGTCAGGCTCAAAGGCAGGCCTATCTTGAAGCCGCGATCGTAGGAAACTTGGGGGTCCTCGCCGTGGGCGATGCGGATGCTTGAAATGCGGAACGGATCCGCCTGGACCGGCAGCACGCGCGGCATCGCCAGGGTGTAGAGGACCGCCCAGATACCGCGATGGTTGTAGCCTTCGGGCTTCTTGCCTAGCACGCTGAGGACCTGCACCCGGATGGCATCCGCGAACAATTCGATCACGAACCCACCCAGCCAGATCTTGCGCTTGGCGAGCCCGTTCAACTCCGCCTCGAAGCAGACGCAGATGTCGCGCCAGGCCGCAGGGGCCTCTTCGCGCGCCGCGCACAGCACGGCCGTGAGGTGCGCGCTGGCCTCCTCGGGCGTCATCGGTGAACCGTTCTCTGGCATCCCTATAATAACCTCGAAAGGCGCTGGCTTCGTGTGGCCCCATCCCGGATGTGGGACCGACCAAAGTGCCAACCGGCTCAGGCCATTATAACAGAACGCTTTCGCTTCTTGAGGAGGATGACATGATCCGTCGCATCGTACGGCCCGGAGTGGAGATTCAGCAGATCTTCCTTGAGGCCAACCCCAATCTGACCACGCCGGAGTTGCCGACCGTCGTGGTGGGCATCAACCGCCAGGTGGTGAGCCAGGCGGTGGCGGGCGACTATGCGAAGGGTTCGGACCTCACGGTCGCCTACCCCGGCATCGAGGTCGCAGCCGTCGTCGAGCCCGACACGGTCGCCGTGCGCCTGCGCGCGGTGTTTCTGGAGATCTTCGACGGCGGGGCCATCACCGGCACCTTCGCAAGCGACAAGATGACGATCGTGCCCGCTGGCGGCAACGACTTCACGACCAAGGCTGTCGCCGTCGGCGACGAGGCGGTCGTAACCTCGGGCGGCGTCACCTACCGCGCGAAAGTCACGAGCGTTGACTCCGCCTCCGTCGTGACGCTCGATCGCGACATCCCGTTCGCGACGCCCGCGACCTTCGTCGTCGAGCGCAAGGCCGCAGATACCACGCTGCCCTCGACCGCATACACGGTCGGCGCTGACGACGTGACCCTCTCGAACGGCCTCCTGATCACCACCCTGCCCGTCTTGCGCGGCGAGGTGCTGATCACGTTCAAGGCGGTCCGCCAGCTGACCGCCAACCGCCTCACCAACATCAACCTCGCCACCGAGATCGAGGCGAAGCTGATGGCGGCCAATACCGACAACCCGCTCGCCCTGGGTGCCGCCTTCGCCAAGGCCAACACCGTGAGTTCCGTGCTCGCGATGGCGGTCGAGGAGGACACCCCGATCGGCTGGCTCACCGCGCTGGACTTCTTGCAGAACGAGCCGGTCCACTGCATCGTGCTACTCACGCAGAACCCCACGATCCACGGCTTCCTCAAGACCCACGTCGAGCAGCTCTCGACCCCCGAAAAGAGCAAGTTCCGCATCGGTTTTGTGAACTACCCGCATCCGCGGGAGTCGCTCGTCGTCTCCCAGCTGGATCTCGCGAAGATCAAGCGCGTCACCGGCGAGGTCACGATCACCCAGCCGGTAGCCGACTTCGCAGGCAGCGTGCTCGTGGGCGACTTCATCGAGGCGATCCTGCGCACGGGCACGAGCCCCACGTCCACTCCCGCGCATGCGGGCTTCTGGCGCGTCACCGAGGTCAAGAACCAGACCACCCTCAAACTCCAGAGCGCGAAGTACCTGGGCGAGGTCGGTGAGGGCGTCTACGTCGAGGATACGGTCAACACCGTGGCCGTCGACTTCGCCGACGACTTTGTGGATCTGCGCGTCTTCCGTGTGCTCGACAAGGACGGCCAGGCCGATGCGATCGCAGCTCTCGCGAGCTCGATCAACTCGCGCCGCATCGTCTATATCCCCAACCACGAGGTCGAAGCCCAGGTCGGCGCGACGTCGGGCGTGGTCCTGCCGGGCTTCTACCTGTGCGCGGCCTACGGCGGCATGTGCGCTGGCTTCCCGCCCCACCAGGGCTTCACGAACCTGGCGGTGATCGGCTTTGAGCGCGTGCGCTACGCCTCGCGCTACTGGACCGACGATCAGATGGGCCTGATCGCGGGCTCGGGCGCGGCTTTGGTGGTCCAGGACTCCGACACCTCCTTGCCGGCCATGTACATCCAGACCACCACCGACAACTCGACGGTCCAGCGCCAAGAACTCTCGATCACCCGCACGCTCGACTTCTACTCGATCGGCCTCAAGGCCCGACTCGGGAAGTACATCGGTCCGTACAACCGCATCGCGGCCACGCTGACGGACATGAAGAACGACATCGACGGGTACCACTCGGGCCTGCTCAAGATTCGCTACCCGAACATCGGCTCGCCGATCATCTCGGGCGTGATCAAGGAGCTGATCGAGGACGAGTTCGAGGCTGATGCCGTCCGGCTCGTCACCGACGTCGAGATCCCGACGCCCATCAACCGCATCCGCGCCACCGTGGAGGTCCTGGGCTAAGGCCCGGGACTTTCCCCCGCAGAAGGAGATAACCCACGATGACGACCATCAGCCAGTTCCTCAAGAACCAGGGCCTGCTGCACCCCGTTACCACCGGCGTCAACGACTACGACTTCATGAACCGCGTGGTCCAGTTCGACGACGACCCGAACAACGTGGCCAGTGGCGAGGCCACGATCCTGTTCTCGGGCCCGCCGGTATTGAACCCGGGCGGCGCGAACGCGCAAAGCATCTCGGATCTGCTCGTGCCGATCGGCGCGGTGCAGAACTTCAACGACACCGAGGTGCCGCGCATCGTGCCCTTCAATGAGATGGGCTCGGTGCTGGAGCGCCAGGCGGCCGGCACCCCGCAGACCCAGGCTCAGATGGGCCGCGTGCTGACCTACCACTCCAACCTGCCCCATGCGCTGTACGCCTGGATCGCCAAGCTCAACGAGAAGCCGACCCAGTTCATGTTCGCACCTGGCGAGAAGGACGGCCCCGGCAAGGCGCACCTCACCAGCATGTTCTCGGATCTGTTCCGCGTGCCGTTCGGCATGCTGCTCGTGACCGTGACCGCCGGCGGCAACGTGGTCTCCAAGGAGTACTACGAGCGCTGCCTGATCGCCCAGAAGGGCAAGACCGTCCAGGCCGGCAACCCGCTGATCGTCGAGCAGGTCGCGATGCGTGTGACCCGCAAGGTCCCCGCCGACACGATCACGCTCAACGTCGCCGATCTGCACAACATTGAGTACATCATGGAGCTGGGCAACAGCACCGTCGCGTAACGAGGAGACCCACACGTGGCGAACTTCCTCAACCAGCTGCGGTATGACGCCATGCGGTCGATCTCGGACGCGAATCCGTTCGAGAAGGCCGTGTGGAAGGACGAGCTACCGCAAGAGCTCGCCCAGCCCGGCTACACCTTCCTGTTCTCAGGGCCGCCGACGGTGCCGGCGGCCCTTGAGCTACAGAAGTTCATCACGCCGATCGGCATGATCACGAGCGTGAACCCAACCAGCTCCCGCCAGTTGCAAGGCATCAAGGAGTTGGGCAACCGCTACACCCGCTACGTCGGCGGGGCCTTTCAGCATGCCGTCACACTCAACCGGGTGCTCGGCCGCGACGCCAACCTGGTTGGCATGCTCTACCGCTGGGCCTACAACCTCGACTCCAAATACCACTCCGACCCCGCCGGCGGGCAGTGGACCTACCGGCAGATGGTCGGGCTCGACTCGGATCTGCTCAACGTGCCGTTCGGGCTCTACCTGGTCATGATGACCGAGAACCTGGAGCCCATCAGCGCCGAGTACTGGGAGCGCTGCATGATCGGCCAGCACGCGAAGCCGATCAGCACCGACCAGATCATCATCATGGAGTACTGCCAGATCGCGTTCTCGCGGATCGTGCCCATGAAGAACATGGTGATCGCTGTCGGCGGTGAGCAGGCCTTCAACGTCGGGGCCAACAACGACGCGATCGACAGCCCGACCCAGGGGCCAGGCGGCAGCGCGTCGTTCTCGATTCAGGGCACAGGCAACAACGCCGTCGCCTGAACCAGTGCAGGCCTAAGCGAAGAACCCGCTGTCGGGGTTGCGGGGGCCAGCGACTGGCGGAGCTGGAGGCTGGTAAGCTTGGGGCCCATCCGGAGCGTCCGGCAGGATATTTTCAACATAGACGCGGATCCTTTCGGCGAAGAGGGTGTCGAAGTCGCGCCCCTGGCCCTGGAGGTCCTGGAAGAAGACCTCTGAGCGATCGGGGAACGGGAAGTCAGGGATCGGCAGGTGGTGGAGCGCGCCACCCTTGTCGGCCGGCTTGGCGTTCAGGAGCTGGCGCACGCCCGCACGCAGTCGACTCGTGCGCTGCACGCCGTTGACGATCCAGACGTGGTTGGGCGGCGTCATCTCGATGATCACGTCCTCGGGGTTGATGATCGACCAGTTGCTGGTCCAGAGGTTCGCGGGGCTGCTCTCGATCACGCGCTCGGCCGTGATGTTCGAGCCCTCCTGGTCGAGGCTCTGCTGGGCCACGTAGATGGGCAAGGGCGGGTAGTAGCCGCGGCGCAGGCCCGTGCCGTAGCAGGTCCGGCAGTCGTTGTCCCAGGCACCCTGCTCACGCGTGGTCACGCAGACCGGACACAAGGGGCCCGAGCGCCGGCGCGTGTAGAGCATGGCCGGGGCACCCTCGGAGCGCCCGAGCTTCCAGCGCTCGCGGCGCTGGAGCATCAGGACATCCTCATTGGGGCGCGCGGTGATGGCGACGGTATTGCTCTCGACCACCACCGCGCCGATGGTCGCGACGACCCGGTAGAAGGCTGGCTTGAACTTGCTGCGCAGCTCGATGCCGTCGAGGTAGCTCTCGACGGCGAGGCCCTCGGCGACGGGCTCAAAGCCGGTCCCAGCGTTCCCCGAACGAAAGAGCGCGTAGCTCACCGGGGCGAAGACGATGTCCTGGAGCCGCCAGCGCAGCGCCACTCGATCGTCGCCCACGAACAGGACGTCCAGACGCAGACTCACTACCTGACCTCCTAAGACTGGATGGAGGCGCGCATGGGCCTAGCCATACCAGAGCGGCGAGCGGACGCCGCCCCAGCCGCGCGCGATGTTGATCTGGTTCTTCTTGTCGGCGACGCGCTTGTCGATGCGCGGCGTCAGGCGATCGACGATGGCCTGGAGGCCCTGCCACTGCTCGTGGATGTTGATCTGGAGGCCGGCGTCGGTCGTCGAGTTCTGGTTGCGCGCATGCCAGATGATCACCTCTTCCAGCGCCTGCACGACGGCCATGTCCGTGAGCAGCTTGCGGTCGGGGAAGTTGAGGTGATCGAAGCCCGTGTCGATCGGCGGCGAGCCGTTGAAATCGGCGATCGCGTCGATGATGCAGCCTGCCAGATCGCCGTCGCTCCAGCACTCGGGCCAGACCTCGTTGAACTGGGGTCTGTCGCGGAGCTGACTGCGCAGCTGCTCGACGGTCACCGCGCAGGCGGGGTCATTCGCCATTAGGTCGTCTTTGGCGGCCATGTCGTCTCTCCTTGCAGGGTGTCCGAAGTTTGCTCACTTCTTCGGACACGAAGAAGCGCCCGCGCCGTCACCGGCGGGGCGCTCCGCAGCAGCCTGGGCTACTTGCCCCTGTTGGACTTCTTCTCGGCCTCGGCGTCGGTCTTGGCCTTCTTCTCGGCTTCGGCCTTTTTCTCGGCCTCGATCCGATCGGCTTCGGCCTTCTTCTCGGCTTCGGCCTGTTGTTCTTCTTCGCGTCGCTTCTCGGCGGCCATCTCCGCATCCCGCTGGGCGTCTGCGGCAATCGAGGCCTCGGCCGATCGGCGGCGCTGGTTCTCGTCCTCGTCGGGGTCGGTCGTGGCTGTCACCGTCACGCTTTCATCCGGCTCGGACGCCTTGTCATGGTAGCTGATCTTGCCGGCGTCACGCATCCGGTGACCGCCCCTTTCGTCCCACGGGCGCAGGAGTTTCTCCGTCACGGGAGCCTCCTGGTGGCCTGGGATCTGCTTGTTGGCAACCTGAATTGCGCCACCAGTGTGGTTCTTGACGAACCAAACCTGGTTCTGATTGCGTTCGCGCTCACGCATGAGAGAGACTCCTTGTCTTGAAAGGACAGCAGAGACGATGGGCCACGCGCCTCAGCACGTGACCCATCGGTCGGACCCGTTAGGTCAGGTTCTGCTTGATCGGCGCACGGGCGTTCACCAGGTTGCGCCCGATGATCTCGCGGGTGTTCGTGCTGAGCACGCCGTCGCGGTACTCGATCCACTGTTCCGCATCCGCCAACATGTACGCGATGCCGAGGTACTTGAGGGAGGGGAGGTAGTAGAGCGTGTCCTTCGCGATGATGTCCTGGTTGTTGGTCAGGATCCAGCGGAAGCCCATCCACGACTTGTACTTGAGGGCCTCGCCCTTGGGTCCGAAGTCGACCAGGTCTTTGACAACATGGCTACCGTACGTATCGGACTTCCAGCGCAAAATATCGAGGTAAGTTACCTCATTGACAAGAATCATCTCCGCAGACAGGCGGTTGTTGACCATCGCCTGCGTGGCGTCGGCGATGTGGTCCTTGTCGAGGGTGCCCAGCGAGCTGATGTTGTTCGTCGCGGCGTACTTCGCGACGCAGCGCTCGATGGCACCGATCAGGAAGTGGTCCTCGACGGCGAGCATGTCGTTGCGCGCGACCGACTCGATGAAGGTCTTGATGGGGAAAGGCGACGCCAGGAGCTGCGCCTCGTGCATCTTGAGGGTCTTCGTCTTGATCGGCTTGAAGTAGACGGGAGCGACCTGGGTGCGGAACCAGAGATCCTTCGACGCCTGCATGTAGTCGACGGCCATGGCGATATACTCGCCAAAAGAGGGTTCCACTGGTACTGTTGTCATTGGGACATCAGGATTATTGATGTCCACCACGAGCTGATCTGCGGTGATCGGGGCGAAGGGCATCACGCGGCGCGCGATGCCGTCTTCACGGAGCGTCGTGAGGATGATGTCCTCGTTGATGCCCGTTGCAGCTTGCTTGACCCCGTCGGGGCCTTCCTTGACCAGGTTCAGGAAGCCCTGGTTCATCATGCGCGCATCCATGGGGTTCGGGGATGCGCTGGTATTCGCGAAAGACATCACGGTCTCCTTGTTGATGCGGGTGGGGGGTTAGCCGAGCGTCCGGACCTGAATCGAGTTGTCGCCGATCTGGGCGGAATCGAACTCGACATAGGCCACCACCCGCTCGCCGGTGTTGGTGCCGTGGTTGGCTGGGCAGAGCTTGCCGTTCTTGACCGTGAGGGGCAAGTTGGCGGCATACGTGCTCAGCGCGACGGCAGCGCCGCCGACGAGGCCGATCGTCAGACGATCAGCCGGGAAAATTCCGACCACGGAGCCGAGCATACCGGTGACGGTATCGGTCCGCTCCTCGCCGGGGTAGTTGTCCGTCGGCAACGGGTTGCCGAGGATCACCTGGGTGTTCCCGGTGAAGACCAGGTAGAGCGAGCGCTCGGCGTCCGAGGCCAGTACGAAGTGGCCCTCCTCGCCGACGACCGCCGAAGGCGCGACGAACAGGCCATCCTTGATCGCGAGCGGGGCTACGAGAGCCGACGGCGCGAGCTTGCAGGGCACCTTCGCGAGGGGCGAGGTCAGCAGATCGAATCCGCCGTCCTTGAAAGTCTTCTTGGGCATGCCGGGGGTGCCGAAGCTGATGGCAGACATCAGGGTCCTCCTTGAATCAGTGGGAATGCAGGGTTGTGGGGTTGCTCGCTAGAGCGGGTCAGTGGCCGGCCTTCGACCGACACAGGGCTTCAAAGCGGCCTTGGCCGCCTTCGGCCTGAGCATCGGAAATGGGAACGGGATCACCAAAACTCGCGCTCTTGCTAGAGCCCGCATGGCCGCGGAGCATCCCCGCAACCATCGTGTCGGCGTCCTCCGCGGACTGCTTTTCAAACAGTGCCGCATACTTCGGGAACTCCCCCGCATCGATCGCGCTCTCGTCCAGGAGCTGCTGGGCCTGCTTGCACGCACGCTCCTTCACGGATGCGGCATCAAACAGCTCGGCGGCCTCTTTCATGAGGGTCGCGGCCTTGGCGTAGGAATCAGTCATATCGGGTTTCCCTCGCGATGGGAGATTGGTCGGTCCGGAACCAGATGCACGGGCCTGGCGAACTTTCTCGGTGATCTCACCCGCTCCGTAGATGGCGGCGACGTCGGTTCCGACGTTCTTGACCATCTTGCCGGCTTCGCCGGTGAGGCTTGGCACCTCCACGTTGTGGAGCGTTGCCGCGAATGAGTCGTCGCTCGCCAAGTCCCGCAGTCCCTGGAAGGTCTCGCCCTTATTATAGTGAGTTTTCACGAGCGTATTCAGATCGTCCTCAAGGGCCTTAGCCTTGGTCGCATCGGTGGTGCGCAGGCCGTCTATTTCGTCGCCCAGGGCGCGGATCCGCTTGCTCGACAGAGTGGCCTGTTCACTGCGCGCGAACAGCCCCTTGGGCAGATGCGCATCCAGGCCGGCGTGGCGCGCGATCGACTGGGCCGCACGTCCCGCATGGAAGTCGATCCGCTCCGCCCCGCGTGCGGCAGCGGCCCCCAGTTCGGCGGGGTCGAGATGCTTTGGCAGTTCCTTGCCGACAAGCTTGGCGGCACCGGACGCCAGGTGATGCAGACCCCCGAGGATCAGGCTGCTGTTCTCGGGCCGGACGATGGCACGGTGCATCTGCGGGTTGATCATGGCGCTGGGGGCTCGATCGGCATGGCGGACAGCATCATCGCCTGGGCGGCTGCGACGCGATCTTTCATTCCGCGAACGGCCGCATGGTGGGCCACGGTCCCATAGAGGTGGGGATGGCGTACCGCATCCGGCACATGGTGCCCCGAAAGTTCCAGTTCATCGACCGCACGGGCGTGGTTGGCGAGACTCTTGATCTCCCCGCCCTTTTCACCCACGAATGCACCGGCGAGCGCGCCGGGCACCAGGGCCAGGCCTCGGCTGCCCGCAAGCGCTGATACGCCAGCTCCGGCCGCAGCGCCTGCGGCGGCTCCGCCGACCCGGTGGAGCCAGTAGCGCTTAAAAGGATGCTCGATCTCGTTGCCGAGATCGATCGCCGCGCGCTTGGCGATCTCACCGTAGGCGATCAGCGTCAGCGCGTCGGCAGCCGTGCAGGCAGGATCGACCGCCGGGGCGAGTGCCTCGGCGGCCTTGGCGAGCCAGTGACTGGTCGCGCGATCCATGTTTAGACGGCCCTCAAGAGTAGAGCCTGGGCGACCAGGCCCGCATGGGCCATGCCGGGGGCGGCAGCGGGGATCTGCCTGGCCGACTTGATGGCCTCGGTTGCCGTCTTCGCCAGATCCGCATAGAGCAGGTTCGTGTAGATCGAGGCGAGCTTCTTGTCGATGATCGCCCGATCGGACTCGTCCTGGCTCGCTGCCTTCTCCTGGCTGGCGACCGCGAGTATGTCTGCGGCTTCCCGCATCTTGTCAGACGCCTGCTTTCGCAGGTCGTCGACATCGGTCTGCCAGGTTTTCATCGGCGCGCCCCTACTGGACGATGCCGACGGCCTGAGCCGAGGCTATCGTCTCGTCGTGCCCGGCCTCGAAGGCCTCTTTCACGGCCAGGACGCGCAGGACATGGGCGTACTCGGGGTTGGTTGACGCCAACTTGGTCGTGTGGAGGTCGAAGATGTCCTCAAACAGGTCCTTGGCGGCGATGGTGTCGTCGCCGGAGCGGGCCGCCTGCTTGTCGCCACTGGCGAGGCCCTCCCAGAAGGCCTCTTCCGCCGGCGAGTCGAAGGCTACTTTGACCTGGGTCTCGGCGGCCTGTTTGACGGCGGGCGTTGCGGGCGCAGCGGTGATGCCATTGAAAAACTGATCGAAAGCGGACATAGGGGTTCTCCTTCGCGCCCGGCCTACTGGCCGGTCTTCTCGGAGGCCCGCTTGAGGACCTCCTGCTCGGCGTCTTCTGCGCCCTGATCGAAAGCCATCTTGACGGCTTCGATATTCAGGAACAGGGCGTAGTCTGGGTTCTCCGACGCAAGCTTGGCGCTGTGGTCGTTGAACGCATTCTCGAACGATGCCTTCTCCTCGGCAGTCAGCGTCTGGAAGTCGACCGTCTGACCAGCGGACTTCTCGCCGACAGCGGTGGCGAGGCCCAGGCGGGCGTCGTCGGCCTGGAGCATGGTGAGCGCTTCGACCATGCAGGCCGCCTTCACCTCGGGCGACAGTGCGTCGATGCTGGCTTTGAGACCTTCGGGCGTGCCGAGGTCAACCGAGGCCTGCTTCTGGGGGGTGCTGGTATCTGCGGGCGCAGGGGCCGCAGGGGCGGCGGCGGAATCCTCGCTGGCGCGCTTCGTGGTGATCTGATTGATCAGCGATTCGATATTGAGGGTCGTCATGGCGGTCGTGTCCTCCCTTGAAGGTATTATAGGGCGTCTGGCTTCGGGGATCGGTTGCGGTCGACCAGGGCCAGGCCCTTGCCGATCGCGTGGGCGGTGGCGTCCACCATGGGCTTGAACAGCAGGCCGTCGATGACGCCCCCTGCGCTGGCCCCCATCACGGACACCGGGCCGCCCCCGCGGGGGTTGCTAAGGAGTCCGTAGAGAACATTGCTGGTGGCGTTGTGCGCCAGCTCGCCCTTGCTGCGCTGGAAGTAGGCGGCCAGGCTGGCCTCCTCGTCGGCGGCGCGCTTCATGTGCGCCATGAAGGCGTCGTAGGGCCGGCTCATGCTGGCCCCTCGGCGAGCAGGCGCGTGATCGCGGCCGCATTCGGCCTGGCGACGCCGACGCGACCCGATGCGAGCTTGCAAAGCGCGTGGTAGATCGCGAGCTGGCTGTCGGCGCGCTCGCTCATGATCGGCGGAGAAAGTCTGGCGGCAGACTTCGCGAGCCGGACAAGCCGGCCGACCAGGTGCTCGGGTAGATAGGAGCGGCTGGGCGCGAAGGGGGCCAGCAGCGCCTGGGCCCGCGCGACCTTGCGAAAGTCCCAGCTGGGGGCAAGTGGCTGGCCTGCGGACTTGAGCGCAGAGAGATCGACGTCATCGTATCGAACCGGGCGGCGCACCGCGAGCCGATCGAGGTCAATGGTGTCGTCGCTGGCGTACTTGAGGCCGAAGTGCAGGGCGAAGACTTCACTCGGGCGCAGCGCCATGCCTAGTCGTTCACTGGCCTCCAGGATCGACGGCAGGCCGAGGCCCGCGAGCTTTGCGAGGGCTTCGATCGGCAGCCGCTGTTCGGCGTCATAGAGGGCCAGGGCCTCCTCGTCGGCCATCACGTCGCTGGGGAGGTCCGGCGTGTCCTTGGTCAGTTCGGCGCGTTTGGCGGGGACGGCGGGCGCACTCGCGATCTTCATGAGCGTCAGGGCCTCTGGGGCAGCGGGGTTCTCGACCATCGAGTCGTCGAAGAACCAGGGGAAGTCGTTCATCATGCACACGCGCAGGCCGTCCGCGAGGATGTGACGGTTCTGGGAGTTGATGCCCGGCTTGAGGTGCTGGCAGTAGCTCACGCGGGTGACCGCGAGGTTGCCGCACCGCGAACAGCGATCAAAGGGGATCTTGCAGGCCATTGAGGTGCCGACCGGCTCGCCGGCGTCGATACGGGTGGCCCACTTCGCACCCTTCTTGCGGTCGATCCAGAGGATGTTCTCGCAGCGGTGCATGCGATCGTTCCAGTAGGTGCCTGCGATGCCGCCGATCGCGAGTGACGGATCGGTGTTCCGGTGCTCCTCAAAGGTGTGGCCGTTCAGGAAGGTCTTGTGCCCCCAGTCCTTACCCTTCATGCGTGCGGCGAGGCGGTCGAAGAACGACATCGGCACGTCCGCCGGTGGCAGGCCCAGGAGGCCGGCTTCGGGGAAGGCGTCGCCGTTGTTGTTGTCGCCCCAGAACTCAAACGAGCCCAGCGCCACGTTTAGGATGTAGACGCGGCCGGCCACCGGCGTGATCTTGGCGGCGGCTTCAAGCGCCTCTTCGGCGGCGGCGACCTTGGTGCGCCCGCGTCGATCGTCGATCTCAAGGCGGCCGTGGCAAGACACGAGCGGCGTCACGCGCTGCTCGCCCTCGTTCAAGAATGTGCGATCACCCGATGGGATGATCTTTTCCTGCCACTCGCCCACGGCGGCCTACCCGTAGTAGGCCGCAGCCTGGCGGCGGCGGGCGGTGATCTGCTCGTCGAGGATCTTCTGCTCGGCCACGTTCTTCGCGACCGCACCGATCCCCAGTGTCCAGGCGGCACCGGTGGCGATGCGGCCAGCGATCTGGTCGTTCATCTGCGCGCCCACGCCCTTGAGCGCCGTGCCGGCGCGCCCGACGCTCTCAAGACCTTCACCGACCATCTCCGTCGCCCGGCGCACACCCGTGCCCACATGGACGAGGCGCGAATCGAAGGCCTTCCAGCCGCGGGCGGCCTCGTCCCACATGCCGGCGCTCTTGGCCGTGGCTGCGAGCGCGAGCAGGCCGGCCATCTTGGGGATGCCCATCTGGAGCATGGCCTCGCGGCGATGCTGGTTTGAATTATGCACGCCGGAGATGCCGCCCAGCGTGCCGCCGGCGACGGCGGCGGTGCCGATGCCGGGCATGCCGATCTTCTTTCCCTTGGTCGCAATCGCGAGGGCTGTGCTGAGGCCGGTCCCGATGCCAGCTCCCGTCACCGCATGGCGAGCCGCTGTTGAAGCGGTGTTCGCGACGGGGTTGACGATCTGATCGTAGGGATCGCCGACATTGGCGGCCTTGGCGGCCGCCGCGAGCGCGATGACCCCGATCGTGGGCTTCTGCATCGTGAAAACTCCTGGGGCAGCGGTTGCCCGCCGCCCCTCATGACGGATTGACGCCTACGCCTTGCCGGCCAGGCGCTGGAGCGCGAAACGACGGCCCATCTCGTAGCCGTCCTCGATCGTGCTCGAAGCCAGCTTGTCGAACCAGGCGTTTTGCTCGGCGCTCGATGCCGACTTGGTGTTCGCGTAGTTCTGCATGTTGACATTCATGCACTGTTCGGCGAACCCCTTGGCGTACTCGACGATCGTGGCGACCTTGCCGGTGGCGGCAGCCTGCTCGACGGCCTGGAACAGGTTCTGGCCAGGCATCGCCGTTGGGATAGACTTGTTTGTGCCCATGCCGCCGTCCGGCTCCAGGCCGACGCCGACCGGTGCGGCCGAGGCTGCGGCGCGCTGGGCCGAGAGGGCGCTGTTGGTTGCGGTGGCTGGGTCAGAATCCTGCATCCCCATGTTCTGGGGACCGTTGCCGACGGAGCCGGCACCGACGGCTTCGTTCGCCTTCTTATTCTGGATCGTCATGAACAGATCAAATGCGGACATGGTTTCCTCCTGAGTGGACGCTTGTCTACCCGTATTATAGGGAGACCGGGTGGGTGGGCTTTGGGGATGCGGACGCTAGGGAGAGAGCATTGAGTTGACGGTCTTGTTGAGGCCCAGCAACTGCTCGCCGAAGTGGCCCGAGTTACCGTTGATGACGCTCTGGGCGGAGAGGAGATCCTTGTAGACGGCATGATCGAATCCGCCGAAGTTCACCAGTCGCTTGACCACGGAGCCCGCGACCAGCGGCTGCCTCGCGAGCCCGGGGGCGGAGGAGCGGATCGTGTCGAAGTAGAGCTTGACCTGCTCGGGGTTCTCGCGCTTGAGCTCGGGGTAGAGATCGAGCATCTGATTGTAGGAGCGATGCTCGGCGAGCCGACCCATGGCCATCTGGCCGAGACCGAATGCGCCAACGCCGGCCGCTACCGCGAGTTGGGTCTGCATCTTTGGCTGACTGAGCGTAGCCTTGACGCCAGCGGCAATGCGATCCCAGAAGGCTTCCTTGTTGAAGCTCACAGGCGATACCCTCCACGAAACACGCCCAACTCCGCACGGACATGGTCGAGCTTTTCCTTGGCGTCGAGGATCGCGACCTCGGAGTCGTGAATCGAGCCCGCGATCGCCGCCATCTTCTCGATCTGCGCGATCGCGGTGGGCAGGTAGAGCTTGAGCTGCTCGGGCGAGTACGGCCACACCGTGGCCGCACACTTCTCAACCGCTTCGCGCATGAGCGACTGCGCGTACTCCGGCTGGGCTGCGATCAGGTCGTCGAAGCCAGCGGTGCCGACCAGGCCGACCTGCCGCGCGAACTTGGCGAGGCCGATCATCTCTTGCTTGCCCTGGCGAACCTGGGCGTTCAAGCCCTTGACTTCCGTCTCCAGGCCGCGCTCCTGGCTCGCGTACTTGGCCGTCATCATCGGGCCGACATTGAGCGGCTTGGGTGCGCCCGAGAACTGTCCGCCGACGCCGATGCCGCCCGAGCCGAAGCCCGTGGGAGCTGCGGTCGCTGCGGCGGACTTGGTGGCAGCGGGGCGCATCCGGTGCAAGATCGCCCCGGCGTCGGCGAGCGGAGACTCGTCCTTGCGCCCATCGAGCATCGCGCGCTTGTATACATGCCGGTTCACCAGCGGCGTGAGCGCCTGAATCACCCCGGCCGACAGACCCCGCTCGGACGCGATCTTGGTGATCGCGTCCTCAAGGTCACGGTTGGATGCAAGTGGCGCGGATGCAATCTCGCGGGCCATGGCGTCCAGATCGGGTCGGATGTTGTTCATGCCACTCTCACCTCGGGGCCGACATGTCGATGTCCGAGGGTATTATAGGGGGCCTGGGAAACGAGTCGCCCTAGGCGAAGCTGAACGCGTTGTCGAGGCGGTTCTGCACGCGATCCATGTCGAACTCGGGCCACGGCGAGACCACTTCCTTCTCCAGCGCACTGGCGCGCTGCGTGATGATGCCGACGATCGCCTCGCCGTGCTCGTCCATCTTGCCGCGGTTCTGCGCGAGCACGTAGCCCTCGATGAACTTCTCCATGTCAAGAATCTGGTGACTGGAGCCTTCCATGATCGCAAAGACGATCGGCTTGCGTACCGCCTGCGTCTCGGGGTCGATGACGCCGTCGTGAAAGATCACTTCGAGGTCCTTGTCCGTGCCGATCACACGTTTGATGTTCTCGTAGGGGATCGTCTCGTTGACGCGAGACTTGGCATGCTGCCTGACGAAAAGACCATTGGGCTTGAGCTCGCCGGTGCGATTGCGCGGGCCCTGGACGGTCGGAAGCTCGAATCCCATGGGGGTTCCTCCTGCTCGTATGCTAAACTGGCAGTACCAAGCTACCACTTCGGAGGCGCATCTACAAGGGAGCCCCATGGGTGCATCCACGCCGGTTCTGATACGCGACGAACACGGCCGGCCGGCCCTGGTCTCGACTGACCAGGATGGTCGCCAGATCATCATCACGAACAAGCAAACGATCGCCGAGTCGATGTTCAAGTTGAAGGGCGAAAGCTTTTCGCTGGACGAGCATCCGCCGTTCGCCGACATCTACAACGTCAGCGCGAAGTACACCGTGATCTGCTCGGGGCGTCAGGTCGGCAAGTCGGTCACGGCCCGGAACTTCCAGACCGCCGAGTGTCTCGGCTCGCATCACTGGGAGTCGATCGCCGTCCTGCCGTCGCTGATGCAGATGCGCCGCTACTCGCAGAATATCGGCAAGATCATCGCCTCGCCGGACGTGAAGAACTGGTGGGTCGACAACAACTGCCGCAAGAACGTCACCGACCGCAGCTTCGTCAACGGCTCGGTCATGTACTTCGGCGCGACCTCCCAGCTAGAAAGCCTGCGCGGCCTGTCGGCCAACCGCATCCTTGAAGACGAAGTTCAGGACATGGTCAGCGATGACCTCGCGATCGTCGAGGAGTCGCTCTCGGGCCAGAAGCCGGACATGCAATTTATCCTGCGCACGGGCACGGCCAAGACCAAGGGCAACGTGCTAGAGGAGACCTTCCGGCGCTCCAGCCAGTGCGAGTGGATCGTGATCTGTCCGAGCGGTCACCACAACCTACCGGCGATCGAGAACATCCAGCTCAAGGGCTTCTGCTGCAAGCGCTGCAAGGCCGTCTGCGACGTACGGGCCGGCTACTGGCGCGCGATGGCCGGGCTCGATCAGGAGTGGATCGGCTTCCGCATTCCGCAGATCATCATGCCCGGTCACACCGAGTACGAGGAGAAGTGGGCAAAGATCTGTTGGAAGCTGCACAACGCCGACAACATCACGTTCTTGAATGAGGTGATGGGCCAGGCGGCGGGCTCCGGTATCTCGATCCTCGACGAGGATCACCTCAAGGCCTGCTGCGAGCCCGAATTCGAGCCATACGACTACTTCATGCCGGGCCGCGACGACTTCCTTGCGATCTACGCCACTGTCGACTGGGGCCTGACCGCCAGGCGCTCGTTCACCGTGCTCGCCATCTGGGGGCTGACCCGAGACGACAGGCTCCAGGCCATCTACATCCACAAGTTTACGAACCCCGACCTCTTCCAGCAGATCGACGAGATCGCCCTCAAGATCCGGGACTTCTGCGTCACCCACGTGGGCGTCGACTGGGGTGCGGGCCTGCTCCAGTCTGAGCTGCTCAAGGCGAAGATCAAGATGCCGGTTCACATGTTCATGTACGTCTCCGAGCAGCATGAACTGACCCACTGGGATCCGAACTCGCGGCTCTGGAAGGTCAATAGAACGAAAGCCATGAGCGAGACGTTCACGAAGATGCGCACGCTGAAATACTGGTTTCCACATTGGTCGTTCTTCAAGTTGTTCGCGGATATGATTCTGTGTATCAGAGAAGAACCGATCGAAGACAGAAACAACAATGATAAGTTTAAATACGACCATTCAGATGATAGCCCGGACGATTTCGCTCACTGTGCAGTGTACGCAAATTTAATTCTTACTTTACATCGAACAGGAAAGATTTAACCTTCACACTGATAGATAGTCGCGCGCATTTGTTAATAATTCAACACTGTCTTTAAAGTGGCCGAGACCATGGTTACAGTTAATGCAAAGCAGTCCCCTTATTCTCCCGGTCGCATGGCAATGATCGATCGATAGCCGGCGCTTTGAGTTGCATGGCTTATGGCATATTGCGCAGACGCCTTCTTGCTTCCGCAGCATGTCTTCAAACTGCTCTCGCGAGACGCCGTAGAGTGCTTTCATGCCAACCCATTTACTGCGTTCAGAGAAACAAGGCTTGCAGTAAATAGCGAGACCACCGACGCGCGTTCCGTTTTTCCTGAACTCTCCCAACGGCTTCTCGACTTTGCAGTCGGCGCACTGGCGCAGATCGCCACCGACAGCCTTGCGCTTGATCGCGCCGGGCTTGAGGCCGCCACACCCGTAACCCCCTTTCTTTAAGGACGTCAGGCCCTTTGCTTCACGAATGATATCCGTGGCCCGGTGGTGATCGATCCCAATCACTTTTGCGATCGCCTTGGCGCTCTTGCCGCCATCGTAAAGCCGCAGCATCTCTTCCAGGGTGCCCTCCGGCAACTCTTTCGCTGGTCGGCCGATCAATTTCCCGGAGGCGGATGCACCGGTGGCATATTGCTCGGAGAGACCGCGCATCACGCCCGCAGCCTTCAATGTTTTCTCAACCATCCACTTGGACGCGCCGGTCTCGCGCGCCGTGTCCAGGATGCTCAGGCCTGACAGGTAGGCCTTGATGATGGTCTCGTCGTCAATCATGACGACATCATAACACGCGGATGACTTAACCCACGAGGCACCATGAACAAAGAACACATCTTCAACCCCAAGAGCGAAACCTTCTTGCGTCACAGCATGAATGGCTGCTATCTGGAGTTGGTCAACACGGTCTCCGACGTCGAGACCTTCCGCGCGTACCTGGCTGAACGGGGTCTACCGGTTCTGGTAGACCCCGTTCATATCGAGACCGCGAAGACGGCACTCAGGGAACTGGCGCTTCTGCTGGCTTACCTCAGCGACGACCTCGCGACCGTCCAGGTTCATGCGGTCCCCGAGAGCCTAGTGGTTGCCACCCACGAGGCGGCCGACGCCGTGGTTGCGGCGGTAGGCCTTGGGGACCACGAACAAGGGATCGCCCCATACCCCCTTACGTAAGCGCTTGGCCGAGTCTTCCAGCAGGCACATGGTGTCCCAGGTGGGGAGCGCGTCCCCGTAGTCGGCGGTGAGCGCGAGGCCTTCCCTCAGAAGCTCGTGCTGCACGCAGGTGCCGTCCGGCAGGTACACCAGTGCGAGGATGCGCCCGTAGCCGTCCCGAGGTCGAGCCGCGCTGCGCACCTCGACCCGGACGCCCTGGCGACCAACGAGCGCGGCCAGCTTGTCGCGCGCACGCTTCCCCCAGGGAGCCTGAGCCAGCTCCGGCGCATCCACGCCCCAGAGCCGGACATGATCGACCAGACCGTAGAGGTTGATCGTGAAGGTGTCGCCGTCATGTACGCCCATTGCGACCGTATCGATCACGACGCCGCTGCTGTGGATCGGCCGGGCCGCGGTCGCGCTGGCCGGCGCGATCGCGAACACGAACGCCATGTAGCCAACGAGACCCAGGCAGCGCAGCCACCAACTCCAGGCACTCATGAGATTGTCCATACGTGTAGACACGGCTGACACGTGGCCGCGTCGCCGATCACGTTCACCTGATCGCTGGCGCAGCAGGGGCAGCGCAGCTTGCCGTCCTTGGTCATCATTTCAGGAATGTCTCAAACTGAAACTGGCGGGTGCGGGCCTTGAGTTCGTCGTAGAACTCCAAGAGCCTCTTATTGACCTCGGGCTGGTACTTATGGATGTCCCAGCGATGGCGGGCGTAGCCGTCGACCTTGGCCCAGCCAGCGTGATCCCATACGGTCGGCACCTTGATCATGCGGCCGGTCGGAATCAGCTGGGTCATGTCCGCGTTCGGGCGCTTCTCAGGCACCGTGATCTTGGCGCGCGGATCGATGCGCTTCCACGCACAGACCTCTGCCCCGATCAGGGCTCCGAGCGTGATCATGTCGGTGTTGAGCGGGCGCGGACCTGTGACCAGGTTGCTTGCGGCGTCCTGATACGCATCCATCATGCCAGCGAAGCCAATATTCACGACGCCCGTGTTGCGACCCCAGACGGCCTGCTCTTTCTCTTTCCAGTCGAGCGTCTTGATTAGGCCGGTCTGGCGACTGACGTTGTTCCAGACCACGCCGAACCGGTAGTCGTCGTAGACGTCGTCCCAGTCGCCAGCGCTCCAGTGGAAGCACACCGCGACAGGCGCGCCGGCGGCCTCATGGCGCTGCTTGTTAGCCGCCTTGAGGCCGATCGACATGCCGATAAATGGGACCGTCGCCTGTCGGCGAAAGAGGTCCGAGGCGTCGAGGGTCGGGTAGTGTGGCGTCAGGGTCTTGATGCTCATGCGCCGGCACCCGCAGGCTGCGGGGGCTGCGCGATCGCATCGCCCGGGGCCGGAGCCACCAGATTGAAGAAGGTCGCGAACTCGACCCCGAAGCCGTCGGCCGAGAGATTCAGCGCGAACCCGCCGTTTTTCTTGCGCGAGTCGAGCACGGTCACGCCGTCGATGCGCAGCGAGTATTCATCGCTCGCGACCACGGCGAGGTAGGTCTGGCCGTCCTTCTCGACTTCGAGCGAGAAGTCCAGGGTGTCGTGGGGGTTGAGGCCGACCAACTTCGCGATCCGGCCGTCGGCACCGATCTGACCGTTGCCGATGAAGAAGACTTCCAGAATCGGGCGATCGACCTCAGACGTTACCGCCAGGCGCAGGCCCTGGAGGTTGCCAGACGGGATCGCCATCGACTCGATCCCGCCGTCCGCCTTGGAGAATACCGTGATCTCGGTGGTCGCGGCGGTGCCTTTGCTCGTGATGTGGTAGCTGTTCACTCGGATCTCCTAGGGGGCTAGGACGGCCGCATCCTGCTCCTGGCGCTTGACGCGACAGAAGTCGATCAGGTGCGCGGGCACGCCGTGGGGGGTGTCGGGGGCGGGATTCGCGCTCACTACGAGCTTGTTGAATCCGCGGGCGAGCCAGCGCAGCCGAATGAGCGCCTTGGCGACGCTTGGATCGGCCGGCGTCTCCGTCGAGAGGTACTGGGCCAGCAGAACGGGCGAGTCGACAAGCAGCTCGACAATCTGTGCGCCGCGGCGCACCGCCTGCTCAAGCCCCACGATCGCCGCTTCGTACTGAGCGAGCAGGAGCGTGGGGCGATCCACCTCTTCTACATGCTGAACGACGGTCTCGCCATACGCATCCAGGCCGCCCATCGCAATGACCGCAAGGCGACCGGGGGGTTCGGGGGCCTTCGCGCGGGTGACGAGATACAGATCGTAGCCGGTTTCGTCGTAGGGCATGCGGGGTCACCGCCTTCCAGACGTATAATACCCGTGGTGCATCCACTATGGTAGTACCGATCGCCCACGCTCGTCTACCCGGTAGTCCCGCATGAAGAATCCCGTCCACACGCTTTGGCGGCGCACGGTAGAGGTGGTCAAGGAGTACCATCCTGACTGCCTGGCCGGCTACGCCTATGCGGATGCACTGGATGTCGGCTGGTATGCCAGCCGGCATTTCGGCGAGCAGAACTGCGGCCCCACCCTGGTGCGTGCGCTGCCGGAGTTCCCCGGCGCGGTCTTCCCCTATCTGGGCGAGCACGGCGAGCTCTCGCACATCCGGATCGTCGGTTTCAAGGACGAAGGCGGCCTCTCCGCGCGCAAGCGCGTGCTGCTCGCGGGCTCACGCTCCAGGCGACAGGGCGGCGTCTTCGGGGGCGATCGCCTCAAGCGCAAGCATCCGAGCATGGTCCTGACGGACGACGAGGAGTTCGTCATGAAGCATGGCAACGTGATCGCCATCTCGGAGATGCGGCCCTGGATGATCAAGGCCATTCGGCGCGCGACGCCGATCGTCAACGTGAAGGGCACCGATCCCGCCTGGGTCGAGCAGATGATTGCCCTCGCCCGCTTCGGCCTGAACGTCGAGATAGACGGCCTGCCGGTGGTCGAGTACGTCACCCAGGTGGTCGTACGGATGCACAACGACAACCTGGGCGTCTCCGTCGTGGCTGGGCGCTTCACTGCGCTGATCACACCGATGGTCTCACTCCAGCGCATGGCGGTGATTCAGCGCATCCGGGCGGAGACCGGGCTCGACTTCTCGCCGTACCTGCCCGACGACTTCTCGATCTACCGCCGCGAGGGCGAGTTCTACAAGGCGATCGAGACCAAGCTCGCCGAGCGCATCACGGGGGCGTCTGTCGAGGGCCACATTCTGTCAATTGAGCTGCGCGAGGGGGAGCCCCTGCGCTTGGCCCTCGATCGCGCCGTGGTCGGGGCGGCGATCGCCCAGATCTTCGAGGTGCCCTACGACCTGGTCGACTGGGCCTACCACCACCTGCTGGATCTTCCGCGCTTCTATGTGCAGCGCGGGCGGGACGGCGAGCTTGAGACCAGGGCCGCCGTCAGCGGTCGCATCGCCGATGCTGTTCTGGCAATCCTGTTGAGAAAGGCGAGGATCACCGCATGAACGAGAATCTGGAAAAAGCTGCGCTGCTGGGGGGGGTCGCCCAGATTGCCGCAGGCATCGCCGGCGCGCCGGGCCTCGCCGGTATCGTCGGCGGTGGAATCAAGATGCTGGGTCGCGCCGTCGGACTCGGCCTGGGACGGACCGGTAGCCGCTTCAACGGAAACGGCCTGCGTTCACAGATGTCCCAGCGCATCTACAATGCGGGCCGCAAGGTCTCGCTGAGTGGCGCGAAGGGCGAGGGTGCCGTCGAGCGCTTTCTCGACAAGGACTTCGGCTCGGGCCTGGGGATCCCGATGGATGCGTCAAAGCTGCCGGGGCTCGCGAAGCTGCCCCTGAGCGTGCTCGGCGTGAACACGAAGCGCCCCAGCGTGATCACCCCTCAGCGGGCGCTGGTGATCGGCGGGAATGCCCTCGGCATCAAGAGCGTCGTCGACATGGTCGCGCCCAAAGCCGCGCCCTCGCCGCTGCCGCCGGAATCACCCACGCCCGATCTGCCGCCGGGCCAACCCCGGCTCAAGTACGCCGCCGCCCTCTACCTCGCGTCCCTGGAGGACTAGCCGATGTTCGAGTTTTTCCAAACCCTGATGCTGAACATGCTCGGCCATGCCGAACAGAAGATGAACTTCTCGCGCACGATGTCGGCCAGCGTCAAGGCGATCATCCAGGTGCTCAGCGATCGCCGCTACCTGCACTTCGGCCTGGGCGAGGAGGTGCAGGTCAAGTCGTCGGCGATCGTCACCGAGGCCGATCGGCTCTCGGTGGACGCGCTTTCCCTGGTTGATGGGCGCATCACCTTCCCCGCCGTGACCTACCCCTACGATCTCACCCTGCTCAAGGTCGTGCTGGAAGGCCAGGGCCTCAGCTACGAGTTGACCAAGAGCTATGTCGATCTGTCGACGCGGGTCTTCGGGCCGGGCGAGATGCCGCTACTGACGAACAACTTTCAGCTCGTGGTAATCGTCAGCCCCGGTGGCTACTACCAGAGCGCCACCGTGCTCCAGCGGATCGTGATGGACAAGGCGTTCTAGCCGCCCGTGAACGTTCCCGCCGCCTCCCTATAATAACCTCGGAAGCAGGGGAGGCGCGCCGTGAGTGGCATTCGTTCCAAGCAGCTGAATATCGACGAACCGCTGGACTGCCAAGGCCAGACGCTTTTCAACGTCGGCGGCCTGGTCTTCGCCGATCCAGCCGTGGGCGATCCGCCGCCGACCCTCGGCACCGAGGACAACGACGTCCTGCTGTTGATCGCGGCCAGCGAGAGCGCCGACACCCGCCAGCGCTCGCTGGTATTCGACGGCAACGCCCGCCTCACCGGCCTCACCGAGAAGGATGGGCTCGACGTCATCAAGGACAAGAGCTACGCCCTCGACGCCCTCGGCCGGGTGGGTCAGCGCACGGTCCTGATCGGCGGCAAGGCCATTGAGGACACATTCATCTACGTCGGCAACACTCTGGAGATCCAGTCGGTCTCCAGGGGCGTTTCGTAGAGGTCGCGCATGTACACCACCGACCAGCAGACCTACATCGACGAGCTTGATAACCGCGCGTACGGCGATCCGATGGATCTGCTGGACTACGCCGACGGCGAGCGCGTCGACGCCGATACTTTTAATCAGCGCCAGAGCCTCTACAAGGGGCTATTCTCCAGGTTGGATGACGGTCGGCGCAACATCGACGTTGCGCTGGTCGCCTCCAATCGGGAGCTGTACGCCGATCGCTTCGTGATCGAGGCCTTCGACGGCCCCGTGAATGTCGTCACCCGCCGGATCGCGCTGACCGGCGGCGCGGCTTATCAGCTTGGCCGCCGCGTGAGCTGGATTGGCTGGGAGGAAGAGTTCGGCGTCGTCAACCAGTATCTGGTCGTGGACGTGACGGGCGAGCTCGCCGTGCGCGACAAGGCCGGCTACTTGCACCCGGCGACCGAGCTGGTCGTCGGCGAGTGGGACTATGACTCGCTCTCCTACACGCCCGCCGATCCCACCATCCGGGTGGCGACCAGGACTGTCTTTGAGGCGGGGGTCGCGTTCGGCGGCCTGGCCGAGTTCGCGAGCGACGTCCACATCCTCGGCATGTTGAATGTCGAGGGCACCTCAACATTCAACAGCGACGTGGTCGTCAACGGTCAGCTGTTCATCAGTAACGGACAGGTCACGCAGATCGAGACGCAGCAGCTCCTGATCGGCGACAACCTGATCACGCTGAACAGCGATCTGCCAGCGCTCAACCCACCCACCGAAGACGCCGGCGTCGAGATCAACCGCGGCAACCAGGCGACGGCCTCCTTTATGTGGATGGAGGGCCTCGATCGCTGGCGCGCGAGCCACGGCATGGGCGTCGCCGGCGACTTCTGGGTCGAGGGAGACAACCTCGTCTTCACGGGCGCTGATCCGGCGATTGTCGCCGATGCGTCCGACCTGTCCATCCGGGCGGCCGCCAGCTCCGCGCTCTACCTCCAGCGCGAGAACGCCGCCACCGCAGGCTCCGTCGACCTCTTTAACGGAATGGTCGTGGTTTCCCGCGACGGCGCACTGACGGCCCAGGGTGAACTTACGCTCCAGGGTGCGACGCCGGGCCTGGTCTGGGAGGACACCGACTCTGTCGCGTCCACCCGCAAGGTGCGCGCACGTCTGCAAGACAATCTGCTCCAGCTGATCGACGCGACGGGCGTTCCCGCCGTGCGCGCCACCTTCGACATGGCCACCGGTGGCCTGACGCTCGACGGCGCGCTGACGGTCCGCTCAGGCATCGTCCAGGACGACACTGGCGAGGATGACTTCACCGTCACGAGCCGCCATGGCCTGATCATCAACCTCGACGCGAACAACAACGGCATCGCCGAGTTCGCGGTAAATAACGGCGTCGGCACGCGGATCTTCACGCTCAAGGAAGACGGCACGCTGGAGGTTCTGGGATCGCACAAGTTCTCGGGCTCGATGTTCGCCCAGTCGCCGCTGACCGTGCGCGACTGGGCGAGCAACGCGCAGGAGATCCACGCCAAGGGCCTCCGGCTCGGGGGTTCACTTACCAGCCTAGTCGACCCTGGAGCGGGCGGTCTATCGCTCGGCCTCGCAGCCGATGCGGGCCTCGTGATCGACGCGGCCGCAGGCCAGACGCGCAACCCGATCCATCTGCGCGACTCCGGCGGCGACGATCTGTTCTACGTCACGCCAGACGGGCTCATGTTCGCGCGCTCGCTCTCGGCCTCCGGCTCCGGCGGCGATCTGTATCTGACCTCGAATCGCGCGGTGGTGATCGACCTCGACGACGACGAGCTGATCACCCCCGACACGGCGCGCTTCATCGTGCGCAACGGAGGCGACGTCGACGTCTTCTTCGTGACCGAGCAGGGTGATGCGGAGATGGCCGGCAAGGGCACCTTCGGCGACGGCCTCGACGTCACGGGGCCCGCGATCCTGCGCGGGCTCGCCGACCACCTCCAGCTCGTCGAGAGCGACAACGCCGACTTCACCTGGACCATCGGCCTCGTCGGCGGGGCCTTGCATCTGCGCAGCGAGGGCGACACCGTCGCCGTACTCGACACGCTTGGGATGACGTTGTACGGCGGGCTGACCCATGCGGGCAACGTCGTCAACGGCCAGGACCACTTCGTGGGGCGCAACCTCACCAACCACTACCTGCACTTCGTCGGCAGCGACACGCGCCTGCACACACAGCGCCACGCGATCGTCATGCTCGATGCCGACGACACAGGGACCGACGGTCGGTTCGCCATCCGCAAGGACGGCGTTGATTCCTTCGATCTGTTCGCCGTCTACGAGAACGGCGACACCTTCGTCGCCGGCGACATCGTGATCGACGGCGAGACCACGCTGGCCGGCGACGTTCATCTGGGCGATGCGGGGACCGACGTGGCCTACCTCAAGGCGATCGTTGCGGCGATCGACACGCGCAGCACGGTGGTCGCCAAGGATCCCCAGGGCCGGATAGCAACGGCCACGGTCAGCGACGGGGTGACGCAAGTTCGGCAGCGCACCTACACCTATGGCCCACTCAATCGGGTGGCGACGCGGGTGACGACCATCGGCGGCAGGACCATCACCGAGAGTTTCAGCTACGACGTCAACGGCGAGCTGATCGGCTGCGACAAGAACGTGGCGTAGGAGAGAAACGATGCTGGAAGTCGAACTGGAAGTCTACACGCTGAACCACATCCACCGGGTCATGACTGACGCCGAGGAGGTCCACGGTCTCAAGGTGGCGACTCCGGCCATCCTAGGCACGGCCGCATCTGCGGGGATGCTCGTGCGGCTCAACGGGGACGGGGATCTTGAGACCGGCGGCGCGCTCAAGATCATCGGCGACGTCGAGATCACCGGCGGCCTGACCGCCGGCACCGTCGTCGGAGCTGGCGACGTGGACATCGTGTTCGAGTCCACCCAGGGCTTCGGGGTCATGCTCGATCGCAACGCCAACCAGACTGGCACGCGCTTCTTTATTCGCTCGAACGCCGGCATCACCGATCTGTTCGCCGTCGACGAGGACGGCACCGTCACCATCAACGGCAACGTCAACATCAACGGCAACCTCAACCAGGTCGACGGCTACGACATCGCGACCCAGCTCTCGGCGATCACCGGCGCGCTGGCGACGCTCGACCTCCAGGCGGCCCGCATCAAGGTGCATCCGCCGCAGACGATGCTGGGCGGCGAGACCGTGATCACCCTGCCGGAGCCTTACCAGACCGGCATCCACCATCTGCTGGTTAGTTCCGGCGGCCTGATTCAGAGCAAGGGCGTCCACTGGGAGGAGCTTTCTGCTACCCAGATCGAGTTCACCGAGCCCCGCGAGGCCGGCGAGGTCGTCGAGATTATCGAGTTCCAGCGCGGATCCGACGACCAGAGCACGGTCGTATCCCAGCTCGATCTTTTCATCGCCACCCAGCCAGCGGCCGGCGTCGTCGACTCGACCGACGGCTTCAACGGCAACGGCACGTTTACCCTCGCCCACGACATCGACACCGGCACCGTGCCGCGCGTCTTCGTCGCCGGCACCCTGGAATTGCATCCGAACGAGCATTTCACCTGGATCAACAACACCATCACGATTCTCCCCGGCCAGAAGCCGATCGTGGGGGAACAGGTCTTCGTTCAATACCTCTGGCGCAACTAGTTCCCCGACCCTCTTCCACAAGGAGATTCCATCATGGCAGGCTTGCTCGGCGGTCACCGCCTTCTTCCCGATTCGGTTCCCATCGGCGTCCTCAAGGCCGTGGCGATGGACGAGATCCTCAACCGCATCTTCGAGGTCGGCCCGCTGGAGAAGGCGGCCGTCACGTCACCCGTCACCGCGCAGACGACCTTCACGGTATCCGATGCGACCGCGTCCTCTTCCGGCCCGGCCGCAGCCGGCATCGTGGTAGCCGCGAACGAGACCGTCAAGGAGTACGCCAACGTCGGCCTCGTGACGGCGAACGGCGACCCGATCATCGGGCCCAACGCTCGTCCGGTCTGGGGTCGCGTGACCAGCGTCGCGGGCACGGGCCCTTACGTCTACACCGTCACCGTCCACGACGTGCTGGACATGACCACAGCGGCCCCCGCAGCCGTGGCCTGGAACACCGGCACGATGGGCGCAACGATCGGCGTCGTCGAGTTGCCGAGCCGCCTGAGCTTGACGGCACTCTCGCAGATCCGTTCCCGCAAGAAGTTCCAGGGCCTGGACTTCACCGAACGCGAGGCCGAGATGCTCGCGGACATCGCTGAGATCTACTCAAAAGCCGGCATTGTCGAGGGCGCGACCAACGGCTACGCGAACAACCGCTATATCGTTGATGGCGACACGCTGATCGCGGCGATCGACAAGATTGACCAACAGCTGTTCACGACCCAGGGCTCGCTCACCTCGGAGATCTCGACGCGCAGCACCCAGACCGCCGATCTGTTCGCGCGCACCGGCATCACTGCCGCGACCCCGAACAACTACGCATTCAACACCTTCGTCGCCGACAACGACACCCTGCTGGTTGCGATCGGCAAGCTCGACAATAACCTCAACCTGATCAACGTCGCGCTGGACGGTCGCCTCGATGCACTGGAGGCGAACAACGCCGCGAACGGCGTGATCGTCGACAACGAGACGCCCGGTGGCGTGATCGCGGCGGCCACCCTGGTCTTCTCCCTGGCGTTCACCCCTCTCGCGGGGAGTACGCACCTCGAAGCCTACGGCCTTTCGCTGGTGTCGGGCGTTCACTACTCGGTCGCGGGCACGGTGTTGACGTACGTCGCTGGCTACGAGCCGATCGCCGGCGAAACGCACCGCATCAGCTACCGCAAGTAAGCCCTGAGCCGAAGGAGAGCCCCTCATGCCGTTTGGAGATTCCCGCGTTTGGACGTTGCCCTGGCGGCGCGTCCAAGGCTTCCCCGCCAACGAGATCAACGACGCGACCGGGGGCGCGTCTGCGAACGTGCAGACGTACCTCGATCTGCGCCGCGACTACAAGGGCAAGGTCGCCACCCTCACGGCTCGAAACGCGCTCTCGGGCCTCTCCGACGGAGACTGGGTGATCGTCCTCGACTCCGATGGCTCGGACAACCCCGTCGGCTACGTCTGGCGGGGGGCTCCGATCAGCGCATGGAAGCCGCTCACCTCGAATGGCACCGACGCGCAGACCCTCCAGGGAGCAGCGCCGGCCACGGCCGCGACCGCAGGTGCGATCGCCAAGCGCGATGGAAACGGCGACCTCGCGGAGGTCGAAAACATGGGCGATCTACCGTTCGTAGACTTCCTCGCAACCGGATACTTGGATGGCTTCGTAGGTCTATTCGTAGACTCCAAGCGAGTCCGGCGCGCACGAACCCTGTGCGGCTTCGCCGTCACAAGCTGGGCCACGCCGGCCTCCGGCACGATCGGCTTTGACGTCTACAAAGTGGTCGCAGGCGGCGCTCAGACACTGTTGTTCTCAGGCACGCTTGCATGTAATGGTGGAGTTGCTTCCACGGAGATTGCACGAGCTGGCGACGCCATCGCGGCGGGTGAACTCCTCGCGCTCAAGATTACTTCCGCTCCCGCTGGAGCAGCCGACCTTCGCTGCGAAGCCTACGAATAACAAGGAGTATAGAGATGCCTTCAGTCAATATCGGTGGCGCGTCCACCAGCAATCTGACCGCCGTCGTCAACTCGGGTCAAGTCCCTGTCGGAGGCGCACTCGTCTCGATCCAGCAGGGCGAGACCTACGTTGTTCCGGCTGGCAAGGTGCTCGCGATTCGCACCGTGACGGCGTTCATGGATACCGTAAATGCCGGCAACCTTCAAAATGCCGCCTTGTATATCAATGGTGAAACGGTATTCCTGTCGCCTGCGTCATCCATGGATAACACCCCGACCAGCACGGACGCATCAACGACAAACGCGGGGAACATGACGATTCCGGTTGACCTGAATTTCGCTGCTGGCGAGTCTATCGCCGTGACCGCTGTGAACAGGTACAGCGGATCGGCGTCCGGGGTCGCCTATGGCATCGTGACGGGCGTGCTGATCGATATCGCTGGGAGCGCAGCAGGCAACGGCAGTCCGAGCTTCGCCGAGCCTGAGCCACTTGTCTGGTGGGGTACCAACGCCCTAAATGTACTCAACTCGTCAAGCCAGACGGCGCGGGCAATCCCTCTTGGCGACGGCAAGGCGATCATGATCTTCGGGAACACGATCGACAGCACAACCATGTTGCTGGACATTGAGACAGGCGTACAGACCGCCATCTACACCGGTGTCGAGAGTTTTAACGTCTCTGGTTATGCCTACATGCATGCCGCTTATCAAGCTAACTACAGTAGCGGCAAGAGCATGGTCCGCATTGCCATGGGGGCAATACCGGCGGGTAGCGGGCTCACGACCCCCGGCGGCTGTACGTCCCTTGTGATCGACCTCATGAGTGGAAGTGCAGATGGCGACTTCCGTGTGCGTAGCCTGACGCGCCTGATCCCGACAGTGGTGAATGGGCGTTCGACCGTCTCGGGCAAGAAGGTGATGGGCTTTGCCGGTATCGACTACCTCGTGACTGTTGATACGTCGAACGTAAACTCTGGCGCAGCCCAGCTCAACACCGGGGCCGTCACGGTTCACAACATCAGCGGCACCGTAACCGTCGCCACGATCATTCTTGCCGCCCAGTTGGATCAGACGCCGCTTGCGGCCTACCGCACGACCTACGTAAATGACTATTTCGCGAGGGTGCGTGCTGTGCGTGGGCAGGGCGGCCGTCTCTATCTATTCATGCATACCTGTAACGGGAACTCCACCGCCCCGTCGGTCAATACGTTTGAACACCTCACGGTGGTGGTCGGGCCAGCCGGAACACTGCTTGGCTCACTCACCACGCTGGGTAAGGTCATGGATGCTGCCGCAACAACCATCGCAGGACAGGCTAACGTAGCGCCTGCCATCTTTGGCATCGCCGACGAGGCGGCCGGCTCCGACCGCACGATGGCGCTATACGCCATCTGTCTCGACACCAACGGGCGCGCACGCTTGCACCAGACGCACTTTTCACATGTCGCGGGCGGGACACCCTCAATTGCCGTGGACAACACCAATATCCCTGGCACAGATACGGGCTACGGGGCGCTGGCGCACCAGTTGACGTGGCTGCCGAGCACGGGGCTGCCGTCGCTTGCCATTGAGGCCCCCACGGCCACCAAGCTGGGTAGCTACTTCAACAAGAATGACGCCACAGACGAGGAGGTCGGCACAGAGAACGGTCAGTTCATGTTGCAGGGTGCCACCGGCCAGGAGCGCCGCACCAACGGCGTGATCTACGGCAATGCGGCAGGCTGGTACTACCCGACAGGGGCCTATGTCGAGAAGCGTAGCCGTACAGACTTCGGAACCTTCGTGGGCAATGGCGTGGTCGATACGGTCATCGACAACCCTGTGCAGGCCATCGCCGCTGCAACCAAGCTGCTGATCGTTGGCGTCAACGGTCAGTGGGAAATCGTCACCCCATAAAGGAGTAGAACGTGATTATTATTCAGGACACCCCAGTCTCTGCGCGTTTTCTTGTCAATTCCCGCCATGATGCTATCGATTGGCAGGCCATTCTCGCCGGTGCCTCTGCGGTCGAGGTTACGCGCGAGCAAGGACAAGCCGTGAAGTCCTGGCAGAATGCCGTGACCAACACGGGCACCGAACTAGCGCCAGTGATGGAGTCAACCGGGAACCGCGTCGTGATCGACGGCATTCAGGTGCTGCTGCTTGGGCCAACCGCAGGAGGCGATACGCCCGTGAGCACGATTGACGGTGTCGCCGTCGCGTAAGCCGCGGTTAACCAAGCGTCATTCGGAACAGCCCACTGTCGACCGCAACACCATGCGCATCCTGGTATCATGCCAGGGTGCGCATCCACATTGAGAAGGAGTCCCGATGAAACCTGAATCTGGAACCGATCCCGTCGCCCCTATCGGTGCCCAAGACGCCGCCGGCGAGGCCCCGGTAAAGAAGCGCCCCGTACGCACGATGCGCGACGAGGTCAAGGGTGAACTACGCATCCAGCAATTGGCTCTCGATCCATTCGAGGGTAAAGTCACCTTTTCCGTCGTCGAAGGCAAGACGACGTCCGCCTTCGGCTTTCAGAAGCGCCGGAACTTCGCCACGGCCAACCTGCGAGCCGAGACGCTCGACGCCTTCTTCGACTTGCGCGGCAACCCAGACGAGCCGGTGGTCGAGACGATCATGAGGTTCCTGCACGCCGAGTTCGACGCTACGCTCGATCAGCCAACCAAAGAGAAGGCGTCCGCCAAGACGTAGCCAGCTCCGCATCCGGCCCCGCCTATTGGTGGGGCCGGAGCGCTTTGGACTTGACCCTATAATAACCTCGGAAGCCCCAGAGAGCGTGAGGGGACCGCATGGCGGAACTCGACCAGGTGAACTTGGAACGGCTGACGCAAGCCCTGGCTCCGAGTGACCCGACCAACCTACAGCTCGTTCTGCGGGTCCTGGCTATCCAGGTCACGCCGACGGTCTACAAGGGTGGCACAACCCACGAACTCCAGTCGGGCGCGCTGGAGTATGAGACGGCCTTTGAAGGGCCCTGGGAAGCCACGATCATTGCGCTCAAGTTCCTCAAGGACGTCCCCGGCGCGCCCGCCGAATACGTCGAGAGCCAAGACCCCAAGACCTTCTACGTCGGAATCCGCATGGGCGGAGAGATCTTCAAGATCGCCGAGGAGGTCGACTTCATCGGCACCCAGTTCGTCATCGACGGACCGCTCACACTCGGTGCAGAGGATCAGATCGTGATCGGCGGGACCGGCACGGATCGGGTCAAACTCCAGGTTCGAGGCAGGAAGCTCTGATGCGCATCACCCGCATCGGCGTGCCGCCATCGCCCCCGCCTCCGCCCCCCCAGACGAACGGGCACAGCCACAGCGGCATGGTCACCCCCGAGGAATTCATCGGCCGCCTCGTCTACCGTGTCCCCCACGACCTTTACCTGCCTGGCACCCTTGAGGTCTACATTGGGGCCGCGCCCCAGGGTGAAGAGGGTGTCCACCGTGAAAGTCCCCCTTGTTACCAGGAGACCGATCCAGGAGCTGGAATCTTCACCCTGCGTGAACAACTGCCCAGCGGCTGGGTGATCCTGGTCAACTACATCTACGCGTGAGCCCTGAAACCCCATGAGGAGCGGAGGATACAATGAGTCAGACGTTGCTAAATAAGAAGGTCGCCCATCTCCAGGTCAAGGTTGGTAGCATCACCAACCCCCTGTACGCTGCCCAGTCGATCACCGATGACAAGGTGCTGGACGCGACGCTGTCGTTCCTCAAGACGAACGCAGCCTTCGCCACGGCCCTGCTCGACACGCAGAAGCGCGCCGTATACCCGCTGATCGGCGGCGACACGAAGGTCCTGCCCGCAGCTGGCTCCACGATCGTCACGGCGGACTTCGCGGGCGTCAACCCGTCGACGGCCGTGCCAACCTACAACGCGGGCACGCGCACCTGGTCGAATCTGGGTGCCGTCGTCTACGCACCCGACAACAAGGTCCTGCTGCGCCAGAAGGGTCCGAGCGGCCAACCCACAGGCTCCGACTCGATCGCAGACGTGAACGGCAATGAGATCTACGGCCGTCTGACGCACGCGCTCGGTGTCTGGACGGTGACGTTCTACCACGCGCCGGCGGGCGTCGAGGCCGCCTACTCGTTCGGGGCCACAGTCACCGCCTACGTCTTCTACAAGCACTGGGTCACCGGCAGCTCCTCGCTGCTGGAAGATCAGGGCAAGGCGATCGTCAGTGCGCCTGGCTCGGTCGACATCTCCGAGCACAACGACCTGGCTCAGCTCGCGAGCGACCTCGGCATCACCCTGACCAACACGGGCGTGTTCTCCGATCCCTTCGCCAACGGCAAGAGCGTCGTACTGCGCCTGATCGATCACATCGCGGCCACGTCGGATCGCCACGACACCTCGGACGTCGATTGTCACGTGGACGTGAACATCAGCGGCTTCACCGACAGTGGCCTGCTGACGACCGCGCTCAACCAGCTCCAGAGCAACATCGACGCGGTGTCGCTCGCGGGCTCGACCTCCCTCAAGACCTACACCGACGAGCTGCGCTCGAACGGCGTGCTCGGCCTGAGTGGCCTGCTCTCCGCCGGAGCTGGCCTGAACGTCAGCATCGCCGCGATGACCGCCTACGTGAAGGGCGATCGCTTCGTGCGCACGCTCACCTCGCAGGCCGTGCCGGCGAACACCACCACCTACCTGTGGGTCGACGCCGCCGGCGGTGCCCAGCAGGGTGCCGCTTACCCCGGCGACCTCAGCCTGATCGCGAAGCTCGGGCGGGTGACCACGAACGCGACCATCGTCACCGGCGTGGTCGACGACCACCTGGCGCTCGTCGAGCTCGACCAGAAGGTCTATGACGTCGAAGCCGCGCTGAACGCCCATGCGGCCTCAGCAACGGCCCACCCGCTCGCGAACATCACCTACGACAACACCAACAACCCCTTGACCCTCGTGGACGGCGTCACGCTCGTCACCGACGGCCAGGAGGCGGTCGAGTCGGTGGTGCGTCGCCTGAACGCCAGCCGCAACCGCACCTACGTCAAGGTGTTGGTCCAGGCGGACATCGACAACGCCACCGTCGACGGCGCGCTGCGCTACATCGCGATCACGCTGCCGGGCGCTCAGACCTACGAGGTCGGCCAGGACATGATGACGGTGTTCTACAACGGCTCGGTGGAAGAACTCGGTCGCGCCTACACCGAGGAATCGGCCACGGTGGTCCGCTTCTACTTCGATCCCACGGATCCGTTGGAAGAAGACGATCGCATCCAGCTCAAGTGGTTCTCGCTCTAGCCTGAGGATCAAGCATGCCGCTGGAGGGAGCCCACAAGAAGGACTCGACGGACATCCGTGATCGTTCGATCACGGATGCCGACCTCCTGCGCATGCCGATCACCGGCGTGACCCGCGACGTGAACGGCAACCTGTCCCAGATCGTGCGCTCCCAGGCCGCGCCCGACGGAGTTGTCTATACGGTGACCACCAGTTGGACGCGAGACGGCACCACGCAAGCGATTACGGTTGAAACGCGTGTCTACACGGGCCATGGTCGCACCTTCACCGAGACCGAAACTTTCACCCGCGACGGCAACGGCCTGATCGTCAGCTCGGCGATCGCCGTCACCTGAGGAGCCCCCATGCAACTGTTTGAAGGCGCTGTCAGGCTTCTCGGCCCCAACGGGCTGCCGATCCAGAGCAGCGCGAACAACGAGCTCAAGACCACCGACGCCGATGCGATCGCGAAACTCGCGCAGCTCGTCACGGCCAACGGCCAGGTCGTCACCAAGGAGGTGATCGACGCTGGCGGAGTTGGCATCCTCGGCCACCTCTCGACGCTGAGTCATGAGCTCCACCATCTGCACAAGTCGCTGTTCACCCAGCACGGCGAGGTTCCGATTGCCGGGAAGTCGACCCTCATTTCCTTGCTCTCGCGCTTCCCGCTCTCCGCAGTGCGTGACAAGGTCACGGTCGCCAGCGGCGGTAGCGTGAGTCAGGTCAACGCCGAGTACGTCGTGACCACCGGAGCCCAGGCGAACTCCACGGCGGATCTTCGCTCGCGCGAGCGCGGCAGCTACGTCTGTGGGCTCGGTGCGATGGCGGAGGTCTCCTGCCGGATGCCGACCGTCCCTGTGGGACAGCAGTTCGGCGAGTGGGGCTATTTCGACGACAACGATGGCTTCGGCTTCGGCGTCGAGCCCGCCGGCGTCTATGTCTTTCACCAGTCCGCCGGCGTGAAGACCAAGATCAGCCAGGCCGACTGGAACGTCGACAAGATCGACGGCACCACGCACTCGGGTGTCATGCTCACCATGAGCCTCGGAAACGTCTTCGTCATTGACCTCACCTACTTCGGCTACGGCATCGTGGAGTGGACGATGCTCATTCAAGACGACTCCGGCCGGCAGCGTAAGGTCGTGGTCCACCGTTACAAAACCGATGGCGCGCTCAACACCCAGAACCCGAACATGCCCTTGCGTGTTCGTACGAGCAATGGCACCGCGACCACCGCATTCTCGCTGGTGATCGGCGGGCGAGCCTTCTCGGTATTGGGCAATTACGCACCCTACCAGCGCCTGGTCAGCCACACTATTGGTGCTTACGCGCTCGCAAGCACAACCGCGCCACAGTATGTGATGACGATTCGCCACAAGGATACCGCGAGCTTCAACGCCATCCGCTGCATGATGCAGGGGATCGACACGCTGACAGCGTCCAAGGATGTCGACGTCCAGATGGTCATGAACCCGACCTTCGGTGGCAGCGCGCAGAACTATGTGACGCCCTCAGGCATGGCAACTGGCGAGACCGCCTGCGAGATCGATGCGACCAGCGGCGTGACCGTCACCGGCGGAATCGAGCTGATGTCGGTACTGGTCGCTTCCCAGGGCCGCTCCGACACGGTCCCCGCAGACTGGGGAAACGTGATCCTGACTCCAGGCGACACCTTCGCCGTAATGGTCACCAACCTGAGCGGCGGCACCAGCACGATCCGCTTCGGTTCCCGCTGGTATGAGGATTGGTAGCCCCATGAGCAACCCCATAAGCATTCCCATCGGCATCGACAAACTCCTGGCGCTGCGTAGCGACCTCGACTTGATCCCGCAAGGCGGCAAGATCGATCCATTCGGCACTCAGTGGCGCTTCGCCATTCGGGTTGACGGCATCCTGCGCTTTTGCGACCTAGACGAGAGCGAGAGCGATTACATCAACAAGGCTAAGCCCGCCCTGATCGACACGGGATTGCTGGATGCGTCCGTGGAGATGGAGGAGGTGCGCTTCGCGCCGGTCATGGACTGGGCGAACAAGAGCACCTGGGACTGCCGCACTCATGGCTTCCGTAACCACCGGCCCGCCGGCGCAGTGCTGCCTTACGACGACGTCAACTTCCGCTGGAAGAACGCCAACGACGAGACGATCGTCTACCTCTACATGCCGAACGGTCGGGAAAAGCCTGGCTACTGGAAGATCGGCGATGGCACCAATCCCGTGAACGACCCCAACTACATCACCTACTTCCCGCAAGACGCTCAGAACCCGCAGGATCCGGACGGCGACTGGAAACGCGTCTCCGACAGTGTGGTTGTCACCAACAGCCTCGTGGTAATCGAGCCCTATTACGGCTACAAGATCAAGATCAACCAGACCAAGGTCGCAGCCCAGGCAACGGCCCAGATCGCTAGCGCGCTCCACTTCCGCTTCCACTCCGCGCTCACCGCGGCGCTCGCGCAGGCGAAGGGTCTGCCTGCGCCTGGCCCAGGATACTACGATGGCTATTACCTCGTGGGCGGCGTGCCGACCATGCTCACAGCCGACATCGCGCAGACCATGGGCCTACCTGAGCCAACAGGAGGCTATTACACGGGCATGTATGTCGTGAAGGACTTCGTCTACAACACCCCGGCCGAGTTCCAGCGGCTAGCCAACTACACGGACGTCGACGGCTCCTGGGTCTTCGACTATGCGAGAACCTGCTCGATCGTCGTGGACTCCCGCTACAGTCAGCGCATCGAGATCGAGCTTGAGACTACGGAGCGCGTCACCGGCACCACTTATGCCAACGCTACCCACATCGGCATGAACATCCGCACCTTCTAGTCGCCCCGGAGCCCCACCGAGAGAAAGAGGATCGCGATGCGCTACGAAAAAGGTGACATCCTCGTCCAGTGCCAGGGGGAGCCCTGGTGCTTCCTTGCGGAGTTGGTGACGAAGCATCCCTTCCCGCATGCGGCGATCATCAGCGAGGTGGTGCCTGGCATCCCCTACACCTCCGACTTCACGGATCTGGCGTACGGCATCTACCAGGGGCACCAGGTGCGGTTCATGGAGAACCATCTGGTGGGCCTTGTTGAGATCGACGCCTATGACCTCCAGAACTATGAGGTCTGGCGGCCACTGACGGATGCCGCCACCGTCGACGCCGCGATCGCCTGGATCCGAGGCCATCTGGGCGAGGGCTATGGCTACTTCCGGCTCGCGGAGATTGTGATCGGCTATCCACTCGGCAGGCGCGCGCGTCCCGGCATGGACAACGACGTCAGCCAGGACGGTCGGCGCAAGGTCTGCTCAGAGACGATCGGCATGGGCTACCTGCGTGCGGGTCAGCAAACCGGCACCAATTTCGACGCTGCGCCGGGCGTCCAGGATCGCGACACGTTGCCCTTCGATCTGCGCGGTCCGTTGAACGACCGGGGTGTAGCCGTCAGTCGCCTTGAATGGTCGCCACGCTGGCTTACATCTTGTCCGCCAATGGTTGCCTGAGTTGCCTGGAATGGGCGGCGCTCGCTGAAACCTATAATAGTCTCAGCCACACCCGATAGTGCGCAGGAGACGCCATGATGAATAAGACCGGCACCGACCTCCAGCACAGCGCCGAGCAACTGATCGCGAACAGTTCCTACCTGATGCACCTGGTTCGCGAGAAGCCGATCATGGTCGCGGCCTCAGCACTCGTCAGCCAGGCGCTCGTGAAGGTCGCTGCCGGCCTACCGGATCACCTGATCTCGATCGGCGCGTTGTTCATGCTCTGCCTGATCGACTGGTACACCAAGATGCAAGCCTGCAAGAAGCAGGGCCGACCGTTCACCAGTCGGCAGATGCGCGAGAAAGGCTTCCCCAAGCTGCGCGACTACATGATCCTCTACATCGCCGGATCCTGCACCGTGCCCCTGATGGGCGACACTTGGGGCTTCAAGAGCGTCCTGTTCATGATGGCACTGTGGGAACTCTGGAGCATCGCCGAGAACCTCTACGACGCCGGCACCCTGCCCTTCGACGTGCGCCAGCTCGCCATCTTCGACTCGATCCGGACCTACCTCACGACCGGAAAGTTCCCGACGCCGTTCATGATGGGCGCGAACCCTGTGCCCATGGGAGACGTCCCGAGCCTGCCGCCCACGACAGGGCCGGACGCTCCGTCGGACCCGAATGCGACCGGGCCCGTCGGCCCCATGGGGGGGTAGCGCCGTGCTGTTGAGCCTGCTCGTCAAGAGCTGGATGATCGCCAAGGGTTGGCGCAGCCGCGAGCGCGCGAGGCTCCAGTTTCGCCGGGAGTTGCCCGGCTTCGCGTCGCTCGCGGAGCTTGAAAACTACCGGACCGCGAACATGGTGTATGTGCCCGACGCCCTGGGCGGCCTTGATGATCGCTACACACACCCCGAGGCGATCCACTTCGTGGCGACACGCAACCAGGAAATTGACTTCGACGGCGAGGGCCAACCCTGGCCGATCGAGTGCGATTGCGATGACTTTGCCGCCTTCGGTTATGCGGCCGCCAGCTCCATCCCTGGCGTCACGCGGATCCAGATGGTGGTCTGGTGTTACCCGAGCATTCTTGCCGCGCTCGTCGACCTCGTGGCGAACGTGCGGGCGAAGGCCCCCTGCTGGCTGTATTTCCACGAGAGCGTGCTGATCGAGACTGCGGCCGACGGCCACTTTATCTTCGACGCCAACGGCCTCCAGCGCATCGAGGGGCCCGTCGAGGACCTCTTCTTCAAGTGGTACGGCAAGCGCCTGGTGCCCAAGCCCACCCCCTACCCCTTCCTTTGAGGTTCTCATGCCCAAGTTCTCCTGGCTGTCGATCCTGGCCGCCCTCGTCGCCCTTCTGATCGTCGGCGGTCTGCTCAGCAGCTACCTCTTTCCGGACCCCGTGCGGCCGCAGCAGCCCTTACCGACCTTTGGACCGGCCCCGAACCCCTCGGTGTCGCCGCCCGTTGCCACTGCCGAGGCCAAGCAGACGGCAACGGTCGTGATCAAGCGCACGCGGATCCTGCCCGACGCGAGCCCAGGCGCGATCGCCTCGCTCACGCCCGCCCAGGAGGACGAGGTGATCACGATCACGCTCGACCAGGCCACCAAGGCGACGGCTCCGGTGGTGACGCCCCAGCCGATTGTCGTGGCGATCGACCCCGAGGTCTCTGAGGTCATTCGACATGCCCGCTTCGGCGTGATGCTCGCGACCGTGCCTGGCGTGCTCGCAGGCGACATTCAGTTGCTGCGCGGCAAGCCCCTGGGTACGCTCGACCGCTGGGGCGTGCTACCGAAGGAGGTCCACGCGATGGAGTTGTCGCTCGACATCGAGGCGAACGGTCAGCAGGCCGGCGTGATGGCGGCAACCGGCGGCAAGTGGTTCTTCGGCGCTGGTATGTACGGCGGGTTCGCCGGCGGCTCGGGCACTTTCGTGGCGACCGGACTGCGCTTCTAGCGCCAGGCGCACGCGCGCAGCAACCCTGCGGCCTCGGGCCCGAGCCAGCGTGGATCGCGTTCCTGTTCCCTGCGCCCCATCGCGATCTTGCGCTGATTGAAACAGGGCGTGCAGTAGTCGAGCTTGCGTGCGTTCGGCAAAAACTGCTTGCAGTCGGGACACTTGCGGCCCCGGAAGCCCGGCTCTCGCGTGCGCGCCCGCCTGTAGCGGAGCATCCCAGGTCGGCCCGCCATCAGCCGGGGGCGTCTGTCGGCAAGATGAACTCCTGCACCAGCGCGCCCATGTTCGCGTTGATCGTGCCGTAGATGCGCCGAATGATGCGCTGATCCTTGGTCTGGATCCACCGCGGGATCGCCTCGGCATTCAGGGTCACGTTGCAGCTGAATACGTCGGGCAACTCCTCGACGGCCCCGGTCGGCGAGAGCGCAGGCATGTGGATCTTCTGGAACTTGAACATCTCGCGCATGAGCTGGGAGTCGGCGGCGAGCCAGGCCTGAATGAAGCCGCCCAGCATGTCCGTGATGTTGGGGTTGTGGTGGATGATCGCCACCCGCACGCCCAGCGTGCAGACCACGCCGCGCTCCTCACGCATCGGACCAACGTTCTCAGCGCCCTTGATGGCGTTGCGCAGCACCACCTCCTGCGGCTGCATGCCCTGGCCGATCACCGCGATCAGGGGCTTGTGGTCACGGGCCTCAATGGTCTTGCGGTTGTAGGCCGTCGTGATCACGCAGCCGGAGTCCTTGGGGTTTCCGGGGATAAAGCGGAAGATCTCGTCGTCTTCCAGGTGGGTCTGAATGATGCTCATGGCGGCGATCTTGAAGTAGATCGCGAGCGTCTCAAAGCTCGTCGACTTGACGTCGGCCGCGCGCTGGACCACATTGCGCGGGCCGCTCTGGGCGAACTCGGAGTCGATCCGCGGCCCGAACGCATCGGGGTTCTCGGGGATCGACAGGCCCTGGTTGGCGATGATCGCGTTCGACTCCGACATCAGTACCTCCCCTCGGCTCCGCGGCCGAACTCAGCGCCGTAGGCATAAGCCGCAATTGGGTTCCAGCTGTGGATGTCTGCGCTGGCCGCGGCCGCGACGTTCTCCTTGAACTGGCTGCCGATGAAGCGGTAACCGAGCGAGGCCATCCAGTCGCCCTTGTGCATGGCCGCACGCTCGGTGCCAAGCATCATCGGTTTGATCACCAGGGCGTCGGGCGCGTAGACATGCACCTGATTCACGCCCTTGCGCTGGAGGTCGCCCGCAGCCTTCGGTGAGACCACCTGGTAGCGGTCGAGATTGCCTGCGGGCGAGGCGAGAATGCGCCCCTGGGCCTGGGCGATCGGCACCGTCTGAATGCGCGCGGCGTCCACCTGGGCGGCCACGGAGTTCCAGTTCACGACCTCGCCGGGCATCAACTCGCTGTCGCCCGCATGCACGACCTGGCCGAGGTTCAGTACGGAGCGGGCGATCGTCTCGAAGATCTTGCCGTGCCCGCGGATTCCGGCGTCGCCGTACAGCTGCTGGAGTTTGCCCGCGAAGTAGGCCCGGCCGGCCTCCATGCCCATGTGCTGCACGACCTCGGCCGGGTGCGGCGTGCCGTCCGTCAGTACGGATCCGCGGCGCAATACGTCACCCAGTTTCACCTGGAGCTGGCGATCGGGTGCGACGTAGTGACGCACGTCGCCGATCGTCACGTGTGAGCCGCCGGCGGCCGCAGCTTCGATCGCTTTGACCGGGCCATCGCGCTGGGCAAGCACCGCCACGCCCGAGAAGTTCTTCGGCGCGTGCATGACCTGCATGATCTGCTGGAAGGGACTCTTGCCCGCGCCCACGACGCCGCCGGTGTGCTTGGTATTCAATGCGAGCTGAGTCAAGGGCTCGGTCAGCGCCTGGCTTGCGCGCAGCCCCACATGCTCGCCCACGGGCGGCATGCGCCCGGCCTCATTCAGGCCGTAGCAGCGCGCGCAGACGCCCTCGTGGGCCTGGCAGTGTAGCGGCGAGCGGAAGGCGGGCTTGGTGCCGTTCAGCTTCTTTGCGGCCTCGGCCAGCGCCGGCGTCCAGATGTCGTTGCGGTGCGCGATGCCTGGCACGTCTTGCGCGAGGCAGCGATCCAGGGCGTCGGGGTGCCCCGGCGGCAGGACGACGCCCTGGGTGGTGCCGCAGTCGGCCTGGGTCACGACCATGTCCATCGTCAGCGTGTTCAACTCCTTGGCGAAGGCTCCGGGCTCGCGCACGCTCGTGTAGGTGTTGACGACGCCCCGGCGCGCGCCGTTGGCGTGAATGTGGAAGTCGATCGGGCTGAGGCCCTCGGAAAACGAGCGCCGGGCGATGCCGGGTACGAGCTTGTTGGTCACGTCGATGTTCATGCCTGCCATCGCGACCATCTGGCGGGCCGTGGCGGCGTCGCCACGGGCTCCCGAGGCAACCCAGGCCGTCAAGTCGTTGGGGGCGTCGTGGATGCGCTGGGCGACGCCCTGGTTGACGTGCTCCTCGATGCGCGCGTGGACGCTCGCGACCCGGCCCTGGTGGGCGGGATCGTGCTGGAGCGCCGGCGTCGCATCGGTCACGGCATGCAGGGCGTCGAGTTCGGGCTGATGGGCGGCGAAGGCGGCGTCACGCGCGGCTGCATGCGGCTTGAAGTCGGCCAGGGTAAAGGAGGTGCCGGACTCGTAGGCCGCGTGGTTGCCGATCGTCTTGATGGCCCCGACGATCGTGCCGTAGTCCTTCGGATGCAGATCGGCGACCGCACGCAGCAGCTTGGAGAGGCCGCCCTTGTTCATCGGGCCCGTCGGGCGAACGTTCTCGGGCAAGGCCTCATGCAGCATGATCTCGCCGACGGTCGTGATCATCCGCGGTACTCCACCGGCGCGAGCGCCCGATCCGTGGCCGTGTAGAAGGTGTCCACGATGTACTGGAGCGTGGTCTTTGTGTCGACGACCACCTCCATCTTATGGACCATGCGGCCAGTGCTGTCGCGGGACGTCTGGAGACTCGCGGCCTTCGCGATCAGCTTCTCCGCGAGAATCATCTCGTGAAGCCTGATTCGGTCGGCCTCGGTCATGCCTTCCAGGATGTATGCGTAACACTTGGTCGCCATTTTCTCCAAGGCCTCGTCCCCATCTACGATTGGGCCACCCCTGGAGTTATGATATGGCGTTTCGCAAAGGCTTCCCGGATCGCTCAATGGCGCTGATCTCCCATGCCGGCGGCGCGCACGCGCGAGGAGATGTCGCGCAAGACATCCTTGCCGAGGTACATCCGGCTCTCCATCGCGGTCGCGAGTGCCTGGTACTCGTCGCGAAGCCGTCGAAACGGCACGCACTTCGCCGCCAATTCGCCCTTGCGATCGTGGTCGGTCAGGGTCTGCCACTTCGGCTCAAACTTCTTGTCCTTCTCGGGGTCGACGTTCTCGGGGTCGACCGCCCGACCCTTGCCGCCGGCGGGAATCAGCCGACCCTCGGCGTCGGTGCATAGAACGCTGCGCCCCGAGGGCACCCGGAAGTGGTTCTCGGCCAGATCCAGCAGCATGTTCGCATCGCTCACGAGCTGGCCGATGAAGTACAGGTTGGAGTCGAGCCAGGAGAGCTGGCGCGCGAGCAGCGCACCGTCGTCACAGGCGAGCTCGCCACTCATGGCCTGCTGGACCAGGCCGATGCGCTTGCGGTTGTGCTTGAGCAGATAGACGATCTGACTGAGCAACTGCTCGTCGGAGAACTGCCCCTGTAGCCAGAACCCCGCCTCGATCAGCACCGGCTGCATGGAACGGACGGGCGGAAGCTCCAACCGTGCATCCGGCTCCGGATCGGGGATGAACAGCGGCTCTGGTGCGGGCATCAGCAGCGGAGGCAACGGGGGTATGGGCATGAGTGGTCTCCTGGTCGCTTGGTCTGACCAGATTACCATACCAGCGGCGGCGGATCCTGCCCGGCGAACACCTGGTCCTCGTCGGCGAAGTGGCCGTCCTCGGGGATCTGGTCGTCCATCCAGTGGTGGCGGCTCGTGTCGTAGCGTCCGTCTACCATCATGACGATCAGGCCGAGCTGGGCCGCCTGCTCGGGGTGCGTATGGCACCAGTCGTGATGGTGCTTACAGAGCGAGATCAGGTTGTCGAGGGTGTCTTGCCCGCCCTGTCCGCGAATCTGGCGATGGTGGGATGCCAGCTCCTTGTTCGAGCCGCACTTGCGCCAGCTGTCGCCGCGGTGATCGGCATCGAGCGGGAACTGGCAGCGGTGCTGATCGCGTTCACGGGACTGGGCGTAGACAGGGTTCGCCATGGGTTATGAGGCCCCGTTGTTGCTGATGACGCCGCCCGTACCCGCTCGCGGAGCCAGGATCTTGCGCGCAGCCGATGCGGCGATCTGGCCGACCTTGAGAGCCTTGAGCTTGGCGACGGCCTCCGCGGCCTCTCCAGTAAGCAAAGCTTGCTTGTTCATTACGATGCTCCGTTGTTGCTGATGATGCCGCCGGTGGCCCCGCCGCCACGCCCGCGCAACCTGGCGGCCAGTCGACGCAGGACGCCAATGAGTTTCGCGAACGTCTGACGCCGGTTCATAGCTAGCTCGCCTACTGGCGGACACCGGATAGCGCCGCCGACTTCATGAGCCCCATGAACTTCTTGTTGAGCGTTTCCTTGCGGTCGGCGATACCGTGGATCCACTGATCGGTCGAGGTCTCGCGAGGCAGGAAGGGCACACCGAATGGTTTCGGTACGAGGCTGCGGTAGCGCCGAACCTCGACCTCCTTGACCGGCGAGCCCGCACGGATCCCACGGGCCTCGGCTTGCTCCATCACCGCAGGGTTGAAATGGCCGTCGAGGGTCGCATGCAGCGTCGTCCCCGGCAGGTTTAGTCCCTCGGTGCCCGCCGTGTTGATCACCATCACGCGCTTGCGGCCGGCGAGGTAGTCCTCGACGTGCTGGGCGCGCTCCTTCTTGCTGATCTGCTGAGCGCCGATGAATACACCGGGATCGTGCCCACGCGACTTGAGGCCGGCGACCATCTGGTCGACGCCACCTCGCACCATGTTGGTGTAGACGATCGCCTTGTGCGTGGGGTTCTTGCCCAGGTGCTCATGGACATCGTCGAGCACGCGCCGGCTCTTGGGGGTGTCCTCGGCCGAGCGCGCTGCGTCGTAGGTGCTGTCGAGCACATGCAGGGAGTTTGATGCCTGCCTGGCCTGGGTGATCATCGAAAAGACGTGCTGTGCTTCGCGCGTGTTGACTGGTAAGTTGTTTCGGATCTTCCAGCGCGTGATCGGATCGACCTTCTGCATCGCGAAGTTGTAGAGCTTGTGCTGAGGCTTGCTCATTTCCACGTCGACGTCGACAACCTTCTTCTTGGGCATGTCCGCAGCTACATCCTCGGTCGAGACGTGATGGACGACATTGCCGAGCAGCGCCTTGAGTTCGTGCTGGCGATGGAAGACTGTGTGCTTTTCCTTGCGGCCGATGCCGAACATGGCGAGCGGGCCGACGCGCTTGACCTCGCTGCCGATGTAGCGCTTGTCGAAGGTATCGGAGCCCTTTCCGGAAAGGCCATGGCTCTTGTTGGTGATCACGTCGAGGATCGGTACGATGTCGCGCGGGTGATTCATGACTGGCGTGCCCGTGAGGCCCACGAAGTTCTTCACGCGCGAGCGGACCGCCATCGCCGCAGCGTAGTTACTGGAGCCGGTGTCGCGCAGCTTGTGGACCTCGTCCCAGACGATGGTGTCGGCCCCAGTGCGATCGAGGTACTTGTGCGGATCCTTGCGGAACATCTCGACCGAAACCACATAGCTGTCGGCGTCCGGAATCGTCGCCTGGTCGATGTGGTGCGAGCCGGCCTCGCCCTTGGGGCCAAGCCGGATGCCCTTGCTGGTCGTAAACTTGTGGATGCCGCCGTCGAGGAAGTTATCGCGCAAGTTCGCGGGCGTGACGATCAGTGCCTTGCCGGCCATGCCCTTCTCGCGCATCACCTCGATCGCCGCGGAGCTCGTCGGTGTCTTACCCGTGCCCGGCCCATGGGCGATCAGTAGCGAGCCCTTGTTGGCGAGCAGCTTGTCGATCGCCACTTGCTGGTGCGGCCGCAGCTTGAAGTCTTCTTTGAGAGCGCCGGCTTTCGACAACTCGTAGAACAGATCGCAGGCCCGCATCCTAGAACAGGCCTTCTTGGGCCTGGTCCATCTTCACCGCAAACAGGCGGGCCGCCCCAGAGGCCGCATCGAACCTGCTTTCGACCTCCTTGCTGAGCGAGGAGCCAGCGTTTCCGCCTATGCCGTTGTAGAGCTGGTAGGCGCGGTTGATGCGCGTCTGGTCGGCCTCGTCGATGCCTGCGTGCGCCAGGTGGTCGGGGTGGAGCGTCTGGGCCATCGCCTTGCGCCCGTACCGGCCCTCGAAGTCGCCGATCGCCGCGATGTCGGGGTTCGTCCGGATGTTGTGGAACGCCTGATGGGCGGCATCGGTATCCACCTTCACGACTTCGATAGCGTGCCCCGTGGGCATCACGTAGCTGTGGGGTCTGGCTGTTCGTTTGGTTGCCTCCACGGCGTCCGCCGCCATTCGCGCGCCCGCCGCAGCCCCCTGACGCCCGAGATCGAGCACGGCCTTGCCGCCCGCGCCGGCTGCGCCACCGATGAACGCGCCCTCGGCGGCCCGCAAGGCGGTCTGACCAAGCGTGACCTCCTGGCCCTGGTGGTGATCGTGGACAGCACCCGCGCCCGCTGCTCCGACGCCGCCGACGACCGCACCAACGCCGCCCGCGCGCAGCACGCGACCCTGGTGAATGCCCCGCGCCGCGCCGACACCCTCGCGCATCTTGCGCAGCTGCTGGAAGGCGAAGACCCCGTCGAAGGGCACCATGCCGCCCGCGGCTTCCTTGATGAACAGGTCGTAGGGACGCATAAGCGGTAGCTCCTCGTGAACGGGCAAGGGTATTATAGCGCCCGGCCAGCAGCCTTCTTGGCCTCGCACGCCGGACAGTCGTCGATCCATCCCGTAAAGCGCAGGGCGTACCCCTTCCACTCGCTCTCGGGCAGACTGCCGGTGGGGATCTGGACCTTTGGACTGACCAGACTACAGCCCGAGCAGGTCAGGATGCCGTCGGTGTGCGACTGCCCGCGCGCCTGCGCGGTGCTGACGGCCTGGGGCACGGAAAACAGGTTATGGAGCATCAGCCCTCCAGGATCTCGATCGGGTCGTGGACGCGCACTTCGCCACGCTGATAGGCGGCGACCGCATCCGCGCGGGAAGCGAACTTGGCGACAGGAGGCTTGTGGCCAACGCTCGTCACCTTGTAGAGACCCATAATAGTCTCCTGCGTCGGCACATGCACGGGCGCGCCATTCAGGGTCGCGTACAGGTTGTTCGAGGGCAACATCTGGAACGCGTCGCTCGCGCCCTCGGGCGTGACGGGCACATGGATGGTTACGCAATCCTGGACAACCAGGCCGTTGGCGAGCATAAAAGTCCAGGAGCCTGGAACGGTCATATCGTAGGCGGTCACGCCGGACTCGCTCTTTTCGATCTTGACGACCTCGTCCCAGAGCGTCTCGTCGGTGTTGACGATCGTGAGCCAACGCGCACCGAGCGGCATCTCACCCACACGAGCATCGCCGATGCGACGGATGACTTCCTTGGCTGTGTCGCGGTTCATGCCGCCCTTCTTCGTAGCCTTGTCGATTAAGATGTAGAGACTCTTGTGGCGACCGTCGGCATCCCGCGGAGCACCGAAGGTCTTCCTGAGCGCGAGGGCCAGCTCGCGCGGCACCGGGATCGTGTCATGCGTGGACTGGTTCTCCGGCGATGCAGCCACCATCTCCAAGAGGGCCCCGGCCTTGGCGGGCGTCGAAAGCAGGATCTTATTCGCGTACGTGCGGACGTCCGTCACCGACATGGCTGCCTGATAGTAGGCTAGGCCCTTCTTGTTCTTATAGGCGCGTTTGGTAGCGCGAACGCCGAGCGTCGAGCAGAGCATCAATACCTCGTCAATGAGTTGCTCGCTCTTCGAGTCGTAGCCCACGTGCCAGTTTATTTTCCGGCCACCTTGGGCGACGGTCTTCATCACGCGGCCGTCCGTATCGAGCAGGCCAGCCAATAGGCCCCAGCGGAATGACTCGGGTGAGGCGATCCAGTAAGTCGGAAGGTGCTTGTTCTCGGAGTCCTGGCCGATCTGCTCCGCCACGAAGGCATTGAGCGACTTGCTCGTCCAGTGCAATTTGCGACTGAAACATGCATGGCCGTCGAAGTCGTGGGGGTTGTCATGCTCCGAGAAGGACAACCCAGCGCAGACACGAATGAGCAGGAACTCCTTGATGCGATCGAAAGTGGGCTGCGCGACGTTACAGAAACCAAGCCGGCCACCCTCCCGTGAAGCGTATCCATCCCCCGCCATAGCGCCGATAAACCAGCCAGACTCAAGATCTAGCTCCAGGTGATCGGCGATCACGTAACGACCGGCGTGACCTTCGTTCGCGTTGTGCTTCGTGCCCATCGGGATCGTGCTCACGGACTCAGTCGTCGTCACCTTGCGCGGGCGAGGAATCAGGCAGCCCAATGACTCAGGCGGCTTCATTTTTTGAACGACGAGCGTCCGGGGATCGATGCCATAGAGCGAGTGATCCTCGGAACAATCCACCGTGCGACCAGAACGGGTGGTCACCTTCACCATTTGGAGGTTGGGGTGAACGCTGTACTCCGTTACCGGGAACAGCTTAATTCGGCCATCGGCGGGGTCGTAGGCGAACACATGGATGCCCTCCGGCACGTCGTAGAACGAGTTGCCGTTCTCCTTAGTGCGTTTGGTGTCTTCCAGGCGTGGGAAGTCAGCGAGATCGACAACCTCGTACGTGTAGCCACTCACCACCGGCACATAAGATTCTTTGAGCAACATCGCGACACCCCCGGCCATTATTTTGGGCGACGAATTCAGTGTGCGATTAAATGTGGAATTTGTCAACTCAAAATCGGCCGATTTGCGCGCTATAACCACTGTTCCCAGACAGCAATCACCATCGTGGTCAAGGTTAAATCCCTTGTGGATCAGGGTGTTGACCTCGATCGACTTGCCCGCGACCAGCTGCGGCTTGAACGCCTGGACGTTGAAGCGATGCAGGCTGGGTGCGCGCGTCATGATCGCGGGGCTCGCATTCATCGACGCCTCCAAGGCCTTCTTCGCGCGATCGGTCCGCTCGGCGACGTCCTTGGCTGCATCCTTGAGCGGCACGCCCGCGCGCGAGAGTTCACCCATCGCGTGGTTGCGGTAGAGCTTCCAGGCCATGTCCTCGGGCAGCCCGATCTGGTCGAGCCCGAGCGTGGGGCTCGGCACGGCGACGCCGCGGCCAGCGATGTCCTGCCGGCGGGAGATCAGCTTGCTCTGGAAGAAGCCATCCTTCGCTCGCGCGCCGGCGATCACCCGCAGGAAGCCCTGGGGTTCACGTTCGCCCGAGGCGGCCGCCGTCGTCGCGTCCAGGCCTTGCACGCGCGAGACCGCCTCGTGCAGGCCCTGGCGCAGCTCGCGCACCATGTCCGGATCGCCGTCGGCGGTGTGCTTCGCGAGCTGCTCGTTGATCATCAGCAAGTGCTGGTAGAGCTGGTTCGCATCGGAGGTCACGAGGTCGCCCGTGTTGGCGTCCGGGTAGACTGGACGCATCGACGGCGGGATCACCGGCAGATGGTTCAGGATGTAGGCTTCCTTCGGTCGCAGGCCGTTGCGCTCCAGGGCCGACAGGTACTTGATCTGCTTGTGGATCGTGTCCCTGCGCGCGACCGCATTGGTGTTCACGAGCTCGCGCTGGAGCACGCCGATCCGAGCGGCGGGGTCGATCGCGTCGAGGCGCTGGCCGATCCCATGCGCGCCCTCGCGGGCGAGCATCTCCTCGAACTCCTGTTTGCCCAGGCCGAGGATCGTGCGCGCGGGCTTCGCGAACATGGGGTTGACCACGCCCTCGGCCAGAGGGATGTGGCTCCAGCGATTGCCGACCAGGCCGCCGGTGGCGACTGGGTCGAAGATGCCGCCCTCCTCGGGTCGGAATGGCAGGTTGGTGACAGGGTCGGGCTTCGCGTTTACCATCAACGGCTTGGTGATGGCCCCAGACGAAACGGCCAGGACATCCTTGTCGGTCATCGGCAGGAGCGTCATCTTGGAGCCGTCCTTGGCGACGTTCACGCCCATGCCCTTGAGCATCGCCTCGAACTTGCGGTAAGCGAAGGTGGGCTTAGGTGGAGGCAAAGGAGCCCCTCGCCACATCTGGGCCACCACCTCGGGGTTCCGCTCAGCCTTGTAGGTTGCCGCCTCCCGCAGCAGGTTCTTGGAACCGTGCGCGAGCAGGCCGAAAAAGTCGAGGTGGCCCACCGACTTCGCACCCTCGGTGCCGCCCTTGGCCGGCCTGAGATCCAGATCGTACTCGCCGCCGGCGCGCGCGCTGAACCCGCTCTCGGCCTGCTTAAACAGCTTGAGCACATACATCGGGCCGTTCATGACGTGACCGATCGATCGCTTGGTGTCGGGGTCGAACATCTCGTCGCCGTCACCCGATCCCGCGGCTTCGACCAGGCGCGTGACCTGCTCATGCGTGTCACCCTTGCCGAACTGATCGAAGCGCCGGCTGGGGATGCCAAGCTTCTGGAGCGCGCGACCGACCACGACCTCGTAGATTTGGCCGTTGTTCATGCGCGAGATCAGGCCGGCCGGGTTAATCAGCAGATCCGGCACCTTGCCGTCCGCGGTGTGGGGCGCGTGGTCGTCGGAGATGATTGCTGTCACAACCCCCTTGTTGCCATAACGGCCACAGAGCTTGTCGCCGACCTGGGCGGGTGCCTGAGCCTCGACGGTGACCTTGATGTTGGATCCGTCATGGTGGACCGCGGTGACCCGGCCGTCGTAGGTCTTGTCCCAGGTGATTGAGTCGTCCTTGTAGGGCTCCGCGAGCGACTTATGGACCTTGCCGAGCACGAGCTGCTCAGGGTTCTGCGGCCGCTGGCGCAGTACCGCCATGATCGGGTCGCCCGCCGACAGGGTCTGTCCGACGCGAACCACGCCCTTGGCGTCGAGCTTCGCCACCTGGTCGCGGCCGAGCGCGCCGGGGAAGTGCGCGCGGTACTTCTCGATGTCGTGCATGGTCCGCCCGTCGAGTTCCAACTCCTCGGTGTGGAGGTGGTTGCTCGTGAGCTTGCGCGCGCCAGACTCGGTCAAGACCAGGCCGTCCTCGTAGTTCAGACCCTTGTATGGGATGTAGGCCACGTGCAGGTTCTTGCCGAGCGCGATGCGGCCATCCTTCGAGAAGTTGCTGTCGCCGAGCACCTGGCCCGCCGTCACCTGGTCGCCCGCCTTCACATGCAGATCGGTGTGCAGGTAGCTGCCGCCGTTGAGCGGGAACTCGTGGGGGAAGTTGACCCGGTGGTCTTTGCCGTCTTCGCCGGCGATCACCAGGTGCCCCTGGGCGATCGCCCGGACCAGGCCCGCAACCGGAGCCACCGGCAGGATGCCCTTGAGGCTCTCGTCCGAGTGATTGGTGTCGACGATCGGGGCTTCGCGATCCGTCAGCGAGAGCGCCTGGCCCAACATCTTCGCGCCCATGGCGACGCGGTGCGCATGCGAGTTCGGCACGAACGGCACCATGGCGGTCGAGACCGTGAACATCTGCTCGGTGGGGATGTGGAAGTCCACCTGGTCGGGGCGCACGCTCACGAGCTTGCCGCGGTGAATCGCCCGGATGCGACCATCCTCGGCGGACTCGGCGTCATGGGCGACGACCTTGTCGAACAACTCCACGGGCGTGTGCTGCACCTTGTCGCCGGTGCGCGCGTCCACGACCGTCGCGACGAGCTGCTTGCCACGCTTGGTGACGCCCAGGCCTGCGCGCACGTCGATGCCTGCCCGGGCGTTGTCGGGCGTCCTCACAGGGTCGATGAATCCCGCCTGGCTCGGGTGGACGTTTCGGACCTCTGTGGGAATGGCGTTGGTGTCGGAGATGCCGCCCTCGCCAAGGCGGGTGATCTTGTAGGCGTTTTCGCGCATCTCCAACGGGTTCACCTGAACGGGGTTGCTGGAGAGCGCGCTCTGCGTGAAGAAGCCCGTCAGCAGAGGCTGGACCGCCGACTGGAGGTTGACCTCGCCGACCTTCTGCGCGCGATCGAGCGTGCGCCGGACCTTGCCCGCGATCGCGAAGCGGTTCTTCTCCAGGCGCTCGCGCAGGAGATCCTCGACGCCATGGATCTCCGCGTAGGCCATCTGTTCCTTGGTCGTCGGCGCGACCTCGCCGCGATGGATGCGCAGCACCTGGTGCGCGGCGTCGATCAGGGCGTCGCCGTTTACGATGGTGTGGCCCGTGCCCAGCGTCTTCTCTGTGATCGCGCTGTCGAGCATGGTCTTACCGAAGGCCTCCTTGAGGCTGCTCACCAGCGCGCCGTTCTCCTCGGGCACGGGCTTGCCCGCGAGCACCTCCGCATGCAGCGTGCGCAGCGCCGTGAACTCTTGCTCCTCGCTCATGGGCGTATTGAAGCTCTCGTCACCCATCCCCAGACTGGGGTAGCCGAAGACATGCTTGACGACGGGATAGAGCGGCACGTGGGTGTTCGCGTACTTGAGGTCGAAGCGGCTCGACGCCGGATCAAGCACCACCGAGAAGTTGCGGCCCTTGGCGAGGTTGAAGTCGGCGACGGGCTCACCCAGGCGGTTGAGCTTCGTGTAGACGCCCGAGCGCAGCCGCTGCTGGTGGCTGACCTGGTACTCCTTGCCGTTGACGATGTAGGTGTGCCGGTTGGTCACGGTGGGCAGCAGGCCCAGGCGCACCTTCTTCTGGTCGATGGCCCGGCCCGCGGCGTCGCGCAGCTCGACGGTCGCTGACATCGGCGCGCCCCAGGTCTTGCTGCCCATGATTGCGATCTTCTGGCTCTCGTAGTCGTCGTGTGACGCCTGCTCGTCGACATGGACATCCACGAGGTGGAGCTGGCGGTTCACCGTGCCGATCGGGAAGGCGGTCTTGAGGCCTTCCTTGACCTGCTCGATGACGGCCGCGTGGACTTCTTGGGGTGTGCGCATCGGGGCTCCTTATGCGTACAGCTGGTAGGCAGCCTTGGACTTCTCCAGCCGCTGCTGATCGGCGACATAGTCCTGCTTCTCGCCGCGGTGAATCACGGATGCGGCGAGGCCTGAGAGCAACGGTGTCACCGCAAAGTCGAGCGCGGTCTGGACGGCGTAGGGGTGGCGAACGCTCGTCGGCAGATCGTTCGCCTTGTCGCCCATTCCACGGATCGCACGCGAGTGATCGCGCGCGGCCATGGCCCGGCCCGCCCACATACCGAAAGGCGTCGCGCCAACGAGAGTCGCAGCCGCACCACCGATCAGCTCTTTTGGCAGCGCATGCCGGTAAGGGTGCGCGACCACCTCTGGAAGCCCACTCGCTTCGTCGACCTTGGCGAACTTCATCTTCACGAGTCCTTTGGCGATACGCCCGCCCGCGAGGATGACGTCGTCGACGACGGGCAGGAGCCTGGCGATCGCCGTGCTGTCCTGGTTGCTGACCGACTCTTGGTGGTCGAACGGCACCGTCGGCGGGGCCATGTTGTGGCCGGCCATCGCGTGGTTCAAGAAGGCCCGGTAGGGCGAGATGTGCTGGTTCACGGGCTACTCCTTAGCGGGCGGCGAGCATCGCGTTCAGGGCGATGATGCCATGGAAGTCGGCAGGGTTCTCGCGGATGCGCCGCAGCAGGATCAGCATGGCGCTGTCCCCGGCGGCGGCCGCGCGCAGGCTGGTGATGGGGTGACCGAATGCGTCTTGGGGGAATACCGAGGGCGTAAACTTTCGGATCGGATCGACGATCAAGGATGCATTGAAGGCGGCCTTGGCGAGCATGCCTGCGGTCGCTGGGTCGCCCACGAGCTCGCGCACCTCGTCGGGGGTATCGACCTCGGTGTAGGGCTTGCCCACAGCGTCTAGGAGCTTTTTCTCACGCTTCGTGAAGGTACCGCCTTCATGGAATACCACCAGGTCAGCATTGAGCATGCCCTCGACCTCCTTGTAGATGTCCTTCTCGGGCGTCCAGGTCTTCTTCTTCGGGTCGATGGCATCCCAGCCGGCGTCGCGGATGCCGTCGGCGATCGACTTGCGCCAGTTGCCGTCAGGCCCAGAGACCTTGCCGCCGAGGAACACGGTGGGGCGCTCGCTGTCGTCTGCGGCCGCTTTTTCCGCCGTGCGCCCCCAGTGGTTCCGGATGGGCGTGAGCAAGGAGAACGGATTCTCGCGGCCTTCGCTCACATGGCCAATCGGCCCGCGACTGGTGTTTGGACGCTCCAGGTCCCACTCTTGGCCCTTGTCACGCTCGATATGAATGTGCTCTGCCTTCACCTCTGGTCGACCTACTACCTGGTAGCCAGCCCCGAGCGCCATGCGCGCGGAGATCGGGTTGACGGAATGCGCGCCGATGCGCTTGGTGCCCGAATCGGAAGCCAGACGTTCGGAGATCCCCATCAACGCCGCACCATAGCCGCGCCCATGAAACCCTGGTGCAATGCTAAGTCCATCCAGATAGCTCTTGTCGGGATCGATTGTGAGTGAAAGGCCTGGCTGAATGACGTCGCCAGCGGGGGCGGTTATGGCCTTCCCCTCCGGATCCTTGATGTTGACGTCAATAAAGTAGCGCGGCTTGCGACTGTGCCACAGTCCGAGGATGCGCACTGGGTTTGCGTCCACCTCGGCCGTGTGCCCCTTGAATTTGGCATCAGAGGCGATTAAAGCTTCGGCATGGCGGCGAATGTCGTCAGCATGGTGCTGGCGTTCTTCAGCCACGCCGGGCAGATCAAATAGCGCGGCTGTCTTCTCGCTCTGGCCGAGCTTCTCTTTCAGGACGCGGGAGAAGTAGTCCGAGTAGCCCTTCTCGCCAGGCTTGGGCGCATCGGCTTTCGCGAAGCAGGCCGTCTGGATATGCTCGCGCGTGACTGGGCCATCGCCCGCCAGCTCTGCGGCATGGTCCGCCACGCATCCCCCATGAATTGCCTCGACCTCTCGCAGGAGGTCAGCCTTGCCGGCCATGGCGTCGAGGTCCTCGGCTTGCAGGAGCGCGGCGTTCTTGCTCAGCATGGCCTGGCGGTGGACGGCCAGGACGTCGTTGAGTTTAACCCGCTTGTCCTTGCGGTTCTTGCGCCCCTCAACGATGTGGTGCGCAAGGTCCGCGACCTCATGGGCGCGGGCCTCGCCAGCAGTCGCGGCGATGTAGTTGATGTGGGCTTTGGCGGCGGGCACCAGGCCCTTGAGGAAGTCGAAGGCGACCTTGGCGCAGGTCTCGGCAAACGCGCCACCGCCCTCGATCAGGTCGTCGCGAACATAGGCGCGCATGGTCTTGTCTCCCCGGCGAATCGCCGCCTCGGCCCGGTGGTTGCCATCCAGGATGACGTGCTCGGCTCCCTCGTTCTTATCAAAGCCGCTGACGATCGGGAAGTTGCCGTCGTCCTTCGGCGGCTTGTCGACCAGGCTCTGGACCTTCTGCTCGTCGAGGTCGAAGGCCTTGCGGTCGAGCTTTTCCAGGGCCAGGTCGACCAGGGTGAAGTGCCGACCTTCCAGCCAGCGGTGGGCGTACATGTCCATCCACTGTTTGCGCTCGGCGGGCGGCATCGCAGAAAGGTTGTGCTGATGGTTCTTGCTCGCCATGACGCGATGCAGCGCCTCATCAGGGCCGATCGCCTTGGGGTAGTCGGCCTTGCCCTCGGGCGGCTTAGCGGGCTGGGGGATGTCCTCGAACTCCCCCAGCACCTGGCGACGGATCGCGGAGTCGTTCGCGCGCGGGTTCTGCATCAGCGCGTCAAACGAGCGCTCAAAGACATGCCGGGTATCCATCAGAACAACGAGGCCCCGCTCACCGGGTAGAGGCCCTCTTCGGCCCCCTGGGCGACCGAGCCCGCATAGGCGTCATAGGACTTGAGGATCTCGCGCTGGGCCGCTGGCGCGAGCTTCTGGAACGTCTGCTGGTAGCGAATACGGTTGCGGTTGTAGGTGGCCTTCGAGCGCAGGATGTCCGCGGTGGCCTTCTGCTTGTTGTCGCTCAGCTTGTCGGCCGCGGCCACGCCGCCAGCTCCGAGCAAGAAGCCGCCACCCAGGCCCTTGAGTAAGGCGTTCGCCTGCTTCTCGTCGTACCTGGTAGCCTGGGCCATCGAGATCGGCGTCGATGCCTGCGTGGTCTCGCGGACGTTCTCGCCAACGGGCGCGCGCTCCCTAGCCGCGAACACGGGACCGGTCGGCGCAAAGCCATGACGGTCGATCGCCGCGTTGCGCGCGCTTGCGCTCTTGCTCAGCTCAAACTGACTCATGAAAAGGTCGTAGGAGCGCGTCTCGCAAGCGGAAACGGAGGCTGTCTTGCGCTTGCCGAATAGCAGGTCGAGCGGGCTGACCGCCGCCTCGGCCACATGCTCGCGGATCAGGTTCTTCACGCCCGGCTGCTCGACCATACGCCCCACGCCCTCGGGACTGATTAGGCCCTGGATGTGGGGGGCGGCTTGGCCTGCGATGCGCTCTGCTGTCGACTCGGCGATCCGACCCTTGATGTCGTCAACATGTCGACCGACAGAATTCTTGACCTTGGTAGCAATGCCGCTCGCGTTGTGACCAACGCCCCGAGCGAAGTGCATGGCAGCCTCGGCTATGTCGGGCCCTAGCGCCGACTTGGTGGATGCCTCAGCCTCCAGTGTCTTGAGAAATAGGTCATAGGGACGCATGGATGCCTCTTTCTTCTTTCGATCGAACCGACGTAGCACGCCGCGGATCTCGTCTTGATGCTCAGGGGAGATGGTGCGGCCGAGCTGAGCGGCGTGGCTGACTATGTCGTCCACGACGTCGTCGGAATGGAACGCATCGTGAATGGTCGTGGCGTAACTCGTGCTCATGCCCCTCCCGACGACATCCAGTTCCTGGTTTCTAACGTTCACAAAGATGTCGTCACCATGGTGGGCGATACGTGAATTACTGGACCTATGAAGCTCTCTGCCTTTTCTGCCGATACGTACATGGTGATTGAATACTCGCGTGCCTTGTTCTGTCGCATCCCCTGTGGGTCCATCGCGATCGACCCTCACGCCATTTTCAAAGACATGGTCATCGCTAACGTTGTCAGCATTCTGCACGAAGGCGGAGGTTCGCTTTGGCGGGGGCTTGCGCAGGAGCTTAGCCGCCCCCGCACCAGCGATCGCCCCGAGCGCCGCGCCCGCCAGAGCGCCAGGGATCATTCGGTCATGGCCTAAACCAAAAGCCCCGCCAGCCACCGCCCCGATCGCAGCACCGCCCAGTACCTTCGCGTTCATGCTTAAGCCTCCATCAGGTTGTTGACGGCGAGGCGGTAGCCCTCGGCCTTGGTGCGGATCTGGTTGCGGATGGCGCTCACGCGCCCAGGGGTCATGTTCAAGCGCTCGGCGATCGCCACAGTGCCGAGCTCCTCGCGATCGTTGCCGCCGGTGATGTGGTCAAACACTAGCTGTTGGCGCGGCGTGAGGTCGTGATACAGAAAGTCGCGCACGAGTTCGTCATGCGTGAGGTCCTCGCGCACGGGCTGCTCGTAGCCGCTGGCCTCGTTCTGCGAGTACAGCCGAGCCTGCTGCCGCCCTAGGTTGCCCAGGTTGATGCTGCCGACCCCCGCGCGCTCGCGCACCTCGCCGACCGTCGCCTCGCGTCCGAGCTCCAGTTCCAGCTCCCGCTTCGCGCGGTAGACCTTGTCCGCCACTCGGGCCTGCTCGACTGGTAAGCGCACGGGGTCGCGGTGCTGGCTGACGTAGGCGTCGAGGCCGCGCAGATGGTTGACGACATGGGTTCCAACGTTCGCGCCCTTGCTGGGATCGAATGACCTGTAGGCGTTGAGCGTCAGCCTCCGCGCCTCCGCGCGCAAGGCCACCGGTGGCAGCCCCGAGCCCGCCCAGCGACCGATCTCGTGGTCGATCAGTGTGGCGTGCGCAGCCAGCAGGGGCCGCAGGCGCTCGGTCCTGCGATCCTGATCCCAAGCCTGCCACAACGCGATCGCCATGGGCTAGATCGCTTTCGATGTGCGCGCGATCGCCGCGCGCAGCTCTGCGTCACGGCTGCCAGCATCCTGCCCCATGGCCTTGCCCGCCATGTGACCGGCCAGCATCCCCGCGATCGGCAGGCCGACCCCGAGTGCAGCGCCAGCAGGACCACCTTTGAAGGCGGCGGCCAGCCCCGCATAGGTGCCGGCAGCGGCCCCGATGGCCGTGGCGTGACCCATTGCCGCGCGGTTCTTTCCCTCGACGCCGCCAATCTCCTCGATGCGGTGAATGTAAGCGTCGTCGCCGATCGCCCGACCGAAGTGCTGGCGATCGACCGGTGCCTCTTCGCCCATCATGTACTGGCCGTACTCGCGCTCGATCGGCTTGTCGCTCTTGAGGTAGGGCCTAGGGTCGACATGCGGCACCCGCGGCCGGCCGTCGGTGCCGGGCCGGTTGCGATCGACCGCCGTCGCCCACTCGCCGCGCATCTTGGAGGGAGCACCAGAGAGCGCGCGGCCGGCCGCAGCTCCGGCGAGCGCACCCATGGTCGGAGCGACCAGTAACGCTTCAACCTGGATGCTGCGCAAAGGTGTGCGGCCAAGCGCGAGCGCCCCCGCGGTGGTCGCAGCCGCGCCGAGGGCTGCACCGCCAACGGTGAAGCGACCCTCGCTGGGACCGTGCTTCTCGGAGGTGACCTGGTAGCGTGGATCGCGCATAATGTTGGCGACGTGCCCAGAGCCCAGCGGGCGACGGCGCATCGATCGCGCCTTGTCGACGTGCGCCTGGTACAGCTCGCTCTGACGCTTGCCATTCTCATGGTAGACGTAGGGCTGGTCGCGTGCGGACTGCTTCTCAAGGCGACTGAGGGCCGCGACAGCGGGGTGTACGGGTGCGGCCATGACGTCCTCCATGAGCATTTACGTCCACGATCATTATAGTCGAAACCTGGACCGACCAACTGGCGTGATATACTGCTTGTATGGTTCTGCGCGCAAGACTAGGCTGTACAGGGCATCGACCCAGCAAGTTGGGTCACATCCGGGATCCCCGCTTATGGGTTCCGGCGGTGGAGTACGTTGCCACACGGCTGCGTGCCTGGAAAGGCCCAACGATCGCGTATTCGGGCTTCGGTAACGGCTTTGACATGATGTTCGCCGGGGCCGTCCTCAAGCTGCGCGATCAGGAGGGGTGTGACATCCAGCTGGTCGCCATGGTGCCTTTTGAGGGCCATGAGTTGACACCCGAGAACGAGTTCGGCTGGTACACTGGCAAGCATCCACGCGACATCACCGCCGCGGACATCGAGAACGATCCGCTCTGGCGGCTGTACTGGTCGCTGCGTAAGCGCGCCGACCAGACCGTGATCGTCTCGACGACGCGCGGCACCCCCGGCTATATGGCCCGCAACCGCGAGATCGTGAAGCGGACCGACCATCTGATCGTGTGCTGGAATGGAGGAGGCGGGGGAACGGGGGCCACGATAAACATGGCGCGCCAGTCTCGGCGCACACACACCAATATCCACAAAGAAATTTGCCGAGAACTTGGTATTACCACTTGACGACTCCGATAACTTCGGGTTAACCTGTCTTCATCGACGGCGGCGCTGCCCGCAAGGGAAACACTCCGTCGCAATCACCGGGCTTTCGGGCCCTGTGGTCGGGCCACCTCCTTGCCGAGGTTGTCCGCGATACGGTGGTCTAACCGCCGCGTCGAAGTCCGGTTTCCGGTTACGGCCCTCGGGCCAGCTCTCCTGGGTCTCGCTCGGTGTGTCATATCGGCCCACCTCTTGACTCAGTCGACGCCGGACTCCCACTCGACCCCTTTACTGGGGACTCTCGTTGCCCCCTTGAAACGGGCTGCGAGAGCGAACTGGGAGAGCTTGGGGCCCACACCCCTGGTGACACCGGACACCCGGTCAACGCACTGACCGGACTGATGGGCCTCACGGCTCAACTCAGTAAATGTAGGCGCACCTGGTGACTTCGGGCGAAAGCTTGATGGGTTTAGGTGCCGACGGTTCTGGCCTTTACCGGCCTCCCGCTAGGAAATATCGGCATTCCCACACCACGACGGAACCCCTGGAGCCCCTGGCACCAGGGGTTTTGCTCTGAGAGGAACGCGATGAATTCGGAGACGATCCACCGCCTGACCAGCGCCCGCGAGCGTGTGCGCGCGGGTATGTACCTCCATGTGAAGTCGGGGGCGCTCTATATGACGCACGGCCCCTCGATCGACCAGTCCAATCCCGATGGCCCCTGTCTCGTGTTCTACTGGCCCGTGGTCGAGAACAGCGACACGCTGAATCAGCACCACCGAACCATCGACGACTTCACCGCGATGGTGGAGCTGGCGAACGGCATGAGGACACCTCGCTTCCTCTCCGTCTGCTCGCCGCTTACCATCCCCCTGTTGACACAGGCGCTCACCGGCCCCGTGCCGCTGGCCGTCTTCCGAAAGGCGCTGGCCCTCTGATGCTGCTATACGAACGTCGACTGCGCGCCGCCGAGCGCAACATTGCCGTCTCTTTCCTCGCTCCCCTCGGGACCATCGTCGCCGTGATCGGGGCTGGTTTCGGCTGGCTGCCGGCACCAGGCCCTTGGGCGGCCCTGCCACTGCTCCTATGCATGCTGCTGCCCATTCATTACGTGCTCGCCTACGCGCGCGATCTGCGCTGGGCCCAACGCAGCATTGGCCCATGCCGGGGATGCCTGCGACCCTCCGAGCGATCGCCAGGCGAGCACGAGGTGCATACCTGCTGCCCCTACCAGCAGCACGCCCCCGGAACCTGTACCTGCGACCCATGAGGGAAATGTGCAGCCCAACGATCGAGGGGGCGACCTTCGGCATCACCCACCAGGCGGAGCGCGACGAGTACAAGCTCACGGTCGATGTCGGGGGGCGTGCGCAGGCCTCGCTCTCGCCCTACACGCAGGGCTGCTTCAAGCCCGACCCAGAGCGTCACGTCAGCGACGAGCGCGTGTGGCTGCGCGCCGAGTTCCGCGAGGACGCCAATGGCAATCGCGGCTGCCGGCCGCTCAATGCCAGCCTGGTCATCTTCGCAAAGGAATACCACGACGCGACCGGGGACACCACCCTGCCGCCCACGGCCGCGCTGATCGTGGGGCCGACGCGCATCTGGCTGCCCGTGCCCTTTGCCGAGGCCCTCTACGCCGAGGTGAGGCAGCCCGTCCTCACGCTCGTGGCCGACAAAACCCCGTGACGCAGGCGCGCAAGCCCTACGCCGCCCAGCTGCATCTGCGCCTGGCCGGCGTGGACTACCACCTGGTTCGGCCGCTCCACGGCAACCCAACCGACGGGGACTTCCCGACCTTCGTCCAGGCAACGAACTACTACCTGCGCGAGGGTGGCGGTAGCAGCCTGCACAACCTGGCGCTGGACATCCACTACTACCTCGACGTCGACTACCTTTGCCCCGAGGACGAGGGCCAGGACTTCGAGGTCGCAGCGCTCGAAGTCATCCCGTTGCCGCGAGACTTCGTGGAGCTGCACGCGGGCCGCATATGCGCGGATCCGCAATGCCTGTGGCACGATTGATCGCGCCCGAGGCGATCGCCTGGCTTGAGCGCTGGGTCGTCGGGGGTGACGTCCATGACGCATGCGCTGCCTTCTTCGACGCTCACCCCCACATTTACGCAGGCCTGCTGCCCGGCCAGCTGCCTCTGCGCCTCTGGCGGAACGAGTATCCAGACGACCCTGGGCAGTATCGTCGCTACACCGCTTGGAGCGAATGTCCACTGATAGCGGCGCGCTATGGCGGCCCCCACCGGCAGTTGGTCAGTCAACTATTCCAGGCTGACGATCTGCTCGTGGCCGTGTACCGCGTACCCCAACTTGACACGTTCTTGCAGCGCGAGGTCGTGGTGCGGCCTAGCCGATCACGGCCTCACGGTTGCGGCACTTGGCCGTGTGCGCGAGCACCCGAGCCTGAATGGCTGTATCGAACGGCATGAGCTTGCCCTTGTCGGTCTGGACGCCTTTGGCGTCAAAGGTGGGCGGAATGGTGTAGACCTTGATGCGCTCGGGCGGGGTATCGGGCGAGGGGATCTCGTGCTCGACTTTCTGCCCGGGCGTAAAGGGCGTGCCGGGGTTGAGCGCCGCCTTGAGACCCTTGTTGACCGCCGCCGTGGCGGCCGAGAGTTTCGCCAGGGTCTCCGCCGGCGAGAACACGGCGGGCTGGGTCTCGGGCTCCTCGCCGTCGAGGTCGAAGGCCACCAGGCTCGCCTGGGAGCGGCTCGGGTCATTCTGTCCGACCCGCTGGATGCGTCGGTACACGCGCGTGAGCGCTGTGCGCGTGTCGATGTTTAGCTTCACGGCCGCAGCGGAGCTGGCCCCAGTCGCGAGGTCGAAGTCGGCGTCCTCGGCAAAGTTGATGATCGGGTTCTCGGCGAAGATGAAGTCGCCGTCCTCAAAGTTGGGGTTCGGCGCGCCGTTGTCCTGAACGAACCCCAGGAGCCTCGCGTACCATGAGAAGTCGCGCTCGTTCTTCGCATTCAGACCGAAGCCGCCATGGAAGATGAAGGGCGGCGGGAGTTTGCTCTCGACATCGAGGAACTCCCAGGGCACGAAGCTCTTGGCGTAGAGTGGCGGGTTCTGGCTCTTGAGTAGCTTCTGGTACTTCGTGAGCCCGCTGGGCGTGTCGAGCCGGTACTTGTGGGCGTCGGTGAGGTGGAAGAAGAAGTACTGGTCCTGAGCCTCGCGGTAGGGCATCAGCTTCTCATGGCGCGCGTTGCGCACATGGGTCATGGTGGCCTGAGTGTAGGCGTCGGTCGGCGTGAGGATGTGGGTCGTCGCATGGACGTGCGCGAGCAGATGGTAGCGCGCGTCTGAGTCATCGAGGATCAGCGAGGGGTAACCCACGATCATGTAGGGGTTGAAGACCATCTTCATCGCAAAGGCCTGGGGCCCGAAGCGCACGTTGTAGAACTGGAAGTT